AAAAAAAAATCACTTAAAGGGGGAGAGGCTTGCGCCTCTCCCTTTTCTAGGTTTATTCCCCCACCAATTCCCTCAGTTCATCCAGGTCGATGACTTCCACCCCCAATGCCCGGGCTTTATCGATCTTGCTCCCGGCGTTCTCGCCAGCTAACAAGTAGTCCGTGTTGCGTCCCACGTTCCCGACAAACAAGATACCGTACGGTTCGTAGTGGGCTTTCACTTCCTCCCGGGTCAGTCCATCAAACGAGCCGGTGATGCACATGGTTTTGCCTGTCATGATACCCACCGGTTTGTGTTCGATCACCTCTTCAGCCAGGAACACCTCGGTCAACAATTGGTCAAGCATGTGTTGGCTGATGGAGTTGTGGAAGAAGGCATGGATCTCTTTGGCAATCACGCTCCCGACATCCCGCACCTGCAACAACTCCTCCACCGTGGCATGGCGTAGCGCATCAAAGGTCTTGAACTGTTTCGCCAGACAGCGGGCCGTGACTTCACCTACCCCCAGAATCCCCAGTGCATAAATGAACTTCGGCAACACCGCGGTGCGGGACACCTTGATCGACGCCAACAGCCGGTTAATGCTGCGTTCACCAAAGCCACTGAGTTTCGCCAGGTCGTGGGCTTCCAGGGTGTAGATATCCGCCGGGGTTTTCACCAGACCTTTATCCACTAATTCCCCGATGGTTTGTTCCCCCAATCCTTCGATGTCCATCGCCGGGCGACTGACAAAGTGGCTGAGTCGGGCTTTGCTTTGCGCAGGGCACAGATGCTCCCCTGAACAGCGCAAGGCCACCACATCCGCGATCTCGTACACCCGTGAACCGCAGTCCGGACAGACCGACGGTGGAATAATGGGTTGCCCGCCGTTGTGTTCGACCACAGCCGTGACCTTGGGTACCACATCCCCCGCCCGGTGGATCATGACCCGATCTCCCAGGTTCAGGTTGAGCCGCAGGATCTCGTCACAGTTGTGTAGGGTGGCATTACTCACCACCACACCCCCTACGGTCACCGGCTCCAGACGGGCCACCGGCGTCAGCACACCTGTCCGCCCAACCTGCCAATCCACCCCCAGTACCTTCGTCGAGACTTCCTGTGCCGGGAACTTAAAGGCCACCGCCCACTTAGGGATACGTGAGAGTTCACCCAGGGATTGCTGTAACAGCTTGTCGTTGACTTTCAGGACAACCCCATCAATGTCATAGCCTAAGCTGTCACGACGCGCTTGGATGTCCTCATAGAACGCCAGGGCTTGCCCTACACCCCTGACCAGTTTGGTTTCTTCATTGACCGCCACACCCCACTGTTTAATCAGTGCCAATCCATCGGTGTGTTTACGGGTTTGTACCGCAACCTCAGAAGGTGTAAATCCAAAGCCATACGCATAGAACGCCAGGTGACGGGACGCCGTGACTTTGGGGTCGAGTTGTCGCAGGGAACCGGCCGCGGCATTGCGGCAGTTCGCATACGGCTTGGCCAGCTTTTTGTTCAGGATGTCCAACACCCGCCGCGGCATAAACACTTCACCACGGATCTCCACCAGTGACGGGGGTGTTTCACTGTCCAGACGGTGGGGAATCCCCAACACGGTTTTGGCGTTCTCGGTCACATCCTCACCGACCGTGCCATCGCCGCGGGTGGCGGCTTTTACCAACACCCCTTTCTCGTAGATCAGGTTGATCGCCAGGCCATCCAGTTTGACCTCAGCACAATACTTGACCTCCACTTTCTCAATGGGTTGATAGCGTAATAACGCGATGTGTTCCCGCACCATTTCGTTAAAGTCACGGAAGTCCTGCTCCTTAAAGACGTTGCCAAGCGAGAGCATCCGTTGGTGATGACGCAGGGGGAGAAACGCTTTGCTCACGGTACCGCCGACACGCTGGGTCGGGCTGTCGCTGGTGATGAGGTCCGGGTGCTGTGCCTCCAGCGCAATCAGCTGCTGGAAAAGCTGGTCAAACTCCTGATCACTGATGAGCGGGGCATCCAATACGTAATACTGGTGCTCGTGCATCCGGATCAATTGACGCAGGTGTTCAATTGTCGTTCTCATGATTTATTTTTCCTTGGTGAATCGCTGTCGGAAGATACGACGATTCGTCAGACAAAAAATAAGCTGCCTGAAAAAAGACCCCCTTGCGGGAGCCTTATAGGTTTTTCATGTTGCTGATCTGTTCACAGATCTTGACAAGCTGCTCTTCCGTGAGCAGGGCATAGTTATAACGGTTGTCCGTAAACAGTGCCATTCCGCGGTACAACGCCGTTGCAAGATGCCCGCGACTGTAACGCACCACAAACCACGCCTGGCGGTCTGGGGAATACGCTAAGATCGCTGTCGCAGACTCCCGTTCACAATACAGCTGTGAACGGGTAGCAAACAGCTGCAACCGGTCAATGCATTCGGTCGGTTGTAACAGCATCGTTACTCCTTGTTGTCGTGCTCGTCTTCAGCAGCAGGGGTTGACGCAGGCACCGGGAGTTCATCGGCTAAGGCTTCCAGTGAGGCCACTGCTTCACCTTCGACTTCCGCTGGTGACTCCACATGCCCGATGTGCAGCCCTTCCGCAGAATAGACTTCATTACCGCGCAGGATACGGCCCGCTGGGGTGCGGACGTCTTCATCCGTTGGCTCGATAGACTCCAGGCCAGGGGTTGCCTCGCCGTTGTCTTCCACACCTTCAACGCCTACCGCCGGTTCAGACTGATCGGGATCACCAAGATGTTGGCTGTGGAGCGGGGCGATCAGATCAAGTGCTTCCAATGCCTCCAGCCCTTCATCCAGCACCGCTGAGTCCTGACCCTCCAGACCGGGTTGGTCGGTCGGCGGGGTCGCATCCGGTGGTAAGTCGTGGTTGCCGGTGGTGTCGGAGTTATCCTCTGTCCCCGCCGCAACCGGTGGCTTGTCTTTGTAGATACGGGTGATTGCATTATAGCGCTCGCCCCAGGCCGCCGGGTCTAACCACTCTTCGACTTCCACGTTGTACTCCGCCAACAGCGCTTCGATCTCTTCTTGAGTGGGTTCATAGTCCCCTTCAATATCGATCTTAAAGCCGTCAGACAGACCACCGTTCACCATGTCACGGAAGATGTCCAGTTCCAGCACGAACTCCGGACGGCGTAGCTCGTAACGCGTTTTGATGATTTGCTCATTACAGAGGTTAGCAATCACTTCAAACGTTTCCGGGTCAATCGACTGCTGGACCTCGTACGCCGTCTTGGTGTTCCCTTCTTTGCTGAAGGTGTACTTGGTTGCAGTGGTGTAGATCCGCTCGTTGCGGTAAGACTCGACCCGACAACGGTTGGTGATCATACCTTCTGGCAACTGGAGATGACGTTCGAATTGAATGAAGTCAGTCCCCTCTAACCCGGTAAACGGTCGGGCCAGTTTGCCACGCAACACCAGTTCTTTTTCGTTAGCCATTAAACAACTCCTGTGCAGTTTATCTCTTTGAACACAATAGCCAGCCGTTCGAAGAGCATATTCAGATCCGCCGCAAAGCTTTCAGAATCGATACCTGCCAACCCGGTGGCTGACAGACCTGGGTTTGCACCCCATTCGCCGAAGGCATAGATCAGGACCTCGGAAGGAAGCCCGCCGTAATTCCATCGGTCACCCTGGAGCACCCACCATTTCACACCCCGGACATAGTCGTCAAAGGCGCTTTCAATTCTGACGGCCACCACAAAGTCTACTGTAGACACTTCGGGATCATCAAAGACGAAGTACCGTAGCTCCTCATCGTCGATATCGAACCCATGGGTATCCTCAGCGTAATGTACACCAGGATGAACCGCGTGTATCGAAGCTGCCACGTCGCGGGCAGACACCTCAAGAATTTCAATATCAGACATTGGAAAGCCTCAGTTAGCAGAACACATCTTCGTCATAAAACGATTCGATTAAGTGATGATAATGCCGTACCGTGGACAACGGGACCGGACGGTACTTGTGTACGTCGACCCCCACGTTCAAACCAAACCGCTTCACCATTTGCAAACGATGAATATGACCAAAGAGGTTGAACTTGTTTAAGTCAGCCTCTGTGGGTTTATGCACCATATTCATCGTAACATTAGGGTAAAGTTCAATTTGATGGTCAAGGGAGTGGATTGCACTGAACCCCAAGTCCAACAAATAATCGACGAACTCCATCCCCATATGTTGCTCTGATTTGTGAATTTTTAAATGCCAGTCTTCGTAATTACCAAAGATCAACACATGCTTAATATCAGGCCGGAACAGCTTCACTGTTTCATACTGACCAAAATCACCCACGTGGTACACAATGGCGTTTTCCGGCAAATCATTCACCCGAGCCACCATTGCATTGTCCATCTCTTCCACCGACGTAAACGGACGCCGGGTCACTTCTAATGTTCGCTTACTCCCGTAATGTTCATCGGCAGTAAAAAAGATGTTTTCATCCATAGCTAACCCACAATAAAAAATAACGGTCCCGTAAAATTGCAGGACCGTTACACTGTCAGCTCTCGTCTGGACGCAGACCAGCGTTATTGTAGCCGTACTTTGGCCGTGGGATTTGCGCCAGTTTTTCACGACGGGCTAACCGGGCTTCCAACATTGCACCCACAAAGGTGAACAGGTTGTAACAGCGTTGACCACCTGTGAAGTGACGGTTCCAGGTCCGGTCAAACACCACCACGTTGTCCGGCAACGGGTGATTGCGGTCAAACCGCGGACGGTCATCAAACAGGGTGAAAGTCTCACCTTCATCCAGATAGCTTTCCAGGAAGGCCACTTTGTCTGGGTGTTTGTTGAAGTCAATCACAATCACATCATCGAACTGATCCCGCACCCCATACTGATCCAGCATGTTGTTGGTGTGGGTTTCCCCTTCTTCGTGATACCCGCGGTGGGTGATGATACCGATCTTAAACCCGTTCGCACGCAATGCCGGCAGCAACTTGAACAACTCGGCAGTGCCTGGCAGTAACGGTGGGTTCACCATAAACCGGGCTTCGCGCAGCACTTGTGCATGGTGACCACCCGTGGTCAGGGGACACAGGTAGACATCCGGAGGGCAAGTGAAGCCAAACTGTTCCAGCACCACACGACAGATTTCACCTTCGGTGTCGACCATGGTGTCGTCAACATCAAAGAACAACCATTTAATCTTTTTCATTAGAAACATCCATTACATTAAAAGACGGAAACATCGTTATACTTGCGCATCTCACCACCGCTTAAATCGGGGGTTGGCCACCAGATCGCGCTGTCTTCAAATTCGTGACGCACATACATGTGTAAGTGGGGTAACTGAGTTGCACCCAACGACCTTTGGTGTGTGCGCATCACCATGGTCGTGTCACCCGCTTTCGTTATAAGCGGAATAGAGTCCAAGAAAGAGAGTTGACTGATGACGACCCGACAGTTCATTGGGTTGGTCAGGTTAGGACATTCGCTCTCACGAAACGCATCATCAGGTAACGCTGAATGCCCCAACAGATAACGGTTGGCTTGAACGATTTCAAACTGAACCTGACTAATAGCAAATTCAGCGACCACCACACCCCATTCACCGTCTTCCCAAACCTGCATAATAAACGTTCGGGTTGAATGCTGGAAGAACATACGCACGCCGCTGTAAACCAGTTTGGGTGCCGAGGTTTCGGGGGAATACCCGGTCGCGTTTTGACCGTTCGAATGCATCGGCGACGCCGTCACGCTGTATTGCCCACCGACCACCACATCTTCCTGACACTGGGTGTACAGCACAAAAGCCCGTTGCATGGCATAAACATCCGCCCGTTCCAGCTTAACGCTGATCTTCTGGTGTTTAGCCCACTGCGGCTGATGGATGTGTTTGTCCGTGATCAGGCACCATTCGAGTTTTGTTTCGATATTAAACATTGTAAGAATCCTTGTAGCAAGGTAAAGGAAGGGTTGGTATAGACCAACCCGGGGGTAAATCATTCGATCGTGATATCAACACGTTGCACCCACGTGTCTTCGGGGGTTTGACCGTTGAGGTGGATTTCATTCCAGCCCTGCGGTTCACCAAAACAAAAGATATCATGGCCAGCAATAAAGGTATGCCCTAACGCCAGGAAGTACACGTCATTGCGTTGTCGGGCTTGACGGAACTCACTGTAGGGATGGAACGGGTAACGCTCACTGGCAATGGCCTGACCCAGCGAGTCAATAAACCCGCTGACATGGAAAGGTACCTCCAGTTTTACTGCCCGCTCACCGATCACGATTTCAAAGATCCCTTTAGCAATCAACTCGTCTTCCGGCACACCTTCTACCGGTTTGTACACAAAGCTGACCCGGGTTTCCGTAAACGGGTCGTGACGGTTAAACACGGCCACCGCTTTCCCGCCTTGCAGAATATTGCCGAGCATCCAGGTGCGGACCAGGTGAATATCAAGATGGGACAAACTAAAGTGGAAATCTTTGTTGAAAACAATTTCTTCGCAGTTGGGGTTAATGGAAAACATGCTCACTCCTGGACAGGGGTGTAGAACCAACACCGTAGTCGATAATTAGGGTTGCATTGACGGAAGTAGGCGACTCGCCGCATCCAGGCCTCACCAAACAAAGCCTCGTATGTGGTCTTGCGCCCGCGTCCCACCGGTAATGGTTCGGTGCGTTTGCCGGTGTAATCAAGTCGGTCTTCGACAGGCTGTGTGTAATTGAAACGGGCCAACTGCCCGAGGGGGATCAAGTACGTGGTGTATACGTCCCCGATCACGTCCTGTGTGGCATCCGGGTAAATAGACGGGATGTCATGGTGGTTATAGTTGCCGGTTAACCACCCTGCAATTTTGCTGGCATCGAGTTCGTCAAAAAAGGCGCTGGGTAGCGCAAGAGCCACCCAGTCACCGTTCGGCATACGACGTTCGATTGTCCCATTCATGGACAACGTCATTCCTTAGCCCTCGAAGGTGATATGCTCAACCAGGGTAATTGACAGGTCTTCGAGTTGAAGACCTTCGTCACCACCGGCTTCCATCACGGCCTCTTCGGTCAGTTTGGCGTATTCGACCGTATCGAACTCGTCACCGTCCTGATTTTCGATCGTGGTGACACTGTTACTGTCACTCAACAGGATTGACAACGCATTGACAACCGTGCGAACGGCGGCCGGGTCTTGGCCTTCTACGGTAATACGAACAGCGTTACTCATGAGACACCTCGTTAATTGAAAAAGATAACAGCTCGGTTCATAGAACAGGGAAGCATGTAAAAAGGGACGGTTTTACCCATCCCTTTGTTTTGGTTACTTAATCCAGCCAGGTAACGCGTCGACGATACGGGCGTTGGTGCGTTGGTTCACGCCGGTGCCACTGCTGTAGGGAATGGTGTACGGACGGAAGTCTTCGCCATTGTTCCAGCGGGTAAAGGCACCCAGTTCACGGGTACGGGTTTCTTTTACCGTGGTCGGTTTGCCGTCTTCGTCTTCCGGGCCTTCCACATCCACTTCGTACTCGGACCACAACCACCACATGTCACGCCCGCCGGCTTCCAGCGGTTGTGCAAAGATGGTTTCATCGCCGTCATCGGCAAACGTGATGTCAATCAACCCATCGTTGTTCTGATAGGTTCCTTTACCCACCTGCTTTTTATCGCCAGTGGTCTGCATATTGATCATGCCCAACTCCCTAATCGTTTCAAGACTTCTTCACGGGTAGACGGTGAAATCTGAGACGGTATCTCACCGCTCCCAAGCGCCGTCCACTGTTTGTCGTATTCAATGTAAACACCCAGCTCAAGCCGGGCACCGTTAATCAAAGCAAACACCTCTACGGCACGGTAATCGCCATAGGGGTTAGGGGTCGGTCCGATATAGATCTTGGCGTCACCCAGTTCGCTGAAATCTAAATGCCACCGCCCCTGCATGATCAGGGCTTTAACCTGACACACAAATTTGGCCATCTTGCTATCCTTTTAAGTCATGCTGTCGAGCGACAACATCGCTGCAATGAAATTCAGTACCAGGTCTTGCGACACTGACACCAATAAGTGCCCCTGGTGTGTCACATGGACCTGATGGGTCGTGGGGTTAAGATGGACCTCACAATCCGGGATGTGTTTGGCGCAGTCACTTAAGCTACACCCATACGCAAACCCAACCGAGTGAAAACGGGTGTTATTATTCGGGTAGCGACAATCACCCCGTAATGCCATTAAAACATCACGGGTAAACAACACACTGAACCAGGTTACCAACACCCCCTGGATCTGACGACCTTCGTGGGGGATGAACAGGTTATGTGTGGGTGCTCGCGGGTTCATGTTCATCCTCCTTGCCTGCACACAGGCGGTCTACGAGTGCGCGAATACGCTCGTAAGATTCCCATGCCATTCGGGCAAGTGGCGCGGTCTGACTCAATTTACCATCTGCGCACCAGGCGATCAGTTTAACCACGTGCACCCCATAACGCGGTTTCACGTACAAGCACACCAGTTCTTTGATGTTGCGCTGGGGTTCAGCAAACACCAGATCAACCAACCAGATTTCATCGCCTTCTAACCCGGGAATGGTATCCAGTTTCATCGCCGTGGCCGTAAAGGCATCCAACGGACACACAATCTGAAGGTTACCCAGCAGACGTTCGTAATCCCAACGGGTAAACCAGGTGTCTCCTTTATCGATCACCGGGACCTGTTTGGGATCCACCCCTTTATCCACACTGCGTAACAACGCCTGTATGCGATCCATCACACCACCCCGCTCATGTGATAACCACGGTCTGCGACCTGGTGCCAATGATCGAGGTTCGCTTTGATCACCTGTTCCATGGGATCAGTGAGATCAGCTGGGCGCTTCACACATTTCCAGCCGAGTTCACTGCGCTCATAGCTGCCGAGCGGAATACAGCACACCGGGCCTACCGCGTACAGGGTGTATCCCCGACGACGTAACAACCCTTCATCTTTGTAGCCAAGGTGAATATAAATGGCTAATGTCTCTTGCTCAGGGAGAAACATCTGTGCAGCACGCGCTGCACAGAAGCAGGAGACGTGGTCGATATCGATCACATCTTTCATTACTCACTCCAACCAGTTATCAATCCGGGCGGCAATTAAGCCGGTTGCCCGTTCCTCCATCAAGCAGGCTGATTCCGGTTGTACCTCCCACTGACCTTGCGGATTCCGACGGTACACCCCAAGATCCAAAGGCACATCCCGTGTCCGACCTGCCACCTTAATCTGCGTTTGCTCTTCATCAATCGCGGTGATGTGTAACTGTAGTTGTCGTTCGGGTGACGTGGTTTCAATGTCCGTATCAAAATGTAAGTCCAACGCAAACCCGTTGATTGACCAGGCAACCAAACCGACGTATTTAGAGAGCAAGGTACTGACCACAATGACTCCTTCTGTTAGTTAAAATTATGCCACACTCATACGAGTGGGGAGACTAGCAACCATTCACATTAAATGTGACATGTAAGATTCCCGGATGTGTGTACGATTTTAGATGGAGGTCGGTCATAAACCCTTTGGTGTACATCCGCCGAAACGAGCAGACAATCTCTTCGGCGGTGTCATTGGCGAGACGTTCATAATCTTCGAGGTTGTGTAGATCGTGGAGGTGTTCGGGGATAACATGGTAGAGGCTCAGGCCACCCAACATGTAGACGGCCATTTCAAAGATCAGTGCTTCGGTAAAGCCGCGGTAGCCGAGACGAAACAATTCGTTTGAGACGTACTCGGCTGTTTCACGACATTCCAGCACCGCAGAGGTACTGTAGGCCAAGAGAATTACCCCCTGTTATATTTAACAAAACCTTTCGGGGTGAGTTCATCATGGAGATTACTCACCCGGTCGATGATCATCAAGCGCTGAAACCAAAGCCCGTGTTTGAAGAAAGCAAATTCGTTAAAACTACCCGCCAGGAAACCAAGTTGTTGCACACGTTGGGTTGGGCCTTTGAATGACGCAAAGCAAGCTTCCAGCGACATCATTGTATCGGGGTGACTGTAATGTTCGGCCGACAAGTTATGGTAGGTGTTTCCTTTCGGAACAGAACCTACAGTGACAGACAACGCATCTTTGTCTAATTGAACAATGCCACCATCGCGGTAGACGTAAACCCCCGCAGAAAGGACTATTTTCCGGTCGTTATCTTTTTCAAGGACTTTCTCAAAGGGGAGAAACGCCACAGCCGGGTTAACACCCCAATCGAAAATCCATGCCGGTTGCAAAGAGATGGCATCCAACATTTTGGTCATATCTCCAGGCTGTGTATCAGGACCTGGAGTGTACGCCCGTTCTGCAATCAATACAAAATCATCATTAATAAAGATGTGATTAATGACGTGGTCAGTTTGATACTCTGGTAGTTGGTCCATATCACCACTCCTGCGGGTTTTGGATTAACGCGATCCCCAGTTTCCCCAGTTCATCCTGGTATTCGTTCATGAGTTTAGCCGTGATCTCACGAGCGTTGGAGTGTAGGTAGATACACTTCAGGTTAGCGAACATCCGTCCCCGTTGACGGTACGAGACGACCATGTGGAACAAGTCGGCACCGGTGTGGCGGCGGTCACGCGTGTGCCCACGGGTGTTCTCGATATGTGTACTGGTGTCAACCAGCTCCCCGTCCACGATGTGTTCGACCAACAGGCCTTCTTCATTACCCAGGTAATGATCGAGGTGCAGGACTTCGATTTCCGCTTCATGTTCGAACAAGAAGTTCTTGGCAGCGAACCAGTGTTTCGCCCACCACACATCTTTGCATTGCTCGGGTTTCAGAAAACGCCGTGGATCACGAATGTCGTCCACATACACCACCATGCCGCCAGTGAGTTCAGGGTAAATAGCGGGGGAAGGGATTGCACCTGCGAGATCGATCTCCGGTACTTCAATGCGATGGATTAACTTTAACAAGGAGTCGTTTTCGGTGGTCTTGGTGTATTCGACTTCCGCTTCGTCCAACGCCGCCAGTAACGCCACATCCTGAGGCACCACGATGTACGAGATACCTTCTTTGACCTGGCGCTGGATGTACTTAACTGCAATGGATGGAAGCTTGCACTGCGGGAAGTTAGAGAGATCCACTTCCTTGACGTTGTTATGGCCAAAATGCTGAATCGCAGCCGTGGCGGTTTGTGCTTTGGTAATCGCAATAATCTTTGACATTAGAATTTAATCCTGATAGAGCCCTTGTTAGGGCTCGATGTAGTTAAAACTGGCGATGTGCCAGTAAGCTTTTTCTTTGGTGGCGGCACCCAACAGTTCAACAGTAAGGTTGCTGTCAATGTCCCCAATGCCCACCCACTGATCATGAGGGTCGTCCAACCAGGCCAACGCATTGACCCGACCATTCAGTTCCTGACCCGCCTCCAGATCACCCACATTATAATCACCGTCTTTGTAGGCAATCGGGCAGGTGTTGCGCGCGGTGTCGGCATCAGGCGCAATGACCACAAACTCGACAAAGCTGTTAACCCCGAAACTGTCCGTCCGCCTGACTAAATAGATGTTCATACCACCACCCCGCCATCGTCCTGATTCAGGTTGTACTTCTTATCAATCACCCCTTTGACCCAGTGAATGACTTCTTCGTAACGTTTACCCCGCATGTTAAACACCGGGATACCGCGGTCCACCGCCACTTTCACCGCAGTACGGGTCCCGCCTTCCGGTAGCCCATCCTTCCCATCTTTGGCGCAGTACAACACGAAGTCAGACGGTTGGTCTAACCGACGCCCCAGGGTCTGGTGAATGTTGCGATGATGAAACGCCAGCTGCCCCGGTTTGAGGTTCTGGTAGGCCGGGTGGGTTTCTGAGGCAATCCGCATGGTTTCCTTCAATTCTTCGAGTTCCCAGATGTCATACTTGTTACTGACTTTGGCGTGACTCTCAAACTGTTCCCACGGCAGGTAGATCTCATGGTCCGCCGGCACATAACCCGGCACGGACTCTGCGCGTTCCATACCGCGCTGGAACGCCTGGTCAGCACCCGGTGCTTTACCACTGCGCAAGGCATAACCACCAAAGGAACACAGCACGTAGGCGATCTTGCTGCACAGACGTTGTTCATCTTCGGTGATGTCGGTGGCACCCACGCCGGTAAACCAGCGTGGGGTTGGCAGGTTAGTTGTGTCCATCGGTTTTACCTTTATACAGAGAAGTGGCACCCTGTGTGTCTTCGGCTGGTCTGGTTACTGGTAATGCTACTGTCTTGGTGATGTGTGGCATGTTGGCATGCCATGGAACATCAGTGATTTTGCTCCAGCCCATCGGACGTTCGTCATCTTTTACTTCCAGTTTGCGGGCGGTGTAAGCTTTCGTCTCACGTTCAATCAGTTTGCGAAAGGCTTTGCCGCGTGGGTATTGCCCACCTGATAGGTCCCAGAGTAATGCAGGTGGAACAATATCGCTTTTACGAATAAGCGTGGGATTACGTCGTTGCGACCTGGCTTTGCGGGGTGAATAATAGCAGCCATGGAAATGTGCAGGGCGAGGTTTTGCGTGATTCAGCGGTTGAATACGCGACGGGTAAAGCAGTTCAACCTCGTCCGGGATATAAGTCGAGTCAGGCAGTGTGGACTGGGTGTGGTATAACGCAGCACTCATTGAGCATTTACCGTCGGTGCCTGCAAATGCCGCCGCAGCCGCATAGTGTTCTTCGGAATAGTTGCGGTAGTTACGTTCAGTCATGAGAATCAACCTCTTTTTCAATCGGGGTAATCAGTTGGAGGGACAAACGGGTGTTGAGATCAATACTGGCCTCAAACAACTGCCGTTCAGCTTGCAGGTTCAACCAGAATTGCGGGGAGGTGGTAAACACCCGTGACAAGCGCAATGCCAGGTCACCGTCAATCAGGACTTCATCTTTTAACACCTCTTCGATGTCCGCCACATCAACCCGTAACAGCGCGGCCAGTTTCGCACCGGTCAGGTTATAGGGTTTCATGTACTCTTCGTGCAAGATCTTAGCAACACTTGCTGGAGTGTGAGTCGGCATAATCCGGTCCTTTTTATTGCAGATTAATGGAGGGTACCGAGCGCAACCGGTGGGGTCACTGCGGGTACGTACATCTGTGGGTCAAACGAAACCAGGTACTCCCCGGAATCTGGTTCGATGGTCAACATGGTAATCGGGTAGCCTGCCGCATCCAGCAGTTCCACCATATCCGCACTACCCCGCACCAACACCAGATGCACTTTTTCGTTCTTTATAAGTTCCGCCAACCGTGTCAAGAAGAACGGAGTGATCTGGGCACCCTCCGCCCCGGCCAGTGTCTCAATGGAGATCAACACGGCTTCCTCTGACATCAGTGCTTTCAGTTTTGTCTGTACCTGACGCAGGCTGTCTGCGACGTCCGTGCTTACACACAGTAATTCTGCCATGGGTGTACTCCTGTTTATTTCATAAACGCAGTAAAAAAGGGGACCCGAAGGCCCCCTGGTGATCTGTAAAAGGAATTAAGATTTAACGACAGTAGGAACTTTTGTTACCGCAATGTTGTAAAGATTACCTTCGATTCTGACTTGCAGGTTACCATCCGCCAGTTTGGATTTCAGCAACAGGTAACCATCGTCACTTGCACCAACCCCGGCTTTCTGACCCATTGACCAGTTCTCTTTAGAATCGGCCACGTCAGTAAGCTTCGCCATGTCCACATCAGCAATCGCCGACAGGTCTGGCAACCAATATAAAGAAACGCCCGCTTCAAAGTGCGTCTTGCCGTTCATGGTGACCAGCGGGATAATGTTGTACGTGTACGGCTTCAACTGAATGTAGACCTTCACGGAGTTGTTGCCGTTCCGGACATACTTCACCGCCAGCAGGGGTGATGAACCGCATGGGGTGTGACTGAGGTTGGCACCTGATTTGGTCAGGTGCACACGGATCAAGGTGTTCCCTCCGCCCTGACGCACGTCATCCAATTTATCAAGCTTGTCACCAACCGTGAGGTTGTTACCGCAACCGACCATGTTGATATCGATGGAATCGCCAGTGTCGGGAGAAAAGAAAGTGCCCAGGCAGAACCACTGAGGGGCCGCCGAGTTGTTATTGAACTTACAACGGGAGGCATATGCCATTACGTCCAGGGTGCCATCGACATAAACGCCGTGGTTCTGGATATCGACACGCCCACGTTCCCACAGGGACAGCCAACGTTTGATGTTGGGGTCATCTGCGTAACTGATTGAAGAACCTGACTGCAAGTTACGTTGTGTTTCAATAAGGCGAGAATACGCCGCATTAAGTGGCGTTTTACAATCTTCCAGACTAAACCCACCGATGGTCCACTGACCGTTGCTGATGTCACCGGGGTTGTCACAATGTTCAATCCAGCCGTTCTTGATGAAGCTCTGGGTGGCACGCGGAAGGTTAAGCACTTTACCCTTCGTACAGTACTGCGCATTGAAGTTACTGAGTTCAATGGCCGTAACGTGGTCCCAGTTACCTTTTGGTGTGTTAGACCAAGTCGCAGCAATAACATCGCCGGTACACTGTGAGGCATACCACTGATCGATGTGGGTATCCAGACAGTCAACCATTTGCACACATGTCCCGCCGACATACGACCACAACATACAGTGGATACGGATGTACTGGCCTTCGACCGCACGGTTGTTAAAGAACCCTTTGGTGTTGGCAACGGTTTTGTTACCGCCGTTGAAGTTGATCCCCGACAGTTCGGTACGACGTGCCACAATATCAAACACAAAGTTTTCGTCGGTGTTGGACACCAAGTTCGTGGTGGAGAAATAACCGAAGTTGGCTTGCTGACCCGCCACCCGGAAATAGTTCACTTGCTTATCAATCTTAAACTGTGACAAGAAGAAATTACCCGCTGGGTAACGAACAGAAATCTGCGGGTAGTTCGCCTGTGACCATTTGAACATCGCTGTGACAGCTGGGAGTGTATCGGTTTTCCCATCCGAGATCGCACCAAAGTGAGTCACGTCAATTTTGCTTGGGTCTTCGATGACACGGGTCCAATACCAGTTCTGTCCCGACGAGGCAACCGTACCGCCATCATCCGCAGCTTTGGCATTGAGTCGACCAATGAACTCACCACCGCCAGAACGAATCCCAGCGTTCCAGCCGCGCAATGATACCCGCATACCATCGACCGTGGGTTTCAACTTACGCAGGTCATCAAACGACTGCACCTGACCCAGCATGTTGAGTGAGTCGACCTGTCCCAACACGTCCGCAGACAAGCCGCCGTTCTGCTTGGCCAGTACGGCAATCTGGGCAAGTAACGCGGAAAGGGGTACCGTGACAGGGGTATCGCCATCCATGCAGAAGATCTTGCCGTTGCTGTCCGCCATCTTTTGCAACTGCTTCAATTGGTCTGCTACATTTAAATCTGCCATGCCTATACTCCTGGTAAACTATGGGGTGTTAATAAGAGGCTATCCTGGTTTGAGAAGTAGTCCCATATATTGTCCATCCTGTTTTATGTTCGTTAAAAAGGAGGGCTGCTACCGCGGCCCTCGTTTGTATGTTACTCAATTGTACTTTCAGGCAACACCAGGTTGCTGGTCTTCAGCCGATCAAAGACATACCGGTTGTCGATGATTAACTCTTTCCCCTTCAGGGTGTGTGCGTCATACAACACGTCCCCCAACACCAGATACAACACTTCTTTTAACCGGCGTGCCCCGGTGTCTTCCTGGGTTTGGTTCATGAAGTGGGCGACCGCAGCAATGGCGGCTTTGGCTTCTTCCGTCATCTGGAAGTTCTTCACACCCTCTGCTGTAAAAATGATTTCATAACGTTTTAGCAGTGAACGTTTGGGTTTATCCAACACCGCTTTGAGGTCATCCTTGTTCAACGGTGTCAATTGGATATGAATCGGTAACCGCCCCATGATCTCCGCCGGGATGTCCTTGGTGGAGGTCATCATGAACGCACCCGAGGCAATAAACAGGATGTTGCTGGTATCCAATTCACCGTACTTAGTTTTGATCACGCAACCATCGAGGAACGGCATGAGTTCACGCTGTATCCCGGTGGTCCCGATGTTCATGTTACCGCCGTTGTCCGCAAAGAAGATCTTGTCGATCTCATCGATGAAGACCACACCCCGTTCTTCCACCAACTTGATGGCTAAGTCGTCTTCCTTGTCCTCACCTGATGTTTTCTTTGGAGAGGTTTTCAGTGCGCTGACATACTCATTATAATCGCGTACGACGTCAGTGGTAACCAACGGCATTAACACGGCCAGCAGATCCAACAAGTGTTCTTTACTGATGGCGTTATACTTGGCAAAATTGAAGTTGCTGTGTTCCTGGAAGTACGTGCGTTTGCGTTTACGGGGGTTGCGTTCCAGCCAGTTGTTGTACAACTCCCGCATCCGCTTGGGTAAGGCTTGCATCACGGGTTCAGGCAGGGTTTGATTATTATTGGCGATCGCACAGTCCAATAACCATTCCGTGTAATGCAGAAGATCAACCCGGTCGGTAATAAGGAAGTCTTGTTTCCCCGGTGACTTACGCCCAGCACGATTTTCACCAAGTACCTGATCCAGGATGTTTTCCATATCGACCTCAAAGATATTGCCACCTGGACGTTTCGTCTTGCGAAGCTGTTCTTTGATCGCTGGACGCACATAGACGCCGGTGTCTGCCACGAAATAAACCTCATGGTAGTTCAGGGGTCCACCTGGAAAGCCGTTTTTGCTGGTGACGTCGGTACCCAGGGTGCGTAACACCGCTTCTACCCGGTCGACGTAATCTTTATCCCCCGGCAGAACCCCATCCAATAACTCACGTGCACTTAACAGTTTACCGACCCGGGCCAAGTAGGTATAGAAATCACTTTTGGGTTTGATCACAAGCTTGGGTATTTCTACCGGTGTGGTGACCTTCGCTCCCTTCTCAATCAGGTACTGCGCGTGTTCGATCAGCTCGTCAAAGATCGTGTCGAGTGACTTACCCACGTAACCGGCAGCGGTGTAGTTGGTGATCTCGACTTTCACAAAAGGCGCATTGGTCATCTCCGCCAGACGGCGAGCCAACTCGGTTTTCCCCACCCCGGATGGACCGACCATCAAGATGTTGTTGGGGGTGATTAAATGCCGGTCTTCGCCGAGTGATAACCGCAAGCTCCGTTCGCGATACGAAATCGCAATAGCCCGTTTCGCAGCCTGCTGACCAATCACATACTGGTCTAAATCCGCGACGATTTCATGAGGTGTCAAGTTCATAATTATCCTTAACGCATTAAAAAGGAGGGCTGCTGATGCAACCCCCGTTCAGGTAGTTATAGGTTAGCAACCAGGCGGTCAAACCCAGCTTCATCTTTCATCATGTCACGCGGAGCGTGACGCTGCTTCATGGCCAATACCACGTTCTTGTAAGACGACTCGTGTCTTGCTAGTTTAGCTGCGATTCCGCGGCGGAACTCGGCAATGGTCATGGGGCGGTTCTTATGGTAGAAGAGACTATAGTTCCCTCGGCTTACATTGACATATCGCGTGACCCGGTGACTCGGGTTCGCTTTCAACACCTTCGCTGCTTTATCTGGTCCGAGCAGATAAGCGATGTAGATGTCAGCGTCACTAATAGGTCGATGCAGGCGGTCTGCAAGAAATTGTTCGTTGAACTTGATGTACTCCGCGCCAATCACCGCACTGGCATAGGCGTTACCGCGTGAGACATTCCGACTCAATCCATATTTACGGGCATGTTGTTTCACCTGGGTTTTCCAGGTGCTGCGGGTGAATTGCATCATGCCAGAGGCTTTACTGTGGCGATTCAAGTTGTTCTCACCAATCCCCGATTCAACCGAGGCAAAAGTGGTAAGTCGTCCCAAGGGGACACCTGAGTCACGGGAAGCCCGGACCAATACCGTTTTGTTTTTATCCCAGCCTTTCTGGTGTAGGGGTTCGGCTTGCACCCCTGCGACCATGGTAACCGATAAGACAAGCAGTAGAAGGAAGTTAATAATGGATTGCGTGTGCATGATAAGTCTCTCCAGGGAGCGTCAATTGCAAATATAGGGTGTCACTGTATACACTGAGTAGTTTTATGTTATCTACCGCAGCGACCGGAATAACCCGGTTGAGTCGCGTGTGGATGCAGTTAGCGATATATTCAATGGCGTTGATTAAAAGTTCTCCTGTGGGGGTATAAATAGATAGATTGCCATCGAGTGTAACGTTATCGCGCCAGTCTTCGTGGTGGATTGCGTCTATAGCATGGTGATACAGCATGGTGGAGGGTAAACTCAGAATGGCGATCTCACTGATGATATCATCAATCAAACCGCCCATCTCCGAGCAATCCAGCAAAACTCGGAGGGTCCGTGGCATCATCAATCAATCCTGTTGAGTTTGGCAAACGAGGCCGTGGGGGACAAACTGAGCGCCTCGGCGACAAGCACGACCATCGTGTCATATTCCCGCTGGGAGAATCGCTGGTTCAGACTGCCGGCACACATCACGACGACGGCGTGGGCGGTCAGGTCCCGCATCCCGGACTTATTACGGACCAAAGTTTGTTCCACAACATAGAGCAAACGTGTCGGATTTAACGAAAGGTCAAAGTCCGCTGCGTTAAACGCATCCGTAAAACAGGCCTGCCAGGTTGCCGCAGCCAACAGGTTATTGGTGTATGCAGAGGCCCGCAGTTTCGCTTGCAGTATATTGTACTTCTGCATATACGTGCGCAGCAGCTTCATGTCAAACACCCGCTCCGACCCCTCGCTTTCTGCATAGACAATGATCGCCAGGTTGTTAGCGTATTCACTTGACATGCTGGGGTAACCCTCCAGTTGCGAAAAAGCCCGTGGGATGGTCAGAGTAGGATAAGATGACAGGAACTCACTGAGGTCCGGCATGTACACCTCTTCATGGGAAGTCCGAGGCACACAGACATAATCAAAGGTTTTAGCAATCACTGGAAAGGCGTGCGTGAAAGAACGGATAGAGTCCACTGACAGGTTCACCACTTGTTGTGTCGCCAGCTTTTGCACACCCTCTAACGTCCCGGTTAAAAATTCAAGGTTCATTTCACACCCTAATAGAAGAAGAGAAAAGAAAACAGACCTAACTACCTGCACATCGATAATGTAGGTCTGTCTTAATTTGACTACTTGATGGTCACGTGCTTGTTGTACCCTTCTGGAATGCTCAACCCTTCGGTGGACAAGGCACAGATTTCAGCGTGGGGGAACGCCCCGTGTTGGGTGATGTAGTGGGAGATCATGAAGAACTGACCGTGCTCCCCTTTTTCCACTAACCGACGCACAAAGTTAATGAAGCGTGGGCGGTGGACCTCATCGAAGTTAGCCCCGACTTCATCCATGTACGTTGGGAACTTGCTCATCCCCATGTATTTCATCCCCACCAACCGAAATGCCTGGTTAATGATTTCCTGCTCACCGGCCGAACACATCCCAATGTCCTTGACCACACCCCCGGTGCTGTTGGCGATCGCGGGGAACACAAAGTTCAATCCCCCGTCATCTTTGGCACACGGTTTCACGATCAATGGGGTCGACCACACCCCCTGGATGATGGCATTGACGTTGTTGACCACCTGCTCAACAAAGCCACCCAGCATCTCTGCCACAAACCCATCAGTGGGACTGAGTGAGCGGGTCAGTGCAGACAAACCGTCCTGACGTTCGTTTAAGGAGGCCAGGTTGCTCTTGAGGTTGCGCAGCACATGTTCCACCCCGCTGGATTCCATCAGCAAGTTGTTGGTGACCCGTTTCTCTTCATTGAGGTTCATCAGCTGGGTAGTCGCAAACTGCCCGAGGTTCCAATGACACAGTTGGGTGAACTGGTTATTGATACGCTCTTGCAGCACCGTCAGTTTAGCGGATTCCGCCAGAAACTCTTCAATGGCATCCCGTTCGCTCACCAGGGTGTCGCGCAGACTGATCTGGGTGCGCTTGTCCTGAATCAATCCCCCAATCAATTTGTCCAGTTGGTCATACCGGTCTAACTCATACCGCATCCCACCTTTCTCAATTAACTGAATCTTTTGTTCCAGGGCTTTGATGTCATTGCCAAAGGCACCGTGTTGCTGATGCTCGTACAGGTAACTGACCAACGACGGAATCACAATGCACAACTCACGCCCGCCTTTATACCGCAGTTCGTAATCCCCCATCAGGTATTCGAACACCGGGGCTAACTCACTGTAGTGTTTGGTGATGCGCACAAACGCCATGGCCGGGTAATACCAGTTCTCGTAAAGGGACAGGAACTCGGCGGTGGTTTTGCGTTCGGTATCGACGTTATCCAGCACCGTTTGCGCTTCAGCGATCTGACGCTCCAGGGCTTTGATGTCGTTACCGCTCACGCCGGGTATCCAACGGAACATGCATTTCGGGCACTCGTTCTTGTCCGCAGCTTTCAGGTGTTCATACCGGTGAGTCAGTCTTTTCAGTTGACGTTCTGCATCGGCGTACTGATCATCTAACTTGGTGGCGTGTTGCAGTTGGTCGTAATACCCCCGCAACGTCACACTGCCCGACTCGACTTCCGGCATATCCCGCAATGCTTTGATTAGCTCGTCGGCGACCGACATAAAGGTGCGATGTGCACTGTCCGACTGCTGCATCAGGATTTCAGCCAGTTTGGGAATCGGGCTGCTGGTTAAGGCTTTGTCCAGTTCCGCCATCCGCAAAGAACACGCGGTGTGTTTCTCCACCAGTGACTTGTGTAATGCTCGCAAGTCATCAATCGATTCATCACTGAGGTTCTGCTCCGCCAGTTTCTGGCCCAGCGTTTCCAGTTCGGTGCTGTAACTGCGACGCAGGTGTTCGAACCCGTTGATGGCTTCATCACAGGCCTGGATATCTTTGTCAATCACGGTAATCGGGCGTACCACCGGCCAATCAAACACCGGGTTCCCCAACATACGTTTGACCACTGCCGCTAATTGGGCTTGGGCTTGTTGCAAATCACTGTGGGGATTATCAATCCCTTTGGTTTGACCGAGTAACATGATCACGTCATTGCGTTGCCCCTCGATCTTACTCAGGGACTCCCGTAACTGGTCTTCGTTGAGGTCACCCAACTGCTTGCGCTTCCCGAGTTCATCGGCCAGACGTTTGTTGATGTTCTTGACCGCACCACTGGTGTCACGCAACTCTTTACGGGCCCGGTCATAGAAGTCGGTGACGTAGGTCATGTCGTTAGGGTACCAGCGCATGATCCACTCTTTGCGTTTCCCCGGCGCCATGCTGGTAAAGGACGTGCCGTTCACCACACCCAATAAAAAGTCATGGATTTCACTGGTCATGCCGAAATGGTCTTTCACCAGTTCTTTCTGGGCAGCCTGGGTGCGACCCTCGTTGAGTTCAACCCCGTCTTTAACAAAGCTACACCGCATCGGTGAACCGGGATAGCAAGCGGTTTCATACAGCGCATCGTTATGACGGGCGCGTGCTATTTTATAGCCAGCTTTCGCGTATGACCCGTTTTCCGGGGGTAACATGCTGCATTCACGCAGTAACGAGGATTTTCCATCACCGTTGCGCCCTAAGAAGATTTGCACCAACTCAGTGAACTCCAGCTTAACGAAATCTACCCCTTTGGATTTCAGCGGGAGATACCCTTTTAATTCAATGCTTAGTAATTGCATTCTGGCTTTCCATTGTTAGTCGTGCACATATACTATCCAACCCTGAGTATAAAAATATGAACAACGTTGCCTGTGTTTTTCAGCCCTTTGCCACGGGCACCATTTCCGCGGTTAAACAGAACAACTCCAAAGAGGCCACGGTGTTCCTGGGCGAGTACTCGGGGATGGCTTCAGGTGAAATCAAAGCGGACCCAAAAGTTGTCCAGTACACCGGGAAGGACGCGAACGGGTCAGGGCGCCAAAGCCAGACCATGCAGAACAACAGCATCGTGTGCACCTGGTTCCCGGGTGTCGGGGGAAGCAACCGCATCACCCCACCTAACGTGGTGGTAGGGGAACGCGTACTGGTGTACCGCTGGGGGGATCAGGACAAATACTACTGGACCACCACCGGCCTGGACGACGGACTGCGTCGGTTGGAAACGGTGATCATCGGATTGAGTGGGTCACCCGAAACCGGTGAGAACGTGACCCCGGACATCAACTCGATGTACTTCATGGAATGGTCCTCGCACAAGAAACACCTGATGTTCACCAACTCCAAAGCCAACGGGGAGAAAATCCGCTTCACGGCTAAAGTGGACTTTGGGGCGGGAACCTTTGCGATTGGTGACGATGCGAACAACTCGTTTGCCATTGACTTCATGCAACGCATCATGCAGATGGTCAACGGGGATAAGTCGTATATCCGTATCGACAAAAAGAACATCATGCTGGGTTGCACCGAGAACATGTTGATCCAGGCGCTGAAGGCCATCAAGATCGCCACCAAGAACCTGACGATTGAAGCCGAGAACGTGGTCTACAAAGCCAAGTCCTCGAACTGGACATCCACGGGTGGGTTTGACATCACAGGTGACATCCGTCATAAGGGAGACATTGACTCCACCGGACACGCTGTTTTCCAAGGTGGGGCGTTGATCGGCGGAATTGAGTTTGGCACGCACGTCCATCCCGGTGTGAAAAGTGGTGGGGACAAATCAGACGTCCCCGTATAAACGCATGAAAAGGGAGAGGGCGCGAGCCCTCTCCGCTTTAAGCGAGTTAATCCAGCTGGGTCCAAAGCATGTTCCCGCTGGTGTTAACCGAGCCTGTAGAAACAGGCACAGCCGACCCACGTTGTGTAGGTGACAAACGGTAGAACCCGCCAATCAATACCGGTTTCTCGGTTTGAATCGTGGCAATCTGCGTGGCATTGGTTTTGATGATCCCGATCTGCATGTTCCAGATAGAATCCGCTTGCTCCTCCAGGGTGATGGTGTACTTCGGCCCGAGGTCCGTCAACTTGACGCAGACATAGAACGTCTTGTTGGTCGGGTCTGCCGTGACACTCCGCAGGTCAATCTGGGTCTGTTCGATAATGTATTCATTACCGGCCATAAACAGGTTGGTCCGTTGGGTGAAATAGACCACAAACCCTTGCTCCACCGTTTGTGACAGCAACACGACCGGAGAACCCAGATTGGTGTCCCAGGCAGCCAGAGTGTTAATGTCGGTCCCGGTCCCCACTGGACGTGCCAGGATGGTGTCAGGTAAAGTGGGTGACAACATCGGGAAATTGGTGTCCCGAATACCGGCCGTGTCGTTGTCGTCCGTGATGTAGAAACCCCGGTTAGGCAGCGCAAAGGGGGTGCGTGCTAACAGGTCGTCGTACGGTGACATGTTCCAGGTTTTGTGTGGGCTGTCCGAAATCTTACCCGTGGCGGTGGTGTACTTAAAGAAACTCGGCCAGGCGGAGTTCGAGGGGCCAATGTTCACCGAACAATGGAACCCGGTCACACACAACAGGTACCCTCCATCGATCTTGTAAGAGATGAACCCCATGTGGCGATTACGCCAGATCAGGTCAGTACACGCATAATCAACTGAGTCCACCACCAGGTCATCCGTACGGGCCTGCCAGTTGGTGATAGTGGCGGCAGTGCGACTCCCGCCGTAAGTACAGGTTGCCGCAGCAATAAAGGTGTTTTGCACCCCTCTGGCATCGGCCTTCTCGTACCCAATCAGTTTCAGGATCAATGGAATCCCGGTGTCCCGTGGCACAAACAGCATCGCCGCGTATTTCAACACCGTGCGTCCCGACGCAGCAATCAACCGCTGGGCCTGGGTGTTCAACTCGGCCAGCGCCACACTCATCGACCCCGAGGTTACCATGTTCGGCCCAATGTCGGTGGGGCCTGTTGGGTTTTGGGTTGACAAGCACTGGCAATGGGCGATCACCGCACTCCCGTTGATCTCGGTCATCACCTCTCGCCACGGTGCATCCACCGCACTGTTCTGCCGATTGGCCTTGGGTTCAAACCCCGGGACATTACCCACACCCAACAATTTATACGTGTGAGTGAAGTCATTGTCGATCGGGGTGTAACTCATCACCGATGCACCAACCCCACTGAGTGGCATGGTGAAAAACGACATCACATTGTTCGGGAACAGGATCGGACTGCGGATGTTACCACGGGCGGGGGTACCGTAGGCAGTGGCGTCTGATTGTGCGCGAATAGTGGTTTTGTCGTACAGCCAGGGGCGGGCTTTATAGGTTTCAACGTCCGGCATACCTTTGATGGTGTACACCAAAAACTGCATCCCAAAGTTGGCGGCCTGGGTACGCTTAGACACGATCGAATGCCCGGACGGGGCAATCAGGTTGGAGTTGTGCACGTCACCAGAAAGGTTGTCGCCGGTCAGGGTGTTGGTGGTGATTTTCCCGCCATTGCTATTACCCACATTGATCGTACCGACACTCGGGTCTTTATCGGTTGCCGGGTACGGGGTGTGTGCGTATGTTTCCGTGGCAGTTTTGGCATTCAGGTCCACGATCATGGCCCAGGTGCCGCCCAATACCGAGGAGCTCCCCAATCCATCAATGTTGAAGGTATCGAGGAAATTGAACCCCAACTGAGTACCGGCTGCATTCAACACCCCAATTGACCAGGCACCCCCACAGAACGGACGCAGGGTGGCGGTGATGGTTTGTGCTCCGTCGTAATAGACCAACGAGTCCGTGCCGGTTCGCCCCACTAAACGCGCATTGAGGGTCAGGTTGCGTCCTGTCCGGGTTTTGCCGTAACTGGTACTGGTCCAGTTGGTTAACACCGTCGGGGTGACCGTGGCATTGGCTTTGATGTCGGCGACGTTCAGGTACGCAATAGCGATCTCAAACGGTGACGGGGCGATGGTGTCAGCCCCGTTAACCATCTGCATGTTGTCACGAATAACCTGTCGTTGGAAAATATACACCCGATCCCCAATCAATTTGAGGTAGGTACTGCTGGCGCTGAAGTTCTTCTGGGTGGTGCCGTCATTGGCGAGGAAGAATGGGTTGAGGATCTCTGCCATGTCGTGCTTGGTACCATCCAGGGTGCCGTAGGTTAGGCAGACAAACGCCTTTGACACCAGGTTGGGGTATGCCGATTTCTGACACATCACCCCACCCATCACTTCACCGTCGCTGGCGAACAACCGGGTAGGTTCCCAATCCGCCGGGAACTGGGGGCAGACGTATTTCTGGTTGGTGTTGATCAACTCAGCTGTCATCGGGTTGGAGACAAAGCCCGCAATCGAGTCGTAATACAACCCCAGGGATTCCCCGTTGGTCCCCGGACGCAGACGGATCAAAGTACCCCCGCGTTCGATCGAGAGTTTCATGCGGTCCCAGGTTTCGATCATACTGGCACCTTCATAGGAGCCGTAGACCCCGAGCAATAAATAACCGAGATCCCCAATATAGGAAATCGGTAAAATACCCTGTTTCACGATGTTGCGGTTGGTGCGGGCAATGGCTGCGTTCACCAGGCTGGTCATCTGGGCCACGGTGATGAACTTGTCATTGGCTTGCCCTAACGCGGCTTCGACATCGGTTGCGGTAGCAAACGCGTCTTTACGCCACAGACCAATGACATCTTTGGTGGTGCGGTGTTCAGTCCCGAAGGTGGATGCCGTGTGGGTATCCCACTCCTGTTTAATCTGGTTAACCAATGTAGTGATGTTTTGGGATAACGCGGTGAGTGCCCGGTCAGCGCCGTCAACGCGATCAACTGCCAGGAGGATATCCGCTTGAGTCAATCCCACCACAGTTGCTAACACATCGCCCCAGGACCCGTTGTCTTCTTCAATCGGGCTGATGGTGTCGTTATCAACGAGTCTCATGAAGTTCTACTCCAATCAAAAGAAAGGTGGGGTGTTACCCCCACCTATATTTACACAGTTATTGCCACGCGAAATTACCCGGGCCGTTAACCGAACCAGTTGACACTGGGATGGCTGAACCACGACGGGTGGCAGAGATACGGTAGCCGTCAATCAGGGTAGGTTTCTCCACCGCGATTGAACTGATCTGGGTGCCATTGGTTTTGATGACCCCAATCTGCATCACCGACAACGACTCCAGGATCTCGGTTTGTGACAGTAAATAAGAGACACCGGTTTGATCCAGCTGGACATACAGGTAGAACGTCTTGTTGGTGGGATCCGCGACCACATTGCGCAAGTCGATGCTTCCCACCGGTAAGGTCCATTCTGCCCCCGCCATGAAGCAACGGGTTTCTTCCGTGAAGTACACGATCATCCCCTGTTCAACTTGCTGGGATACCAGGTTCACCGTTTCCTTCGTGGCCCAGGTTTTAAACTCGGCCAGGGTGGTAGCTTTGACATCGGCAATCAGGTTCGAGAAATAACTCGCGTTATTGTCGTCGTAGTTGAGTGCGCACAAACCCACCCCCGGTAACGGGAACACATCCTTGTTGGTACCACCGATATAGGTAAACTGACGCTCTTGCACCACCGTGGACGCATCCACCGACTTGGTCCCCGCAGGTACCGCCATACGGAAGCGGTAGTTCATTGAGGTGCCGCTCAGGCGATAATAGATCTGGTGTGAGAAGCCAAGCAGGTAATCCCCGGCTGCGGTCTTCCAGATCCCCATGGGCGGTGCATAGTTGTTGTCGTTACCAAACCGGCCTTCATTCAGCTGATCAGTGTCTTTCAGCGACCACAACAGTTTACCCACACTGTAACCGGTGATCTTGCCGGTGTTGCGGGCACCTGTGTAGTTCATCTCACACACCACCGTGCCCTGGGTGAATAAACCCGTGGCACTGTCAATGGCTGACACCGACATCACAAAGGCGATCAAGGGCAGGTCGGGGTTCTGAGGCACAAACACCGTAACCCGCACATCCGCAATGGTGGCCATGCCAAGGCTTGCCAAGGCATTGCGTGCGAAAGTGGTGAGTTCGGTGTTGTCCCAGGTAATCGACCCGCTGTCCTGACGGTGGTACACGCCGTCGTCACCCAATACGGCGTTAATGGTAACCGGTGCTGACTGGCTGGTTTCCCCGCCGTAGTTCGACACGTAGTTGCGCATTACCGACCCGTCCACTCGAACCGTACCTGCGGCATTGCTTTCCACAATCAACTGCACACCCTGAGTGAAATCAGAATTGCGCCGTCCACTGGTGGGTTTGAAGCCCGGGATGTTCCCGACGTTCAGCACGTTGTAGGTGTAGTCCTTGTACCCACCGGTCTGTTCTACCAGGACAGCAGAATAGTTGTTCCGGTTGTTATTGGAGATACAATACATCAGCGACTTGCTGAAGAACACTGGACGGCTCAGGTTGTTGCCGATGTTGGAACCAAAGACATTTGGATCGGTGGTCACCGGGATGTTTGCCCGGAACAGTCGGGCGTACGGATTGCGCAGGCTGGCGTACAAGGTGGTGAAATTGGTTACCGTTCCGGTAGTGAACTGCACCCCCTCATCCACTTGCTGCCCTTGCTGAATCAGGGCCACAAACCCGTCTTCGGCATAGAACGCAAACGGGTTCCCCGCCAGGCCATAAGTCCCGCCAAACAACTCCACCCCCTGTCCGGTGAAAATGCCACCTTTATTAACAATGGTTGGAAGCTTGTTGGTGACAGCTTTAAACTCAATACGCCCTGGGTTATTGGCGATAGCGGCTAACTTCGTGGAGAAGTCGTAATCGATCGCATACCCGGCGAATTGCAGGTTTTCACCCCCACCGCCTTTTGATGCACAGCGCACGTTAAACGTCACCAGTAACACAATTTGGTTGGCGTTATTCGGGTTGCTGGCAATCGTCATTTCTTGATGGGTAACCGGGCCATCTACATACAGCACATCCCCAGTCCCTAACACCAACGGGTTATCACCGGCGGCGTTTGAGGATTTACGACCCGCCAGGCGAATGGCGTCCGCTGTCACCTGGGTGTTGTACACATCCGTGGTTTTGATCCCGGTGACTTTGGTCAGGGTAACCGTAGCATTGGCTTTGATTGACGCTACCGGTGCCGACCAGATCTCAATGTCGAACGGTGTGTTGTATGTGGTGTCTTTGATATTGAACAGGAACCAGGTCGCTCCGATAACTTTGACATAGGTGGTGGTGAACCGCCGTGTCAATGCCACATCCGCAATGTTGGTGATCTGCGCCATGTCATGACGGGTTTGATCCAGTGTGCGGTTGGTGGAGATCGCATAATACTTACCGGATTTCCCCAGCACCATCATGGCTGACCAGGTATCCCCGCTCGACATCAGAATCGGGGTATCCCCGTTTAATGCTGGCGGTTGGTATTTGTAGTTCGTGCGAATCGGCGTACCTTCAGAGATTTTCTTCGCACTGGGGAGATGGAAGTAATACAACCCCTGATCCACCCCGTTGTTCCCCGCCCGTAAACCCACCAGAGAGCCATCAGGTTCAATCAACGCGTTACGAGCTGAGTCGTACCCGATAACCCCACCTGCGCCTTCATACGAGCCGTTGACGCCCGCTGGCAAGTAGTTCAACGTACCGTACTGTGAAATACGCAGATGCCCCTGGTGCACGAAGTTACTGTCGGAGCCACCCACGCGACTGTTGATCAATGCCGTTGCTGCACCCGGGGTTAACAGCAGGTCGGTACGAGTACCCTGGATCGCCTGCTCATTGGTCGCCGTGGCATAGTTGTCCACCAGACCCAAGCCAACTGTTTCCTTGGTATCAAAGTGCGGGTTGTTGTAGTTCTGGAAGTGGGCCTGCATATAGCTGCGCACATCCTCGACTTTCTGACGCAGGATGCCGTCCACATTTCGCAGACGGGCATACAGATCACCGGTGTCCACTAAGGAGCGCCGGGTCATTGCCCCTTGCCAGGTGGAGAACACATCGATCAACCCACCCCAGTTGTAGGTTTCATACGCAATGTCATGCTGATGCGGTGACGGGGGGAAGGTCGCCGGTTTGTTAAAGATGTTGTCCCAGTTCACCGGACGCTCATCGTTCTGAATCGCTGTCAGCATATCCAGGAACGCTTGTGAGCCAGTAATCGTACCTTCACCCACCACCTGGTACGTGATCCGCAGCTGACCGCTGAGTTCCAGGTTCAGGATACGAATAAAGGACGTGACCGGTTTGCCGGTGCGGGCTGACAACTCCGGGTAGAGATACGTGGTCTGGAAATCTGTGCCTTTTTTCAGCGGCGTGCCATCGGCCTGGGTGATCTTCACACTCCGGGCGTAGAACGGACCGTGGAACGGCACAATCATTTTGTCTTTCTTGCCCGATGCGATGGTGTGCGGTTCCCCGTCCACCAGGTTCTGAGGATCCACCCCAGTCACGTCGAACTTAAAGAGCTTGACTTGTGGTTCGCTCATTGTAAGTTAAACTCCCTTCACTCAGAGGGTGATAGTGCCGTTGGCAACTTGACGCATCAAGGTCTTTACCATGTCCAGCGTCATGAACAGCTGACCAGACCCTTTCAGATCATCGGGTGTGGCCGTCGCAAAGTTGTCGACGTTCCCCAGACCCACGTCATCTTTGGTATAAGGGTGGGCAGCAGTACCCTCTGCATCGATATGGTCTTGCAGTGCTTTGACCAAGTCGTCAGTGCCGCCTGACGTCGCCTGCCAGATCCCGGTCATCACCTCGATGAAGTCACCGTAGTTGTAGGTGTCGCCAGCCGGGTGTGCATGCGGAGCCGGTGGGTACTCAGTTGGGGCATCAACGATCTGCGACCAGTCGATATAACGGTCATTGGTCAGCAGGTTAGCCACCAGGGTCGCGTACGCCTGATCGTCCAACACAAACTCACCACCCACCGTGTCGTATTCCAGTTCCACGTCTTTCGGGGCATCGATGTTCAGGAACGTGACACTGCCGAAAATACCGACTTTGAAATTACGGGTGAAACCGTTGTAGAAGTTACTCGGGATCCAGTCTTGCCCCTTAATCAGGTAGCTGTTCTGGCCTTTCACCTTGATTTTCATGCTCAATGAATGGAAGGGGGCAGCGCGAGGATAGATCGTCACGTAGTTCTTCCCCTGCGCCGGGGTCAGGGTTTGTACCTCGCCGGAGACATGAGCGTCCTCAAGATCTCCCCACGGGTTAAATGGATAACTGATATCACTCATGATAATGGCCTTTATCGATAAGGGGTTCGTTATTGAATCCTATAGGATAAAGAGAGGAAACGCCATGTACACATACGTCGCTTGCGTGTCGATCCCGTACGGCAGTAACACCGGAAAAGTCACCGACGACATTTCCAATCTGCCGGTCAATCAGATACTGCAAACTTATTTTTCAAATGACATCATCGTGACCAACAGCTTTGTCAAGGGGCAGTTTGTCTTTCGTTTACAGGACTGGTTCAATGAACTGCAATCCGTCAAGCTGACGCTGAAGGACTGGTTAGCGCAACTGGGTGCGCGTGCGTTACCCACCACTACCCAGCTCCCGAACCTGGTGCGCAAGTACGCCACCTGGGTTGACATGCGGTACCAAAAGTTCAACAGCACCCCGGCTGACAGCAACAAGAGTCCAGACCGTGAGGTGTTCTTCAGTGATGCACCCGATGTGTTGCTGACCAAAGCAGATGTGGATTACCCGAAGCTTGCCAAGAACGCGCTGTTTACCGTCAACGGCTACCTACACCGTCAGTCGGCGGCCAGTAACGGACTGTACCTGCTGAACGGGTGTCAATCTGCACGCATTGCCAATGATTTCAATTTAGGTGGAATCATTTTTGAAAAGGTGTCGTCGCTACAGACGTATAACGTAGAAGATGCACATATCCTCCCGGCACCGGACAACGTTCCGTATAAGGACGCGGTGTACCTGAAAGCCCCAGTACCGCTCAGCGGTAAGTCGGTAGGCCTGGTCGTGGGTGGTATCCTGTATTACCAGGATGTGAATCTGGAAGTGGTAGGGGAACAAGTGGTGAAGCTTCAGACCAGTCGCATTGATTGGGTGAACCGTTACTACCAGGACAGCGCATTCATCGATACCCGCTCGCTCCCGACAGGGATTGACCCGGCGTACCCGTATGTGATCCCCACCGCCAACCTTCTTGCGGATGCGTTTTACAAAGCGTACCTTCAACTCCCTCAGTCGTTCTGGGTGGTGTTTGATAATCCTTACATTACGGTGGAGACAGAGCCGGCGGAAACCTACCGGATTCCGAACACGTTTGTGTCGCCGTATGAGCACCCGCATCCTTTACTGCTCGATAATGGTTTGTTTGCTGAATACATCGTCCAACCCGCGACGAAAGCAAACTTGCTGTTGACCCGAGTGGCGCAGAGTCGCACCAGCCTGGTTCGTACCACCGGTTGGAAAGAAACAGACGCGGCTTTCGACTTCGCCCTGAACTCCGATCAATGGCGGCAGAGTAAAGGTACACTGGTGAAATTCTCCACTTTATAGGTAACTGTATGGGCTTACTGAAGATTATCGGCTTGTTATTAAAAAATAACAGCAAATACATTTTCTATGGGATCGCAGGGATCATCTTGATCTACATCTGTGTCATGACAATTCGCACATCCGCGACGTTGGAGTCACAGGTGCAGTTCAACGAGCAGTCGTCTGCACAACTCAAAGCACTGGGCAATCAAGTCAGCAACATCGATGAGAAGGTCCGTAACATAGGACAAGAACAGCAGCGGGTCGCTGAATTAATCGACAAGCAGCAGCAGGACCGCAAAAATGAAATTACTACTAAAAGTCGCAGTTATCGTGAGCGTATTCTTAACGGTGAGTTGCAGTTCTCGGCCGGTGCCGACCGGGGCGCAAGCACTGGCGGTGGCGGAGGCATCGTCGACACTCCAACTGAATTCGCGAATCAATCCGTCTCAGCTCACAGTAAGGATGCCGGATTTTGAAATGATGAAAACACCCCGGACAGATCTCACTGACCGGATTGTTGCCCATTTCTCACCCGCTCGCACAGCGCTCACCACCATCCCACCCAGTGTCACGGTGGACGGTCGGTTAGGTACTGCCACCGACGGGTCAAAACCGGTGTACGCCGACAACCCTCCGGAACATGCCTACAGTGGATTCTTATCGACTGCTGACAGCCTGTTCTTAATTGATGTGGGAGAAGAAGCGGATTCCAATGCCTCGCACCTTATTCAGGCCCAGCAGTATATTCAATCGCTACTGAGTGTGATCAGTGCATTGAAGACCACTGCGTTAGAACAGCAAGCGGAACTTGATAAAATCAGTCACAAGCAATAATCGCTTAAAAGGGAGAGGGCTCGCGCCCTCTCCTTTGATGCTTAACTCATTCCACCGCCAGCCGGGGGTGGAGGAGGGGTTTGTTGGCTAGGTGCATTCGTGACCGTAGGTTGACGGCTGAAACCAAACCGTCCCACCACCTGATCCACAATGCCCGTGCCGTTTTTCATGATGGTGTTCAGTAAGGCACGCACCCCCATGAACTGCCATCCGTTCAGGACCGGCCCCACAAAAATCAACGCACAGATCCAAAAATCTGGCCACGGATTTCGGTGTCCCACCACATCCCAAATGATCGCTAACCCCAATGACAGAGACATCACGTTGGAGGTCATCAAAGCGATGAACCCACCCAGTGTGCGCAACTTAATCCCCAGGGGGTTATTGATCTCACTGTTGGCCGCCACCCGCTGCATATTGGACAGTACTTTATCCGCCACTGCCGCGGCTGTTTCGGCCGCAGGCGTTGGGGTTGGCTCTATCCGTTGTTGTGTGTTCCCCATGATTGTAACTCATACCCCGCTTTTATTTTCTCGACCATACACACGCCTACCACAATGGCGTCCACAGCGTGCTCGTCGAGCATATCAATAGAAATATCCCCCCAATCTAAATCACTGTAAGATTTGAGGCCCTGACGGACATCGTCTTTCCCTGTTCCTTTAAAACACGCATTAACGGTCTTCTTTGCTTCAGTCGGGGGGATCAGGTACAAATGACTGTGGGGCAAAGTGGCCATCAATGCATACCGCACCGCTGCAACAGCTTCCGCTAACATCTTAAATGCATGCGGTGAGCGCGCCAGGAAGTTGTCCTCACACGATACCACATCCGGGCGGTAATGTAAGAAGAGTTCCTGGAGGCGGGCATTCAACCCCATGATGCGTTGGCGGGCAGCTTCCTCACCGGCGGCGGTATCCACCCATGCACGCGTCATTACACTCCCATCGAGGGTGAACGCTTCAATCACTTTGGGTTTCAGCGTTACCATGTCAATGTCGATCACACCGAACCCGAGTGTAACTGTCCCTGGGTCAACAGTGATTAATCGTAAATGCTCGTTGTCTTCCATCATCGGCGGCCTTCACAAGGGGGCGGAGCGCCCCCATTAAACTTACACTGACGCCGTGCGCGTACCTTGAGCCAGCAGTGGATCGGATGCACCCATGTTCACGGTCATCGCAATCGACACGTTCTCAGCGGTACGCGGTTCACCGGAGGTGATGTGGTCATTGATCTGCACCGCCAACGACTCGGTGTACTGGAACTTGTTACCCGCACCGTCGTCACCCGTTGCCTGGGTATCCGAACACGAACACACGCCCCACTCCGACACCATGGCGTACGCTTCGTCCCCGAACAGGATACGGGCCACATCGCGCAGCTCAGCCAGGTCAGCAGAAGACATGGTCAGGTCCACTTCCGCATTCACCTGTTGGTAGGTGTCGCTGGCAGGGATCTCACCGTTGTTGCTGGTAACCGGGGGTTGTGGATTGAGGTTCGCCGACGTTGGGATAAACGGGGTGGTGGAGATGTTCCCGGTGTTGTTGTCCCGCACGTTAGTGGTCATGGCGATGTCGGTGTTGGAGCTGTCGAACAAACGACCGTAGTACGCAATGTAGGTTACGTTGCTGACCTGGATCAGCTTGCGCAGACGGAAGCGAGCACGTTCAGCCGTTGTCAAATCATCACCCACGGCACGCACCACAAACGGAATCTGCTGATACAGGGCAGCGTCCGTGGTTTCATGTTCCACCGCAGTTGGCAGAGGCACATTACCCTTACCCAGGGTAAACGAGTGACCCCCAATCCCGATCACAAACATCTTGATCTCAGGCCGGTCAAAGTTAGCAACCGACTCGACCGCTTTAATGGTCAGTTTTTCGTTCAAGGTGGAGTTAGCCACCACCTTGTGGGGTTTGTTAAGGGCAAGGGCCGTTTGCACAGCATTGCCGTAAACGGTGCGCGTCGTGCGCTTCTTCAGATACTCTCTGGCCATGGTCATTCTCTATTAGGTTAGAATTACGGCGAAACCTGTGGGGATTTACGTGTCATAAATTACCCATCAGCTATAGGTGGATTGCAAAATGGCATTGATCTCGGCCGTGGTTAACGACTGACGTTCCTCACCAAACTGCGTAACCCAACGCCCGGAAGCATCAGGATAAATCTGTACACCCAGGTCAGCTCCCTCGTCCTGGTCTTTAACCCACACCCGTAAAGCGATGTCGGTGGTGCGGTGGAGTTCATGGCGACTGTACACCGGGTGAATATGTTCCACAGTGATGGCCTGGAAATCAGAATGCAGGTTAACCTCGTCAATCGACGGCGGGATTGCCCCGGTATCGGCTTCCAGCCGTAACGCCGTGTCGGCATTCAACACCTTGATCGGCAGGTCGTAGATATTGCGCTGGTACGCCGGCACATAGTCCACATCACCAATTGAGATTTTGTTACCGTCGATATCAGTGACGTCCCCATCATTGATTTTCACGATGGTCTGTACCGTGTAACTCGACAGGTCCATCATCATGTCAATCATGTTGCGTTGGATCTGTTGCATGGTGAGGTTGTTTTCGGTCACCCACCCGGTGGCTTCACTGAACAGGTTATAGGCAAAGTCCGCCCAGTCTTCCGGGGTGATATCGCTCAACGACCAACCTTGCTTTTCAAACCACTCCGCGTAGCTCATGCCATTGGTCAAGGTCAAGCTACCGCTGGTATAGAACCGGCGGGTCATGTTCTTGAGGTGGGCACGGGCTTCGTAATGGGAATGTGCGCTGTACAGGCGACGGTGTTGCCACAGCCCTCTGAAGACTTCATCGCATTTGTTGTAAAAGGCTTCCGTGGAAATAATAGAAGGGAACACGATCGGGTTGGCCAGGGCTTCATCCAGGTAAATGTCCTGGATGTATTTCACACTGCCCGCAGCCCGCAACGTGGCCCGTGATGGTTGGGTCAACCGGCGGACATCGAAATACCAAAAGTCCGGCATCTGAGCCAATTCAACCCGTTCGGTCTGGAACACCGCGTAGATAAACAGTCGGAAAGCATCCGCCACCGACATCGTCATCTTGATGCCGTTCTTGGGATTGTCAATTTTCACTATCGCACGATAGAGCTTTTTCGTCGAGAGATAAGCCCACTCGTTCACCAACACCGACATCCGGCTGTACGGCCCGCTGTTGGTCTTGTCCACCATTTCCGACTCCAGGATTTTGGTCGGCATGTTGGTGGCCAGGCTGGTTTGCACCGCTTCATTGGTGTTGGCCAGGTGCTCCAGATAGTTGTCTTCGTTGTCCCGCGCTAATGTGAACTCGTCCCGCAAAATGGTGTCTGTGGTACGGGTGGCTCGCAGGTCACCGTATTGTGCCGGCAGGTTCAGCTGGCGACGTTGGAACAATACATCCACGGTATCGCTGTCTGGTAAGGTCGCAGTATTAGTATTGATGTTGTACCCACCAATCGGAATCACCCGGTCGGAGAGTATTTTTTCAATTAACACATCCATGGTATACTGTTTACCGTTGTTGTGCTGGACCCAAACGATGTTGCGGTAACACCACATGGTTAATGCCCGGCTCATGTACGGTTTGTATTTCTCCAGATCACCGTAGGACGACAGCTTTGACCAGATATGGAAATCATGGGCAAACCGGGTACCAATGTGCTCAATACGGATCCCCAACACCACACCCGGAATAAACTCCATCATCACCCCAAACAAGTAATGTACCATCAGGTTATCGGTCTGGTTGTAGTTGTTGTGGTCCCACTCGTACCAGTAACCCATAATCCACTTTTGCAGTTTCGGGATCAACGGTTCCTCGTTCCACAACACCAGGTCTGGGTTGTAATACAGGATGGTGTGGTCAGGGGCATCGATGGCGGTCTGAATCGGCACCGGGTTCAACACCCCTTTGATCAGGTCAACCTGGTTCGGGTATTTCGCCACCAACGTTTGGTACTCTTCCGTGCCATGGCGGTAGTCACGTTTCGTGGCCAGGTGATCTTTCAATGCGTCCACGGTAAAGGGAATGACCTCACCGGTGTCGGACGATTTCACGGTCATGGGTTTATCGGTCGGGTGGTAAATCCCGGCGATGTGCATGTAATACTTCCAGGTGGTGGGATCCAGTGGATCGTAACTGTAGTTAGCCCCAGCCACCGCCTGGTTGACCACGTCCGCGAACGCCGCGCTCTTGACCACCATGGTGCGGGCCAAGCTCAGTGTGTCCTGGATATAAATGTTATAGTCAATCGAATTCATGATCAATTTCCATTCAGATTTGGAGTGTAGCAATGGGTAACCAACTGTTAAATCGTCCCGGCACGGAACACGCAAGAATCCCGAAAGTCGAGATGATGAAAAAGGATCCAGCGGCTGCCCGTATCATCAGTCAGCTCGTGCGTGATGATGGCCAGGGAAGTCGAGGTGGTCGCAGTAGCGGGCGTGATGCGTGGCGCAAACTGTCTAAGCAGAGTATCAGCCGTGCCAAGCTGGAACGTCTGTCACGTATCGTCTCAAACAACATCGATTCCAACACCAACGTCATGGAGTTACTGCCGGACGCTAAGCTGGCTTCCAACATCTGGCAGAGTGTACTGATCTCTCCCAACGATTTTGGCAATAGTGGGTTGGCCTACGACACAACCAACTACCCAACGAAAAACATTGAGCTCTCAAAGAAACTGATTGAGGTGGTAAAAGCCCACTTCCAATCGGACTATAAAATAGAAGAGAAGCTGCCACAGATGGTCGATGACATCCTGTTCCGTAAGGGTTCATGGGTGTATCTGGTGCTGTCACAGAGTTCGCTCGACAACGTAATCAACGGTTACGTCACCGGTGGGTTGGAGTCGATCAAGCAGTACACCGATGCCGATCTGGACATGCAGGTGAAAGACTTCCGCCCTACAGGGATTTTAGGGCCGCGCACCAAGACGAAAACCAGTTTTGGTCTGGAAGACCTGTTTAACGACAGCGGTGTAAAGATTGATGACAGCCGGGTGTTTGGTGAAGATCAATCGTTTATCCGGGTCACCGATAACACAGCCGTATTGTCGCTGCATAACTTTAACCGTCACATGGCCACCCGCCGGACGGTGAAAGCCACCCAATCCCATCAACGTCGTGCTGCCATTCACACGCCAGGGATGGAGGCTAATGAGGACAAGAAAGCCAAAACGTTGTCCCTGACCGAAGACCAAATCGCGGAGGTGTATGACAGCCTCTATAAGAACCGTGAGTACCGCAAGACCGAAGACGGGGTGTTGACCCTGCCGCGTGACGCGCAGTACAACAACGACCCGTACAGCCATCCGCTGGTACACCATGTTCCTTCGGAAGCGGTGATCCCAGTACATGTGCCCGGCGACAACACGGTGCACGTCGGGTACTACCTGTTGCTGGATGAGGAAGGGAACTTCCTGAAGACCACCAAAGATGCTGACTACTATCAAGACCTGATGGACTTGCAACAGAAAGCATCCTCGGAAGGTGGCGGCACTGCGTCGACGGCAGAGCAGGGTGTAATTGCCATGGCTCAGCAGGTGCAGAGCGGCGGCACCGAAGTCAACTTCGACATGCGTGAGTTCTACGTCAAGTATGTGCAGGAGTTGGAACGCGATCTGATTACCTATGTGGCCAACGGTACATACGGTAAGATGGTGTCGGTCACCATGTCTAACGAGATCTCTCGGGTGATGTGGGCACGCACCTGCCGTAAACAAGGTACCCGTGTGCTGTATGTGCCAGCTGAAGCCATTACCTATATGGCGTTCGACTATAACCGTCTGGGGATTGGTGCTTCCTTATTAGACCAGACCAAGATGTACACGTCGGCCCGTATTGCATTGATGCTGGCGTCGGTCAACGCTAACCTGGAAAACTCGATCAACCACACGGAGCTTGGTATCCGTCTGGAAGAAGAAGACACCGACCCGGAAGGTACGATCGAAGATGCCCTGACGCTGTACTTCAACTCCAACACCTCGGTATCCCGGGTCGTGGGGATGCAGTCACCGGCAGACATCATGAACCTGATGGCCGCGTCGAGCACCACCGTGAAACTGGAAGGCAGCGACTATATCCCTAGCCCGGATATGAACCTGACCCAAACCCAGCGTCAAGTGGTGGCCCCGAGTGAAGACATCCAGCGCTTCTTCAAGAACCAGCAAGCATTAGGTTGGTACTTGAAACCACAATGGTTAGATTCAGACAACGACGTGCAGTTCGCCACTGAAATGCTGCAAGACGCCGAGATGATGGTGAAGCAGTGTATTATCTGGCAGAAACGTCTGTGTGTGTTCCTGGCTGACTTCATGCGCAAGTATGCACTGAAATCAGGTGCGCTGCGAGCGAAGCTGGTCGAAGAAATCCAGGAGAATAAAACCCTGTGGCAAGCGTCCGGTAAGAAAGGTCGGGAAGCTCAGAAAAAGGACAAAGCCAGAAAAGGAAAAGCTGTCGCGGCTGTTAAGACGAGTGATTCCGAACTGAATGGGGAACTCAACCAGGAAGACCGGGATCAGGTGTCGGTGATCCTGACGGAGTTCATTGCCTCTATCGACGTGAGCCTGCCACGCCCAGAAGTGGATAAAGCTTCTGAGAAACGCCGGACCATGGTCGAGAACCAGGTAACCGAAATCCAACAGAAAGTGGATGCATTCTTCCCGGATAATGCGATTCGCATGATTCTGCCTACCCTGGATCAGGAAGGGTATGATTCCTTCCGTGAGGATATTCGCCGTAAGCTGTTGCGTGATTGGATGATCAAACACAACATGGCTGATGACATCCTGCCGTTTATCAGTGCGGATGATGAAACGCGGATGGAGGAGTTCTTCCAGGCGATCAACGATTTCGATGAAACCATGGCCACCGCGATGTTGGATTACGTTTCCAACAAGAACACCATCGCGAAGAAGTTTAAGCCGAAGGTGGACAAGCTCACCCCAACGGAGCCAGTGCCGGATGAAAACGCGGATGACGCCGCACTACCGGCAGATGACAACAATGAAGGTGACCTCAACTTCGATGAGGGTGCATTGAATGAGGGTGACAACGCCGATGAGAACAATCCGGACGATACTCCGCCAGCCGATGACGTGGATGACGAGAACACCGACGGGGAGAATGAAGAGGATGATGAAAACAAAGCGCCAGGAGGCGGCACCATCGTGTAGTTGAAAGCAAAAAAAAATAACCATCGCTGAGGAGGAGCCAATGGCTCCTCCTCTTTAATGCGTGGCTTATTTTCCGTGATATCCGTTATAAAGATCAACACCACCAACTACAATGCCACCGAAACCGATCGCCCGGATCAGTGAACTGCTTGACGTTGCCAGACCTGCACTCACGGCGATAGTTACCGCCGCGCTGCACATCTTTTTAGTGTCCGATTCCTCTTTCAGGAATTTTGGTTTGTTACCCAGATCGAAGTTTACGCTACCTGCCATGATTATGTTCCTCGTTTGCCTAAGAGATAGCCGAGCCCTGCCACGCCCACCGTCAATGCCGGGAGCACATGTTGCAGCAGGACTTCAGCATTAACGTGTTGGTATTTATCCAACATGACCTGGTCTTCCAGCACCAGTCGGGTGAGTTCTGTTTCACTGCGTTTGTTGATTTGATTTGCCATGAATGCGCTGGTTGCGACATTGACGACGTGTGCGGCGGCCCGCCAATGACCGCTGGTTGTTTGTTCAATCACAATCGCATTGGACGTCCCAGCGGCAGTCACTGTCAGATATCCAATGTTTCTTGCATTCCCTGCATTCTTTTTGGCTTGTTCCTTAACCGCTTTTGGGACGTTGTGCTTATCGAACTGTAGCTGTCCACTCATATTTCTTCCTCCACTCCCAGGACTTCCGCTAAGTCGGGTTTACCTGACAGCATCAGATAGGCTTTAGCCATCCCCACACCCCAGATTGGTAGAGTGCTGGCAAAGCCAAGTTGCCAATACAGCGCAGGGTCAAACGCTTCGGCATCCGGTTGGTCGCCGATGTGTTGGATGACATTCCCCATGTGGTTGACGAAGTACCCACCCACAACACAGCTTGCCAGCATCAGGCCGCGTGTAACCGGGCTAGGGCACTTCGCAGCACTGTAAGCACCCAACCCCACCGTCAGCATGCCACCGATCTTTACAACGTTACCCAGGCGGCGATGTTGCTGTTGCACGCTGGGTTGGTTATCTTTATCAAACTGTACGTTCCCGGCCATTAGATCTCATCCACGTTGTTGGTTTCGATGATGGTGACGTTGTCCGCTTCTACAACCACACCGTCTTTGGTAGCATGGCGGATCACCGCAGCGACCGCAGCACAACCCGCACCTGCACCGACACCCAGACCAAAGCCATAAGCAAAGTTCGTTACAGGTGAGGATTTCAGAGAAGCAGGCAGATCTTTCTCATCGGTACCGGCAGCGATCATGTCAACCAGTGCGCCGACTTCACCTTTGAAACGCAACATCATACCCGCCATAGAACCACCGGCGATGATGTTCAGGGTGGTGAAAGTGTGTGATGCGTAGCGACCGACTTTGTTCTCAATGGTGTTACCCAGAGCATAACCCAGTGCACCACCGACCACAGTACCGGCGATCAGACCCAGACCGTTGTTACGGACAGCTTTAGAACCAGTTGCTACGTTGTTGTTTGCGTCAAAGTTTACGTTACCAGCCATGATGATACCTCATTAGTTTTAAAGGAAAGAGCACTATTGCTCTATGTCACAATGGTTATATAGACTTGAAACCGCCTGTAATCTAAAAATTAAAAGTGCGTTAAAAAGAGGAGAGCCGAAGCTCTCCTCAATTGGGGGATTAACGACGTGCCAGAATCAGTACATCATCAGCCATCACCGTTTCGTGTCCTGTGAAGCTAAAGCCATCAGCAGTGATGAAACGGATATTGAAGAACACACCATCAGCCAGCTGCTTGGTGGTGCGGGCCATTGATGAATACAACATCTTCAGGGTGTTTGGATACGCAGACTGCTTCATCACAATCTGGTCACCCGGCGCAGAATCCACATCAACACCAAAGGCATCCGCTTTCAAACCGCTGCGGATAATCAGGTGGTGTTCCACAGAGAACACGGCGTTCGCCATGATCTCCAGGGCTGAATCGTATTCTGCTTTCGCAATACGGCTCAGGAAGATCTTGCGCAGACGTTCTGTCTGAGCTGCACTCGCCACAATCCGACTACGGGACAGCAACTCATCACAGTGGGTTTGCAGCAGCTTAAGCGCATCAGGGTCTTTGCGGTTCAGGTATTCACACAGTTCAACGAATTCGCCAGCAAAGGAATACTCCAGTGCCAGTTTACCTTCGTAGGCCAGGTCATACGTCAGGAAGTCGTTGACCACGCGCAGCAGGTGTTTATCCAGTTTGCTGTAGACATCATGATGAATCGCTCCTTCCAGTTCAATGAAGCGCAGAGCAAAGTCAAGATAGTTTTTGAATTGGTCCTCGCTACCTTGAGTCAGGAACGATACTTTGTGCAGGAAGTCGTCAGCGTCACCGGCGATGTGCAGCAGGTCCGCTTTCTCCAGGGTGTACTCCACGTTAACACCTGCGGTACCCTGGGCTTTGATTTCCTTCACGGCTTTGTGGCTGCGTGCCAACGCCCGCACAGTCAGTTCAGCATCGCTGAACCCAGTGATTAACTGCTCATCAACCAGCGACTGGATTTTATTCGTGTCGGCGGTTTCTTTCAGGTATTCACTGTTCACCCGCTTTGGCTTGTCGCCTTCTGCTTTGATGATCGCATCCGACAGGAAAATCGGCTGGGTCAAACGCAGGGGTTCGTCAAACTCTTCAGCGGTCTGTGTGGTTCCCAGCAGTTCAGCCGGGTTGTGGTTAAAACGTTCCATCGGAATATCCACCAAACGTTGGGTGAGCGTGCCGTCAGTGTTACGACGGTACAAACGGGTGCCTTTCAGCGGGAGGGTGAGGTTAAACGGTTGTGCTGCATTACGCGGTGCTTTGGCAAACACCTCCTGCCAGTTGTCCGGGTTCGACAGATACCAACCATCCTTGATATGACGATCACCCTGCTCTGTCTCCACCTCCTGTTGGGGTTTTGCCGCCGGGGTATGAGCCGCTTGCATTTTGCTGGCGCTCTGCACAACATGATCAGGTGCCGGTTGCAGATCACGCCCGCTGTAATCAAAGGCATCCGCATCGTTCTCATCCATGCCCAGGGTCCAATCCCACAGGTCAGACGCGGTTTCCTCCTGATACGGTTTGGCTTCCATATCCTGAATCAGGTTGTCGGAGTTAAACTCGTCATACACCCCGTGGTCTTTATGGCTGGAGGTTTTCTTTTCACCCCAGTCAAACAGATCCGGTGCGGCGCCGTTGTCATTGGCTTGAATGGTGGTGTCGGATGGGCGGCGGTTACCCAGCGCTTTTTCCGAATCCTGAAACAGACTGTCAATTACACTTGTCTTCACGTTCAATCCCCGTGACGGCGAGTCCATACCTGCACCCAGCGCCACATTATCAAAGTAAAGTTCGCTCACACTGCGTGTACGCTGCGTAGCGGGTTCAACACCACCCCAGCCGTTGTCGCTGTTACCGTTACCGCCAACACCCCACATCAGGTCGCTGGACGAACGCTGGTTGTTCATCGCGACGCCAGCATGGCCGTTACCGCTTCCGCCTTGCAGCTGAAGGTTCATGGTGATCCCGAGGTTATTGCGTTGCACCACCGCATCCATCTTTTGTTGCAGTTTGGCTGCACGGTTGACGAAGTAACGGTATGCATCACCAGAGATCTGGAATTGCAGGTTAGACTGGTTGGGTTGTTTCAATTCCTGAATCGCATGGATATCCAGCACATCTGTGACACACATGGCCAGCAGACGAGCACGGTCAATACCCGGTTCCATTGACAGACCGAACTCGACAAACAAGCCGGTGAACGTCAGGATGTTACGGATGTAGGCTTCGTTATTACGGGCTTTGTTGTACACCAGCGCGCCCAGCGCATTGACGTTAGCCAATTCGTTAAGGCGGGCAGTAACGACTTTGAAGGCATTATCCTGAAACGCTTTGTCATCCAACAAACGGGTTGGGGTGTTCGGTTGGGACCAGATGCTACCAGCGCTATAGTTATTAGTCATAAGAGTAAACTCAATGGAAGTTGGAAGAATGCTTAAGTGTTGGGTGATTTACGGTTGCGCAGGTTATGTTGAACCCAGCCCATAAATTTCACCAGATGAGGTTTGCGGACGATCTGATTATCTTCATTTAACCGCAACATGAAATTCAACCGTGAACGACCAGTTGGATCAGGCTTGGGTAGGAATAAGAAACTGCCTGCTTCAACAATACTCGCATCCGCGATCTTAGTCGGGTCGGTGAATATGTTGTCATGCCCTGCGGTATTACGACGAACAGCAGCGGTCTGAAGCAATACGTTACCGGAGATCTTGGTAAGCACATTGTCACCCGCGTAAGTAATCGGGTTAAGACCAGCAAAATCTTTCTTTACTTTGTGGAACGAATCGATACCGATGTTTTTGAATTGTTCAAGCACCTTGTTCATGGTCAGGGTGGAGTTGTTCTGAAGATTAAACGAGAAATAGAAAATACTCTCAGATATGCTGCTCAGGATATAACGCAGGATATTGATTTCTTTGTCATAGATCGACGCCTTGTTGGTTTCCGCGACAATCGTACTCATGTGAATCATCAGGTGAGCAAACAGGTCCAGCAGGTTTTCACACGGGATGTTTTCCCGTTTTAACCGGCGCTTGCTGCGCTCGTCCATATAACGCATAACCGAATAGAAGTGGGGTTCCATATCGTTCAGGACTTTGTTGCGGGGAATAGAACGTTTCAGATAGCAACGCCCCACGATCACACGCCAGGAATACGGCGAGGCAATGGTTTCCACATCAAAGTTCTCCGGCTGGGTATCCGCAGCAAACAGGAACGCACCCGCCAGGTGAACCGCAAGTTGTGGAGGCGTGGTGGTTTCTGGATCTTTACTACGCACCGCAATCGCGATGTCCGGCGAACTCCATTGTCCTTTTGGAATACGGCACTTCTTGTTCATCATCCCCGATACGGTATAGACAGCCCAGCGGTCATCTTTACTGTATTGACTGAGGATGTTGTCAACTTCACCGAAGGCAACTTCACACTTGGTGTAGTGGTCAAACGCTTTCTCCACACCCATCACGCCAAAGATATAGCTTCCAAGCGTTGCTTTGGTTACCAGGCTTGACATCTCTTTACGGGCCGAGGTGGGTTTATACAACTCGGTGGCCGGGATGTTCATGTTCATCGGGTGGTAATACGGTTGCCCGAATTGGTCCAGGGTCACCTGACGGAAATAGAAGTTCTCATGGTTAATGGTGAACTTCACGCCGCTGAGCTGGCAGAATATGCCATTCTTGCGGGTGACCGATAAACCGGAGTCTATCAATACCGGTGTGATTTGGTTCAGGCTGCCGCGCAAATAAATCAGCCCGTGAATATCGCAGTACGGTAAAAACAGATAGATCTCCGGTAAAGGCTCGCCACGGAATTCAAAGAAGAACTTCACCAGGAACAAGTCGCTCCGGGCTGTCTCGTACGCCTTTGTCTTCTGGGTGATAACCCGGTACATTTCCTCAGGTCCACAAATCTGATGGCGGATGTATTTCAAGTCCTCGTTCGCCGAGATCGAACTCACTGCGGTACGGAACATATCCACCACCTCACGCTCCACATACTGCAACTCACGGTGAACAAACCCGTCGGTTAACCGTTTGTTGAAAGTGGGTAGCCGTGCTTTAACTTTGTTGGACGTGTATTTGTTCATTGTTACTCACAATAAGGTATGTAATAACCCAACACACTGTTTCAGGAACCCGCCAGGGCCACCCAAAAGAGAGCGCATCACTTTCCCGTGTTCCTTATCACAGTTTGCACGCACGGAGGACAATTCGTTGAGCAGGTCTTTGTGGCGCTCGCTCTCTTGTTTGAGTAGCTCCACATCCTTTTGGGTTTTACGTGCGACTTGCTCACCGGACAGCTTCAGGGTCAACTCACTGATTTTGTCATCCCGTTGGTTGATGTCTTTCCGATGGCGATCAGTAAGGTCATCGACTTTTCTGGCATGTGTCCTCCTTTCATCATTGATGGTTTGAGTAAGTTCAGCGTTCTGGGTTTCCAGTACGCCGATCTTCTTGCGCTGGTCACGTAATTCACGGGTATTGCCCTTGGCGATCGCAGCCTCGCGACTACGATACAAACCATGAACATCGCCAGTGTCGTCCGCCAACAGTTCATCCATATTAATGAACGTGATTTGTTCAGTTTTAGTTACGCCTGGCTTTATGTTAATGAAATAACAGCCATCAGTTGGATACGCCGTGCTAACACCGGCCGGGGTTAGCTCAACCACCTCGTTATTCAGCGAGATGAATCTTCGGTCCAGCCGTCGCTGGGAATCCACCAAAACCACACCTTTACATACACTTAACTGCGCCTGCTCCTCGATAATCTCCGCTAACACTCTTTCCTTTATAGCACCGATAGACTCACGGTGTGGACTGTCAAACTTACTGGGGTCAATACAGATCTCCATGTCCAGAAAATCAATGTACAAACTCCCACCTGCATTGTTCAACATCTCCCGGTCTATTTTCAGTTCGACGTGGATCTCTTTACCGGTTCCCAACCAACCGCCTGGCTTTACACCGTCACAGGCATCCAGGATCAACCGAATCAGGTTCTTGTTGACTTCTGAGGAACCGAGTTCCGAAGTCAGGTAGAACAACACGTCATTACTCATCACCACTTCATACACCACCCGCACGTATTCCTTGCGCGAGGTGTGATTCACCGGCGTGGGCAGTCGGTAGTTTACGCCTGCACGGGTTTTCACCACCACAGGGGTATTCATCTTGGAATCGATACGGTAACTGAATCCCAGACTGGCTTCTCCGACACTGATTGACCGACGACGCACATTGTTATTTAAATTCATGAGTGGCCACTCTCTTAACTAAAGACATCGTCATTACATAACACGTAGGTAATATAGGTCTGTGAATATTTAAGAGGCCAAAACAAATTGCCTGAAAAGAGAGAGCCCGAAGGCTCTCTCATAATCAGTCATTGGTATCAGTTCAATGACAATCGGGCTTACGCCTGATCAGACACAGCTGCGTCAGAAGCGTTCAGACCATCAAGGTTCTGCTTCTGGACAACGGTGTTGGTACCAACAGCAGTGTCACGCTCTTCAACGTTGACATTGAGGTTGATGCGACCGGTGTACAGATCCGGCATACCCACGAATTTGATCTTACCCATAACTGGGCAGATTGGAATGTGGATGTTACGCGGCTGTACGATCAGGTCATGAACGTATGGACCACCACGGTTCATCTTGGCTTCGGAAACAACTTCCGGAATCCAAGCGTGCATGCCGAAGGTCAGTGGGTCAACCTGGTTAGACGAGCCACGGCTCAGGGTCACCAGAATGGTACCACGCATTTCGTTCAGGTTAGACACGGCCAGTTCGAAATCGAAGGTCATGCCCATGGTGCGCAGATCGCCGAAGACCTGGATGAACTGTGCGATATAGTTATCGGCAACAGCACACACTTTGATCTTCTCGCCCGGGTGCAGGAAGTTCATCGCAACACCGTAACCAGACAGTGCGTTCAGCTTGTAAGCCAGTTCGCGAATGGTGTTGGTGATAGATGCGGTGATGTCCGCGCCACGGTCAGACGAGCTGACAGAGCTGGTGATGTCGGCGAAGTTCACTTCGATCTCGATCGCAGTTGGATCGACGAAGTAAGTACCCACACCTTCCAGTGCGTTATCTTCGAAATCACGAGCAGCGTAGTTCTGGAAGGACTTGATCTGCTCGAAGTAATCCAGAGCACGATACAGGGCCAGCGCAGAGTTACGCAGGTAGGTTGCGTTCGCCAGGGTTTCAACCGCGATGCCGGAAACCGGACCGAAGCTGTCAACACCAGGTTTGATCGCAGAGATCGGCTCACCGATACGGGTCAGGTACATACGAGACACGTTTTTGATGTCTACGCGCTTACCACGTTGGGCCAGGTTGCTGTTACGCACACGCAGGTCCAGATCGTAACCGATGAATTCGAACTTCAGCGCTTTGATCGCATCGTTCACAGAACCGGTAGTGGTGTCAAGGTCGTTACCGTTCGAGTCACGCACACGCGCCACTTTCGCAGAAGAACCGTTAACAGTCAGACCGTACATCGCGCCTTCTACGTTCACTTCGCCGTTCAGGCTGAAACGCAGGTAAGGGATGTTGCCGTTGGCAGTCAGGTCGTTCAGCACAGTGACGTTAGTACCGTCTGGCTGCTTAGCCTGATCCATTGGCAGTGCGCCGATGGTCATGTTCAGCGTCATACGACGATGATCGCCTTCAACCGCCTGCTGGAATGCGTTCAGCTGGATGGCAGAAGTTTTGAACTTGATGACGTCGCTCTCGTTACCTTTGGTAACTTTGAAGTACGCGTTCACGACTTTGATGTCAGCGTCGATGACGTAAGTGCCGTCAACGATACCTTTACCAACCAGACCCGGAGTTGCGCTCAGGCCGATGATGTCGATCCACTCGCCAGCACGCAGAGGTGCAGTCGGGATAGACTCGTCACGGATTGGACGGTTAACAGCTGGAACCAGGGCGGTATCAACGAAGTAATCGTCGGTAGAGCCATCAGGTTTTTTCCACGGTACCAGTGTGGTAGCGTCAGTGATCAGCAGCTTGCCGTTACGACCAGCGTCGATCAGGCGACGACGTTTCCAGTTCACTGGGGTACCGCCAGTGTGCTCGATGTAATCTTCCAGCACAGGGATCGGAATGTTGAACTTCACGCCAACGTCAGATGCTTCCAGGGTGGTAGTTGGGAACAGCAGTTCCGCAGCCGCATCCTGTTTAGTTGCACGCAGGTTGTACGCAATGGAGTACTCGGTGTTTGGTCGCAGCTGCTGAGCTTCATCAAACGCTTCCAGACCTGCGGCATACTGCACGCCAGTTACCGGACGACCAGACAGACGACCAACCAGGGTCACTGCGTCTTTCGTACCAGAAGCGGCTTCTGAGTGTTTCATCAGCGCTTTGGCATAACCGCCGATATCTTCGCAAGCCGCAGCAATAGTTGCAGCAGCGCGAACACCTGGGTGGTTTTCGTCGAAGCTTACGTCGTCTTTCGCGATCACACCAGTTGATTTACCGAAAGCAACCAGCATTTTACCAGCGTTATCACGTACGCCACTCAACGCTTGAGTCTGTTGATCATCCAGCGACTCCAGGCCGAAATGCTTGACCGCATCCGGGAGAGCACCGAAACGTTTGTTAGAAATCTCGGCCTGAACTTTACCGAGCATGCTGTCCCAAGCTTTGGAACCGGAGTTGATTAATGGCATGGGTGTATCCCTTATGAATAAAGTTTAAAACTGTATATATACAAGTTTCGTAACGTACGTTTAAAGTTACATACTATTGCTGAGCTGTACGCAGCCACGTCTCTAGCATATCACTCACGGCATTACGGTCGCTGGAATCTGAGAAAGGGTACGGGATGGCACGATACATCCCCGCAAGTACTTCGTCAGATAATTGGTAAAGAAAGTTTTCAGGTTGCGGTTTCACAGCTTCATCAATGAAGATTACAATGAAACCGTCGGAGACGTTTTTCACATTGTAACTATAGAATGCAGATACAACGCTTTCGCCCAGCACCAGCTGATTATAGTCACGGCCATAGGCGGTGCGGAAGTCCGCAATCGACTGTTTGTGCTCTTCCAGGAATTTGGCCCAGTTCGGGGTGGCAAAGCTGTTTACCACGGCGGGGAACACGACGTCTGTGCCAGACACTTGCAGTACATGCGAAAGTGCTCCTGTCACATTATTACCATCAGGGATTGTGGACCCCGGCATATTAGCAAGGTAATAAGAAAAAACATCGTTCAGTGATAATACAGTCAACAACTCATACGGGTCTTCCAACACCGACAAGTTATTCACTGATTTTAACCACAGTGACAGCTTGTACGGTACGACTGCCAGTTTTAACTTCATAAAAATAGATCCTCGCCGGGAGTAGAAATGGATAGTACATTAGTCCTCATTAAGATTATCACGCTGTTATACCAAGAATCCCAGATCGGAGAAGGGAACAACGGTAACCGAGATTATGTACTGGATTTAATCGAGACATTGCCACTGCCTAACGATTCGATAGGCAACGAGAATATGAATTCTGTTCACATAGCATTGCGACGTACCATTCGCTGGATGTGTGAAGCCAAAGTTGATGAACCGATCGAACGCACCAACTTGTTACAACGTCTGGCCACCGATTGTGGCGAGAACGGTAAACTGTACGACTCCTTAGAACTGGGCACCGTGATCAACTCCGATGCCGTGCAAACCAAACGTCAGACCTTAGGCTTAATGCGTGAGCTGCGCAAGTGGGATGGTCACCGTAAGCTGCGTGAAGCCATCAAGCGTTTATCGGCACCGATTATCTATCAGTCCGAAGACGTGGACATGGACAGTGCGATTGCCTCCCTGCTCACCGAAATAGAATCACTCAACACCGGTAACGTCAAAGATTACAGTGACCCGGCGGTCGTCGCCGAGATGTCCGTTTCACAAACAGATAAAGTACAGGATCTTTTCAAACAAGCCAAAGAAGAATCGTCAGACAAAGGTGTCCTCAAAACAGGTTGGCAAGGTGTTAACCGGCTGTTAGGTGAAGTCGGGGGTTTCCGTCGGGGTGAATGTATTGTGGTAGGGGCATTACAACACCACAACAAATCCGGGTTCACCATGAACCTGACACGGCAGATCTGTACCCTGAACGTGCCGTACATGCGTGATCCGACTAAGAAGCCGATGATCATGCACATCTCAGCTGAGAACAACCCCACCGATAACATTGTGCTGTGGTGGAAACAGATCATGGCCAATGCCACCGGTCAGGATTTCAACCATGCCGAGGTAGATGAAGAAGAAGCAGCACGTGTGGTCCGTGAAGAGTTCTCGAAGATGGGTTACGAGTTCAACTTCTGCCGTGTTAACCCGTCGATCTTTGGTTACCGTAACCTGTTTGAGCGTATCAAGTATTATGAGTCATTGGGTTATGAAATCCACATGCTCTGTATTGACTACCTCAACATGTTCACCAAAGAAGGTTGTGAGCGTGGGGTAATGGGTCAGGAAACCGTTGACCTGTTCCGCCGTAGTCGTAACTTCTGTTCTGCGCGTGGCATCACGTTCATGACCCCGCATCAGCTGTCGCCGCAAGCTAAGCAGATGTTGCGTCAAGGGCAAGAGGAGGACCTGCTCAAAGAGTGCGTGGGTAAAGGCTATTGGGATGCGTCTTCTAAGGTCGACCATGAGGTTGACGTTGAAATCCTCATCCAAGTACTCCGTGTCGGTGATGAATCTTACCTGTGCATCCAGGGTGGTAAACACCGTACCATTTCTGTGACGCCACAGAAAGACAAGTTCTGTGTGTACAAGTTTGAACGTGGGATTGGTATCCTTGATGACATCCACGGTCAGGATATGTCCCGTCGTAGCTACAAGCACAAACCGATGGGTGAAGGTGGCGCAGCAGACTGGAACGGTTTCGACGAAGATATCTAATCGGAAACAAAAAAAAATAACACTGATCAGAGGAGAGCCTAATGGCTCTCCTCTTTCAGGCAACTTATAAACCGGTTTGCAGCATGTCGATGATTTCCTGGATCTCATCTTTGTTCAAGACCAGATACAACTCATCTTCATCAAACACACCGTCACGACCACCACAACCAATGTCTAACGGTACCTCCGCAGAGATCCCTTCTTGCCGCGCTTGCAAAGCGGCCTGCTCTAAACGGTAGCCATGATAGTGGTCGTCGTCCGAATCCAGATCCAATACTTCACCGTAGTAGAAGTCATTGCCGTTGGGGGTAGTTTCTCCTTTACGCTCCAGGTTGGTGATGACACCGACACTCTCTTCATCGTGACGAGCAAAGAACGTACCGACCGGGAGTTTCAGGAATTCTTTTCTGTTGTACACTTTCATGTTCTGTGTTCCTACTTTTCAAATTCAGTTAAAAACCAGAGTCCGGAGACTCTGGTGTATTAAGGGGTTTCTATCACTGGAAGTTAATCGACTGCGTGTTCATCACGTTCGTACGGGTCTTCGCCTTCGGCAAACAGCATGACATTAAAATGAATGGCATACTTGTACGTTGACTCAGGATTATCAGACTTGCTTGTATAACACTTCACTACCCGAGCATTTTCAAAGCCATCGGTGGTATAGTCCGGGAACTCGGGATCGTTGTGGCGAACTTCTAACGTCACATAACTGGTTGCTACGTTATTGATCACCACCTGAACTTGACCATTACCCAAACCTTTAATTAAGTTTGAGTCTTTCATGGTCAGGTAATCATGGAGATGGTCCCAGACCTGTTGCCATTTAAAAGAACCTTCTTCTTTGCACTTAGCGTGGTATGCATCCAACAATGCTTTATTAATTACTTTACTCATTACTACCTCTCTTATTAGAATTATTCGAATGTTAACAACACCGCCATGTAATACTTGTACGGCTTGGCGGGGTCATTGGTTTTGCTGTTATCTTCAAAGCTGGTAACGGTAATCGTCACCTGTTCAAAGTACTGCTGCAACTGACGATGGAACTCATCAGAATGCATTGCTGACTGGATAATCTGTGGGTTGTTGAACAGCAACCCAAACTCCAGAAAGTCTTCTCCGGTGCGCCGTGGACTGAACTGCGCATCCATGTACTTACGCGTCTGCATTGGCTTCAAGCCCCGCACACGGTTAACTACATACGACCACGCCATGTCCCAGGCGAACGGGGAATTACGGTTGAAATGGAAGGCACTGACTTCAGAACGACTGAGCTTGGGTACTTCCACCCCTGCTTCGAGTTCAGCCACCCACTCCTTCATCTCTTTCTCTTTCACGTTGCTACCCTCTTTTTACAATTGCCTGAAAAAGAGCCTACCGCGTCAGCAGCAGGCTCCGTCTAAGCATGGACTTAGAAATAGGTTGGTACGGGCGCGGCGTTACGGTCTTCGACATTGCTGTCTTTATAGGCAAAGTGATATTCCGTCCAGGTTTGGCCGTGGGACATATACGTCATGTCACGCAGCGGGCTGTGGTTGTACGCCGCGAACAAGTCGCTTTGTGACTCCCGGATGACATCCATCATCAGTTCCCAGTCGCCGTGGCTGTTGGCGTTTAAGAACAGTTTGACTTCGGTGGCATTGATGTAGATATTGCCACGAACCGTGGAGACAGGCGCAGTGGGTTGCATACGTGATGCTTCGCCGCCAAACAATACCATCTGATCCCGCATGTTGATCATGGGGTCCGTGGTCATCCACTGGATAGCTGCCAGCAGATCCTGTTTGATACGGGCTTTATGCTCGTTTACGTTTTTCATACAAGGTATCCTTTATTTCGGAATGTTAATATTAGAATTATGCTGTGTTGGTGGAAGCATCGCTAAGCGACACCTCCAGCCAGAACGTGATCAATGTATCATCGTCTATATAATTAGACGAAACGCCAAATGATCTCTTGTTCGGCGTCTTTGATGAGATCCCGAAGTTGCTTCAGGTTGCGCAGAGGAACACTCAATGTCGGGTACGGGGCAAGGAACATCGGCCAGTTACCCACCTGACCAATCGACACGCTCTCCGGGGTTGGGCGTGTGTAAATCATGGCCACGGGTGTGTGGCCCACTTTAATAACACCTTCCCGCTCCGCCATGTTGAAGTTGCAGGTGATATCCCCGAACATCAATGCAGAGGGTTGGTACAAACCTTCCATGGCGAGTTTGGCGGCGAGTTCAAGGTACATACCAATCTGGTGGTTATGCGAGTTGTAACCGCGAGGCGCGGTGAGGATAGTGAAATCCCCGGTTTCCACATTTTTGACAACAGCGAAGTTTAACATGCTCATGATCGACACCTGACTATTTGTTGTATTCGTAAATATCCATCAGACACTTACCAGCAACGTAGTGTGCCTGCCACGGGATGTTCTGAGAACCTTCCATGATCTCACGGTTGTCACGGTAGTGTTTGGCCACCGGATCGTGGTTGGTGAGGTCCAGGTGTTTGCTTGGCGCAAAGACCACCAGGATCTTTTTACCCACCCGGAACAGCTCACGCGACACCGTGCCGTCGACCTGGGTGATCTGGCGGATTTCCTTGGTAGGTAACCGGCCTTCTTCATCCCCGTAGCGTTGCTCGACGATCTCCAGCAACCGCGGGTCGGGCACGCACTGCATTTTAATGTTAATCACTTTGACTCTCCCTGAACCGCAAGAGGACGACCGTCCAGTGCAACACACTGTGTGTCGCTAATACAGAACCCTTCGTCACGTGGTGCATCATAACTGGCATGTGCTTCGGTGCATAACAAACTAACAATCGACACCGCGAGCGCGATAATATTGCCTTTCATACCAATCCTCTTCAAACATTGTTAAACCACTTGTGAGCAGGTATTCAACGCGGAGGGAATAATCCACCCCGTCGTGATCCTGAAGTAAATATTTTGCTTCGCGAACGAAGGCACGCACATGCGAAAGCTTATCCTTAATAATGCCTTCCGAAATGCACGCTTTGAGCAAAATGACAATCCATGCCGGCCCAATCTGGAATGCTTCTTTGGAACACACTAAATCATTGAGTATTAACAACGTGTACTTATCGCGTACACGTTCGTCGAGTTCGTCAAGATTACCCACCTCAAGGAGGGCCTTTTGCAGATGGTTGATATTACCGACCACCTGATCAAAATATAATTTGTTCATGAAACCCTCATTAGAAATATGTCGATAACATTGGAAAAGGTTTAACTGCTTACACCACGGTAATATAGGTGTAATGGAAACTGGAGGTTAAATTCCCTCTGCCCCCAGTTAACCCGATTACGTGGCGTCCTCGTTTTCCAAAAACAAGGTAAGGCCCGTGTCTATATGAAAGACACTGTCGACCTTGGAGCCGTTATCGATTTGTTCGTGGGTTTCCATTCGAATCACAACGCCATACCGCATCGCAATGGTGTCACCTTTGGAATAAATGTAGCGCACCGGGGTTCCTGGCTTCACCAGACTTGGGTCGGAGTTCTGCCAGTTGGCTTGCAGGAACGCCCCGTCGGCTAATGCATTGCGTTGCATGATGCGATAGATGTTGTTGGTGACGGTTTCCTCTACAGGGGCATAGTCTACCCCGGTCTGGCGGTCTACCGTTTTAAACTCACGCACCGACTCACTGCGCACCTTTAACGTTTTCCCCCGGTCCTGAATAACCCCGGTATCACCGGCCACAGAATCTGAGGTAATAACCCTGGCCCCGTTCCCTCGGTTGTAGTGGGTGTTGTTGGAGGTGTCGATGTACTTCCCTTCACCCGTCACCAGAATCGTCAACTGGCCGTCGTTGAGTTCATACGTGGTTTCCAGCGTCGGGAGCAGCTTCGGAGGCACACGCACAATGGTAATCCCGTCACTGACCTTGTTGAACCGGCGAGTGTGTAACAGCGGCCAGATAAACCACTTGTTGTCCCGGAAGAACGACCCGACCCCGGTGTAGTACAATCCCACCCCATTACGTTCATGGTGCTGCAAGTAGCCTGGCAGGTCGTACAACTTGATCGGCTGGATCACATACTGGTTGTACAGGGTCTGATTATCAAACGGGTAGATCTCCATGCCCTGGAAGCTATCGGCTCCGTTCAACCCAAGCTCCAACATCTTACTCCCCATCAGGGTGTTGACCAGGTTCTCCGGTGTGGTGGCCTGGTAGTTCCCACTGATTTCCACGACCCGCATTTTCTCCACCGCCGGCTCCATCAGCTGGATATTGATTTCCTCCAGCCGTTGGGTGTTCAATGCGGTTTCGTTTCCCTCGCTGAGGTCGTTCCCCTCCACGTGCTTGTCCCCGTATCCCTGGATCACTGCCCGCCATTTCTTGAGTTTCACTTTCCCCCGCCGTGTGGTGTACTGATACACCATCACGTCATCCTTGTTAGGTAACAGCTTTGACTGGTAAGTCCCACCCGGCATCAATAGCCGGATGTTCTCCACCGAGGTCATTTTGTTCTGGTAGTCCTCTAAGGAATACCGGGCTGTTACGCTCAACACCGGGATTGTGTCACCGCTTCCCAACACCAACTCAACCCGCTCCTTCACCAACTTGGGGGTGACAGTTTTCCCAATACGTACCGCATCTTTCATAATGGAACTGATCGCAACCATTAATCGTCCTCCCGCTGCACCCGGCGAATGCGGTTAGAGAACAAGTCCGTCATGGGTTGGTACTGTTCCACTTTGCGTTTGGTCGGGGTGGCTGTTTGTGCCACCGGTGTTTCCCGCGCAATGTTGATACGACGTACACGGCGGCGAGCACGCACGAACTGCTCATCGTTTTCATCCAGCGCGGTATCGGGTCGCATGGCTTTTACCAAACGGGCATTAGCAAAGGCCCACTCGGCCAGCTTATCAAGCTGCTCAAAGAACTCCAGCGGCGGTGTACGGGCGTTGGGGTGATTCTGAATGATGTCAGCCCACAGACTGATATACTCACGCACCACGTCATACAACGGAATGGCGTCCTTATACAGGTCACACAGTTCCAGGTCGCGGGCTTCACTGATGCGGTCGATGATCGCCACCATTTGCATGATGGTCAGTCCCTTACGGACTTTGGTCTGGTCAATAAGACTGTCCAGCTCCACATTGCCGCTGCCATACATCCCGGTGAGGCGGATGTCATCTTCAGTATACAGGTACATCGGGGCAACGCCGCACAGGTACGTGCGGCTCTCCACAATGTTGTACAACACCTGTAACCGATCAATTTTCTTTTGATCCATGGGTTGTCCTTACGGCATGACCGCATTGTTCTGGTAACTGGCGGCTTCTGCCAGGGTGATCAGTAACGGACCGTAGTAGAACTGTGCCGTGGCAGTCAGGTCATAGTAACGGGCCAGCAACATCTGCACCTTGTCATGGTCCAGTGGTCGGTTGTGAATCAAGTCCCACACCTGCGCTTCCAGAATCGACATCTCTGACAACTGGCCGTTATAAAACGCAGCGGTCAGGACGTAGTAGTCTTTCACCGACAACGTGGCAGGGAACAGCAGACGAGTGTCGCCCCCGTCCACGATCATGTACATGGGTTGGTACAAGTCGTCATACAGGTTGCCGTCCACCGGGGTGGTAACAACAGGAGGGGGGTTTACCCCAGGAATCACCGCGGTTGGGGCGGGGTTAAGTTTGATGGGTTGCAACAGGTCATCGAAACTTTCGATTTCCGGGTCCAAGGCGGTCGGGTCGATGGCTTCATACACCACCTTCATTTTCACCTTGTCATTGTGAACCACTTTCTCGTAGTAACGAATGCGGTAACCCGGAATGGCTTGTGGGGCATATCCCCGCGGCACCATGGTGGACAGCACATCACCCGGACTGAGTGAATACGGGGTCCCGACATCGGTGTGCAGTTCATTCACCCCGGTCAGGATGTCTGCAAACACAAAGACATAATCCCGACTGGCCTGGCGTACCACGTTTTCAAACTTCGAATTGGCAATGGAGTTAAACAACCCACTGCTCTGGTATGACTTCCGACCAGCAATCCCCATCGAGCGCAACGCATAACGCAACACACGGGCATCACGGCGCATCACCGCATCCCACAGGGTCGCATCATTGTTTCGGCCGAAGTTCCGGTAATCCCCGGTATTCAGCTGACTGATAGGACGACCGTGGGTCTTGATCGAGTAATCGATTGCCTGGTAAACAAAGCTCACCAGGAACGGGTCATACGTCGGGAACGCCTGATTCGGGACAGCCAGGGTTTGCTCTGGATAATAATAGAAATTATCCATGTAATGGAACACCATCGATTCTCGCGCTTCAGACAGCGACTCGCGGCGATTGTATTCATCCTTGCCAATGATCGGGTTACGACCGTATTGCAGGCTCTGGAGGTCATACACGCTGTCTACGATGGTCTTCTTGATCAAATCATCACGCAATGACCGGCTGAGGTAGCTGGTCATCATGTATTCGATACGGTACGCGGTGTCTTTGAACATCGACATCGGTTCCGGCGTACCCCGAATCACAAACACCCCCAGGTTCCCGTCACCGACATCGGTGATAAACATGTCACCGACATTCGGGGCAAATCCGCATGGCAGCATGTACGCTTCGCCGCTGATTTCGGTTTCCCCCTGGTTCGGTATCAGGTTACGGGTCAGTGGTGTTTGGACGCGCAACTCAAAGTTACGAATACGCTGGTACTGCTGATAGGGGGCGAGGTCACCGACCTGCTGCGCAATCGGTTCTTCGTCTTTACCTAACAGTTGCCGGTAATACTCCACCAACCAGGACCGACCCGCCATGTTCGCAACCAGGGTGCGCAGCGGTTTGTACCGTGCATCGGTTAACGTGGAACTGTAGCTGGGTGGTTCAATAGCAGGTTGCTCAACTTTGTTCGTGTGACGATGTTCGTCATCACTGGGAAACTTTGCGATTGCCATTAGTTAGATCTCTTTGCAATAATGCTAAACAACATCCGCGACAACACGAAGTTCAATTCGTAACCGCCAGCCGTGGTGTAGTCCGGGAAATGGTTGATGATCTCGACCCACTGATCCTGACTCACATGTCCATTGGAATCCGGGATCGGCCACCAATCGGTTTTCTCTGCACCGGGATACAACGTTCCAATAATCAGCTGCAACCACCACCCGTGTTCCAACAGGTCATCGATGGCGTCAGCGGTGAGGCCCGCAAGGTTAGTGTCAAGGTTCAACACCAGGCGGTACTCATGTCGCAGGTTCATGTCAAACAAACAGTCCACGTTGGTCGTGACTGGGTCCAGGGTGAGCTTCTCATTGTCAATCGGAATCGTGTTCGAGAACACCTGGATGTGTACAAGGGAGCTGTGTCGCACAAACACCCGGTTACCACAGTGTCGAACATAATCCAGAAACTCTGGGAACAACTGGTAATCCCCGAGGTCGGTCAGGGTCAGGATGGTTTTCTGATTCGTTTCTTCCACGGCCAGCAACGTCTGATACTGCGGCACCAACATCGGGTCTTCACGCGGGATTAACCAACTGTCAAAATACGGCTCCACGTAAAAGCCCGGTGGCACTGACGCTAATGGACCCGCTTTAGGGTGCAAGTGCTTACGCAGGTATTGCATCTGGATGTCATACCCTGGTTCAATCTCGAAGTTGGTCTTGGCTTCCACCGGTAACAACTCACGAGGTAAGAACTGGTTGTGCACCATTAACGGGTATTCCACCGACAGGTTGCTGATGCGGTCGTACTCAAACCGGTACGTAAAGGAATACTCGTAACTGCCGTAAGCTGACGCTTTCACCGGATACGGGGTGCGGGTGAACTCCAGGTTACCAATGATGTTGGCCTGGGTTTCACGAATGGCAAAGAACGGTTCCGTACCGGCCATGTTCGCAATCACCGTCATCTCATCCGTGAAATGATTTTTAAAGTAGGTGTTGATGTCTTCGCCGTACGGTGCCACACGCTCACGCCGTTTCCACACCTCGTCCAGCAAGTAGAGCAGATTCATCGGCAACGGATAGTGGTATTGCACCGTGTGGTTCGGGTTGATGAAATTCCGGTTTAAGATCGATTCCACCCGGTTACGCCAGCGAAGGGCTTCGCTACGAGAATGAAAACGCTTGGTCATACTCACCGTCACAAAGACGTGCGCGTAAATTGGGGCGACATACACTTGGGTTCTCTCGTCGAGAAAAACAGCGGGGTATGCTTTATTCCGGTAGTTAACTTCAAAGCCGGTTTGGGGGGATTCGATTTCCTCGGTGGTAATAAACAGTTTATTGTTCGACGACAGGCGGTTGACTTCGGCGCTGCCTTGGTCATCTATGCTGGCATTGGGGAGGGGGAACGAATCATTGTCACCGTTGTAGACAATCATTTCATTTCCGGTCAACCCCAACCATTTCATTAGCTGGCGGGATACCTCCAGATTCACCGGGCGAGTCACCGACCGATAGACCTCTGGAATATCCACAATGTATCTAGGCATCGGCCTAACTCCTCTGATTCAAACGGACATACGATTCACTCATCCGTTAAAAAAGAGGCCCCTTGCGGAGCCCCTTGATTTAGAACAAGCTACCCCAGTTCGTGTAGTCCAGCACGTCGTCGTTAGTCAACTCTTCCGTGCCGCTTTTAAAGCTGAGCATCATGTAACGTTTGCCGGCTTCCAATACGCTGTAAACGTATTTCTGCAACGCTTCATACTGTTCAGTGAAATAACGGTAGATCTGAAGGGTCTGACGATGGTACTTGGCCTGCAACGCACTGCCACCACTTTCATGGTGTTTCATGTTCATTTCCGTGTTCGCGATATCCGTTTCGAGTTTCTTCATGAAGCCCGACGAGGTACCGTGACTGCCAAAGATATTGACCAGACCCATGATGCCGTTATTGATAGCGCTCATGCTACTGGCCATGTCTTCGACCGAGACTTCCCGCAACCGGGTTTCCCCGCTCTTAGACAGGTACGCACCTTTGGTCTTGTCATCAGGAATCACGAACTCGTATGTTCCCATGAGTTTCGGTCGGAAGCCTAACTCCACGGATGCCTCTGCCAACCCTGCGCTGAGTCCCCGTGTGACGGTTGCTTCGATTTCAGCCAGGTTTGCTTTCCCCTGGTTTTTCTCCGCTTCGAAGATCGTCCCCTGAATATCAAAGTTAACCTTGGTAACCGCGTTCAGTCCTTTTAACCAGGCACCCAGTACACCGTTCATGGTGGTGACCAATGCATTGAGCTCACGACCAAAGGATGCCGGGGTAACCCGTGTCTCACCGGCGGTCAGGTTGACCATCCAGGGTTCCACCGTAATCTGGCGCGGTTGGGAACGTGACATGGTGGCCACGTCTTCCATCCCGGTGCCACTTTTAATGGCTTTGCCGATCTTGGTGATTTTTGCACCCAGTTCGTCAATGCGTTCACCGCGGGATTTAAACACCCCTTTCATTAACGCGATCAGTGCACGCAGGGCTTTCTTGATCCATTCCCAGGTGGCTGCCAAGGCAGACTGAATCCCTTCCAATCCCTCACCCAGCTCTTCCAGCCCCGCATGGTTGCGATACCAGCCTGTGGTCTTGCTGTCTTCACCAAACCGTGCCTGGTAGTTCCCCAGGGCCCGCAAGCCATCCGCCACCCGTAACCGCTGATCGAGGTCATTGAACAACGCCTGAATGGCTTCCATGCCAAACCCGCTCTTTTCCACTTCACTGACAATGCGAGACATAATTAACCTACCTTAACGTAATGCAGCAGCTGCAAAGTCCAGGCCGGCATCTGTCAGGCGCAGCAGGTATTGCAGAGAAGAGTTGACCGTGCGTTTCTGAATACGGGCATACCAGGAGAAGCACGCCATGGTATCCATGTTGGTGCGAGAGCGATCATCCAGGTTGTTTTTCTGGGTGTCGATGGCCTTCTTGAATTCGTTGGTCAAGCTTTCCATGTTCTGGAAGTCTTTCTCAATGTCACTCATGACGGTTTCGCTCACCGAGATCACCTGGTCAATCAACGACCGGTCCACTTTCACCTGACGCTGGGTAATCGATGCTGGCACCCGCACCGCTGCATGGGTAATCAGGAAGTCGTAATCATCAAAGGTTTTCCCGGTGGTAATCACGACGATCTTGTTACCCGGCAACAATGGAGACTGGTAACGGTTCTTCACAATGGTGGTATCGGCACTCACCAATTGACGGAACTTATCCGTGCTGGTTGCCACCAACGACAACATCCCCTCACGGGTAGCCGTGGTCCCAATCGCAGCAAGCTGGGTACCCATTTCGGCATAACCCAGTTTCACGCTTTTGAAGAACGCCAGGCCGTCTTTCAGGTTGGTCACCACCCACGCAGGATTAGTCGCCAGGTTCGTTGACTTCGCCAGTTGCAGGATAGACGCAGGATAAGTGATCACCCCGGTCTTCCCACCCACGCGATTGGCTTTCAACAGTAGCTTGACATACGCCAGACGCTTGCGGGTGCGTGAGATACGGTTGAACAGGAACTCTTTCACGCTTTTGAGGACTTTCACCAACCACTGCCATAGCTCTTTCATTTTCTGTGCAATGGTTGCCCGCAATCCATCCACGGCTTCCATCCCGGTACCCTGGTCAACGTCGGTAACAATATTGACGCTGTTGTCAGGCAGGACGATCGCGGCGGTAGCTTCCATTAATTGACGGAACTCTTCAGAGCGATTGCGGTCTTCTTCAGCTTTGGCTGCAACATCAAAGTCCATGGTCAGGTCTTCGAGGGCAGTCATGCGCCAAGGCATGGTGATGAGTTTGGACAAGCGGTCTTCCATTGAGGTGGCCAGGTTGGTTTCTTCTTCCTGTTCCACGAACGCCTGGTCATCCAACTTGTTTAACTCTTCATCTTCCTTTTCCTCGGTGGGCCACAGGTCGGCCTCGTCGCCAACCACGGTATTATCAATGGCCATAATGGCTCCTTAAACTCCGATGCCTGAAAAGGGTGGGCGTGAGCCCACCCCCAAGGTCAGGAAGATTATGCAGTCGCCGCAGCGCCAGCAGGTTTTTCTTCAGCCGCTTCTTTACCGCCTACCGCAGCGTTCGCATACTCCAGCACAGAACGCGCGTTCGCGATCAGAGCAGAAGACAGTTTCACTGGCAGGACAGAGAAGGAACGAGCGATCGAACCTGGCAGAGACTTCATCGCGTTGAATGCTGCTTTAGCATCCGCAGATGGTTCGCCTGCACCGGTACCGGTCAGAGACGCTTTCAGCTGAGACTCGATGTTGTTGAGTTTCAGTTTAGCGGTGATGTTGTCAACCGCAGTCATCGCACTGTCAACCGAAGTGATCAGGTTTTGCAGCTGCTGTTTGGTTGGTGTGTTGATTTCAGCTGGAACGTTGCTCGCCGCGTTCAGCTTAACCACGCCAGCGCCAGACTGGTTGAATGCAGAGATACGACCTTTGATCGCGTCCATGCCCGCACCAGCCGGTGCATCTTTAACATCAACAACAACGGCAACGCCACCCAGCAGGCCAGTGATCGCATAGCGTTTGAAGCCAGCTTTCGCGCCTTTGGTGACCTGAGTTGCGCCCTGTGGTACTGGGTATTCCAGTGTACGCAGGTGACCCAGGATAACGTCAGCAGCCGTGTCAGAAGACACAGGGGCTTTCAGCGCAGCAGACAGGTTAGAGAAGTTCTTCGCCGCTTCAGTCTGGAAGCTGTCGATCGCTTTGATTACGCGATCTTTGCTGTCAGAGAACGCTTTAGCCACGTCAGCAGGGATCGAACCACCAACAGTGATTTTGCTACCCCAGCCGCCAACCTTGATTTTGTCTTTCAGCTCGCCCGCTTCAACTTTCGCTTTCACAGACGCCGCTTTCGCACGGATGCCTTTGGTGGTGTTGCGCAGTGAGGTGAAGAACTGCACGATACTTGCGAAGATTTTCTTCACGAGTTCCCACGCCTGCTGGCCCCATTTCTTCAGGGTTTCGCCAACCGCTTCCAGGCCAGAGCCCAGCACGATTTTGGCTGTTTCAACATCAGCGATGTCTTCAGTACCCGCGCCCTGACCCAGCTGAGTGTCCACGCCGTAACGACCCAGAGTACGCACCAGGTTCTGTGTGGCGAAGCGCACAGCATGACGATCGAACTTTTCGTTGGACAGCAGATCTTCCAGACCCGCAACCTGCTCTTCCAGATCTTCGCGACGATCTTCGAGGATATCCAGGCTCTGCGTCTGTGTAGCGATTTCCTGCTCGACTTCTTTCAGCTCGGAAGCGGCTTCAGCTACCTGGGCAGAAGCAACAACGTCTTGCACTTCCGCAACAGAGACAGCACCAGCTTCAACTACTGGTACAGCATCGTCCAGGTCTTCCAGGCCGAATGCACCAATCGCCAGTTCAGTTTGTAAATTCATTGTTAACTCCAGAATGTAAAAGATCTTTTACAAGTGTCTATAGAAACTCGTGTACGGAAAAGTACATATAATTAAACGGCTTTACTGCACACTGCAATGACGTCCGTTATAATCTTATCAACATACACCGTCACACGGGGAACGAGCCGGGTGTAGAATGCCACCTCGGGACTGTACAGGTCGAACAACTTATCCGCACGGTTAAACTCACCCGCAGACAGCCATTCACGTTTTTGCAGATTTTTCAATCCGCTGTCGGTCAGCGATTGCCACCGTTTCATAACATTGCCGAAGGCCTGTAACCCGCTGGACAGATCGCGGTAACACGCATTCAACTGCAACGCCACATCACAGAGTGCCAGTAACCCGTTTTTGGAATACTTGGCGGATGCCGCGCTAACATCCAACGTTTTGTTCACCATCCGGTAATCCACCGAATCGTGCACGGTTTCGAAATACCGGACCGCATTACTGACGGTATCCGGGTCATGATCGTTCCAGGTCTTTTGCTGCATCAAGATCGACCGACCACCCGGCAACTGCGGCGAGGTGTAATACGTCAGGCTTTCTTCACGTTTGGTTGCAAAACCTGGCGGATGAGGATATTGCACTCGTACAATGTTCGCCAGACTGCGGGCAAAGGAATCTTCCGTGGTCGCATTGGTCACCTGACGCACGAAGTTATACGCAATGCCGTCATAGCGCTGAACATCGGCCTGGTGTTTGACCAACCCACCGCGCAATGTCTGAAGCAGCGATTTCAGGTCTGATTCAATCCCACCCGGGTCACCGTCCACGGTTAACGTCGACAGCTGTTTGGCAGAGAAGCTGATCTCTTTATCATCTTCCGGCCAGGTGGCTTTGCGGATCTGGTCCTGCAACCGTTTCAGGCGGGTTTCGTTTGCCCCCAACGCATCCAGCAGAGTGTCGTACAAATTGCTGCTGTACTTGGCGATGTTCTCAATCGAGGTTTTAGCCAGCACTTTGATGGTGTTCGTGACGCCCTCTAAGGCTTCAAGTGACGTGGCATAACACTCCACATCCCCGTCAGGGACAACCAACCGCACCACCTTTAATACATCGTCGGTAGGCGGAGCATTCAGATCAACGCTGTCCCGTAACCGGACCACTTTGAATTCCACTTCGCTCAGGTAGTCCAATGCGCGTTGTTGCTCGGAGATCTCCCCCAAGGCTTCCACACCGGCTTCATAGCGGGTTAACGCTTTGGCATCGTACACTTTATCCTGGGCCAACCGTTTGAGTTCACGGATAGCTTCATTCGGGGTGTGGCTGGCCATCAGCAGGATATCAGAGGTTTGACGCACCCCCATGGTTTCTGCTGATTTCTGTAAAGCGATGGACAGCGCTGCTTTCTCCTCGTCGGTCAGCACCGTGGGATCGGGCAGCTCGACAGGGATTTCAAACATGATCCCCTCAAGGCCATGTCCGGGTGCGACTTCAGGTTCTTGTTGACTCATGGTTTATACCTACACAAGAAAGCAGAAAAAGCGGCGAGGTTGCCCCCACCGCTCGGACATAGAATACAGGATCAACCTTTCAGGCCTTTATCCAGGGAAGTCAGGAGATGACCCAGGAAGCGTTGTGCGGCCCAACCGCAGCGTGACAGGACATTGCTGTAGACATTGTCCAGGTACCAGGAGGACTGCTTCACGTAATCCATAATGAGGGTGAGTTGCTGATTAGACATGTTCACCGGGGAGTTCCAGATACGTTCCAACGTCTGGTCGGTGTAACTGATGTAGTAATCAAACCCTTCCTCATCTACGCCCTGTTTAACCATCTCTTCATAGACAGGATTGAAGCGGTCATGCCAGGCCATGAGTTTGGTGGCAACACCCAACCAGGCAGCACAGTTAGCATTGTTGAGTTCAGCGATGTTGTTCCAGTTACCTTGCTCAACCACAATACGGCTGTCTTCCAATGCAAAGATCGCACTGACCAATTGCGCTTCAGGGTCTTTCACAGTGGTAAACTGTTTCAGGTACTGGGTGATGTCCAGCCCGAACATGTTACCCACCCCCGCGGCATCCTTATACCGTTTCCCACCCCGGTAATCACCCACCACCTTCATACCCGAAATCACCGGCAAGCGGATTTCACCCACCTTTTTGTAGATCGGGGCGAGTTGTTCATAACGGGTTGCTCGGGCAAAACTGTCAAAGGTACTGTAGAGGTCGTCACGGGTTTGGTCTGCTGCTTTTAACAACGTGACCGTATAGGCCTCTAAACGCTCCATAGACTGGCTGGCGAGATTCGTGACATAGTCACTGTCATCTTGCGAGAAAATGGAACCTACGGTGTGTGGGAGGTCCAGGGTACGGCAGAACGTGTTACGGTTGTACTTACGCATCACGTTGTCATAGATCCGCTGATGGGTGCGGAACACATTACGAAAGCCGATGTAGAAACTGCGCAGGGCTTCACGTAACTTAACCAGGGTTGCTCTGAAACTTTTGAACAGGGCTTTGACTTTCTCAAACACCATCGCCCGGGCAGACTCCACCCCGCTGACCGTGTCTTGCGGGATATCCAGTGCTTCCAGACCAAAGCTGTAGTTCTCTTTTGCCATGACAAGCAGCACTTCGATGTTATCACGGATTTGACTGGCTTGTTGGTTTGCCAGGTGTTGCAAGCTGTGGAGCTGAAGCTGGGTGTCTCCGAGTTCTTCATTGCCGGTAGCCAGCGCCGTATTCAGTTGTAACTGGGCGAGGTCGATCGGTTGGTCGAAGTCTATGGTTTCCAGCCCCAGCGCCACCATGTCCATTTTCATTGACCGCATGGGGTTATCTCAACAGGGTTAGCAGAAGGGCATAAAATAGGAGAGCCCGCCGCAGCGGACTCCCCAGAGGGTGTTAAGCCGGTTGGTTCTCACCGATCTTGCTACCCACGAGTTCTGGGTAACACGCCAGGCTACGCTCACAGACAGCCAGTGCGGCATTCGCTTCACTGGTGGCATAAGAGATGTAGTCTTTTGGCAGACTGGTCAACGCGTTGGTGTACATGGTGATGAAACCGTACATGGCGTCTTCGATGCTGCCGAGGAAGCGAGCAAACTCCGCGTCAGGCACTTTGGTGTCTTCGCCGCCATCGGTGCCTTTAACCAGTACCTGGCTCACGCCGTAACCACCGTCGTTCACATCCAGGCGTTCCATGAGTTCCGCAAAGATGGTTTTCTTGATGGTGTTGTTTTCCAGTTCCTTCATCAGCGAAACGACTTCTTCCGCGATACGGATGATCTCGGCCGGCTTCAACGTCTTCATGGACAGGTCCATGTTGGTGTTGACACGGTTAGACAGATCCTGGATGCTGTTGCGCGAGTTCGGTACTGCCACGGTCGCGTAATCAAACGCATCCTGGCACGCATTACCGGTTGACTTCGGCAGGTAGGTTTCGGACACAAAGCACTTACCGCCCAGCAGTTCGTAAGACCGGCTGACGTTGACCGTCGGGCCAGACTTCGATTGCTCTTTGGTTTTGCACTCAATGAACTGCACCGGTGCCAGTGAGGTCAACTTTTCGTAATGCTTGTTGGCCTGATCGAAATCCATGCCGGTGAACTTACCGAAGTAAGCCGACACATCATCGATCGATTCGTTCACACGCTTGGTGTGATCCTGGAACACCACTTTTGACAGTTTAGAGATCTTGGAGATCTCGCCTGGGATACCGGTTGCCAGACGACCACCCAGTGACATTTTCACTGCGTGTTTGAATTCCAGTTGGATAGACGAGGTCGACGGCTCACGGCTCACGGTCTTCGCCAGATCCAGTACCGCTTGCGCACGCTTGCTTACCGACTTCGTGGAGACAGTGAATGCTTCCAGGAATTCGGACAGGCTCAGGGTGCTCTGCTTCAGATTGACTTGCAGACGCTCTTTCAGTTTCTTAATGAAACCATCCAGACCTTCCAGGCCATGACCGATCAGGACAGAAGACGGGGCTTCGTCACCAAACGATTCCATGGAACCCATTTTACCGGAGACGTCGTACATGCCACGGGTTGCCTGGCGCACAGCGTTGTACACCGCATGACGAGCCACCGCACGGGTCATTGGTACGTCACGCAGTTCTTCCAGGGCCGCTGCCACGTCATTACTCGCAGACAGGACGCTGAAGTTGGTTGCCGCAGCTTCATCAGCAGTGTCAGAGACAATCTCTGCGTCGATCAGGTCGGCCACGGCATCGTCCGCTTCTGCTGCTGCAACCAGCACGTCGGTTTCTGCTTCGGGCAGGTCAACGACTTCAGCCGGGTTGTCATCAACAACCGGTTCGAGGTCTTCCAGGCCAGAACCCCAAATATTTAGATAACTCATAATTCACTCCGAGTGAGACTATTCGATAATTGGACTTAAACGTTTGACGTCTTCGCTGCGGCCAAACAAAACATATAATGTTTCGGCCACTTTGACGATGCCTTCTTTCTCTACCCAGGTGCGCAACAGTTCTGCGTCGTCGGTCAACTGGATAGATTTGAGCAGGTCGGGTTCAAAGATTGCCGCACGCGCTTCTTCAGAGACAAAGAACGAGTTGCGGTCGTTAAACCCCGGAGTGAACATTTCAGCACGGGTGAACAGCGACATCGAGCGGTCTTTCCCGTTCATCGCCAGCAGGACGTCACGAATGAACATCAACGCCTGACGATTCAGCATCTGGTTATGGGCATTGATCTCCACCCAGTTGCTAATCGGGGACATCAGACGCAGGGCCGATTTCAGCACCGTGCGGTGGTTGGGCCACAACATCTGGGCAGCGGGTTTGGTGTGCAGCTTCTGGACAATCTGTGACACAGCCGGATCACTCGGGATCCGGTTTGCTTCGTGTTCACTGACAAAACCCAGGAAGCCACTGCCAAAGACAGCGACTTTCTTATCAGGCATACCGTTCCTCCACGTCTGCGATTTTCTTACGCAGGGTGATCAGGCGATCTTCATGGTAATCGATGGCTTTGTCGATAGACGCATCACCGGTACCTGAACGTTTGTTGCGCAGACGTTCCAGGTGGAGCTCCACACCCACTGCCGCTTCTTTCGCTGCTTCATACGCCTCGACCAATTTACGGGCTTTGCGCATTTTGTGGTAATAACCCGGGTTGAGGTTATGCAGGGCAAAGTTCATCTGCAACGGATCAATACGGGTGAAGCCAGCGGCGGATGCTGAGAACACCGCGTCATTCGTGTCATCGACGACCACATCCGGTACATCGCGCACAATCGACTGGAACTTGCTCAGCGGACGGGATACCAGACCCAGCAACTGGAAGAAGAAATCCATGGTGTCCACAAGGAACCGGGCTTCTGCCTGGGTCACCAGGCTTTCCAGTTTAACCCGGTCACTGTCTTTATCAGACGCGATCATGGTCAGGATCAGACCCAGGGACGAAGCGTAACGCTCAAAGAAGCGCAGGCCGTCCACATATTGCAGTAACACCGCTTTACGGTAGCTCATGCCTTCTGCGGCATCCAGCGACTTAAAGCTCTTGCCGATTTCATCACGTAACCACTGAATCACGGTGTCCGCACTCACCACGCCGTTGACAATGATTGCCAGGGTGTCGTCAGAGTTGATGCCAATGTAAGTGTTGCGTTGCGCAAAAGACTTCGCACGGGCTGCCACCATCTTCACAAAGTAATTGTTACGGGGCAGGTCCACATCCGTCGCAATCATGTTGTTATAGGTGGCTTCGTTCAGGGCGTTTTCTTTCGCCAGTTCCGCCAGGTCTTCCAGCAAGGCGTTCTTTTCGATCGCATTGCCGACATACCCTTTGAGGTAATCTAAAATACCGCTCATGGGAAGTGTTCCTTATTAAAACGCGCTGCTACGGCTGCCCGCCAGAGCTTTAAAGATTTCCATCAGGTCAGCGTCGTTCGACTTACCGGCTTTACCTTTCAGGGCATTGAAGCTGTAGTTGGCTGGCTGACGATCACCACGGGTGTAGAACGTCACGGTGCCGTAGTCGTTGTCAATCACAACGATCATAGCAGCCGCACAGGAATCAAAGATTTTCTTACGGGTTGCTGCGTTGGCAAATGTGCCACCGATCTCCTGCTCAACACGGCGAGCAGTGGTGTCAGGAATGACAATCACGTTGGCCATGGTGTTCAGAGAAGGGGTGCCCGTTACAAAACCTTTCTTGCGGTTGTTTTCCATGCGGCGCAGTGCTTCTTTATAGAAGCCTGATTTGTCACGGATCAACGTACGCGTCTGGTTTTCAATCAGGTCGGTGGCATCCCACAACTGGGAGAACGACAGCTCACCGGCTTTGTACAGGTGCCAACGTTCTTTGATGGTCTGCTGACTCTGGCTCATGGCCAGGATACGCACAATCGACTCACTGTCGGTTTGCACCGGCAGCAGACGGACAGTCATTGGAATCACTCGGCTGTCACCGTTGTTGGTTACGGTCACTTCGAAGTGTTTACCCACAGCCAGGTTTGGCACGTCATAGATGTCGGTCATCTGGTTCTTACCGAATACTATGCCGTCCGGGCTCTTGGTTGCTTGCTGCTGCGCTTCCAGACCGGCGCGGTATTCTGCGTCACGGAAGGAGGTTTTCAGATAACCGGTGTAACGCACATCGCGGTTGGTCATCAGACCCGCTGACAACTCTTCCAGGCCGAATGTCTCTGACGCTTCAGGGGCACCATCCAGCTCATTCAGGCCATAGCCTGTCCGGTTGGGGTTCAGACGGTCCAGGGTACCGATTACGGACATACCCGATACATTCCCCAGCAGTGCGAGGGCTTGCGCAAAATACGCGGCTTCACGACTGGTGGTGACTTTCAGCACATCAGTAACAATGGGGTCATTGACGATGACTTCATCAATCAACACCATCGGTTCGATGCGTGTGGCTTTGGTGATTTCTTCCACTGATCCGGCGGACAGCGAATTTAGTACGCTTGAGGTGCGGCCGGCGATATCGCGACCTGCCCCGACGACATTGTCGATCTTATCTTTGTTTCGGTTGAACACGTCTGCGAGCGTGGACAAAGACGAAAGCAAAGAGACACCTGTTGTGATTAACATGTATTACTCCTGGCTATTCAGGTAATTCTTGAGGATGTAAAAGATGGCTGACGATTCTTCAGTTTCATTGGACGACCTTATCAATCGTGCCGTTGCGCGACAGGGTAACGGTGATCTTCGGTCGGCCATTTCACTTAACTACTGGGGCTTGAACAAGTTCGCAACTAAGGGTACGCTCCTCCCGGCAAACCGAGACGATATGGGACTCGTCCTGTTTACCAGGCCGCTTCTCAATTTAACATACAATAATCTCACGCGGCATCCGAAGTTCGAAGTCCTGCTGGATAAACAACCCAATAGCATTCCTTCTGCTGTCCGTATGATGTTGGATCCGCAGGGTACAAACGACCTGGGACTCAAATCTGCGCTGTTCGATAATCGCCAGGCGTTCATCCCAATTCTGACCAATACCATCCAAACCCTGGGGGGTATGCCTGATGCCACTATCCGGTCGTACACCTCGCCAGAAGGCATGCGTAAGGAAACCTGGTCAAAGCCGGATGATATCTACGAGATCAACGGGAACTACCCGGTGAGTGCCACCTTTGACAACATCATTGGTGACCCGGTGTCCTTACTGTTTGATATCTGGCTGACTTACCAGGCTGAAGTCTCGGTGGGGGATCGGGGTATTCAGGCCCGTATGGCAGCGATGCTTGACGACTACAAAGATTACGAGACGCGGGTTTACCGTTTGGTGCTGGACGATCAGTACCGTAAGGTGAACAAGATCTCGTCGTGCATTGCCGGTTACCCGACCTCGTTCCCGTCTGGCAACATGTTCAACTATAAGCGGGTGGAGAACAGTCGCTTAAACGCGGACAACCAAACCATCGACGTCCAGTTTGACTTCACCGGCTTCCGTTACAATGAAAGTGTTCTGGTGCGCGATTTCAATAGAACGGTTATCATGTTCAATAAATTAATGGATCCCAAAGTCCGCAAATCACACTACGTGAAAATTCCCCGGGGTAAACTGGTGGAGTTCAACTTCTTTGGCTATCCGTATATAGATGAAGCCAGCCATGAACTGGAATGGTACATCGAGCGTTAATCACAGGTGGAATTATGACCTCTCTTACAGTTAGTGATCTGTACGCGGTGCGTACTAACCCAGCTGCCATCCAGGACATTGCATTGGACAAACTCCAGCAAGCCATGGGGGTGGGTTTCCAGATTGTGGATGCCAACAGTCCGTTTATTTACGGCCTGGAAGTCTCGGCGGTCAATGCGGCAATGATCATGGCACAACACCAAGACCTGATCAGCGAGTATTACCCGGTGCACGCCCGCAGCATGGCCGACCTCGGGCGCTGGATGTCGGATGAAGACCGCGTCGGTATTGGTGCAACTCCAGCCAGTACTGTGTTAGCTTATGCAATCAGTGCAGCGGAAGTCCGTAACCGTGCCGTGACCTTTACCGAGTCAGATGACGGGTTGGGGAACAGTTATAAAAAACTGGTGATTCCCAAAGACACCGTCATCAATATCCTGGATGTGCCGTTCTGTGTGGATTACGCCTTTGAAATCCGCATCATGCAACACGGGGGTTTCCAGATTGTTTATGATGCCAACGTAACCAACACCTTAACCAACCTCACCACCAATTACCTGGAGTGGGAAAGCCGTTACATCAACAACGATGAAATCCTGATCATCCAGGTGCCGGTGCGTCAGTATGACATTGCCCAGTACACGGCGAGTGTGACCACCTCGTCAGGCTTCAATGAGAGCTACAGCTTCAGTGATTCGTTTTATGCGGTGCGAGCATTCTTCCGTCCGAACAATGCAACCAGCTGGAATGAAGTCACGGTGTCGTTCTCTAAACAAACCTTTGACCCGGCCACACTGACCCTGTCTGCGTCACTCGACACGGGGAGCATTGATCTCAGCATGCCGGAGATCTACGTCAGCAACGGGTTGGGTGTGGGTAAGTTGCAAATCTTCATTTACTACACCAAAGGCGTGTACAACAAAGACTACGGTTCGTTAAAGGGGGATAACTTCCTTGCCACCTACCGTGACTTTGATTACACCGGCGAAGCGTTGAGTATTTACAGCGAACCTATCCGGTTGATCCATAACCAGGGTTGGGCGGCCACCACGCTCATCAACGGGGGTACGGCGGCACGGTCGTTTGCGTCACTGAAGCAAGGGGTGATCTACGACTCACGGAAAACCGAGATTCCAATCACTCCCGCCCAGATCAGTCAGAAAGTCCGGGACCGTGGCTTCGACGTCCTGAAGACCATCGATGTCCCCACGGCACGACTGTACTGCGCTACCTCTGATATGCCGGTGCAGGACAACAAAGGGTTTGGTTCCAGTGTCGGGACTTTTACCGGATCGATGTTAACCACCATGAAATCGTTGGCGGCTATGCCCACGGTGAAAAACAACGGCGAGCGGGTGACGATCACCCCTGAAACGTTGTACATGGTGTTGGACGGTGTGTTCAGCATTGTGCCTGAAGCAACCCGTCAAGCCTTGTTCGGTATGTCGGCAGAAGACCTGTGCGATGCCATCGCTAACCAACAGTATCTCTTCAGTCCGTTCTATTACGTTATCGATACCAGCGACGATCAGTTGAACGTGCGGATCTATGACATGAACGAACCCGAGATCACTGACCGGGTGTTCTATTACGAGAACAACTCTGTGAGCCTGGCGGTTAACATCGGCAGTTACGGGATTGCCAAAACCGCAACTGGCTATCGGGTGATGGTCACCACCAAAAGCAGCGACGAGTACAAAGCGCTGGAAGACGACGCAGTGGCAATGCAGATGTTGTTCACCCCACAAGGTGAGTTCAACTATGCCTACATGACCGGGGTGTTGGCCGGACGGGATGAGAACCGTGAACGGATCTACCAATTCGACATCACCAGCAACCTGGACATCGATGACAACGACAACCTCATCTTTGACTCGTTCGGCATGTACGGTAACGCCCCTGCGGCAACCAAAGCATTGCTGAAGCAGGACTTCCGGTTTATCACGTGCATCGACAAGAGCCTGCGACCGAATGCGGTGACGAGCGAAACAGACCAGCGTATCAACAATGATTACCTGCCGGTTCCCATGGTGGCAATTATTGAGGAAGGTTTCCGTATCCAGTTTGGCACGTCGTTAAACGGAACCACTGCGGACAAAACCAACCTGTCTGGCCTGTGGCGTAAATCCCGTTCAGTAGCCTCGGTGGTGGAGTACAAGAAACACCCGCAGGATGTCTATGTGACGTACCCCGCGGATGTCTTCAAACGGGATGGTGATGGCCGGCTGGTGTTGGGTGACGATGGTAAGGCTATCCTTGAGCACGCCAAAGGGGATGTTGAGTACGACAGTGACGGCACGACCCCGTTGATCAAGTACGCCAAAGGCACTGTGATGTTGGACAACAACGGACAACCGATTCCCCTGGACGATCGGGATATCCTGCGCCAGTTCGATATCGTGACCCTGGACGGCATCTACTACTTTGCCACCGCCTCGCTGGATAAAGATTACATGGCGGCGGTAAAACAACAGTTGATTAATTGGGTGGTGTCTGACATCGCTTATCTGCAATCGCTGTTGCTGGAACGCACCTGGATCAACTACCAGCCGAAACGCACATTGGGTGAACTGGAAGTCACGGTCAATGCAGATCTGGTTGACCGGATGGATGCAGCACTGAGTTTCACGGTGAGTTACTACCTCACGAAAGTGGGTTACGCTAACGACAACCTGAAAGCCTCGCTGCGCACCAGCACCCCAACGGTGCTCAATGCTTGCCTGAAGTCTCAACGGGTGGCGGTCAGCGACATCATTGGCGCATTGCGTGAGATTGTTACGGATGACGTGGTGGACATCAAAGTGGAAGGCTTCGGCGATGCACAAAACATCGACGTGGCGACCGTGGATGACGAAACCCTGCGCTTTGCACTGAAGAAGAAGCTGATCATTGCAGCGAACAAAGACCTGACAGTTCAGGAAGACGTCACGGTTAACTTCCTGCGTCACCGCAGCGAATAAAAAAAAACCTAAAAAGAGGGAGAGGCTTGCGCCTCTCCCCTTTGATGGATTATGCCGCTTGTTCAACAGATTCAGACTCGGTCATGAAATCAGACAGTAAGGTATCAAAGCCTGGGGCCTTGTGCACCATCTGGACGATCTCAGACGCGTTGCTGATATGACTGGCTGCCAGGTTCACTGCCACTTCACGGAACTGCCAGAAGTCCAACCCGTCGATCTCACAGGTTTCAATCCATGTGGTGGTTTTACCCACGTTCATGGCTAACGTACCGGTGGGATATGCCCCCTCCACATCGATGTCGTTGGTTTCTTCATGGATGTTGGAACAGAGGTTCGGGAACTCGCTGTACATCGGTCGCCCATTCAAGGCCACCATCTCCGTGTGCAAGATCGCAATCCATTTCGACAAGGACGGTAAATGCTCATCCAGTTCATGTTTCATTTTATCTGAGGTGGTCCCCCAGACAAACCCACGGTCCTGGGCTTCAAACTCCATGGCCTCAGAAATACGACGCGGTTGTGAGTTAAAGTCTTTGTACTGTGAGTCTTTACAGAAGAACGGAACGGTCATGCACAGGTCCATGATTTTCTCGTCCAGCAGTTCGACAACCACGCAGTCGAAGATGTTGTATGCCACGTATTCAAACGGGTAGTTAGCCTGCATGTAATCGTGCCATTCCAGACTGCTGGAAACAAAGCCGTCTGCTTCCTCAAACTTCATCTTACCGATTTTGATGTTTTTCTCAGCGATGTAGTCCAGGGTGTATTTCAGTTCCTTACCCTTCGCGATGCGCAGGCCATGATAGATACACATGCTGTCTGCCCACTGGAACGAGGCTGGGGCCAGGATGTAGGGCCACTTCTCATAGTTCTTGAGTGGGGTCTTCGTACCGTCCTCTTTGAACTTGTGAGTCTTGCCTTTGTTGAACACCATGCTGCGGTATTCTTCCGGGACTTCCGGGGCACAGAAAATGTCTTCGGGGTGCAAACCGGCACGCTGAATCAGATCCAGTACTTTGGGGATATCAAAGTCAAACAAGTTCCAGCCCGTGATGAAATCGGGTTTCCATTCGTGTGCTTTGGCGAACAAGGCCTGAATCCCTTCCAGTGGGGTATCAACCAACAGGTACTCAACCGTGGCATTACGGGGATCGAGGTGTTCCCGCAGATACTTTTGTTCGACTTCCCGCAGTTTCTCCAGCATCACTTCGTCAGGCATCCGACCTAAGAAGCTGCGTACCACGAACGTAAAGATCCGTTCTTTGAATGACAGGGTGGCCATCAGGATATCACCTGAACCATCAACCACGTTGGTTTCGATATCGAACACCGACACCGTGGAGACAGACTGGGCATCCGGGTAACGCATGCGGTAGCGGTTCTTGATGTACACTGGTGGTTCTAAGTCACAACCATAGACATACGGGCTACGACACATCTGTCGCAAGTTACCGTTGGTGCTATTACGACCATACAACGCACGGCTGATGGCGTTCACCAGGTCACAATGGGTGGACTTGAACTCCTGCACCATTTTCTTCGGGATGTAATCCTTCTTATCGTTAAAATTGCGGAACCCTTCCCGCACGATGTAAAAAGGACGTTTGTAATCTTTGATCCGGCGCAGTGTTGGTTTACGGGTGCCGTCCGGATGGACTTCGTGTTCTTTAATCAATAGAAGGTCGGAACGACTGCGAGATGATTCGGTGTAAAAAACATGCTTGCAATCATATTGAATATCAGTATTGGCAGTTGTCATAAGGCTCAGACTCGTTCATTTTATGCTCGACTATAACATCGGCCTTCTCATGTCTGTAAATAAGGAACATGCATGCTTTCGCTCACTCGGCTTGAACCCGATCTCCCGGTCACCGGATTTGGTTTAGAGGCCATTGATTTTCAACCGCCGGGGTTTTACAAACTGCTGTGCAATATCTTCCAGTCAATCATTGACCAAACAGCAACCACCGCCGACGGTTTGATCACCCAGAAAATGATCGATGGGACATCTCTGGTAAAACTGGTGCGAGCACAACGCGGCATGTTCTTAAAAGAGATGATCGTGGTGGATACCAAACTCCGACCCGAGTTGAGTTTCAACATGTACACCAACATGGCGGATCCCGGTTCCGGCCATATCCTGAATCACCAGATCTTTGAGAACTGGAAAGCGTACACAGGGCGCAACTTTGATAAAGCGGTACTGGGGAAACTCTACACCCAGAGCAAAGGGGTGTTAAAAGGCGGGGTGGACTTAAAGACCGCACAGCTGACCGGTGACTTCACCCGGATTCCTTTTGAAGTGGGGATCTCGGATGACTTCATCCTGAAAGCCAAGCAGCAGTCACAGAAAAGCAATAAGACCCTGAAAGGGGAACACATTGTGTTTACGTTCCTGCACGAACTGGGACATGTCTGGGACGTCTTTGAGTACATGGTGTACGGTGTGCGCACCAACCTGGTCATCAACGCGGCGATTTGCTGTCTGGTCGCCGAGCCTGATGAAAGTAAGCGTCGTCAGATTTTGGTGGACTTGGAAAATGAAATCAACACGCCACTGCCGGATAAGAACGAACTGGCGAAGAAGAATGACGGCCCGCTTTACTATGTCTCACTCCAGGGGCGCGCCCAACAGCAACGTATTAGCATTTACCAGGCCTACGGTTACGATGATATCAATAACGAAAATGGTGCGGATATCTTTGCCACCCGTTTTGGTGCCGGACGTGCCGGGATTGAAGTCATCAGCATGTTTGGGGATGAATACGCTACATTCCAAAAGCAGCGCAGTGCAGAACGCCTCGCCCGTAATCTAGCCGGTGCTGGGTTTGCGTTGACCGCGACCGCGCTGTGGTTCGGCAGTGCAGGCCTCGGTCTGTTACTGGGTGCCACCGTGGGCGGGATGATGGGGTCAGTTATTGCAGTGGTCAATCTGATTTCCACCTCGTCACTGAACGACAACTATGTCGGTAAGATGTACGACGACTATCGCGGTCGAGCAGAACGTGCGTTGCGTGAGATGTATGCGCAGTTGAAGAACCCGGGTCTGACCCGCGATGAACGTCAGCTGTTGCAGCTTGATATTGATAACGGTAAGAAAGCCCTGGCGAACATCGGTAAAGATAACGCCTTGGCCAAAAGTTTTGTGCAGCTGTTTAATGCCGCGGCCCGTAATGAGCTCAACATCAAACAGATGCAAGTCACCTTAGAGTCGTTGGTTAACAACAGTCTCTATTCACAAGCTAACAGATTTGAATTACTGCGTGAGGATACCTGATAATGTCTATTAAAATTGATGCTCTGGTGAGTGCACTGGCGGCCATTCGTAACAATGCTTCACTGACCGTGAGTCAACGCACCGCAGCAGCGGAACTGGCGATCGCACGCGGTGTCGCATACAACCTACCGGTCCCGGCAGACGGTAACATCATTCCAACCGGTTACTTCAACAATGAACTGGCCCCGATCGTTAAAGAAGCCCTGAGTACCGTGAACGAAGCGGCGTCGTATGACGTGCAACGTGTCTATGCACTGACTTATGAGCTGTGGAGCGCCCGCTTTAACATGGTGCACATGCCAAACAGCATTGAGTCAGATGTGCTGACCCGTGCCATGATCAGTGTCGGCAAGCAGATGAACCCGGCGTTTGAATCCCTGGTGGTGGGTGAAGAAGACCCGGCTAACGGTGAGATCATGCGGGGCATCACCCGTGTGGGTCATTGCTTCACTGGCAACCTGGTAGTGGCGGCACGTGAGGATGGTGTGGTATGACAGACGCAATCATTGATAGTGGGTTGCAACTCGATGGGTTTGCCCCGGATGTGGCGTACCACGTTGCACACCCGCTGACCAACGAAGGACAGATCACCCTGACCGAAACGTACAAAACCGCTGCGGGGACCGAAGACCAGATCTCTGCCATGGTTGCTGCGCTGGAAGCCTTGACGATTGATGAAGGGATCTCCCGTCCGGTCATGGCTGCACTGTACCGTAAGTGCCCGCACCTGGCCAAGCCCGGCATGGGGTTGGAGCATTTCACGGATGTGCCTTCCCGTGTGAACTTCCGCAGTTCCATGGAATCGGTGTTCGGTGCAATCAAAGACACCATCGTGGCTTTCGTTAAGAAAGTCATTGAGTATATCAAGCAGGCCTGGCAGTTCCTGAAAGGGAAGGTGCTGGAGTGGACGGGCTTTAAATCCACGGCTGATATGCTGACCCGTCGTGAATACGTGGCCACCGCCATTCAGGATGACCTCGCACGCGTCACCAAAGCGGTTGGTGTGGCTTCTAACGTGGAACTGGCTAACTACTTCAGCCAAATCCCGAAAGACGCTAACAATGCGGTACAGTTGGCCTACGTGGGGGAACGGGTAGGGAGTTTGAAGTCCTTAGTGGATCAGGCGGAAGAAATGACGCCGGTGCTGCAAAGCATCAGCAAAGAGATCCCGAAACTGACCGCACAAGTGACTCGCTCTCGCAGCGAAGTGAAACGGGTAATGAATGACCTGCGTCGCAGTGTCTCCCGCAATCCGATGCTGAGCAAGTCCGAGCTGAACGATTACGCCACCCGAATTGAACTGGCCAGTAACTTCACGGAGAACACCGGTCGTCTGGGCACGGAACTGAACCGTCTGTTGGTGTTGCTGGGAAGTGACAAAGGCAATGAACTGACCAGCATGTCTGAGCAGTTCAATGAACTGGGGAGTATCGCCCGTGCGGTGAAAACCGAGTTCAAAGACATGTTGAAAAGTGATGAGAACCTGGTGGCGTTAAACACCCGCCTGGCCACCTTCATGAAAGGCAGTGTGACTAACATGGCCAGCATTGATGTGTCGGTGTTAAACGAGCTGTTGAAAAACGACAACTTGTCAACTGACGATGCCAAGCTCGCACAGTCGCTGAACAGCCCGGCCTTTGCCAATGTCTACGTCCGTTATGTCTCCAGTGTCCAGAACATCACGGCATTTGTGATGGCCCTGAACAACCTGGTCAAAGCGGTACGCACCAACATCTCGACGCTGGGTCTGTGGCATCAGCGGGTGAGTGCGATCATCACCGCCAACATGGTGAGCAACCTGGACCAGTACCAGACGTTCATCAGTAATCACCCGGCCGTGGCCGATGGTAGCATCGCGATCACACGGGGTGACGACGGGAAGCCGGACTGGGAACTCACGAAGTACAACGAGTCCCTGGACGATTTCAAATGGGACACCGTCACTGGCATGGGTGTGCAGGCACTGCTGAATGCGGATGTGGGTAAAATCAAAACCCGAACCAACAACCTGTTGCGCAGCCTCAGCCTGCGCACAATCTAAGGAACCCCTATGGACGCCACGGTAACACCGGTGGCGTCTTTAGAGTCTATCCTGCGTGAACACGAACTCCTGGCCAGGGCAGAACCCGCCTTGTGGGACAAGTACACGTTTGCGTTAGAGTCTATTGACGCTATCAAAAAGAATGGGGTCAGTCGCGGCACCATGGAGTCAATTGAGGCCACCCTCAATGACCTCAGTTGGCAACCGGCGATGTTCCCTTCGGCCCCGTCACAAATGGGGGTGAACTACGCACTGGAAGCCATTGATAAAACCCGGGCAGGGGTGTTGGTCACCATCATCACAGGGGTGCTTGGTATTCTCTATAAACTGGTGAGTTGGATCCTGGCCAAGTTCAAAGGTTATGACAACCGTATCAATGAACTGCGTCAGTCCAAACGCACGCTGAGCACGCAAGTCGTTAACCTGGAACGGCAAATCGCCAATCTCACGGAAACCATGAGTGCGGAGAAACAACAGCGGATTAATGACGTGTTCTTTAAATCTCCCCGGTTTCAAGCAGCACGACGGGGTGGGGATTTCTTCCTGGCCCTGCTGACCGGCAATGCCAAGGAATACAACCTTGACAGCAACGCGGTGAAAATGGCGTTCCCACGGGTGATTGCCGAATTGCATTACGAGTACACCACGTTGTTCCAGGCGTACACGGACAATGCGTTGGTCGGGAACCTGCGGATTTATCCGCTTCAGGATTCTGCGGCGTTCTGGGATCTGGTGAAGAGTTTGCCACGGGGGATCAACACCGCCGGGCGAAACGTCACCTTTACCCAAGCTGAATTCCTGAAGGACCCCAACGACGTCTTGCGGGCATTAAAGGATGGTGTGAGTGGATTGATCAGTACACCAACCCATTTGCCGGACGGTGAGTTCCTGGGGGCGTTGCGGCGCTCTACGGTGCTGACGACCGACATCACCGCCGTGTTCCCAGCGGTGCAGGACATGACCGAGATGCGCAAGAGCTTTGACAAGCTGCAAAGCAAGTTCATCACACTGAACAACCAAATCCGTGCCGATGCCAACACTGGGCGAATTAACGATGCGGCGTTCCGGGTGTTCAACGACGAGCTGGCGATTATCAATGTCAAGTTCCAGGCGTTGAGCAATGTGCTCTACATCTTTGGGCAACTGACCGATGGGGTGGCCAAGCTACTGGCGCAGGATGCCGGTTGTCTGGAGGAGTATGCTCGTCAAGTCAACATAAATGCCTGAATAGGGAGAGGCTTGCGCCTCTCCCTTTTTTTGGCTTAGCGGAATGAACCGAAGTACGTCAGGACACGCTGTTGATGCTTGGGATCAGAAAACGCTTCTGCCGTGCGAGGCAAGTCAACAAACTTGTTCAGACGGGATTTGTTTTCCAACGTGGCATACTGAGTCAGCAGGTTGAGGTACAGATCAAACGCCAGACGACGTTTACCGGTTAAGGCAGCATCCATACGCTCAAAGCCACGACGAATGTACGTCGCGCCAAAGGCACCCTTAGCGTTCTCTTTGATTTTCGCCAACGTCATGTCCATCACTTTGCCAAACGCCTGCGGTGACAGATCCAACATCAGTGACAACGTGTCCCACAGGTAAACCTGGTTACGCGCTGCATCTTCCATTGAAATCGGTTTACGCGGCGCCATCTCGGTGATGTACTTATCCAGACGCTCTTCGAAACTTTTCACCAGGGTGTCTGAAACCGAAGAGGAATCCGCAACCAGTTTGGTCAGCTCAATCACTGTCGGGGGCTCTTCATCACCACCTTCTTCCGAATCCGCTGGAGCGGCATTCGGAGTGTCATCTCCAGACGCAGCACGCTTTTTCTCGTCTGCGGTTTTGGATTTGTCATCGGAGTCCGGTGCGACGTAGTCCTGCCCGGTACCGGCGTTGGTGTTACCACCTTTAGCCGGTGACGTCTGGTCTGCCGTGGAAGCAGACTGAGCCGTTTTATTGTCCTTGGACGTTTCCAGCGCAGCGTTCGGGTCCACGTTGATTGATGACGTTTCTTTGCCATCGCTCACTGACTTCTGTACGTCGCCAGCGCTCGCGTTTTCCTGCTTAGTTACGTCACCATTGTCGTTAGACTGTTTGGATGCGTCTTTATCAGCCATGATCATTCCTCATTGGGTTACGGGTTCAGACACTCCTAGCCCAAACCACTATTATTGGTCTTTGTTCTGCTCGTTATGGTTCTGAGCGTTTTCGGACTGAGCCGGTTCGTCAGTCTGCTGGGTCTGCGCAGCACGTTGCTGTTCATCGGAGTGATCCGGGTGTTCAGCGTCACGCTGGGCTTCGTCGATGCGGTCACGGCTACCGGGCTGCACGGGCGAATCAGGGTGGACGTCGGCATTGCGGCCTTCGTAGTTTTCCTGATTGATGTCACGGCGTTTTTCCTCATCAGTACGGTTGTCCTGAGAGGCGTCACACGGCACACCTGCGGCATCGGCGTTCAGGGCACCACGGTCGATCGAACCGGAGGTATCCGGGGTCACGTTGGTGATGTCTGGACGGCCGGCACCTGAAGCAGCTGGAGCTGCGGCGCCAGTAGCAGAAGCATTCAGCTGACGAGCTTGCTCTTCGCTGATGGAATCAGAATGCAGATCGCTCTCACGGCGGTCTGCTTCGGATTTACCACGGAACTCAGGCGGTGTTTCGTTCTGAGTTTTTTCCGGATCAGCTGAAGCTGGCTCTTTGTTTTCGTTCAACACGTTCTTCTGACTCATAAGGATATCCTCTTACAGGTTATGGGTGCGAGGTGGTATTGATCACCTCTTTTGATGCGGATGCATCAAACTGGTTCCTGTGTGTGGCCTGAAGAGTTATCCGGCTGCAAACACAGCCAAAGTTACTGCGGTGACGTACTCTGAATAAAATGCACGCCTGGTATAGCATGGGAATACAAATCGCTAAGGGTCTGCTTAATCGTCGACCCCATGGCAATCGACGCTCCCACGACGTCGTCATAACGCACCCCGTTCACTTCAACGGGACGGGCCAAATAGTGAGGCAGTTTCCCGCCATAAATTACAGTGGGTTGTTTATCTGACATGAGAGGTATCCATTAGAAGATGTGTAAGAGAGCATAAAATTAGGAGGGCCGAAACCCTCCCAATCTGATCACTTACCACCTTGCTCTGCGGCGCGACGTAACGCTTCTTCCTGACGACGTAAATCCTCGGCAGCTTTAGCAGCAGCCTGTGACGCTGCTGAGTTACGCACCCCGCGGTTGATGCCGTCCATGAACTCTGCACGACGACCCGGTGTCATGGCGATCCAGGTTTCCCACTGGATACCATAGTTGTGAATCCCCTTTTCTGCCCAAAGCGCAGCCAGGTCACTGTACCCCAATCCATTGGGTGTGTGCTCTGCGGGGTTGTAACCAACAGACGACAGAATGTGGGCATCTTCACTGTCATAGTCGACGAACCGATACAGCTCGTCGTACAACTCGCTCATGATCACACCCGCATCCCGTGGATCATGGAACACACGCCGTTTGTTCAGCGTGCGGTCCCACGCATTGCGGTTAACGTCTTCTGCTACCGTCCCGAAGCCCGGGGTCAGTAGATGTCGGCGTCCCGCAGATTCCTTCGGATCCCATTGGTAATCAGGGTAAAAAAAGTGTGAAGCGCATTGATCGGCCAAATCGCCGGGATCACTTCACTGCGCTCAGGCTGCAAACCTTTGCACTCGCCACAGGCCCAACGTGGATAACCGATGACCCCCACCAGGGCGTTGTTGATGAACTCGTTGATTTTGTCAAACAGTTCATTACGTTCCACGGGTTCCTGGTTAAGCTCCACCAGGGTCTGACGCATCGCATCGCCTTCCACGTAATAGCCTTCTGAACCTTCGGCACCGGATGGGATTTCCAGCTTCTCGATCCACGGCAGGTACTGATACAGTGACGTGGCAGCGGCCTGGCGTTTGATGAAGTCTTCACGCTGTTTGGCATTGTAGCTGTTGTCCAGCGCCATCTGGGCCATGTTCTCCAGCTTCTCGATCCACTCGATACCGCCTTTTTCTTTCTCGGTATAGGTTGGAACTTTGAGGTGGATGATCAAGCCCGTGGACAGTGTGACTTGTTTGTACTGGTGCCAGCGGTGTTCTTTCTGGTAGTACGTCACATCGCCATCTTTGATCTCTGACGGTTTACGGAACGCCATGGCACGCTGTGTTTCCGTTAAGCGACCGTTAGCCACCCAGATGAACTTGTTCAGGTCAACCGCGTGCTCTTCTTCATGATGGCAAGCATCACTGGCGTTACAGATCACCCGCAGTGGGTAACCGCGCGAGAACCGGCCAGCCGCGTACTTGGTCAGCAAGAAGTCAATGTCCGGTGCCGCGATCAGCTCTTTGAGCTTATCTTTATTCGGCCCGCACGACAGCGACGTACGGGTAACCCGGCTCAGGATGAAATCCACACACGCACGTTCAACCAGGATATTGGTGTTCGAGAACACCGCACCGGTGGTACGACGGCCGATCGTGGCAATCTCTTTGGAGATCGTTTCGTTCAGCGTGATGTGTTCGTCATCACCTGCAATGGACATACGGATTTGACAACCGGTCAGGGGAAGCCAGATATCCTGAAACTCACCTTTCTCGGTCAGCTGACGATAACGCGCCACCGCCGCCAGGGCAGACAGATACGCCCCCGGTTTGTTCTCGTCTTTCGTTTCGTCAAACAGGGTACCGGCAGCAGACGGTTCTTTTATCTTGCCTTTATATACCACCCCGTTGGCGAAGGCCGCCTCAGGATCAGCAACCAGGCCCTCCAGGCCTTTACCCGGATACACGAAATTGATTGCCTGCGCCATGTTCAAGAAGAAGTTGGTGATCTCTTCCTGGGTGCGGTTCGCGAAGATCTTGTTGAAGAAAGCTTCGTCGTAGGTTTCCACCTCAGGATTCAGGCGACCCAGCAAGGCGACAATGTCATCCTGCTTATACGGGGCCAGCATCCAGACAAAATCCTGCCAGCTTTTATCAAATTTTGTGTCCAGGAAAACTTGGACATTCTTTGATTCATCGCTGAGGTTTTCCAGCAGAGTGATCTCGATGCTGGGTTGATCGTCCTCACCGTCCCCTTCGTCAGCGTCGGGTGTTTTCGCTGCCGGTGGTTTCGCGACTTCAGCGGGGATAGGTTCGGTGACGGTCGGGGTCTGACTCTCAATGGGTTCTGCCCCCCAGTTGGAATCGTCGTCGGCCGTCTGCGGAACATCTAAACCTTGGGTCAGGTCATTGGAAGGTAAGTCTTGCTTCTTATCCATTACTGGACTCCTATTGGAAACTGCGATCCATGATCTCTTTTAATGGACCAATAAGTTCGATGTTGATGTCGATCACTTCATGGTTCACCACCATGTAGTTTTCGCTGAACTGAAGGAATTCGATCTGGCTGGTGCGCAGCGCATCACCGGTTTTACCCTGATGTTGTGAGTAGAGATGATTTGTCGTGTTGACAACCGCCTCCAGTCGCGGCACTGCTTCGCCGATCAAACGCATGCTTTCAGCGCGGTCTGCTTCCGGCAGGTGCTCTTGCACTTGCTTACTGATCGCGGTCCGCAACAGTTCACGGTAGCTGACCACGGTTTGTAAAAGGGTGTCACGCTGGTCGTCGAGGTATTCCCAACATTCAGTGCGCGGGATTTCATGGCGCACAGGCGTCGCCGGTTTTTTCTTTCGGGTTTTGGCATTGGCAGGCATGGTGGGAATCCTTCAAATATAAATCGTAACTAATTATCATCTCATATAGTTAATACACATATGTCGTAAAAAACAGGAACAGAGGCCTCTATGGAGACGTTATCATTTTTATATACCTACCTACAGGGTTTTATCCAGGAAGAGCTGAGACAGCTTTACATGGAGATTGGCGACAACATTTTACTGGTTGATCCCGACAGTAATTTCGTTTCCGATATCAACGCCCTGGTGTCAATGACAGAAGAAGGAAACACCCAGGCGTTCCTCAATGACCTGAATAACTTGTACCTGGAATACCTGTGTAGTTACATCACCCAAGCCGGCGTGATCCTAGACAAGAACGAAGTGACCATTGCTGATCTGTCAACACTGAACGATGTCCTGAACACCATGCTCATGACAGTCGGGGTGGAAGACCCGGGTGACTTAGCCGCGATCTTCAGTGATGACGAACTCACGGATGCTGAGAAAGTGGTGGCGTTGGTCGATGTCATTACCTGCAAACAACACGATGACCTGATTGATAAAATCAACTGGGTGAATCCGTTGTTCCTGTCCGGTATTCAGCAGGGTTTGTTTACCCCGGAAGAGCCGGCGGCGCTGAACCAGTATATCGTGAGTCGGTTACGGCTAAACCTGGAACCCAACATGGAAACATCGCTTGGGATGCGTTACCTGATGGCCCAGGGTGAACTCGGGGTGGATCTGGAATCGCTGTTAAAGGTCAACCAGGTAGAACTGCGTAAACAGGCTGAGGAGGACCAAAACCTGTGGTACGAGAGCATGAAAGGATTGGTGTTGATTTCCAATATCCCCAATGACAAAGTGACCCCCACCCTGATCGGTCTGATCGATGAGCAGTATCAGGAGCTGGCCGATCAACGTCATCTGCTCGGCCATGTTGAGCACATTAAATTCGAGGTCGTGTGATGTTAACAGCACAGCAGTATTTCCTGAAAGCCATGAAAGCGGAAGCATACACCCGCAAAGAGTGGTTTATCTCGGTGTTCTCGATCTCTGAAAGCACCGGCGTCACTGAGGACATTCCCTATCTGTTGCGCAAAGATAAGGACGGGTTCTTTTACCTGGAAGACGGGTTGGCGGTACGTGTGGCTGAGGGTACGTCCACCGACCAGCCATTACTCCGATTCAAAGACCCGATCCATGTTACCCCGGATGACGTTATCACGGTACTCAGCCCGATTGACACCCATGTCGGGATTGTGATCTGGAACTACCTGTCCTTCATTGATCCGTTTAAAGGTCGGATTGGGTTTTACAACCAGACCTTCAGCGGTGGGTTACTGAAAGGAGTATACAAGAAAGGATGTCTGCCCACGGATGACGACGCCAGACGCACGGAGAAAGGTTTCTTTACACCCACTGAGATGTTGCAGTCAGTGAAGAACGGGTACTTCCTGGGTGGCTTAACGGCGCTCTGTGTACCCACGACATCACGTAAAGCGTTGACGATCAACCCGGCGATCATCAAACGCCGCGACGAGTTGTTTGAGGAACACAAAGAGCAGCTCAACGACCCGGTGACCATGGCCAAGATCCAGGATGAATTGGTGGCGATGGACAAAGCCGACTTCAAAGGGGATGTGGCCGAAGACTTCTTTATCTCTGAGAAATTCTTCTCAACTGCCCGTAAGAAGATGTTTATCTCCTTTGGCCTGGAACCCGACTTCAACAGTGCCGGTGAAGGCCGGGTGGTCAAGAACTCCCTGCTGGAAGGGTGGGACCCCAAAGACTTGCCACCGCTGGCCAACTCCGCGATCGATGGTTCTTATGACCGTGGTAAGTCAACAGCGGAAGGCGGGGCTGCTGTAAAAGAGTTGATCCGTATCACCCAGAACGTACAGATCCTGGACGAAGACTGCGGTACCGAAGTAGGCTTCTGGGAAACCCTGACCGACGACAACATCGACCGGTTCATCAGCAGCTATTACTTCGACGCCAAGAAACAGACTCACCTCATCACGTCTGACAACAAAGCCAGCTTGATTGGGCAGCGGGTAATGATTCGCAGTCCTGACTTTTGCAACCACGGTTTCACCGATATCTGTCAGTATTGTGCCGGTGCGCACAACGCCCAGAACAAGGTGGGGATGTCAGCCGGGGTAGTGAAAATGGGAACCAAGTGGATGCTGCTGCGCATGAAGAAAATGCACGTGTCATCCCTGAAGGTGCGGGAGTACAAACTGGACAGCGTGTTCTATTAATCCTGAGGGGGCCTTTGGGCCTCCTCTTTTAAGCAAAAAAAAACACTGCCTCAAAGAGGCCCCCTTGCGGGAGCCTCAGGATTATGCCGCGTGAGCCGCAGCGACTGTAACACGTTTTGGCAGTGGTAGTTCACCCGCCGCCGTACAGCCATCAATCCGTCCGGTACCGTCACCGTAAGGAAGTGCCGCTTTGTTGAACATCAGACGCTCCAGATGGGAAACAAAGCGTGCTGCCATTTTATCGGCAAGAACATGGATCTCATGCTCATTCATCCGCTGACCCAGCACATGTTGTTCCTGGATGTCGAACGAACGGAAGGTTCGCAGCGACGGGTAACGCGCCAGGATTTTCTTGCTGGTATTGTTGAGCGTGGTGTTAACATTCACCCGGTAGAACGCATGGGGGTTCCACCAGTTACGGCACTCTTCAATTTCCATGTTGACTTTCACCGCCACACGTTGACTGCGACGATGAGGGATATTAAGTTTTACGTCAATGGTTGTAAACATAGAAGACTTGTTCACAACTTTAACCCCATTAAGTTTGCAAAGTTTGAATCGCTGTAAAATGTTTCTCATGGTAAGCCTTTAATTAGAAAGTTACATTTTTGCAGAAGTGGGTTGACAGCACAGTTCTGTCTGTTCACATTCTTCTTTGGTCGTAAGCAAATGACCATAACCGCTAATGAAAATACGGTCGGTGGCGTCCATGTCCAACATTGCCAGCATCTCTTTTTGTAGCGATGGCTGACGGCTTCCCATTATGCATGTAACTATCTGGTGATACAGTTCGATCTCCTCGATCGGGCAGCCATGGACCAATTCATGGTTCCTGGCTGTTTCTAGTCCGATGGTGAGGATACTTGTTCGCAGCAGCTGATCACGGAGTTGGTGGATCTCACCCTCCAGGGTCAGCAGTTTCGCAGTGGTGTCTGCTATGCGACGCTCGTTATAGGAAATGGTTTGTTTCAGTTTATAGACCGTCTGCGCCTGATTCCCCTGAGCCCTGCGCCGACGCCATAAACGTCGTAGAAACACCCCATTCACTATAATCGACAGTGTGCAAATCACACTGAGTATTTCCCAGTTAGTCATGCAACCTCCTCCACAACCCAACCTTGATGGTGATCATACTCGATGACCATATGGTTACGGTTGCGAATCTCCTGGTGGTATGCCCCCGCTTCATTACGACAGTCATAAACCTGACGGGTCATGTAGCTGTCTTTGGACGGCACTTTCTCAAACTCGGTGTTTATGAAAGGGTACACCAGTAAGTACTCGAACCCCTCTTCTTTCATGATCCGGCGAGTCAACGCGGTGTTCACCGTCAAGATCGCCTTTGCTGAGATCGAGGCTGAACGCAAACACACACGGAATTGTTCAGGGTTCTCAACCTCAGTCAGATCATAGAATTTCGACCCGTATGCCGCACGCAGTTTATTGATGAGCGTGGGGGATATCCACGGCCGGTACAGGGCCATTACTTGAATCATCATATTTCCCCTCTAGGGCAAGCAGCGTCACTGCGCTGTGGGTCCGATAGGTGGTGCTAAGGCTGCGGTAGGAGGGTAAATCAATCGCGGTCAGCACACGCCGGCTTTTCGCCAATTGATCGATCTCTCTGAATTCCCCGTCACCCAAACAACGCCAGCCGTCATAAACGACCAATTCGTCGCGAGCACTGTTCCGTAACACATTACGCAAGCTGTACAACAAAAATACATTAACCTGATAACCCAGGCTTTCCAGCAATTTTACCACATGTTGAGTTTGGACATCGTGCCCTACCGGCTTACCCAGCAAGGTGATCAACAACATGCGACAGAAATCGTGCGCTTCGGCTTCACTGCTAAACATCAGTGACACTTTGCGACTGTCTCGCAGATACTTTATGGTGTGGTCAATCAACTGGGTTGTGCGCCCACTCTGACGTGCACCTGCAAATACTTTTAACATGGCAAAGTCCTCGGTAGGCGGGGGCACAACCCCCGCTTGGGTCAGTTCGTTTTACGGAACGCCATGACCACCGCCCGCATCTGTTTCAGTTTAAGTTTTTCTTCTATCGGTAAATCATTAAAAGAAACTAACATCGGGTGGGTCTTCTGCTCACGGCAACGAGTTTCACCAACTACCCATCCCTGACTTTCCATCCGCCTGACCCAATGCGCATGCACTTTACGTACCGGATACGCGTGGTACAGGTAAGCTTCCACATTGCGGGTAAACGAGGCCTTATACCAATCGTTACACAGCATCCACTGGGGGAGCTTGTATAACCCAAATGCTTCGTTGATGGCCTGCACCGCACAGTGCGCAGCTTTAGCGGCTAACAACACTTCTGCATCGGTGTATAACTGTGTGAAATGCTCGTCAGTTGTGAGCTCGGTCATGTTCTACCCTTTGGAAATTAGATAATGCAACCGCCGGCTCCACAACCGTTGTCGACCGGGATAGCCGCAGCTTCTGCATCCAGTTCATCAATCTTTGCGTCGTTGCGCTCGGCAGCCGCTTCGAAGTTCAGTTCGTCCAGTGAATCGAAATTCATTTCACCGTCCAGATTATCAGCAGGTTTGTTGCTCATTACATTACGTCCTATTCAGTTAGAAAAGTGGTGGGTTAATTCATACAATCAGATAGAGTCAACCCACCGGCGCTTACATTAATTCACGACCACCAGTTCCAGATACGGGCAGTTATTGACCATGGCTTGTACCGCCGTTAAGTCGTGTTTGTTAGTGGTCATCAGTGCCGCGTTAAGTTGTTGAGTGGCCTGGTAATAATCCGCTTCGCGTGACCCCATGTTCTCGTAGGGGACAAACTCCACGTGCTTGTTCAGCAGGTTATGGATGCTCTGTGCCGCGACTTTGTCTCCGCTCATGATGGCCACGTCGGTTTCAAATTGGTTCACCCAGCAACCCCCCAGGTTCATCGACACTTCACCTTTCCCATCAAACTTCAGTTTTAATGCTTTCATTTGCCTGTTCGCCTCATTTGTGAATAACATGAGATTATGGAGTTATGTTTGGTACTACAAACCTGTCACTGGGAAATTAAACTGCCAGCTGTCTTTGACGCCGGTGATGTGGATTTGTTGGGTATCCTTCGCCACCGCAACAATCATGGCATACAAACCATGACTGGCCCCACGAGGGTGATGAGTACCGAGGAAAGCCGGGAGGAACGTCTCGAAGTTATCAGTGCTGCGTTTACTGAATGTGGCCACTCGCTTGGCCCGCCAGAACTCATACTTCGATGACCCATCCGGCTGCTCATAGAACAGGATAACCACTTTCATACCCACGTTGAGTTCGTTGGGTTGCAGGCGTTCGAAGAAGCGGGTTTGTTCTGGGCCGAAATCCGGCGTGTACAACACGGAGAACTCGTCACGGGTAATTGTCTTTGTCATACGTCACCAAAAAATAAAACACTGGAAAAGGAGGCCGAAGCCTCCTGAGGGATATTAATGTGCAACAGGTGCAATCACTGTGACCTTGATCAGGTTGACCGGGAAGCTTTCAATGATCTGTTCGACATCGTGGAGGCTGTAGGTTTTGTTGTCATTGATGAACTCATTGACATTGATCCCCAGCTGCTTGATCAGACGATAGGTAAACCCGCTCAGATCTTTACAGTCCGGCTCGTTGTTGTCGTAGATACTTTCCACACTGGTGATGATGTTCTCCAGTACCGACAGGACCTTACTCAACGGCCGCTGACTCTCTTCAAAGCGCACGGTCAGCTCATTGCTGCCATACGGGCTGTTGGCTGCGATCAGTGCCATGCCGTGCAAGGTGACCTGGATACCCACCGGGTTACCTTCCAGCACACCAGTTTGCGTACCGTAATACACAGGTTTTAAATAGCTGAAGCCGAAATCGTGGGAATTGTTATTGGGCATTGGAATCTCACTTAATATCAATTTTGAAGTAGGTGCTGGTGCGGTTGAGTGCGCGAGCACACCCAATTAACGACTCAGGGGAAGAGGTGCAGCGGAGGGACTCCACAATCTCCTGGATCTCTTTACCTAAACGTACCGCACGTACACCGGTGTATTTAATGGAATAGATCAGATTGGCTAACTTGTCGAGTTCTTTAGCCAACTGGTTTTCTTGAATACTGATAGAGCACTGGAAACGGGAGAAATAGTTGTGGCCATCACGGGTCATTAAACGATCACCATAACGACTGGTTAAATGACTCAGATCAATGATTAATTCACCTTGTATCATAATGACCTCTATAATGTTTAATTTCATATAAGCATCATAGACCTACGGTCTTTGTTCACGTTAGCGTTAGCTCGCTTAGTAAACAGAGTTATATAGAGGGAGAGGGTTCACTCTATACCATGCTACCGTATCTACAAGTTTACATGACGAAGAAACAATCACTGTAATAAACCAGATGAGCCTCATCCAAAATGAAAGTGGTATCGCCACTCAACGGGATAAAGTCTTCCAGCATTAATTCATACCCAAAACATTTGGCATTAAACATCGCCATCTTTCGGGTGATCAAATTGATCTCGCCAGGCAGCCGGGTTTTAAAGACCTTGGCCTTTTTACGCTTGGCTTTGCGAACATCAATGTAAGTGACCTGGACGTACCCACGGTAAACCAGGCAATGGGTGATAATGTGATCATTGGAAGAGAGTTTGAGTTGCTCCCGTAAATAAGCCAAAGCTGCTTCCGGGATTTCTGCCTGTTGCCGCAAGACATCAATGTAAAACTGCTCTAACCAGGCGACCGCCTCTTGACGCGTCGCCCGGATAGTGTGCAAGTAATGTTTATGATTGTGGATACGTGGCATCGGTACCACAAACCGTTTCTCGGATTTGGAGTACACGTTCATGTTGACCCGGTATTCCAACGCATCCCGTAAATCATTATTCCCGGTGGGTTTCCGGTACAACCGCAACAACCCTGTCGATAACTCCTTTGGAATCAAGCTGTTTCTCGACATGGCGAGATACCTCTACTCTAATTGCAAGATCGCTTTACCCAATGCGGTAAAGGGGGCCCGGCCATCCCAGGCGGGATTGCGGCGCAGGTAATGACAGTAGAACAAGTCCACATCCCACATCACCTGCTCATCCATCGTCCTTGGGGTGCGTTCGCCGTTGCGCACCTGGATCAACCGTTTGATGTCCTTTAAGAACACCCCTTCATAACGGTGCCAATCTTTCACCGCACCGCGCATGACATGCCAGTGATACATGTAGTAACTGTTCCGGACGTTGGCCAACTGGTCGTAATTAAAGTAGTCCGGCATCGAGGCCACAATCTGCACTGGCGCACTGGCAGCCTGTCCGATGGTCGCCCGGGTAAACACCGTGGCTAACGTCATGCGGATCAATGCCGCGGTGGTATCGTTGCTGTAGTCCATCCCATCCGGGGCATCGTGTTGTTTACGGAACAGTTCGTGGTAGTCCGGTAGATCGTAGCGAATAAACGCTTTCTCGGGGTGTTCAGCCAACTTACGCTGGAAGCGCTGTAACGAGTTGACATGCAGGTCCAACCCATTGAGCACAGGGATTGCTTCCGTGAGCTCCCAGAGCTGTTGACGGCTCTCTCCTTCGTTGTTCGCAACCTGCCGTAGCCATGCGGCCAAATCATTGACGGCCATGGATTTACTCATTGGTGTTTCTCCTTAAAAAGGAGAGCTGCCGCAGCAACTCCCCTGTGGGTTAGAAATCCTGGATGTTCAGGTCGTGGGTGATTTTAGCGCCCATGGTGCGGGCCTGAATCTTTTCCGCCAGCCACATCTGGTAGGCGTCATTGGTGCAATCCGCCAGCGCGTTGTGACGGCGTTCATCAATCGGACCCACCCCCGGAATAAAGCCGCAGCTTAACCCCATGCGTTCGTTGATAAAGTTGCGCACACAGCCCAGGCGGTTAAACTTCATCAGCGGCATAGCACCAATGTAGCGGCAGGCATTGCGCAGAATCGGACCGTCAAAGTCGTAGCCACGGTGATAGATCTTCACCTGGGCTTCGGTGTCACGCGCCATCCACTCATTGACTTTATCAATCAGGGCCGCCATCACCACTTTGATGCTGACCTGATTGGAGAACACCGAGGCTTTGACATCATCCGGTCGCGCTTCCCACCAGATTTCGGTCTGTTGGTTCACATTGAACTTGCCAGACTCGATCTGTTCTTTCGGGTCGACGTTCATGACGAAACGGTCGATGATCGCAAACTCGTCCGCATACAGGTCGATCAGCACCGCGCCGACTTGCAGGATCGCCGCGTTGTTCGCCAGTGACAGGGTTTCACAGTCGATGATGATTTTGTAACGCGACAGACGATCAGCCGGGCGGAGGTTGGCCACCAGGTTGATCACCTTGCTCAGGAACTCGGGCGAGGCCGTCAGCACGGGCGGTAAGTCGGCAGGTTTTACGAAGTCTTGCATAATGACACCTTATTGGTAATCGAGTAACACCCATTCGAGGTCACCCCGTTGACTTTCCCGATAGTTTTCACTATCAAGGTTGAGAATCTTGAAAGAGGGCACAAGAATGCCGACGAAGGTCGGATTCATTTCCATGAAGTCATCAAACAGCTGCATGATGCTGCTGTATGCGTTGTCGCATGATTCTGGATCGATACCCAAAATTTCAATGTGTTCGTAAACGTGATCCACAGTGGATTGGGGGTACCATTCCACGAACGCTGCCAAGAAACTGAACTGGTCGTTGTAGTACTCTTGCAGGTTACGTGGCCATATCACGTTTTCGGTATCGAGGATCATTGACATAATTACGCCAAGGCCTTTTCTTTATTTAACAGTTTAATAAATTCCGCATCAGACATTTCACTGACGCGCTTCGGGGTTTCCTGCTGCACCGTAGCAGTACCTTTGGAATCTACTAGGATTACTTTAATTCGCACGTTTTTACATCACCCTGTCGAGTCGCTTGAAGAGGCCCCCGCAAGGAGGCCTCTGTTTATTGCTGAATACATTCGGGGTCGGCTTGCGCCAGGCTGGCAACACGACGGCCACCAACGTTGTCAAACTTGTATTGTGCCGGGTCATCCAGGCTGGAAATGCTAAAGACAGTGTTGATACGAAACGCGATCCACAGAATCTTGGGTGACTGCTCCCAATCCGATTGCAACAATACCCGGTCAGGGTCGTTGTTAAACTGGACCACGATTTGTTGTTGCGGATTACCTGACTGATAAGTCTTCCGTCCCAATCGGGCGGTGGAGAGTAGCACTCCGTCCTTACAGATCAAAGCCAGCGAATCGCCGTTACTGTTTCTGATGGTGTAGAGACTGGATTCATTGGTGTGGGTCACCGTCCAGTTACCGACCTTTTGTTCCTTGTTATTGTTCACCGCCTGGCCCCGTTGGACCGGTTGGTTAGGGTTCGCCTGAGACAGCCTGACCACCTCTTCCGCAGGGATGATCTCACTGGTAGGGAGTCGGTTATCGGCCGTCACGAATTCCACATCACGGTCACGCAGACGCTGGACCAGTTCCGTGGCTTCCGCCGAAGGTTGGGGATTAAGGGCCGCCACATCTTCCTGAGTAAGCGAAGGGGGAGTAACAAATTGCTCACCACCAAAAGCGAGGTTAGCAAAGAACAGACCGGCAATTAACAACGCGGTCATCACATGGTTTTTCATAATTGTCCTTTAGACAAGAGTCAGCGAGTTGGGGGCGTTGCCGCCCCCGGATACTGGGGTAATCAGGTGTCTTACCTTTTACTCAAAAGGACACACCGCTACGCACCGTTTTCATTGAGACTGTTTTGTTCTCGAAAATCTCCATACGTTTCCGATGATACTGGACGTGCGGTTTGATGTCTTCGCAGACGAAGTAAACAAAGGTCGGTGTCACGCCTGCCCAGGGACCGGACATTTTGCGCAGACGACCCAACATCTGATTATTCAACTGGCTGGCACCCACCGCGACCGGCGTCAACGTGGTCCGTAACCCCGGGATATCCACCCCGGTACCGCAAGATTTCGGCGTAGAACATACGATGTCCGGATCCATGTAGTTCTCGGGCGGATCAATCGAAGTGTACTTATCGATGTGCAGCTGTGGATACCGGTTTTTCAGGTACATCGTTAACACCAAACACATCTCCACCGTGGAGCAAAAGATCAGGCATTTCATGCCGGGTTCTCTGACTTTCAGGTAGTAATACTTCAATGCGCTATCGATTAACTCCAGGTAACGTTCCAAGGTATCCTTACGCTTCAGGATGGATTGCTCCAGCTTGATGTGCGAATACCCCATGCGTCCTTTCCACTTCACCTGGTTGGCTTGACAGTCCATGCCGTACAGATAGGCGATCGCCTCAATGTACTTGTCGTAGCCCGTACCGGAGAACCGGTCTTTCATCGGGTAGGTCAGTTCATAGATACGGTTAATGAACTGCGTGTCCCCTTCCAGTGTGGCAGAGAGTATCAAGGTCTTGGCCACGTTACCGTACATCAGCGTCTTATAGATCGCATGAATGGCTTCGTGCCCTTCGTCCTGAATACGCAAACCACAGTCAAAGATCCGCCACATGTCGTCGACGTTGTACGGCAACTCTTCCAGGTGTTCATAGGCCTTCATGAAGAACTGTAACGTCTGAAGAGACAGTACGATGATCTTGGGATTGATTTTCCCCTGCTCGATTAACCCCAGGGTTTTGATCACCCCCTCCGTGCCCTGCACAATCACCACGTCCCCCATTTCGAAATCAAAGAACTTGTCAAACGCATTGAGCCACGTCTGCAAGTATTTCGGTGAGAGCGTAATGATGGTGCGTTTCCCCATGTCGACCATGGTCTTTAAGGCGCAGAAGGTTTTCCCTTTACCGGTCTGGAGTGTGTTGATCTTGATCGAGCCGGGGGCGTTCTGGTATTGCACCCAGGGAACTTGGTGTTCCTGTGGGTCGCCCCACGGTTCCTTGAAAGCAAAGTTGACATTCACCCCCGGACTGATCGGGAGTTCCACTACTTCAATACGCGACGGGTTGTACCCGGCATAGCGCATGAACGCAAGGAACTCCTTCATGACATTCACTGTAATACGAAGTTCACGGTTGTCTTTCGTTTTGGATGCGAACACAGCCGTGATCTTCTTTTCCATTTTGTTACTACGTTCAACCGGGACTAACTCATGCTTTGACAACTCCTTGCTTAAAAACCGACGAACGTGATAGTAGAATTCGTCGTTGTAGTCGTAGATGCGCATTGACTGCGTACCCACTTCTATTTTTGCGGTACGTCTCATGACGATTCAACCTTTAACGGATTATGACTTCCAGAGAGAGTCCATCGGATGAGGTTGACGGTTACGAACGAGATAGGTGGCTGGGTTCTTAAAGACCGGTGTCTGACCCTGGTACGCCATGAGTGCCGAGATACTGCGCCATTCAATGCACTTTTCAAACGAGCGGAAATAGTGCGAATCGTGGGCTTTTGGCAATCGGAAGTCCAGGCTGTTCGGGTCACGACACATGCAGGTGTAGAGGAGGATCTCAGCATGGACGATGTTGAGGTCTTTCATCTTGCTCACCAACAAACCAAAGAATTCTTCCAGCACACGGCCAGCGAACTCCTCGTCGACTTCCGTTTCTAGCCAGCGATCATTGCGGTCAGAGAACTTCAGGAACTTCTCCACGTTCGATTGATAAACCATCATGTCCTCATACATAAAGGGTAATGACAGGAATTCATCATTAAAATCAAACGCATCGAGGTCAACACAGATACGATCACCGACCTGCACCGTCCAGTTCACCTTGCGCACATGTTCAATGAATTCTTTCGTGAATATCGCACGACGAGATTCAATGGACACCTGAACGTTGTTGTAACTTTGTACCTCATCTCCTGTGATAGGGTCTTTCTCCGTCACCACGATGTCGATAAACTCGATACCGGCCATGTTTGACATGTCCAGCATTTCCGGGTCTTCCACGTCGAGGGTGTTAGACAGGAAGGCTTTCACCGAACCTGGGAACAGGATCTCGACTTTGATTTTCTCCTTGAGCTTGGGATTGAGTTTGATAATACCTTCTCGCCCGGTCACGATATAAGGGGTATCGATCATACGAATTTCAAACTGAGACGCTGTAGAAGAAGCATCCTCGTGTTTGGTGGACAGCATCATTTGTGAGATACGACTGATGATCTCCACCGCACAAGCATGGCCGACGTTACCCTGCCGGTCAGTTTCTGTGTTGTACGGGATCGATTTCGTCAGGGCACCAAAACAGGCCTCACAGACACCTGAAGGATCAGGATGCTGACAGAACATCGGACTGCGTAACCGAATCACGTCACCTGGTTTGAACAACCCTTTGGATTCTTCGGTCAGGATGCATGTCTGCCCCTGGCTGTTGATGTAATACTTACCCAGCAGGTTATTCAATACCCCTTTCGACGGGATGCGATACGGCACCGCACGGGTGCTACCACAATCCGTATTGAAGTGGGAACGCTGAATCACCGCACTGGCCAACTGGATCTTGCGGTGGAACCACTCGGAGTCTTCCAGCGGTTTGCCGTTGGCAGTCGCCGCAAAAGAAGCTGAACGTGATTCCTGCAAACTGTCGAGGATTTGCCCGATACCTTCAATGTAGCCGTCCAGGATGGCGTTCGGGAAGATCTGTTTGTTCAGGTCTTTCACAAACCCACGTGCCACGATACCCTGCAACAACTGCCCCGGACTGACCAACTTAGCTTTGATCAGCCAGGCCACACGGTTTGTCTTCAGGGCGTTGGGATCGAGCAGGCGTTCCAGTGTGCGTTGATACGCATCGGCAATTGAATCCGAGGTCGGTTTCAGGTTGCTGCGGATCTCCTTGATCACCGGGTCATCAATCAGGTCGATGTTGTCCATCACATCGGTGGTGGTGACATACGCCCCCAGATTCATCACCGTGTCATTGTACAGATCATTCAGGACGTTCTGTGCCACGTCTTTCCAGTGGCGGATTTCCCGGGCGGTGGTGTGCCGCCCGTAACCAATGGTTTGCTGCACGAAGTTCATCGCTTTGTGGAAATCACGGTCGCTGATAAAACCGCTTGGCACGATGTGGTCTTTCAGTAACGGTACTTCCGGATACTCACGGTGCAATGCCCAGCCGTAATGACTGATGATCACACTGCGAATATCCGTGGTCACGCTGCCATCGTCCATGACCAGTTCAACGGTCTGGTTGTTGCCCCGGTCCATCGCCCACAACTGAGCACTTGGCAGGGTTAACAATTGGCGGGCGTGTAATTTGTCCACAGCTTCGGTCATTGGAAGTTCCTCGGTCACTTGTTCTTCGTTTCTTTATCCACGATGGTTTTGCCACCGTTCTCCAGCATATGCAAAGCAAAGCTCTTCATGCGACTGGATTCGGTTGCGCCCTCTGGCCCGATGATGTCATCGATGTCCATGGGGTCTTCAGCACGGATGATTTTCCGTTGGGCGTTCTGTAACAACACCGGACTGTTGGACAGTCGGTTCATACGGGCGGTACCCTCCGGTCCCACTGCGGCCAGCGCCAGACGTGTTTCCGCCTCGCCGATGCCTTTGATGGGCTGAATACGATAAGGACTACCGTACTTGTCATGGGAGCTCAATGTCGACAGTGTACCAAAGTGACTGAACTTCGGTACCGAACACGCGGCCCAATAGTCACCGGTTTTCTCCAACAGCATCATGTAGATACTGGAGATCATCACCGGTTCACGGGTGGTGGTCATTTCACCGTTAGCAGCACGATAAGTCACCGGGGTTGGTTTCACATCGGGATATGCGTTACGGACACGACGCACCTGCTCAGCACCAAAGATCTCACGGTCACTTGGCATGATCAACTCTGCAAACCCTACTTCACACATGTGATCGATGTGATCGCGCATCTGTGCTGGGTCAGCCAGGTCTTCCAGCATCCAGTGATAGAAATCCACTGACACCGCCTCATAGAACCGCATCAGGGTAGCTGCTGCCATTTCATAATCACCCACACTGCGATACGCCTGGATCTCACGTGTGACACTGGCATTGATGAAGTTGAAATACTGCTCCATCGGACGGCCAAAGATCAGACGTTTGATTTCCGCGATGTTGTGACAGATGACATGGGCCCGGTTACCGTACGCATCCACCGGGGCGTCTGCGGTTGGGATCACGCTGACAATAACACCTTTACCGCCTGAGGTATCAGTGATCTTGTTACGCACACCCGGGACTAACACACGACGATAAGTAAAGACGGCGCGCCACTCACCGATGTCGTTTTTGCGGTGAGTGCGTTTGATGTTATCCTTTTTGAATTTGTAGTTAATCCCACCCAGTTCGGCCAACGCATCCGCCACCATGAAATTCAGGCGGTGAGTAAACGGTGGTTCCTGGTTATTGTTGCGGCGTTTGTGGTAATGATAGAACTCCGCCAGTTCGCGCGCAAACTCCGCTGTGGCGTTGGCGTATTTCTCAAACTGGTCAGTGTGTTTCTGCGACTGGAACTTCGAACGTTTATCCCGGTTCCGATCACTCATCACCGTCACGTTTACCACCGTGGCGTTTTTCTCCGCATAGATCACATCATCAAAGATGGGATCAATCTGCATCAACGCTTCCGGACTCATGTTGGTGAGGGCAATGCCCGGTTCCAGACGACGCAAGGCCATCAGTACCCCGTCATCACGGATTTTCTCACCGACTTCAGGAAACGCTTTATACCGGTCCGGAGTACCGTACAAATTCAGGGGGATCTTGTTACCGTCCCAGGAAGCGATACGGTCTTCAAACCCAAGGGTGGTCAGCATGTCTGCTGCTTCCTCAGTGATGACCATGCCGTCCTCCTCGACCTCCGGAATCGACATTGCCGCCACGTTCAGTTCGACACCGTATTTCCAGTCGCCGGTTTCGGTCAGGTCAGGACTGCGACAGAACCATTCCCCTTCCTGGAACTCGGGGTTGGTTTCATTGAACAGCCGCTCAAAGGTGCGCGGGTTGCGGATGTACTCAAACCCCAACGTGTGGTTCATCACGTGATACTTGGAGATTTCAAACACCCCGATGTTGCGGCGCTCTTTATCTTCATACAACACATACCACATTGGGTTTTCGCGGATACCGGCATCACCGTAACCACGGGTAAACTTAGGGATGACTTTCAACACCCGCAAGTCGCACGGGGCTGAAATGTCGAATGTGCCTTCGCCGTACTGATACTCCATTCCCGTCTTTATTTTGCGGGGGGTTGCACCTTTTACACACAGACGCTGTATCAGGTGTCCGGAAAACATAACCAGACGCGGTGAAGAGGTGTTCTGGGTGAACGGGTGCAAACAAATGATGTTACCCAGCAACTCTGCACTGTGTTGGTTTTTCTTTTTGAAGTAATCAATCGCCATTGGAATAATCCTAAATTGTTCGGGGTGTCACACTGATGATATAGGTCTTTATACTTTTAAGGGATGCGTTCGATGAGCATTATTCTGAGCACCAGTAAACCACCGGTCGGCGATCCCCTGATGTTTGATGCCACCTTTCGTGAGGTGTTGCGTGAACATCTGGATCTGCTGAAAGCCAAGGCCCAACTTGAGCAAGTCCCTCCATTGCAAGAGGCCAACGCGAACCGCTACAATTTCTATCGGGTGTTGCAAGCCATGGCCATCAGCCCTGATTTGCATTGGATCATTACCCGCATTAATGAGGTGACAAATCCTTTCGAGGAAGTGAAGCCCGGAAAATCGATCCTCATTATAAAAGATGACGATCTGTCCGAAATTAAGGAATTGTATCAATTACGCAAACAGTAAGAAAAAACAAAGGCCATGTTAAAGGGGAGAGCGCAAGCTCTCCCCATTTAAGTGACTACACCCAACCGCCAGATGAATTACCACCCCAACCATTGTTGTTTTGCGCAGGCGCACCCCAACCATTACTGGCTGCTGTACCCCAACCGCCGGTGCTTTGCTGTGGTGCTGCTTGAGCAGGTGCCGCATTCCAACCGTTGTTCTGTGGTGGTGGTGTACCCCAGCCGTTATTAGCCGGTGCTGCCGCAGCTGCACTCTGACCTAACTGCTGGCTACCAATCACAGTACCGTTTGCATCAATAGTCAGTAACACTTCCACGCCATTCTGCTGAATCACACGCTGGGTGGTATTCGCTTGCTGCGGAGGTGTGCCCCAACCGTTGTTTGCGGGTTGTTGCTGCGGTGCTGCCTGCGCCGGTGCATTTGACTGCCACCAACCCCCGGAGGATTGCTGCTGCGGTGCCTGTTGTTGTGGCACTGCTGGCGCACCCCAACCACCCACTGTGACATTACCCCCGTCGGTGTGTTGCGGTACGTTAACCGGACGCGGTGCGGTGTTCACGTCATTTCCCGTTGACAGGAAGTGGCTGCGAATACTGCTCATCAGGTTGCTGGGTTTCTCTTTGCTGACCGGCTGACTGGTCGGTGCAACATGTTGCGTTTGTGCTTTGGTATCCCACGGTGGGGTATCATCTTTCACTGCATTGACCTCATCATCAGTGCCGAGGTTATAAGGCAGGGAAGGGATCTCGCCATTGAACTTGGTCAGGCTGTCCATGTGTTCACCCCATTTGATCTGGATTTTCTCCAGCTCTTTACAGGCACGGGAGAACAGCATCGCGTTCTGGTTCAACGCCCCAGCGATTTTCAGGAACGAGTTCATCAGACAGGTGAAGTATGGCGCGGTGCGCGACTCCGTACCGTCCGAGTAAAACTCGTTGTCGTCTTCGATGTTCGGGAACAGGATTTCGAACAGCGCTGTCAGGATTTTCACATCCTTCAGACGCAGGTCCACGCCGAAGACTTTACAGTCTTTGGCTTTACGGCCTTCGAGTTTGCGCAGCTGGTCATACACCGGGAAGAACGTGGTGCACAGACGAGTCACACCGCGACCTTTATAGTTACCGCCACGTTTCAGGTACATCGCCACCAGACGACGATCTTCACCGCCTTCATAGTTAATGGTGGATGCAGAGATAATGGAACGGAAATGACTGATGGTGGTTTCATCGGTTTCCGCCAGGCGTTTCATGACATCCAGTTGGTTGTCTTTGAGTTTCGCCTGACGTTTATCATCAATCGCCAACAGCAGCAGGTTTTCACCGTGCAGATAAACCTGCTCAGTGATACGCACCAGGATCAGTTCACGCAGGGTTTGAATGATTTCAGATTCACCCCCCACATAAGACTCGGCCAGCGGATGGAAGTAAGCACGGTGCTCCCAGTCCGGGTTGTCCAGCTGTGTGCGAGTAGGAACATACAACGCACGGTCACCGGCGTTGCGCACCAGTACCGGGATCTCAGTCCCGGCGGTATTGAGGGTAACACGACCGTCTTCGGCGACAGTCCCACCCAGAGATTCCAGGATGCTGATATATTGATCAACCAGTTTCATGACAGGCCCTTATTAATGCACTAAGTTACGGTTAAAATTAGACAGTACGTCACTGATGGTGCTTGCAACACCTTGCACGGCTTTCTGGTCGCTGGTCATAACCGGCGTAAAGGACGAGTCAGCAAACGTCGGGAAGTGATACGTATGCACCGGTCCGCCATCGAGCGAGATACGAATCTCAGTAGAAGAAGTCAAGCCGGTGTTCATACTGAAGGTCACAGGCTTCAGACCATACGGGGTACGCAGTGGCAGGAAGTACAGGGTTTCCAGTCGGCGACGGAACGTCTCAGCATCTTCACGTGGGTTGCGACCATCGATGAAGCTCTTCATCAACGGCACCTCGAACTTCATCTGACCATTCTGCGTCTGATTAGACGCCGTAAACGTCATCGTCGTCAACATATTGTCCATCATCAGTTCAGAAACAATACCGTGGATGGTCAATGCCTGAATCAGTTCGTTACCCGCACCACCAAAGCCTGGGTTGTTCAGCGCCAGGTTAATAGCCTGCTTATCCAGACCTGACGGTGTCGCCATAACCTGATGCATATTGCTGAACATCTCGCTCATCTCACGCATGGTGACGAAGCCGTCATTCATGAAGTCAGATTGCATCTTGAAGTTGTTCAGCACCGGGTCCTGACTGACCAGACGTTCGTGCACATGCTCGCCAGTACGCAGCACATTGACGTCATAACCACCCGCCCCGGTATCGATGCTCTGGTTAGACGCGATGCCCGCACCCAACAGACGGGCCAGGTAACCGGTCTGTGACGTGTTGTGGGTATTGCTGAGTTTAATGGAATCACCGAATGCGATACGGGTATCCAGATTGATCTGACCCCCGCTGCCAAACTGGCTGGCCTGTGACGCCAGATAGTTGTTGTGCATCTGGGAATAGATGTCAGACGGACGAATCGTCATGTCATTGCGGGGATTATCCACACGACCGTGACGACCAACCAACACCTGGTTGTTGTCCAGCATGATCAGCTGTTTGCTTGGCACGCCGTTGATCATGATCATGCGTTCCTGGAACGTAAAGACCTTGTTCACATACAGACGCATTTCCGGGTCGCTGTTCCAGCGGGTTGGTGTACCCTTGAAACCAAAGTGGTTGGTGTAACCGCTCAGGTATTTCACTGTACGGGAGTTCTGCGTTTGCATCAGAACCACTTTCGCCATCCAGACGGCACGGTCCTGATCCCAGCCGTTGTCAATCATCGCAGCACCCTCACTCTGCGCCGACGGACGAATCATGTTGGCGGCCAACTGACTTAACCCGCCTTCGTCAGGCAAAGAACTCATGTTGTTTGTCGCACTACCAATCCAATCCATCACCTGGCCATCACGGTACGCAGCCCAAGGACGACGGTGCATTTCATGATAGCGTGGGGTGCGGGCGAAATTCATTTTTTCGAGGATAGGCTTCAACATTTTATTTAACTCCCAAGACTAAGGCTAACATTTCTTTTTTGACAGCACCGTTTATCTCAACTGAAATGAGGTCGCCGTTGGATACGTGAGTACCCGCGGTAAACGGTGAAGGTAATGTGGATACTAACGGGTGCTTCTTCACAGAGTCCAAGAACATTTCCATGCTCCGGATCCCGATGTTGTTGGCACGATCATGCGGCGGTAACGTGACGTGATAGCGCTCGGCGAGCAACTTTTTCTCATCACTGAACAACTGCATTTCATCGTCATAGTCGGTGACGTCCCCTTCGGTGTCGATGATCGAACTCACCAACGCCGGCAGGTATTCATAACCACGACGAATCAGATCAGCCTGAGTATGGGCAACCACACTCATTAAACCAATGTAACTGAAATTGATGATCGCTTCCGGTGACAGACGGGTGCCGTTGGCCACCTGCATGATGATGAGCGCATGGGTCATCAGGTCATACGTCCAGCCTTCCGGAATCGCATAGAAACATTTACGCACCAGTGCAGGATCCAGATCCGGGTGCACGGTACGGGCAGAGATCTCAAACGGAGTAGGCCGTTGCTCCCCGTTGATGTCAAACAAGTCGAACAGGAAGAACTCTTCACTGCCGATGATTGCGGACTCCAGAACCTCCTGTTTCATTTTGTACGTTTCGGTGAATGCCCGGTCTTTGTCGTCATCACCGCGGTGGGTGTAATCTGACTTCTTCCTGACAATCCCGCCAACACTGCTGCTACTGCTGTTGCGGTTCACCGTACCGTAGACCACACTGACCAGGTTCTTTTTCTGATCCGGGCCGTACTGCGTTTTGTTGATACACAGACGCCGTACCACGGTTTGTGCAACCAGATACTGAATGTACCCCGATGGACCTAACCCTTCTAAGGCCGGACCAATCGACTCCGGCTGACGGGCCGCCTGAGCTTTGGTGTAGTGGTTCAGTTTCTGCCAACCCATCATGGTCGCCAGTGGGGTGTTCGCAAACAGCGGATAGGCTGCCAGCTCTTTGAAATCGGTACCGGTGACTTGGCGTACCTTTTTAATGAACTCACCCACAATCGGCGAGATCAGATGTACCGCGATCGCAAATTCCACCAAGTGATAATACTCGGTGTCGTTATACGTCGTGGCCGCCGGATAATAGGCGTCTTCTTCACCCGACAGGTTCGGGGGAATTTCAATAATTCGTTTATTACGGTTAAACATTGAAAACCGCTCCAGGTCAAACACCTGATACATCTGGGTCACCAGAGGTAACAGTTTTGGGAGCAGGTACTTTGGGTTAGGTAAAGACTGGTTCAGAATGTCGTTACCTTGTTTAAAGAAATGGAAGAGCTTATTTTTGTCCTGCTGTGGGATCACGCGCAGGTAAAGGTTGATCTCATCAAACGTGCCTTCATAGTCCAGTGGCTTGGTCTTATGAAAATTACCCACCTCGAACTCGACACGCTCGCCATTATCGCTAACCGCGATGAATTTATCGAGCGCATTACGGCCGCTCAAGGTATATTCAAGTTGCATCTTAATCTCCACGATGACATTAACTATTGCATAACACGTAGGTAATATAGGTCCGTATATTTTTGAGGTCGCGCAATAAGAGAGGGCCGCAGCCCTCTCCTGGTTTAGGTGATTAGAAATCGTCCGGCAGATCGTCGTCGAAATCATTGCTCGGCTTGCCGCCGCCATTACCGCCACCCGAGTTGCCACCACGGTTATTGTTATAACCGCCACCGCCGCCATTGTTACCACCGCGGTTGTTGTTGTAGCCACCGCCGTTACCACCGCCAGTGTTGCCTTCTTTCTTCTCTTCTTCTTTCCAGAACTTGTTCAGGATATGAGGAAGCATGTGTTCGTATTGAACCACGAAAGCAGAGCACGCGATATGAGACTGGATATCCAGACCCATGGCCTGACCGTCAGCACCGACCACTTCGTTGAAGTTGGCCATCACAAAACCGAACTTGATGTTCTGTTTGTTTTTCAGTGCCAGACCGATGTACAGCTGGCCGTTGTCATCACGACCACAAATCACCCGGCCTTTCACAATCGGCTGATCGGTACGTTTACCTTTGCCGCCTTCACGGATGAAACCGTAATCTTTCACGGCATAACCCAGTTTGGTTTGGGTTGGGTTTTCCATCAGGTAACGCAGGGTAGCCAATACCTGATAAGCAGCGCTCAACGGCATAACGATATCGAAGCGACCGTAGTTCTCATCTTCTTTTACGTTGGTGTTCACACAGATCGCAATCTGGTTAGAACCGTTGAGGGTCATGAAAAAGTTGGACGGTAAGGTCGCACCGTTTTGAATCGGGCCGGCGAGCTGGTTGCGGTAATCGCTCATCGGCGTACGCGGACGGGCGTTCTGGTTCTTACCTTTAAAATCGCTCATTGGGGTTATCACTCCATTAGAATAAACTTAGTACGCTACAAACAATAAAGCAGTTATGTCAGAAATTAATCGCGCAGCATGTCAATGAACATGTTACGCAAGGGGTGATCTGCCACCTGCGGTAAACAATATCGCACCCTATCATTGGTAGTCAGTGAGGACCAGTTGTTATCGGCGGATAACTTTAACAGGGTCTGCTTGAGTTTTAATGACATGGCTTTGAAATTGGTGGAGTTGTCCCCGAACACTTGCAAGGTCAGTGAGTTGAACGGCATGGCTTCCAGGTTCTTACCATTGGTAAGTTTGGTGTGCCACAGCTTTCGGCTCTTAACTGCCCCTGTATGTGATTCGAGTAGTTTGATTTCACCAAACCCAGACTTCACAATCAGGTCTACCGGATGATGGGTCAACAGGTAGGTCTTCTTGGTGGTCATGGGTAAAGCAACATCGGTTTCTTTGACATGGTCTTTTAACGCTTTGGCAATATCCCCGCACACATTGGCTTCCAGCTGTGCGTATTTGAGTTGCAGCTCAGTGGTGGGCTTCCACACCCTGGCGTGTCTGAAACGCCGCTCCAGGCCTTTGTAGCTCGGATAATAGATCAACATCTCCGGGTTCGGGTTCTTACCCAGTTGCCCCTTCACGCGATCCACCTCCTGCAAATCACGGATCACATCCTCATACAACTGCTGAGGTTTGACCCGTTCCCGGTCGTCTGTCTCATACGCCTGATAAGCATTACGAAACAGCGTGCGCAGATTAAAGTACAAGGCTTCAATCGGTTCACCGGGACTGGCCATCAACGTCTCAAACGCCAGGGATGTCCCGACCGAAATCGGTAACAACCCAAGCGTACGTCCGCTCATCGTAGTTCCTCAACCAAACTTCTGATTAATGGAATCTGGTCGTCAGTCACCATGTCGCGGCGACACATGTAATCCAGCAATGCTTGTTCGATGTTGTGTCGATCAATATTGTAACCCTGGTACAGTGATTCGTCGTAACGTTTTTCTGTGGTGACTTCTTCCACATGACTTTTATTCAAGACGTCAAACTTTAAAAGCGGGTACATGCTTTTAATAACGCTCAACATCCCATTGATAATATCGGCTTCACCATTTTTAAGGCGGAGATAACTGGCCGGTTTGACTTTATGTTTCGCAATGTATTTTTCAATCGCCAGTAACACTGCGTCTGCATCCATGCCTTCACAATCGATGGTGCCGTAATGCAGGGCTAGGGTGTTTTCCCGCCAAGTGCATTTAAAAGAATCGTGCGCTTTATCGAGGGTGAACGTATAGTAGCCTTTGCGTTCCTCGTGCCCGTGCCCAGTGCGGTCAAAAGACCCCGCCACGTAAATGTTTTTCCAGTTGGACGCTTGGTGGATGTGGCCGGAGAAACACCCATACCGGGTAATACCGTTGTACCGGTTTTCATCGTGGGTGGTCTGCCTTTGCATGGGAGGGAACTGATAATGGAAACCGCCGTGCATCACCACGAAGTCAACTTTCTCCAGCTTGTGCTGGGCCAGCAGGTGTAAAACATCCTGCCAGGTTTCTTCGGGGTTGGTCTTGTGCTCATCCGGCAGATAAAGAACCGTGATGTCCAGCGCTTCAATGTGTTCGATACTGAGTTCAGTGACATGGCGAACATCACACCCACTGGTGTCGACCAGGAACTCTTTGGACTGACGCCAATCATGATAACTGGTGCCTTCCAACACCCGCAGGATAACGTTGTTCTCTGCACAGGCCCGCACAAAGCGACGCACCCATTGTTGCACATCAAACAAATCACGGTCAGGAAAACCCACAGCACGGTCCCAGAAATCCCCGGCAATAAAGATAATGTCAATATTGGCTAACTGGTTATCCTGGTAGATTGCTTTGTCCAACCCCAGCAAGGTGTTCTTTGCTGGGGTGCGGCGATGTAATAGATGAGAGTCAGAAAACTCCAACCCGCGTATTGCTGCCCCTACGCGCTTTGCAACCGGGGTGTGTTTCAACTCTTCAGACATTACAATACCTCTTCGTCCCAACCGCCGTCTTCACCATCACTGGTGCTGGATTGCACCTGATTCGTTGCAGAAGACGGATTCTTTACCTGACGTTTCACCTCGGCGATGTACGCCTGGCCTGCTTCAGATTCCGGATCAATACCCAACTGGTCGCGACAATGCAGACCGGCACGATAAGCCACAACATCCAGCTCATAGTAATCGAACACTTTGTTCAACATTAAGGACAGTGCAGTCGGGTTGTCACGGGTTTCCGGGGTGAACTGTTCCACCATTTGACTGAACGTTTGTGAGCGACGATTGTTCTGGCGTTGCACATCCAGTTCATTGCTCGCACGGTTCCACGCCCCGTTTTCTTCCGTCGGTAACACCGGGGTGGTGATCGGCGGAATCGTAAAGACCACTTCCCCGTTCTTCATCACATCAACCGGGGTGTAATAGCTACCGGCCACTTCGAACACCCACTTGTTGGCATTCAGGTAACCTTCCCCACCTGCAAACGCACCCAGCCACTCCCGTCTGAATGTGGCTTCATCCAACTGCATCCGACCCAGCCCCACTTCACGGCTGTCTTTTAACAGCTGCTGCATTTCTTCTAACGCCGGTTCGATATCTGGATTGTGTTGTTGATCCATAATAATTAATCTCGAATATTAAGTTGTTTCCACAACGTCCCATCGACCTCTAAGGTTTTCGGCACGTCATAAAGTTTATCATTCAATGACAACGATACGTTTATATTTAAATGGTAACGTCCGCCGTATTCTGCCAGGTCTTTGGGGTCAGCGGTCACCGATACCTGGCCCGGGAAATGACCATCCAGCATTTCGGTTAGCTGTTGGGCAACAGCAGAAGCAAGTAACTCTGGTTGACCGTCATATTTCACGATCAACCGCTGGAAGTTAAAGATCTTACCGTAATAGATGTAGGACTGGCTGTCTTCGGAGGCCAACCAGTAAGAGAACAACCGGTCAATCTTTAAAGCAGGGTCCGTCACCCATCCCAGGGTGCTCATGGTTCCCACGGTGGTGGTGTAATCGGCGTCAGACATAGGAAAGTCTCCAGGTAAAAGGGCTATACAATTTCAAGGCAAAAAAAATGAAGCAAGTAGGTGGGGATGAAGCTTTCGCCTCATCCCCTGGTCATTACCCTACTAATGTCATAAAGCGTTTGGTAGCATCGGTTTCTGCCATGGCTTTCTCGGCCAGGTAGATCACCTCACGCACGGTTTTACGGGTACGGATTTTTGGAATCACGTTTTCGTATTCCTTCATGCCGAGCACGCTGGCAAACACAAAGGCTTGCTGACGTGGGTTCAGTGAACGGTTGATAGCCAGATCGTTCAGGTAATGTGCCGCACCCCAGATGCTGTCTTCCAAGCGCTCAGAGGGCTTGTTGACTTCCAGGATGTTTTTGTGGAACTGACGCCATATACCGTTCTCGCCTTCACCAATTGGCATCTGAAAAATCAGATAGCCGTAGGCGCAGCGGAAAGCATAATGAACGGTATTACGGTTATGCATTTCACGTACGCCTACAGTCACAAAAAAGAACAGTGCCAACAAAGCTAAAGTGATCGGGGACATGGGTTAAATTCCTTTGATTAAATAGGGGTTAAGGCGGGGATACTGAATACCCCCGCACCAAATTAGATTTCTTCAACAACGTCGTCAACGACGTCAGCAACATTGCCACGGAAGCTGCGCAGTGCGTCACCCAGGGTACCGTCTTGGTACAGTTTGTAGGTTTCGGCGCCGCCACGGATAACTGCCGCAGGTGCACTCATGATCAGCGCATACTTTGCAAAGTTACCGGCCATGTTTTTCACGGTTGGTAACATGCCTTCCTGAGCCAGACCTTCGATGTCGATTTCACGTTGACTATTTTTGCTGCGACGTGCGTAATCAGCCACAGTGAAATAACGATCAGAGATGCTCATGCCACAGGCGACTACGCCGAGGCCGATGGCAAAGCCCTGGACATTACGAATCGCTTTGTGTGACTCGGGGTCTACGCTCATCAGGCCACCAATGTAACCGGCAACCATACCTGCGCTACTGATCAGCATGTTACGTTTGTTTGCTTTCAGCAGGGTGTCAGCATCAGCCAGTTTAACGGTGTTGTTAGCAGAGAAGTTGATTGATCCAGCCATGATTATTACCTCGGTGTTGTATAGGGAAGAAACAGCATTGTTTCTTATTCACCTGGATAATATCGGTCTGAAGCAGTCTGTAATCTAAATTTTAACGATTGCCTGTTTAATCAAAAAAAAGAAAATGGAAAAAAGAGGGAGAGCCGAAGCTCTCCCTAAAATGCGCCTCACCTGGTCGGGACGATGTTATTGTTCATTCGTCGCCAACAAGCTATACAATTGGTATTAACGCCGTGCATTGTATTTGCTCGTTGGGTCAAATGCCTGGGTTGCCAACAAGTGCTTGATGTTCTCATGGGTGACGAGGATATCCGACACTTCACCGATGGTGAGTGGCTTGTCCCCTTCCCGGAGCGTTTCGTACACGTTGGTATAACCCCAGCTCTCATCTTCGACACACACCACACCATCCATCAGACGACGGTAGTCGTACTGTGCCCAGCCGCCAATCACAGTTGGTTCCTGATCCACATAGGTGTCAGAATAGCCATCGAGCTTCTGTTCATGATACAACTCACGAACTTCCGGACACGCCATGATCCAACGCTGCATATGGGATTTGGCTTGCTGCACCGATCCCAAATCTGCTAAGCGACGGATGTCGTCATGATCAAACAAATGACGGGTACGGCGTTCGAGGGCTTGTGCCAGTTCCCACGGTCGACTGGTCACAAAGTTTTGATAGGTCTGGTTCAATGATGTCGCCATCTGTTCATAGAACGGATTGAAGACTTCACCGACCGAACTCATCATTCGTTGGGTTTGTTCTGCAAAGAAACTCAGCGCATCTTTCGTAGGCGGTGCAGAGATGGCTGAATCGAAATCATCCAAACCGGTATTTACATACATGATACTTTACCCTGTTGAGGAGTGTGCTTAATCGTGAGACATTTTCCAGCGATTAAGGTTCGCAATCGCCACGGTTGGTAAGTTGGTGTTCCCACCGATCGTGAAGGGTTTGTTCATGTCAAGCACACACTGGTGAGAAGCCAGACCCTGGATGTCCGCCCAAATGATGTTATCCGGGTGGAACATGATGCTCATCTCATCACCGTCAAAGTCCGCGTTAAACGGTTTTACGGTCAGGATGGAAAGCTGGATCGATTTCTCATCGGGGTTGCGGTTGACATGTTTACAAATGAAAGCGCGAATTGACAACCACTGTAAGGTCGGGTTACGCCCGATCGTGATACGAATCCCCTTTTGTTCAAATTCTGAGATGATCTCATCCAACACCGGGTGCCACTTATGGATGTGGGAGTTAATCAGGCTCAGGGCATCAATCGGTGAATACCCACGCCGATACAACCGGTTCAGGAAGTGCGGTTGCAACATCGGGATCACAATCGACCACGGCAGAATAATGTCAGTGTGACGGTGCGGACGGGTTAATGAGGTGATGACCCCACGACCACTGAATGCCACACGGGTGCCCACGACGTTCTGACGGATGATTGCGGACTTCGGCCAGAGTTTCTCCTTCTCATACGCCAGATAGAACTCCTGGAAATACCGCGAAGCACGATACGTGATTTTCTCGTTGTGCGCTAACTGTTTGCTGGTTAGTGTGCGAGGATCATCCGTTTGGTGCTGAGATGTGATCGTGAGAACAGCATCTTTGGCGGCTTTCTGATCGTAGTCTGCATAACGGCCGGTGGCGTTGTCTTCCACGATAAACAGAATACGGTTCGGAACAGGCAGGTGTTTCGGGAAGAACAGATGGCGGTTTTCCTGATAGAACTCATACAGGTGTTCCCGGCTGTTCTGGCGCAGTTTCTTCACCATCGAGTCATCAAGCAGATAGTTCACCAGCATATCACAGTTGGTAATCAAACTGTTGATACCGCGGTTACGATCAAGCCCCATGGCTTTCAGGTCTTCAATCAATGCAGCAGAGTTGATCAGGGCATCCTGGTTAGTCGCATAACTCATGCCAGCTAACCATTCCCATGGGTTGAACCCCCCTTTGTTATAGCGGAACTTATCAAAGAACACCGTCCAGATATTAGGTTCAATAAACCCCAGTACCCCTGGCGGGACTTCCATCCAAACGTTGGATTGGATTTTACTTTCCGTGAGTTTCTCCGGACGTGTACCGCACAACGGACACAGTCGGTTCAGATCAGCTGCGTACCCACCACGGATATGCCCACAGCTGCATTTCGGTGTTACCGAGATCTGGTCGCTGTTGTAATGGCAGGTGGTGAGTTCACGAATCTGTTTACGGTCTTCTTCTAACCGCGGGTCGAAATGGTTGATGATCACCGGTTTCAGCCGCAGGTTATTGAACACGGCGTCGTGGTCGGTAATCGCCGGATACAGGCTACTATCGATATATGTGGTATCCATACAACCCCTACAAAAAATGAAAGCGATAGAAAGGGGGAGAGCCCGAAAGCTCTCCCCGTTTTCAGTTGGCTGCCAGACGAACTACTTAGTTGCTGAAGAACCAGTTGCTGGTCTGCTGGTTGCCCTGGGCTGGAGAGCCCTGCTGCTGGCCGTAAGAAATATCTGCACCCAGAGAGAACTGAGCCGCAGTAGACTGACCATAGCTGTTTTCGTTGAAGGTGCTGGTGAAGTTACCCAGACCCGGTGCCAGGCCTGCACGCGCCAGAGCGGCCATGTAGGTTGCCAGCAGATTCGGGTTGATGATCGGACGGCTGTAGTAACCGGTGTGTTTGAAGCCCGGTGCGAATTTGGTCAGGATGGTCAGCATCTCAACGATACGGAAGTTATTGTCATAATTCCAGTTCGGAGAGGTAGCACGTTTCCAGCGCTCAACCCATTCGTACTGCTCGTTACCGGCGACGTTCAGGATCTCCAGCAGGCTGAAGTCACGGATGTCACGACGCTCATCGGCAAAGTTGTAGTAACCCGCAGGGTACAGGATGCCGTCGTTGATGACCAGCGGCTGACCCAGACGGAACTTACCGAAACCTTCTTCCAGCAGCTCTTTGAACTTGCCTTTAGAGGTCAGGTTCATGGAACTGATGATCTGGCGGTTGGCACGCGCAACTGGGTTATCTTCATCAGTGATGTCGATGGTTGCGTTTGGCGCCATGCTTGCCAGCAGGATCAGGTTATCGATCCAGGATTTCTCACCGCCTTGCAGCACGTCCATTGCGATGGTCAGGTTCGGGAAGAACATCTTGCTGATGTACTGGAACACTTCAGCCTGGCCGAATGATGGACCGTGGGTATCCACTTTCTCCGGGTTGAACTTACCAGCTTGCTCAGCCTGCGCGAACGCCGGATGACCTTTCATGTTGCGAACGAAGTCGATATTGAAGGCACCGATGTCGGTGAGATCTTCTTTACCTTTCTTCGGCGTCAGGATGTTGATCCAGTTCGCATTACGGTTCAGGTACATCGCAGTGGCGATTGCCAGCAGACGCTGTTCCAGACTTTCGACGTGGTTCAGCGCACGGCCAGATTCGGAACCGGTGATGACCAGCAGTGGTGAGTAAACCTGAGTAGACGGCATGACCGGCTGGTTGTACTCGTTATACTGCGGCTGTTTGTTCGGTTCGTTATACTGAGCGATCAGCATCGCGTTGACTTTCAGCATGGTTTCATCGCGGCTGGTCTGACCCTGGCTGCCTGAACGTTTGCTGAGTGTCACCTGCACGTCGGTACGGTTTGGTACGTTGTCGAACTGAAGGGTCTGAGACTGGTTGAAGTCAAAGCGCAGGAACGTCTGGTCTTTAGGACCGATGTCCGCCATGCCGATCGCATCTTCCATCTGGTAGCCAGAGTCGATGTTTGCACGTGCGCTGACGGCGTTATCGGCATTCAGCAGCAGGTCACGGATGGCCAGTGAGGTCATCTGCGTAAAGCTTGGGACAGCCATGCCGCCGGCGTTACGCACGTTTTTCTCTGGCAGATTGAACTTACGTGCAATCGTTTTGATCACGGCGCGGATGTAGATCGCGTCGTACTGGCTGCCTGCCATGACCGGGATCTGCATGGCTTCGCCAGTCAGCTGGTTGCGCTCGCTGCGGGGTTGCAGCAGGGCACCGGCATCTTCGAACATCATGGTGTAGAAATACGCCATCTGATCGGTGCGACCATTGCTCACGTTATCGAACAGAACAACGTACGCTGCGCCGTCGAAGTTCAGGCTGTTCTGGCTGGCCAGGATTGGTACCAGGTCCCAGGACTGACCGAAGCCATCAGCAGCAGGGTCTGCTTTGATGTGCTCGTTGATCGCGGCCAGTTTACTGCGGAAGCTGTCGCCGCCTTCATCAACTGACACACGACGATGACGTGCACGGCTGATCGTTGGGCGGGCTTCAGACTCATCTGCCGCAGGACGTGCGGTAGACTGCTGACGATCGTTGTTGAGAGCGTTGTCCAGCTGGTTAGCCAGATCGTTGCTAGAAGACTGGTTGGTGTTTTCTTCAGGTGTACGCATTAGAACAATCCTTAAATAAAAAGTTAAACTACTTGAGCTCAAAGTATAAATGACACAGTGCACTGCATCGTTATGATAATATCGACTTGAGATTTTTTAGCTTTACGCAAAACCTCAACATATTCGCATCATAACCCTATACCCATAGCGGGATCAGCGCTATGAGTAATGTGATTGTGTCACACGACATATAATAACGTATTAATCGTATAGAAAAACGAATCCTCATTACATTCATTTATAAGGTGCGGGTATGTATCAACTGTACGAGTCTAACAACACCCAGAGTTATCCGGTGAAGATGCACCCGCGGCTGGAGAACTTGCGTCGGCTGGAACAGCAGAACTATGAGAAGGTGCAAAAGCATTATCGCAACACCACCTACTTTACCAAAGGGGACCACCCGTTGGTCACGTTACTGCGTCAGCTACCGGCATTTACCGGTCAGGATTATCGCGCTTATTATTACCTCATTAAAGACAACTATCTCAAGTATGCCGCGGCCGTGGACTTCACGTGTGAGCAACGCGCAGCAGGGACAAAGAGTCGACACAACTTCACAGGGGATGGGTACCAGGACGTCATCATCGGGCTGGGTGGCGAACCTTTTATCCGGGATTGGTTAATTGGTTGGCGTGACCTGGAGCCGATAAAGGTGATCCGTCATGGGCAAACAGGTCTTCGATACCTGCCGTTTGATGGCCGTGACCCGGTACCTGAAAAACAAACATCCCCTGTGGTGTATACCGTCGATGTGCCCTTGCTGGCATTGCAGTACATACTTTACCGGAACTATGTCGCAGAAAACAAACTGGAAGCAGAAACGTACACCCACTTCCTGATGATGTACCCGTTGGTCAACCTGTTGCGCTCCTTTAACAACCAGGCGGTGATCAACCGGATGCATGCGGCATACTTTGGGTTAGGGGGTGATCAACTGGTGACACCGTCCATTGCGGTCACCGATAACCACAACCTGCTGGATGAATTGATTGAGTACCAACTGGATGCACTGGCTGGCACCACAATCAAGAACGTCCGCCATCACATGTTGTACTACCCCACCCTCTGGGGCGACGGGTATCAGGCGGTGAAAATCCCGGATGTGCTTGACGTGCGACCCACTACTTGGGCATGGGAAGCCAGCAAGCTGACATTGATCTGGTGCACCTTGAAAATGCAACAGTTACATTTCGGGGCATTAACAGATCTCCTCAACACCGTGAAACGTTCGATCACTGAACTGGAGAACGGACGGCTGATGGAGGTGGGAAATGTTGATCCTGCGGTACGCTCCTGGGTTCTCAGCACCCTGGGCGACATTCGTATCCTGGTAGAAAGATAACGTCATAGAGGAGGCCCTGGGGCCTCCTCTTTTGATGCTTACCTTAGTTACGGGTTGGTGGGTGCAGTAAGATGACACCTTTGTCACCACCCATGATAATCCCCGCCGGGTATTCCACCGTACCGGTTTCGCCGAAGTATTCAAAGTAATACCCCAACTGCTCCGGGCTGTTGGCTTGGTCACCCAGCAGATACGAAATCGATCCGCTGCGGTTCCACAGGGACAGGTCCACCAAATCCAACACCATGGCCAGAATCGGGTGGAGGCTCCGCCGGTCATCTTTGGAGGTGCAAAACACGCCCACACGTTTTCCAAGGTGTTGGATTGAGCGTGAGGTGTTAGGTTGGGTCGTTTGCATACTGAAGAACGTGCCTAACAGTGAAGTGATCGACTCCTGGGTATTTTGAATCACACACTGGCGATGGAACATCCTCATCCCGTTTTCAATCAGTTCCTCCAGCGGGTGTTTCATGTCCGGCGCTGACAGCAATAAAGTGTCAAAGGCCTGGCGGATGTTATCGACATTGCCCCCGTTCGCCACGTTAGCCACCACGTTCACCCGCCAGTCCGGTGATACCGCCCCTGGCCCACCATCACGATCCCCTTCCATACACAGGTACAAGGTATTGATGAGTTCAAACTGATCAAACTTCAACCCGTAACCTTCATACATCGCCTTGACCAAGTCCACCCCCAGTGGACGCGTATGGTTCTGCGCCGCCACCACTGTTTCATGATGTAGCACCAGGTCGTCATACGTCACGGCGGCCAGCACGTGTTGGTCGTTGTTCCTTATGAGTGGGGTATCGGGTTTTACTTTCGTGGATATTTGGACCAGGGTGGGTTCGAACGTTTCCGGGTCTACTGCGTGTACATACCAGCACACATCACCGACGACCATGTCACCCACCATGAGAACGTACATCTGGTCGATCTCATCAGGACGGGCTTCTGCATTCTTTGCACAATACACGTCTTCAAATCTAAAGGGTTGCGTACCGCGTTTTGGATCATAGATCGGCGTTTTGTTTTTCATTTTTTCAGCAGTCCTTAAAAAGAGCTTTCGCTCCGGATGATTAGAATAAATACGTCAGCGTGTCCGGCTTGGGGCCTCCCCCTCTTCCTGATAAACCCCTTTATAAAGTTTACCCCCTTTCCCCCAGAGTGTATCTGTTAATGTGGTAGAGTATGATAGTGACTTTTAAACACAGACAGGCGGCGCAGACGCATCCTTTGTAGTGGTTCCCCCGATCCCGGTTCGTGACGACTTCGAAAAGCTGTACGGGACATAGAATCTAGGGGAAGTTTGTTTTAAAATAAATAGAAGCGGTATTTTAGCACGATCAGTAATAAGCAGGGCGGTCTTTCGTCTCGTCATACAGCAACCAGTTATGGGAGTTCACATACATGCTCATCGGGAAACTGTAGAAGCGACCATAACGCCACTTACGCACGATATCCCCCGGCTCATATCCCCGCACTGGACGAGCTTCGGTTACCTTGACAATATAAAACCCCTGATCACCCCAGGTCTTCAGCGTGATAGCAAACCCGGCATTCAGCTTGACCATGGCCTCTTCATAGCTCATGGCTTCTGAGCGCTGCTTTTGCAGACGGTGGGACGTTTTACTCATGACACCCTCGTTCGGTTAAAAGGGAAGGCGTAAGCCCTCCCTAATGGATTTACATAACATACCAGTCGGTTGCAACCGCGTCGTCTTTCTTGGGCACCCAGGGACGGATACGCCCAAACGGGTTACGACACACCACATAGACTACCGATAAACCCAGGTACGAAATCCGGTAGGGGTTGGGATGATGTGCCCAGCAACGACGACTCACATAACGGTGACACCCGCCTGCACTGGCCACTGCCTCATCAAGCGTCATCAAACACCCCCAGGGCTTTCGTTACCCAGAGGTCAGCCTCTTCCAGTTTGGTGATGGCCACACTTAACAACCGACACTGTTCAGGGGATGAGCTCGCAACCCGCATACCGTGCAACACGGTGATGACACTGGCAATCCTTTCTTTGCCAATCAGCTGGTCGTTGGTCAATCCAGTCTTTTTGTGGAACCCCACCATCCGTTGCCCCACGGTGTATTCAATTCCAGGTGTGTGTTCGGAGGTGTACTGGGTCTTTGCCACCCAGTCTTCTGCAAGCGACTCGCCCTTTGTCAGGTCGTAAGGTTCCCAACCCATTAACGAATCGTCACTGCGCAGACCCTTTGCCGGGTCGAGCCAAACATCAAGGTCCCAACTCAGACGACGGTACAACTTCGAGTCGGGGTGGCACTTAATGGCATCGGTAAGATTGCTACTAACCGTAAGGTGACGGAAATGGATCACCCCTGCATCGTTACTGACATGTGCCAGCGCCCAGTTGTCGTTGTTCATTCCTGCGTGGTTGTAATCACTCAGAGTAGCGTTGCGTAAGTTGACGAGTTTGATCTCACCATCTGGCTGACGCATTATAGCTTCTTCACGCTGAGGTGTACTCGCCTGCACAGCCATGCGCTCATCACCCCACGTTAACATCCCAATAGCATCCCAGTATTTCATTTAAAACCCCTTAGAGTTCATACCAGTCGTGTGCCATGAGATCGCTGACTGACGGCACCCAGGTGTTATAACGACCGTTAGGTGAACGCAGTACAAAGAACGCTTCCAATGCCACAGTGCAACCGTTAGCGAGTTTGGCTTCGGCACCAGAGACACTTTCAACAAACATCTCTTTGCCGTTCCATCCCCGACGTGCGACACGTTTGCCATGACTCAGGGCTTCCAGTGCTTTACCGAAACCATGGTCAGGTTGTGGGAAACACCCCTCCAATTTCTCCACGTTCAGACGAACAGCACCGCGCCGACTGGCGATGAATTCCTCCATGGTGTATTCAGGTTCTCCATTAACCCGCCGTTCATTGTTAGCAGCTGCCAAGTAACCGTCCATGGAATAACCATCCTCGTTCAGGTAAGCGATGAATGTCGCCGGACTTAATAACGCCAACCCGTTATGGGCGCGGACTTTATTGGCTGATTGCAACGCACCATCTGTTGACCGGTTACGCGCGATAAAGTCCTCAGCGACTTCATCGCTTTTTATATCGATAATGAATTCTTCACCGTTAGCGTAGTACAACACGACAACCAGTGTGGTCCACCCTTTCGGAAGTGCTACACTGGGGTGGTGACGACTGAAGACTTCCACATCCTCGACGCTTTCCAGCAGATAAGCGCGGATATCTTTGCTAATGTATACAACTTCAATACCTTTGTCGGTCATGTGTTAATCCTTATTCTTTTTGAATGCCGCTTTTAAAAGTTCGCCATGTGCCCGAATGTTAACGATCTCCCACCCTTCTTCCGGGAGGACACAATCAACATACCCCACATGTAAGCTGGGGTTCACCACACATTGCCATTCTTGCCATCCGGTTTCCAAATTGGCCTTTGTCAGGACATGATATTTAAACCGCGGTGGTAAGGAGGGGTGCGAACACCCCTCCAGTTTTGGATGTTTACCCTGCAATGCTTCCGTTAAGCGCATCAGGATTCCTTTTAGTGTTCATCAGACACTAACCGGGTGTTGTACCGGTTGGCGAAGTACAGACCGGTTGATTCCAGTGGGGCGTACACCATGTGCAGGTTCTCTTGCAACATGGTCCGGATATCCGCACAGTCAATGATCTCCTGTGGCATCCCGCCGATGTTAGAGACAATGTCCATGGGGACGATGAAGGAGTTGAAGCTGGTGCGCGAGTACGTGTCGTAGAACACCCGCATGCGTTCACGCACACCGTGGTCTTCGATGTTCTCAATCCAGGCCAACACTTTCGTTTTGTTGTTAAGGTCAACGTTGACTTTAATCCCAAGGTACGGGGGCGGTGGTGCTTTACCGTAACGGTCCGCAAAGACTTCATCCCACAAGACATGGTAGAAGTACGGTTGGCTCATCGGCTTGTTGTAGGTTTCGATTGGACGAATCTGTGCCTTTGACAAGTACGTCGATTCACCGCCTTTCACGGAGTTGATGATCTGACGTTCCAGATTACCAATACGGTTCAGCTGTTCTGCCGCGGAGAACGACCCGTTGTCAGCCACCAGGTCCAGGATGTCCGTGATGAACTTGGTCCCCTGATCCAGGATTGACTTCGGTAGGTTCGAGGAACGCAAGTGCACCCCTTTACGTTCCAACTCACGTTCTTTAAAGAACGCTCCCTCCTGTGCAATCATCCAGGCAAAGTAGTGCTTGGACATGTTGGTCAGCGCAAACGAACCAAAGTAATACTCGTTCTTCATGGTGAGGCGGAACAGGTGTTTTAGTGGTACCCCGATGTTCGCCGAGATCATCGCCAGCAGATGGATGTCCTGCTTACGAATCAGGTACGTCATCGTGGCATTCACCGCGATACGCTTCGGTCGATCAATACGGTCAGGGTACATCCAGTTCACCCAACCTTCCTGGGTAAAGATAGAGGAGTCCGTATCCGAGGTTAACACAATCTCACGTTCAATCCCGAGGATCGAGGCAATTGACGATGGAGTCAGGTCCGTACGCCAGAATGTTTCGATGAAATCTGCATACTTTTCAGTAACTTGCAGGACATGCTGGTAGTTGCGAATCAGGAGATGCTTGATGTGCTTCTCTTGATTGGCGTTGTACACCCGTTCCTCTTCGGTCATGTGACTCAGACCACGGAGTTCCTTTGGTTCTTTGTCAACAACACTTCCCACCCACTTCTTAAAGGCCTTTTCGTCTTTGGGGTCACCACCCTGACGTTTGTACGCCTCGACATAGGTGTTGTCCTGCCACTTCGATAAATCCACCGATTCCTTGGCCACCTTCATCACCGACAGGGTTTTCAAGTCCGGGCAGTTCATCTTGATGTCAGGCAGACGGTCCACTTCATAGTCCTGACGGATATCTGCAAGCTCGGTTAAGAAGCGACGCACGAAATCCGGGTTCGACATACGCAGGCTGTACATGTCACTGGTGTACATGATCGCCGACCGTTGAATCGGGGATAGCCGTTCCACCATTTCACGCAGCTTACGGTACTCTTTGGGGAGCTCCCAGTACCGGTAAGTTGAGTGATGTAACATCTCCATCACCGCATCCACGGTGGGGTGCACCAGGCCGTACTTCGTCATGACCTGTTCGATACGTTCAAAGTTAACGTTATTAATGATAACCATGAAGTTAGTGCGCACGATCTCTGGGTTGTGGTAGTGGCGGTTACCCCCCAGGAATTTCTCGTTAAATGCATTAGTCGAACTGGTGATGGTGCGACAGCATGACGTCAGTGAGGTATGCGCTGACTTGTTGTACAGCGGTGTCCCTGATGACGAGTAGGCACCCGATTGTCCGTTGTTAAAGATCTTTAACCCGTTTTGCAGCAGGTCTTTGATCGACGCCAGTAGCAGGTTACCTTCTGCTTTGGCTTTAAACTTCGCGGCTTTCTCGACTTTACGGGCGTTGATGTTGGCGTCCATCACGATCGCATTAAGAGATTCTTCTTCCGCATGCGGGACATAGGCCACCAGTGACGGTGACAGAATCGCCCCACGGCGTTTTACCGCGGCAATGAGTTTACTGAACGTGGTGTACTTGAGTTCCTTGTCCCCCACCTTGTTTTTGATCAACACCTTAACACGCGGGTCAACCATTTCAAACTTACCCCCTGGCCCGGTTTCCCGGCGGACATAAGCTTCACATTGGTCTAGCGGTTTACCGGTATGCAGATGCAGGTATTGTGCTGCGTCTTTGTAATACCGTTCCCGCAACAAGAAGTCACGGGTGTACTCCTTGGGGTCTTTAATGAATGGATCCATAGGACGTCACTTAATGTAATTTACTGCGGAGTGGAAAGGTCATCACACGGGTGATCGGGTGGTACTTGATCTTACTGCGCTCAACCGCATAATGACGAAAGCTGTTGTTCTCGTTCAGGAGGTTACGCAAGTTCGTGAAATAACTGGTGTAACCTTGTGGGGTGTCAACCGGCAACCCGTCACGGTCGATATAACGCCGTATCATTTGGTGGATGGTCATCAGTTGAAACTGGTCGAACTGGGTTTCTGCCTGCTGATCTTCAAACTCCAGGTGTTGCAGGTGGATGTACTCCACACTTAAATTTTTGATGTTCTCGATCGTCACGGTCGAGGTGGTCAAGTCCGGGGGTAACATGATCTCAATTTTGTCGGACACAATAATCCTCCAGGGAAACAGTTCGGTCGCTATATCAATTCGTTTTAATGTAAAGAAAAAATGAGCAGCTGAAAAAGAGAGGCCGCCGAAGCAGCCTCTCAGGTCAGGTATTATCCAGTGCGATTTTGGTGAACGTTTTGAAGCCGTTGGTCTTTAGCCACTCATCCAGCAATTGGGATTCCACAATCCCCATGTTGCTGATCTGGTACTGCCAGGTCGTGGACTCGGCAGTCAGGATAGAAGACTCAACAATCCACGGCAACCCCAGTAAGGTGGTGCTCCCACCGGGCTTGGTGACTTCGATGTACTCGTACGACCGCGGGTCATTGCTGACACCGGGGTTGTTTTTGATGTACGGGTAGACCAGGTTGTGCAACTGAGACGGTGAATACCCCAGACGACTTGCCAGGTCATAGTTCAGTCGGGCGTTGACCAATACACTGCCAAAGTCCGACCCCAACACTTGCGGTGCAGCCACACTGAAGGACACCCGGCGGTTAGCGACCAGTAGATCGGTTTTCGCGCTCATGCGTTTGCCTTGTTAACTGTAGATAAGGAGATAAGTACCCGTAAGATTGACCATACTGGTGCAGACCAGGTTCTGGATGTTGTACAGCGGTAACCCGTTGCGGGCTTCCAGTTCCAGTAACAGGTTCGCCACCACATCGGGTTCACCGTGCTCGTCCACGGCGATCTGCCGCTCGCTGTCCATACCAAACCCGTCGGTCAGGATACGGTCGACATGCTTGTCTAACAATTCGTTGAGTTCACGCAAGGTAAATACAATCGGGGCGTTGTCTTCATCAACTTCACTGACGCCAATGATCGCGTCTTCATCAGCCAGGCTGGCGTCACTGGACGCGGCCAACCGACGGAAAATATAGTTGTCGAGCTCTTCTGAGGTGGTGATAATGTTCATAGCCTGAGCGCCTGTCGGATTTCTTGTTGTAAGTGGAACTCACGGCCTAGCTCGTCAATCTGTTCGATTTCCGGATGAGCCAATAAGAGGTGCATAGATCTGTCTGCATGTACATCGAGGATACGCACCTGATGACCGGCATGGTCCAACAGTTGACCCAGCAGACGTTCCAGTCCCATGGCGATCTGTTGACGGGCATACCCAGCCAGGATATCGAAGTAATAGCGTTGGTGGTCTTCTAGTCCCGTACGATAACCGGAACTGAACCCCGGGTTATTAATAGTGGAAGTGGCGGCAATCAGAATTTCGTCAACAGAGATCTCCCCGAAGGAAGACCTCTCTTCATCAACCCGCGCTAACAACTCGTTGTACAGATCACTGCCGGGGAGAATTAATTGATGCATGGGAATCCCCAATGGTTTCCATGATGACCAAAATCCGGTCACTCAGATAATTGACGGTTTGAATCCTGCATGGGGTATCCAATGGGACCTGTGTCAGGACACGGACGAACTCAGCGGCCAGCTGTTGCAGCTTTGGCGACACCATCAGGTCGTTATCGTTGAACCCGTAGTCACTGGGTTTACACAGACGATAACAGGTGGCCAGTTTAAGAATACGTGTCATACCTTCGTAAACAGCCGGGTTGTGTGGCATCCCCATTGGATACCCAATCTCAAGATTCGTTATGCTCATGTTGCACCTGGTAAGTTGTAATCTGGCACCACGATGTACAAATACCCCAGCTGTTCATCAAACCGTTCAAGGTTGACATCGAACGAGGGGGAATTCATTACGCTCGATAGCCGGTTATAAACGTGGGTCATAAACGGCACCACTGCATTAAACAGGGTGAACCGTTGCTGGTTGGCTTTGCGCTCATTGATCCCCGGACGTTCAGAGGGAATATACGACGCAATCATTTCTTTTAACATGTCGACACCTTCGCCAAGGTTGGTGATTTCCACCAACGCAGGCCCGATCACACAGTCACGCATGAAGTCGTAGTAGCACATGTGTTCGCACAAGACGGCGTATTGGTCGTAACACTTGCGGGTGTCGTGGATGGTTTCACGAAGATCAATGACCAGCTGCTTGTCAGTTACGCGGCCATTTTGCATGTGATTTCCACCGAGTAAAGCAGGTTATTGTTACTCACGTTGGAAAGCGTGAGATAAGCCAGCCCACGGGCCGGCGGAATTGTGCGGTGCAGAATCCCAGAGATCCAGCGCACCACTTGCCCGGATTGTTCCCGTAAACTCAACTCGTCTTCGAAGTCAAACCGGAATGCGACATCGGAATTGATATCACCCTGTGCTCGCCCATTGGACATAGACTCCAGTACATGGTGGACGACCGTGCGGATGTAGTAACTGCTGTCCACACTGAGCGACTGACAGATGTTCTCAATCTCGGTCCGGTAATTGCACAGATCAATCCGTGCGCTAATTGATTGTGACATAGCGCCCCCCGTTGGACATGTAATCCATTGAACTGACAATCAGGGTTTCGGGGATTGGGGTGTTCCCGTCTTGCCCTGGTCGTCCACGACGTAATTTGATGGTGGCCACTTCGCTGAGCTGGCCGGCTAATGGACGGTTGCGTAAAGCAAACTCGTTCATCATCTTTGACAGTACCTGTACCACTTCTTCCACTTCTTCCCCCATGTTGTCTTCGGCACTTTCCGTGCCGGCCACTGCACAGGCATGGTCATAGAGAATCGCCACATCCGGATTACCGTAGTGGGATGACTCGACAAACCATTCTGCAAACAACGTTAAGAAGTCCGCATTAGAAGAAAAGTAACGGTAGAGGTTATCTGGGTAAATATAGCTTTGGGTATCAATAACCATGGGTTAATCCTCGCTCACCAAATCAACGACCCGGAACGTTAGCAGTACCGCCTTGTCGTCGAGCCAGCGCCATTCGGTTTTCAGCTCTTGTGTCTCTTCGTCATAAGCATAACGGGTGTGACGACACAAGATACGGACGAAATGTTGGGAAACGTAGCGGACGATCGCCAGGATTTCCTCCGAAGCATATCGGTCCGCTAATAAAAAGCTACTGGTACGAATACACAGCGCCGTGTCAATCCCCAACGTCAGAAACAAATGTAAGTCATCGCCTTCGATATCCGGGTGTTCAGTAACGACCTCTGCTGACACCTCGCTCAGATCAAACACGATGTTATCTGGTTGGAGCATCTGGAAATCTCAAATAGAAGTTGTCCCCGATCTGTTCACAGACAAACCCGGAACGCAGATAATACCCAAAACGATCCGTGCTGTGACGCCAGAGTTTTTCCTGAACCCGCTGGAGTAACATCCCCACCAAATCCTGGTACTCGTGTTCGACCTGATAGTCACCCATCAGGTCCCACGGATCCATCATGTGCTCCATGCTTTCTGAGAGACAGTCACGTACATACCCCAGGATGATCTTTAAATCACAGTCGCCGTGACCTTCCTGACGCAATGCCTGTACCTCTTCACCAATGAAACAAACGATATGCATGTGTGTCACCCTTTACTGATTGGTGGATTTCACCCACGATTGATACATTCCCCGGAAGCCGGAATTGGCGTCTTCCTTCACCCGTTGATTGAGCCGATCTTTGACCCACCCCAGGGTTTCCCGGTATTGCGCCATCTGCTGACGTGCCGCTTCTTCTTCTGGCGGTTCATCAGACCAGTGACCGGTAGGAACAGGCAGGGTGGTCGGTTCACTTACACTGTATAATGTAGGGTTGAGTTTGATTGGCGACAACATCAACGAACCCTGGTCAGAGAAATACTGAATCGCTTCTAACGCCGCCCGGTTAGCCGCACTGAAATCATTGGGTGTATCCAATGTGGGTAAATCGTATTCCGGGACAACCTCATCTTCACTGTACTCGATTTTGGCCTGTACCTGGATATACATGTTCTGCCCGACCCGGCCTTCATAGCGGCTGGTTTCCACTTCGAGAATCCGGTTGGGGTGTTTCTGAATAATGCTGAACATGAACTGACTGATTTTGCACAACATCGGTTGCAGTACACCCGCTTCCATGGCCAGATACCATTCGGCGGTTTCCCACGGTGACCCGGCATACATCAGCTGGAACCATTCCTGAATACGGTCTTCCTCACGTTTGTACGGCGCAACCACCGATAACGCATGACTGACACAACGGTCAACCAGTTGCGAGAAACATTCGCCTGGACCATGGCCCGTGCGAGTTGGCGGTGGACATGATGCGTGTAACCCGGCTACATCTTCGGAGATGTCTAACACATACATGATTAAAACCCTTCTATCTGTATAACACCGTCTGCTAATACACTGACCCGGAAATCCTCAACGCGCAGATCAACCTGACGCAGAGCCCGAAACAGTTGTGGTTCCAGATGGCTTTGAATAACAGTAATAACATTAGAAAGTTCTCTGGGATAAGCCAGCTGTGGCGCCCGTTCGATCAGGGGAAACCCTAACAACTCGATGACGTTCAGCACTAACCCTCTTTGTAGCGTAGCGGAGTCAATCGATAACCGTGTTGCGACGGCATTGATGTCGTGCGCATGCTCTCGAATATCGATGATCAACATAGCTAATTTCACCCTTTTTCCCAATGTCCCCTCGTGACAGATAATTGACAAAAAATGTAAAAACGAAAATAGGCGAGGGTGTTACCCCTCGCCTTATAGTGTTTAAACGCCCTCAGACGTATCAGATGACCATGCCGAGGTCATCGGCACCATCTGCATCAGATGCGATTGCCGAACGCGTTGTACGTGCGTCTGCTTTCGATTTGTTTTCTGCCTGCACAGATTTCAAACGCTTGAACAGCGGTTCGATGGTGTCGGTATTGATCAGGTAGTGCACCTGGTCAAGTTTCACGTTGTCCTTATCATAGAACTCGGTGCTCAACACCCCGACCGCATTGTAGTCATGACCGAGGCGCAGCGGCTTACGGTCATCACGGGTACGGTACAGTGAGGCAACCGCCACCGGGCTACCCAGCGTGTCACGGTTCTCTTCCAGCTGATCCTGGCTGAAGAAGTCCAGCGTACACAGGGATGCTTCAACATCCACCACGTCATTGAACTGCACCAGGTGCCGTAGGTCTTTGAAGTCCATTTCGGTGTTGACGTTGTTGAACAGCATGGTCAGTGCGGTGATGTACTTGGTGACTTCCTGATCCACTTCGGCGAAGGTGCGCGACTCTTCGTTTTCTGCGTAACACATGACCACCGGCAATTTGCGTGCTTTACGGATACCATCCAGTGACAGCAGTGTGTCGATAGTGTTCAGGGTTTCCTTACCGGATTCCGTTGAAGCGATCACCACCGCCACCGTAGGCAGCTTGCGTGCCAGCAGTTCTGCCATGATCACCGGGCCGATCACCGAACCTGAACCACCAGACAGCGAGAACACCACGATGTTGTATTCACCCGGCTCTTGTTTCAGCAGGATATCTTTGAACGAGGCTTTGATCGCGTCGTAGTTTTCACCACGCTTTTTACCAGAACCTTTGGTGTCGTTCGGGACATAGACCTTGGACTCATCCGCATCGGATGGTAGGTTGGCACGCGAGGTGTCCAGGAACGCATAGGAGCCATCGATGGTTCCCAGAATGCTACCCTGACCAGACTGAATGAAACGGTTAACTGCGTTGATACCCGCGCCGCCACAGCCGTAGATTCGGGTAGTCGGTGCGCCAGCAACTTTTGCAGTAGAAGTGTTAGACATCAGTATTTCCTCTTATATGAAAAATTGTATGTTTACTTGTTAAAAGGGTCAGCATTATGAATGCGATTGAATTCGCGCTGCGTGACGTCTGCAATGGATTTGATATCCCCGAAGAAGTCTTAAAGGCAGCGTTTTTAGAAAGCGATAAAAATTTGTTTCACGGGCAAATCCGGCCAGTCACACCGTTCTCCTTGAACCAGGCTATCCTGGAGCAGGTGATCCATGCAAAGGTTTTACCGGAGTGTGAAGTCATTGGCGGTACCCAACACAACATCGCCTTACGCGGTGCGCGGATTGAACAATCGGATCCCTGGACGACGGTGATCAACATCCCTGACAGCTTGACCATGGGGCGTAAGATCATCTCCGTACAGAACTTGTATTATGGCTGGCCAGATACCTTTATGGCTGCCTATAATCCCGGGGGTTCACCGACATACGCATCGGGTGTTGCAGGGTCCGGGAGCCAAATCTCACAACGGCTCAACACCGTTGTGGATTCGACTTCACAAATGCCGGAAATCCAGTCAACCAACATTGCATTGACCGGTCATAACACGATTACCATTTTTGAAACCTCTCTAGTTACCACACAGCTAACGGCTCGTGTGACGTTGCAGTTTGACGAACAACTGTCGACATTGAATCCGAGGGCCTATCCAGACTTCTCAGAATTAGTGGTTCTGGCAACTAAGGGGATGATCCATAAGAAACTATGGTTGAAAATCAATGAAGGGGTACTGGTCGGCGGGGTCGAACTCGGGGCGTTCCGTGACGAAGTCGACGGCTACCGGGATGCCAAACAGTCGTACAAAGATCAGTTGAAAAGAATGAAGAAAATCTTTGGCTACAGTGATAAGTTGCGCAAGCACCGTATCCTGCGGGCCATTGTCCCCAAACGTTAATCTTCGTAAATTGATTCCTCCCACGCCACGGCGACCATTGCCTCACGGGCTTCGGCGACGTGCGCGGGAAGGAATCTGATGTTGCCGTTACGTTGCAATAAAAGAAACCCGTCTTCGGTGGGTTTGTTGCGCTCGAACCACTTGCGCGAGAATCGTTTCGAAGGCATCGCTTCACCTTCGACTTCGATCATGTTACGGTCACTGATGCCGGCGATCTTCAGTACAGCTACCGCAGGTGCGGTAGCCAGGTACTGTTCTTCGCTCGACAGGTTTTTCAGTGCAAAGGCGCCTTTGCTCATGTTGAACTCCGGCTTAAACCCCGCTCTTACACCCGACGCTGCATATTCCATGAATTGTCCTCTTGCTGATACATGTACAGTAAGTTGCTTTTCAGTGGCTTGGTGTTTCCGAAACGTTCACTGATGAGTTTGTCGTTGAGATGAATATCCCGGTTGCGGAACTCTGCAATAACGTCATCATTAATTTTGATTTCGTTTCCGTTAATAGTCACATCACCTTCCAATAACGTTAAGCCAGGAATGATACTGTTTTCGTGGCCAAGTAAGTAACGCTTATCGGCAGTCATGATAATTCTCATTGAAAAATACTCCTACTACGTAAAACTTCCCATGCTTATGTTTTCACATTCAGCTCCATTTACCGTGTGTATAACCCTGAGTAGATTGCACCCGAAAGCGCAACGTTCGATTTTGAGTAAGTAAATCTAAAAAGTGAAAAGACGGTGCGTCTCTCCGTACACACCGTATCATACCTGAACAATGTTCAGTTTTAACGCAGTGGAATTACTCCCAACCCAATTCCGAGAACAACACATACCCTTTGTGGTTTTGTGTTTCCGCGTTACTGAGGCCTTTCAAATAGGCAGAGTTGATCCAGCGGGGTGCATCGTTGTGGTAACCGATGCTGCGGAACACCAGGGAGAAACGTTGTCCCCGGTACTGCTCCAACAAAGCGCTGGAATTAGTAGAAAGGATATTGAGGTAGATTTCCCAGGCCTCTTTATCGCTCTTGTCCACACCCAGTTCAATGTCCTTGATGGTGACACCCTCGATCTCGACTTTCGCGTACATGACAATCTCTTTGCCATTGTCACGAATCTTCGTGATCTCACAGGATGTTGTCCCGGTCAGGGAAGAACCTGATACCCAGACACCGTCGTAGGTGTCGGTGTAGATAAACACAACCGGTGCGTTATGCCGTGCACACGTCTCGATGAACTCCACCACATCCTGCCAGCAGGTGGGAATCAGTGGGCTCATCGGCAGATTGAACACGGGATGTTTATCAACCGGCAAGTCCACATTGCTGTGGTACACCGTGATACTCATGACGCGGTCATAGTTAAGCTGGCGACTGTTATCGATTTTGTCAAAGGTGACAATACCGTAGACGACCAGCGAATCGACAGAAGGGAATGCATCCTGGAATTGTGCAATGATCGCAGCTTTCGCCTTGGCCTGGATGGCTTCAGGTTCACGGCTACGACGTTCAAACACAAGATCAACCTGGTCACCTTCGATTACCAGTAAGAACCCGTTACCTGCCTCACGTTTTGCTAACTTGAGACGGCGATCACCGTAAATGTCGAGATCCTTCTTAATACGATCACGGGCCTTACCAAAACCGATGTGCGCCAGAACACCTGGCAAACCAATTGGCTGTTCACTCATTATTGTTCTCCGATGGAATACAAAAGACTAAGGTCTTATGCATACCGATGATATAGACTTCAAAAACATTGACATTTAAAGGTAACCCCATGTTTGGACTCGAAAGCTGGCTGGATGAGAAACACGCCCTGGATTGGGATGCACTCAAAGCCGAAGTGGAGGGACGGTTTGCCGCCGGTTTGGAAGACAACAGCAGTCTTGGCACCAACACCATTAAATCGGTGTTTGAACGTTACTGCGGTCACCTCAAAATCAACGACAAGTTCTGCGACGCCATTGCCGCCTACGCCTACCACTTCGTCACCAAGAATCAAGATCATATCCACTTCTTCGGCAACGCCTTGATTGGTGTTTACCCCATCAAGTTTACCACCGAGGACTGGAACACCTGGTTTGATGACATCCTGGACTGCGATGAAACCGACCTGGCGGAAGATCTGTATGAAACGCCTTTCGTGAACCGCAATTTCCATGTAACCGGAAACGTCTTCAACTTATCGATGGGTTGGGTGTTGCATGCGCTCCACGTCTCCCCGTTGATTAAGTCAGAAACCAAACGGGAAGAAGCCAAACTTAACGTGATGCGCATCTATCACTATAAATGCATGTCATCCATTCAGAGTCACGATTACCGCTACCCGGCCAACAAGTCCGTCGCCCAACAGACCTACAACCAGCTGTCGAAGAAGTTCGACCTCAAGGTGCATGGTTCGTGGGGAGCCTTATTTGATGCCCGCGCAAAGTCCATCGTAACAAAAGGACTTGGTGTCCACTATAATACCTATGTCAGATTCACCGATGACAAGGCCATCATTTACATGATCGGGGACATCCAGGACCGTTTGCGTGATGTGTGTAATGCGATTAACCGTGTGTTCCATGAAGTGAAGAACAACACCAACAACATCACGACCTCATCGTCCATGGTTGAGATGGATGGGGTGTCGACAGTGGGTGACGTCTCGAAACAGGTTACCCAGTATCAGCGTTACATTAGCACCGTGATTACCAACCAGGCCACGTTTATTAAACCGGAATTGGTGAGCCTGGCGGCCAACGCTATCAAGAACTGTCCCCCAGACAAACTGGAACGCGCCTTGAAAGTGATGTCCGATAACTACGGTGAGAAAGGCGCGGAACGCTACGCACTTTTCGTCGAAGAATGTATCATTCATTTATTTGATTACATGAAATCCAAGCGTATGAAGATGAATGATTTGCCGGACGTGGTGTCGAAGATGCGTGGGGCTTATACCTCCAGCCGTTCCAGTAACGAAGCGTTAATCCAGTTACGTGACTGGGGCGATGCGATTGTGAAGGAAGCGACCAACGTCAAAACCCCGGCAACGATCATTGCTATCCGTACTGCTCTCATGATCTACATTGTGCTGCGCACACTGACGAAAGGATATTACAGTTAATGCTTCCATTACCCGCGTTAAAGAACTACATCGCTGTTGAAGGCTTCGATGGCATTGGTAAGACCGAACTGCTGAACCGTATTCAGGCTTACCTGGAAAGTAAAGGGGTTGATGTCTCTCGCACCCGTGAACCTGGCGGCAGTCCGGTGGCTGAAGACCTGCGCACCATCCTGAAAACCAAGGTGATGTCCGCCAAGGTGGAAACCCTGCTGATGAGTGCGGCCCGTGCTGACATGGCCGAGACTATCCGGGCTGCATTGCTTGCGGATCGTGTGGTGCTGGCTGACCGTTGCGATTGGTCAACCTTTGCTTATCAGGGATTAAGTGGACAGGTGACTCAGCAACAGATCGAATGGCTGTCCAGTTTTGCCGTGCGTGAAATCCAACCGGGTCTGGTGATCGTGTTGGATGCACCGGTTGACGTTGTACTGGCCCGACGTGCAGGCCGTGGTGAAGAGGTAGATACCCTTGAAGCCAAGTACCTGTCGAAGATGGAAGAGCAGCGTCAGGTGTACCTGCGTCTGGCCCGTATCCATGAACACCGCGCGGTGGTGATCAATGCTGCACAGTCTGCGGATGCGGTTTTCAGTATTGCTAAAGTCATTGTTGACGGTTATCTGGCTCAAAGCAAAAGTGCATGAAAAAGGGAGAGGCTTCGGCCTCTCCCCCTTTTGGGCTTTTTTTTGTTACGCTGCACGACGACCGAACTGACGGGCAAACGGGTTGTTCCCCATGTTGCGCCGTTTCTGTTGAGTGTCACGGATACGCTTGGCGCGTTCTTCCTTGGCCGCGTTGATGAACTGGTCAATCGAGATGATCTCATCCTGCGTGTCATCGATGTAACCACGGACTTTCCGCGCTTTCATTTCCAGACGGGTCACCAGTAACGGTGATTCACAGTTCTTGATCTCCTCCATGATTTCGTTCAACTCTTCCTTATAAGCGATCTGCTGCTCACGGTACACCACGTCTTCTTCGGATTCCGTCCCTTTGCTCTGGGCCAGCAACATCACCTTACCGGTTTCGATGCCGTACCAACTCAGGTGGGATGCACGGGTCATAAACCAGTAGCCCAACAGCCATGCAATCACCAAGTCATCATGTCCACCGCTTGGGTGGTTAATCCGACCTTTCTTATCGGTGATCAGCTGCGACAGTTCGTTAATCAGTTTTATGTCACGCACCGACTTCGAACATTTCTCCGCCGAGTCAAAGAAGTTACCGCCGTACAACGCCTCACGGGAGTCTTTGCCTGTCCAGAAGCCGAACATTGCACGCTGGGCATCGTAGAAGCTCTGGTCACGCGTTGACATCGTGGTGCGTGCCAGGTCGCGGAAATCAGACACACGGACAGTCTGGTCTTCCACCACCAGGTTGTACATCCGTTTGAACGGATCCACACCTTTGGCTGGCAGGTCAATCAACAACTGGTCAATGAGATGCTGCGCACGGTTACGTTCCACCACCAACACCGAGTTCTTGTGTTGAATCAGGAAGTTGGAAATCGCACGGGTGATCATGGGCAGGCTGATGTTGTTGAACGTCCCTACGCACACCACCGAGCCATCACGCACATCACGCATCACAAACGTCGTGGCATCTTTGCCGGTACTGTCTGAGGTGTCCACCCCGATGACGTATTGGGTGGTCGTCATGTTCTTGGCAATCGTCATTTTGTCGATGTACCAATTGAACATGCACCGTTCTTCTTTGGTGATCTCTCGCCAGACCGGTTCCACCCCAGAAGACGCGATCTCGTCCATGACTTCCACGGACAACGGTGATTTCTCCGACCCTTTGCCCCACTTGTTGAGGTAGTCTTTCTCAGCAGAGGCTTTGGTGTTTTTGTTCGCCGCAATGGTTTCACGCAACCACTGGTCGTCTTTCCCTAACTGGCGGTGTGAGAACACGGCCGAGATAAACGGTACCGGTGCTTGACCTGAGCGCGAGTTCACCCGCACGGTCAGTGCCAGTTCCTTCTGGTCTTTACAGTCGTAGAACATCTCTGACCATTCCGTGCCCGACATCAGGATGTCGTACATGTAACGGCCTTCCTTCGTCCCGAGATCCCCCGCCGTGGTCGTGTAGAGGATGCCGTAGAACCCATTAAAGGCTTTGGCGTCATCACGCGCAGCGGTGGTACCGTTTAGGGATGCCGGGATAGAAATGTCGATGTTCGGACAGAACGGACCTTCATCAAACTGCTTGTTGGCCGAGGTCAGACCACGACCAACGTTGTTCGCCCCTTCCTCATCAGACTGTGGCAGGAATATCGCGTACTCGTTGATCACCTCTTTACCCGGTTGCGACCAACCACTGTAGGTCATACGCTCGGAGTTCTCGGCATCGAAACGGTTGGGTTTGATCATCCATTTCGGGAAGCGATCGCGGATCTTGCGCATTCGCGCCATGTTCTCGGTACGCAGACGGTTGTTCAGTGTCATCAACTGCACTTTCACACCGCGACCTGCAAACCACAGAATCCATGCCCAGATAAAGTCCACACCCACCGACTTACCGGTCTGACGGGGTTGGATCAACATCTGGTCAATGTGACACAGGTACAGCCAGGCCAGCATGATGTTACTGCGGCTCGCCTGATACGGTTTACCACCCACCCCTTCTGCCGGGACACGGGCGACTTCACGCACGAAATACCAGTAGTTCACACTGGCTTCGGTCAATACCCATACCCGTTGTTCCGGTGTTAAATTCGGGTCATGTGGGTCGATGTCCACAAGACGCTGGTCAATCAATGCAAGATGGAAATACCAGTTTTGAATTCCCATGTCCCGAAAGGCCTTGGCCATTTTCAGGAAGGATTTATTGCCGGTCTGCATATGCGGCTTGGCCGCGATACGTTTCCAGTCATCCAGAAAAAGTATTGTTCGGTGGGCCATGTGTTAATCCTTAAAAAGTGAGGGGTGTTACCCCCTCACAACTTTAGCTCACTTGTCGAACGGTCAAACCAGAAACACCCAGCTGCAATTCGCTGTTGTCACCCACCACTTTCACCCACTTGATGTAGAGGGTACTGTAGTTAGCCAAACGGGCACTGACATTGAGGTCAGCCCACCACTGGTCGATAGGGAATCGCCATTGGTTGTTATCATCCACATAGAGGATGAAATGGGTTGGGGTTGGTGCCACGGTTTCAACGGTGCTGTCCACTAATGGCTTGATATTAAAGTACAGGGCGTCCAGCCATTTGGCCTGGTCGTTGTACCGGTCAAACCCGTTGCGGATGTTCACCATTGAAGACGACGTGTTGAACTTGGCGTCAATATCCAAGCCATACGCCGGGTTCTGGTTCGGGTCAAATCCAACTGTCCACAGAGAACCGGGTTCGGTACCTGGGCGCAGCAAGGAGATGTCGATCGACTGTCTGTGGGTGTACTCTTCATAACGAGCATCCACATCCTTGAGAGATACGTTGTACGTAAGATGTTGAACCGTACCGTACTTCAAGGGGTCGAACGCCGGGGAGACACTGTTAAGCCGGATGTAATCGGTTACGTTGTACACCACCTTGCGATCGAGGTCGAGCAGGAAGAACACCAGTTTGTACCCTTCGGTGCCAGACACCCAGACCGGATAGGCATAGAGCTTTGGACTGTAAGCACCCTGCTTCTCGATGGTCTTCACCCGGTACTGACGGGCTTTGTGTTTGACTTCCCCTGGTGAGGCCAGATAGATCTCTTCTTCAGCACTGAGGAAATACTCCAGCACGAAGTTGTCCATCTGACCCGGTACTGACGGGATGTATTCATCCAGGCCATTCAGCACCATCTTCGACCCGGTGACGTTCATGTCCACCGGTGACCCGTCGTTGTACCAGACACGCCCACGGAACTCGACCGCCGCCAGGTTCACGTTGATTGGGATCTGCAACAAGTTCGGGTCGGTCTTCGAGGTCAGGAACGGACTGATCAGTTCGATCTCTTTGACGTATTTCTTCCCAAGCTCATTGTGACGGATAAACGCCGACTGCTGCACACACAGGCGCCAGGCCGGTGGTGAGAAGTGCCCGTTCTCGTCGTAGAACACCAACGTGCAACGCTCCCCGTTCTCCAAGTACTGTGCCGCCGCAAAGTCCACCGGACGCCGCAGGGTGTTACTGGTGAAGTTGGGAATCGCGATTGCTTCCAGTGGAATGGCATTCCCCACCAGGTCCCCGGAGTTATTGTACACCGCACTCACGACTTCCCCGTTCTCGGAGATGTCGTTACCCTTAAACAGCTTGGCGAATTTCACCATACTGCCAGTCGAGTAGATGCGGTTGTCGACCATGGCCACCGGCGGGTTCTGACTGTAATCAATCGCCACCAGGTATTCCCCGGTTGCATAGTGATACGGTCCACCCAGGATGGTGATGTCGGTTTCATCGTCCGCCACCACGTCTTTCGGGTTCCACGGAGTCAGAGTGGATTTCAGGGTACCTTCGATGTCCACGTAGGTCACCAGATACCAGCCGTTCTCCGGGTCGATCACCATGTCACCCACCCGCGGCACAATGTACTGCGACGGGTCTTTGTTGCCGATGGTGTCCGGGTCGTAAACGTAATCAATGAAAAGGATTGTTTTACGGTCAGTGTTAGTGCGCAAAGTGGGTTGCAGTGCAGCCACCACCCCACTCGACACACTACTGAACATATTGTTGATGGACTTTGAATCAGCCATTAAAAATCTCCTCGCCTTAGGTCTGGATTTCAACCGCTCCAGTCAGGCTCACTTTGTTATCCAGATAAAGACGAATGACTTGGTTTAAGAACTTGTACGCATTGGCACTCACGTATAGCACCCGGTTAAGGTTGTGGGGTTGTACCGAGATACGCGCACTGTTCCACCCCAACACAATCGGGTCATACTTGAGCCACCACAGATACCCTTTGATCAACTGGTTAATCCGGTCTTCAGACTCCCAACTGGCTGGCACCACAAACACCCCCAGCGCAATGTCATTGATCAACTTGCACAGGAACGGGCTGTAGAGCAGGTATTTGTCCGCCTGGGTCGACGGTAACGTGCTCTGGGTTTGTGGCATCACCGAGGTCAGGTAGTTGCTGAGACGGGTGTCCAGGTCCTGGCTTTTCGCCCGGTAAGTCTCGCTCTGGTAATCCTCAACGTATTTCAGTTCAGCAATCACCGAGGTCACTTGATACGGCTGACCGTTCAGTCCATTGAGTTGGTCAAACGGCGGGGTATCACCTTCTGCAAACACCAGTTGCTCCCGGCGATAAAGTTTACCCCCAACAATGCACCGGGTTGCCCGGTCATCACGCAGGTTCCAGGTGTCATTGTAACTGAGCACCCCTTTATCCACCCAACCGTTGTCATTGATCTGCGCTGTCTGCATCGTCCCGTCGGCATTGGCAAAGCCCGAACACCGCACCACAAACGACACCTTGTCACCTTGTGACAGATACTGTTTGTTCAGGATGTAGACTTTCGGGAAATCCAGGATGTAATCCAGACCCTGAATCAGTGACGACAACGGCGTGGTGCCGTCCCCCATCCAGATATCCACATCCCCAGGTGGAATCGCCATCTCAACGCCACCGGCTTGCCAGGTTTCCGTTAAGGAAAACGTCAGCGTGTGGTCCGGGTTCTCAAGCGTAAAGCTGTAACCCAGGAACGTATCATTGGTGATCACCAACCCGATTTGCAGGCTGCTGTCGATGTTCCATTTCAGTACACCGTTACTGACACTGTAACTGTTGCTGCCGGTGACATCTTTCCATTTCCCCACCGGTTGTTGGGTATCGATGTTGTAGCTGGCAACGTAGGCCCGGAAGCCGTAGTTGATATCCAGTTTGACATCGGCCACGCCGAGGGTGGTGCTGAGATCACGGCTGACTTTCCCTGCGCGCGGTTCAATCAACACACACGCACTGTTCACCGGTAAATAGTTCTCACCCGTGACATGGGTATAGAACCCCAGCAACAGCCCATCCTGGTCGTACTCATACACCGTGGCGTTAAACCAGCAACTGGACGGCAGGATAAACCCACGGCCTTGTTCGGTGTCACCAATTTGCACCGGGGTGGCGTTGAGTGCCAGGGTCATGGCGTTGTAGCCGTAAGCCTCGGCCACCTGTGCACGGGTGATGTCCTGGTAGCGGGTTCGGATCAGTTTCTGATACGGGCTGGCTTCGAGGTTGCTTGCCTGCCATTCGGGTAACACCGCATCCAACCCCAGCAGTGCCCGCACGATCTTCACGTCACTCAGTTTATAGAGCTCCCGCAAGCGATTGTGCTCGTAACCTTGATTCCGCACCCAGCCAGGGTTGCGCACCACCATCCGCACACTGAGGTTGTTGTTGTTCACCCAATCTGCAAAGGCCTGGGCGTAACGCCCCACATAAGCGGTTGGCAACGCGTAGTCCCGGTGAGTCACCATCCGCACCGCATCGGCCTGGTTCTTGTGGTAATACAACCCCTTGCCGTTTTGATCCACAATCCAGAAATCAATGTCGTCAAGGTAATCGATCACCTCTGTCCCCGCAGACTTCGGCGGGTGCACCAGGTATTTGCGTTTGCTGTCCATCGCGGAATAAAACGACGGCAGGTTCTGCATGCCATAGGTGTCCACCCGTTTCACCGACGGGTCGTACACAACCTCAATGTAATCCCCCGTGGTCAAGGTTGACGGGGCAATGTCTGCCACCAACACCCCGTTCAGGAACGCCTGAGCATAACCGGTACCGGCCTGTAGCTGGTGATACCGGGTCTGCCACGGCAGTGCATCGGCCACCAATACCACCTCACCGCCAAACACCTGGATCTTTGCTGGGGTGGTGCTGTCCTGCTGATAGCTGTAATACGCATTGGTGTAACAACGCATGAACATCCGGTCTTCGTACGCCAGCCGTAAACGGTTCAGTTTACGCACCGCGATGAGGATCGATTGGTTCTGCCCCAGTTTGATCCAGGTTTCCTGAAGCGGGAATTGGAACCCCGCATCATTATAGAAATTCAGCACCAGGTTACGGGCGGCACTGATTTCGGAGGCTTTCACCCAATACTCAAACGGTACCGGGGTGATGTAGTTGTTGGCCAGGTTCCACTGTTGAGGATGGTTACGACCAATCTCAAAGACATGGAAACGGTCTTTGCTGTTGGGGAGGTATTGACGTTGTCCCAGGATATCCAGGTAATTGATGTCACCCAGTGGCCGGGAGCGGCGTGCCAACCCAACGATGAACTGCCGATCGATCTGGGGATTAATCCAGCTGTTCTTCACGGCGTGCGCAAGCAACGGGTTTTGAAGAATTTCGGCCATGTGGAGTTATCTCCATTTTCCAGTCGCATACCCAAAGTTACGCATGTAGGCAAGTTTCGCATCTTTGAACTCACGCTCATCCCGCAGCAGTTTGCCGAACGGGGTGTCACGGAATGCATTGTCATTGCAGGCAGTGTAAATCAGGGTAAAGAAAGTGGGCAGGTGTTCAAGACTCGCCCCCACGATATCACGGGCACCGTAACCAAACCAGGCACCTACCATCAACACCAGGAACGTACGGATGTCCAGCTGGCGCAATGAATCGGCCCACTCTTGTTGACGCAGGATATCCACAAACTGCGGAATGCTGTTGATTGCCGGTAATTCGCCGACGACCTCCAGGACGTATTCCCGTGGCAGTTTACATTGATCAGATAGCTGGTTGACCTTCTTGGTCATCACCCGGTCATCCTGGGGATCGACTTCCGCGGTATCCATCAGGCCGAGAAAAAACCACCCGGTAAAGGCGGTCAGACGTTTCAGGGCATCAAAGTCCAGGTTGAAACGACGACCCAGGGTACCGGCCACCCAACGCGTGTAAACTTTCATTGGCAGGCTGTACATGTTGCGGAACACGTCAATCCCGTTTGGACTGCGCAACACCGCTTCCAGAATTGCCCGGTTTTGAATCTGATCATATTGGCGCTGATCAGAAATAACAGAAACGTTCTTGTCACGTGAGTACACAGTAAAAGGACGGGCGTCGTAGGTCACACGTTCTTCACGGGTGTTGGTGGTGAGATATAAAGGATGAGGATACGGATCAACCGTTTCATCCCTCTTGGATTTGGTGAGCAGCTCCAGCAAGGTGCTACTTTTGCCCGACGGGGTGTATTCCCCACGACCGATGGCTAAACGAATTTGTGAGCGCAATGCCTCTACGTCCTGTGCGCGTCCCACAGTCGTGTCATAGGCTGAAAGAAAGATCATCGCCGTGCAACCCCATAATGGATGGTATGTATGAATAAACGGACATTCTATGACAATTGTCTGTCTTAGTTATACGATTAGACACCGGTAATAATAACTTGCAAGTTATGTCTAGGAGCTTTCAATGGTAACTTTATCAAGTGGCGCTCCACGTTATATTAACAACGGGATCCAAGACGGATCTCTGCTCCCTGACGTGGTCGCCCCCGAAACATACCCTCAGCTGTTGCCGGTCATCGGTATCCAGGCTGAGCGCGGTCGTACCGACACGCGACTGATCAACGTTGATCAGCTCACGTCCGAGTACGGCAGCAAAACCTTTGATCCATTGAGTAAGTACTACTCACACTCCACCCGTCTGCTGATGCAGATGGCCGGTGCTGGTCAGAGTTCTGTTTATATTAAACGTTTGTCTGACAATGATGACCGCGCTGCTGTTACAGTGGGTGTGGAAATCGTCGCTGATCAAATTCCACAGTATAAGCGTAATGCTGATGGTACTTATGCCCGCGGTACCGACGGTAAACTGATCGCTGATGGCGATGCAGTCGACGGCCTGCTGGTGCGTACCGTGGTGAACCGCACAACCACCGACCCGTACGGTCAAGTGCAGAAGTCCAAAGGTGAGCTCACCTCTTCCACTGGTGTGCAGTCCGACTACTACCCTCTGTTCCAGCTCCAGGCCCCAGGCCCGGGTGTTGCGTATCAGAACATGGGTCTGGCGTTCTGGTCACCCACCCTGCTCTCCAACTCACCTGTGAACAACAACGTGATTGAAGACCAGGTGGCGTATCTGTTCCGTATGGCTTTTGTTGAGCGTAAAAACATCAACTCCACTGCCTCACGTCGTTTGACTACGACCGGCGATGCGTACGTTGACGTGGCGTTCAAGAAGTCTGCCATTGACGAGAACACCAAAGAACGTTTCTACGTGGTCAACAAACTGCGTGGCTACAGCAACCAGACGTCTGATGGTAGCAGCAGCGACATCGCGCCGCCGTTTGGCAACATCAAGCTGTATGAAGCGAACCTCAAAGAAGTCCTCGGTAAGATGTATGCTGCGGAAGAAGCGTCCGTTAACCAGCGCCTGGTAACAGGTGGTGACGATGCGTTCTGGCAGATGAACTTCGCAGCCGGTACTTACCCGTCTGGCGCCCCGTATTACAATGTCTATATGCAGAATGCCGCTGAAGGTAGCGACGTGCTGGCAGACGGCGTGTATTATTACGGCCAGGGTGGTAAAGATGGCGACATCACTGCGGCGACCCAGGACACGTTGATGCAGACGTACCTGGAAAACTTCGGCGTGGATGAAGCCCTGCTGGATGATGCCAAGTTCCCGTTCAACAGCTTCTGGGACTCCGGTTATTCCGCGACCACCAAGCAGAGCTTTATTGAACTGCTCGGTAAACGTAAAGACATGTACGTTGTGCTGTCCACGTTTATCCACGGTCAGTCGCTGACCATGAGCCAGCAGCGCAGCCTGGGTTATTCCCTGCGTACGCAGTTGGATCTGTTCCCAGAGTCCACCCTGTATGGCACCCAAGTGTGTCGTGCTGCAATCGTCATGCAAGATGGCTACATGATCGGTGATGAAGACTATACGCGTTATAGCCACATCAACGACCTGGCTGTGCGCATGTCGGCGTGGGTGGGTGCCGCGAATGGCCTGGCTGATCCGACCCAGTCTCCGGATGCTGGTGATAACCGTATCATCTCCACGATGTACGATTTCCAGGGTCTGTGGGAAACCAACGATGCCCGCGATGCTAACTTCTCTTACGGTCTGATCTATGCGCAGACGTATGACACGAAGAAAGCCTTCCGCCCAGCGCTGACCACAGTGTACTCTAACGAGTCTTCGGTTCTGAAAGAGCTGCTGACCGTGCACATCTGTGTCGACGTTGAGAAAGAAGTCCAGCGTGTATGGCGTGACATCACCGGTGACGGCACCATGGACTCTAACCAGTACCTGGAGAAATGCAACACCCTGATCCAGGAACGCACTGCGAAGAAATACGGCGGGCGTGTAACGGTAGTACCTAACTGCTACTACACCGAATACGATCGTCAATCTCGCAACCGTCTGTCTTGCGACGTTACTGTGTATGCGAATAAGCCGAAGTACCAGATGTCCTTCAGCATCATCGCGAAGAACAGCGACGATCTCCCGGCCGTAGCCTAAGAGGTAAATCATGGTTTTACGTTATAGCGACTCGACGGCTCCGAACAACAAGCCGCCGTACAACGCCAACAATGCCGTTAAGGCAAACATCCTGACGGGCGGTAACTTCGGTTACGCCCCGAAGATTCCCCGTTTCATTGATAACGCCGCGTACGTTCAACAGCAGCTCGTCTGCAACGTGATCAGCACGCCGCGTTTCATTGACTACATTCCGGGTGCCGGTGACATGCACGGTCTGATCCGTTCCTTGATGGAAGATCACACACGCGAGATCACGGGCTTCACGGAAGTGCAGACCAACAACTTCATCGAGTCATCGATCGGGGCTGGCGGTAAGCAACAGCATGACTTCGCTGGTGCCACCCGTACGTTCCCTGAGCCAAACCACCTGATCCCGGAGAAATACGGTTTCATGGTCAATGGCGTCTTTGACTTCTGGAGCCGCTGGGGCCTCGGCGATTCGGATACCCAGATCCCACTGGTGTCCACCGTCGATAACCCGCCACCGGATCTGCTGCCGGACATGCGCTCAATGACCTGTCTGTACTACGAGCCAGACCCGGTGTTCCAGAATCCGTTGAAAGCGTGGTTGGTGGTCAACATGATGCCACGTTCAACGGGTACCAACGAAGCGCGTCGTAACAAAGACGACACGCCGGGTGAAACGACGCACAGCATCGCCTTTACCGGTACGCCGATTTCGAACTACGAAGTCATGCAGCTGGCGAAGAAGATGATGGCCAACATCCGTGGTGCTAACCCGTACTACGAACAGTTGCCGTCTGTGTTCAAATCTGTTGACGCCAACATCCAGGCGTTCACTGGTAGCGGCTTCAACAACCGCATGCAGCAGATTGCCAAGACTCAGGTTTCCCACAACTGATTCGACAGCAAAAAAAAAAGACCACTAAAACAGAGGAGAGCCAATGGCTCTCCTCTTTTAGGCGATCGTGATTTTAAAGCTCTCTTCGATGTCCTCTAAGTCGTAACGGGGGAACTGTCGCGGGTCGTCAATGTACTTGACCACTACCCCGTACCATAGCACCAATTGCGGTTGCAGCAACTGGAGCTTAATCCGTTTCACCGGGTTCCCGGTAATCGACTGGACTTCCTCAACACTGGCAAAGATAATGCGGTGGTGTTTAACGTAGTCATAATACTCAATAGGACGGATGATCACCGGGGGTTCTTTGACGCTGTCCACAGAGAACCGGTAACGACGTTTAAACAACTTGTTACGGTAATGGCTCAGAATGCCTTGCCCACTCAGTTTGGGATCACCACAAAAGCTCACTAATGCTCGCAGGGTATACAGGTAGGTCAGTTCACCGGTAAAGGTGTCCTCCACTGTAATCCGGCGTGTGCGTTTGCTTTTGGTTTTCCTTGTCCGCTTCACGCCTTCGCTGATCTGCGGGTTGTGATTCATAGCAACCTCAAAGAGGCCTCCTTGCGGAAGCCTCTGATTTAGTTTTTCACATAACGCCTTACGGCCATGCCAAACGATGTAACCACTGCGTCACGCTGAGCAGGGGCAAGCCACCACAAAGCACCCAGCACAAGACCAGGGCTATAATGGTTAATGGCGAAGTGAAAGACGAACAACTGATCAAACTCTTCGCGGGTCCGTTTGGCGTGTTCTGGGGGGATGGTGATGTGGCTCTCACGTAACACCTTCTTAAACAGCCTGTAAAGCTCGTTAGAGCGTTTATTTAGCTCATCCACATCAGAGGCTTCATAAAAGTTATAGTCGCCTATGGTGACAGCTGAGCGCCCGAGAGGCCGGCAGCGACAATACCGCCGCAGGCTGTAGATCATGCAAAAGACAATGGTAATAAAAACAGAGAACTCGGCCATGGTAATTAGCTCGTGGAAGGAAGTAATGTGCCGTCAAACGCAACAGGAGTGTTATCCGTCAACGGGTTATAACGCATCATGATTCCCTTAGTGGCATCGTAATACACAAAGTCATTACAATGGTAGCCCCTGAAACTGGTGTAGTTGTTACTGGTAAACCCATTGCGGGTCACACTGACGTAGTTGGGGTAGGTGTTGTAGTCCAGGAACCGGAACATACAGATGCGGGTGTTGGCCCGGATCTCTTCGTACACCGCAGGCGGGATGGCGTGCTGCATGATACGTGCAATCGGCGAGTCATGGGTGAACAAACCTTTGTACGGTGACCCCCACATGGTTTGCGCTGGCGCGGCGGGCATGTTGGCGTAACCGTAGCTGGGGGTTTGGTACCGCGATTGAGGGGTGGCGGTGGCGGTATCCGCGATGACTTTCGACGAGTTAGCTTTCAACCAGTCCTGAAACTGCGGGTAGGTCATGGACGCGACCGGCTTACTCTTCTTCTTTTTTATCAGCAACATTTCAATGCTCATAACAAACCCTAATAGTGATAAGTGGTTATAGGATTCCGGAGCAAAAAGAAAGGCCTGAGAAAGGGAGCCCCGCAAGGCCCCCGATGTGTTATGCGATATGGTCGGTGTGTACAGTGGTGAACAGCGAATAGCGGACATAGCCGGCTTCTGACGGTGTCTCTCCCTTCGGCGTGTTTGCGAAGTTTGCATTGGTCATGTAACCACTCACCCCCTCAAACCCTTTGAGTTCTTCACTGAAGTTGTACAAGACACCCTGCACCGCTTCCTCTTCGGTGGGTAACCCCACAGGGCCATCACGCCGGGTTGCCTGAAGGACGAGGAAACAACCTTCATCAATTCCGGGCATGAGCGAGAACACACAGCCCGGTACAATCTCATCGGTTCTGGCAGGCAGAGACTGATACTGAACTTCAATACCCCAGGCAATCAACTTGGCCAATACGTCGTTTTTCATGATGATTCCTTAACTGGAAAAGGAGCCGCCGAAGCAGCCCCTGTTAATTAATGATTACTGATCGTTGTCGTATTCTTTTCGGCTTTCTTCAATCTGACGCTCCACCCGATTCATGTTCGACTCACCAATCGACAACGGGATATCCAACACCCGGTGAATCTCGTCCTGATGCTTAAGGTAAACCTCACCAATCGACGGAACAAACCGCAGGCCATCGACCTCACCCACATGGAGTGAACGGCGCATCACCCATTTGAAACTGCGCACCCCGCGACGTAACGATTCTTTGGTGCGTTTAAACGCATCATCGGCGTGATTACCCGGATGCATGGTGACCAGGTCGGTGTGTTGATCAGGGTGGCGGGTGAGTTCATACGCGATATCCACCCAACCCTTTGCCTTAGGAATGTAGATCGTGTTGATCCAGACATTGCTTGGCAGGGATACCAGCGGGTTGGTGGGTCCACCTTCTTTCTGATACGTTGAGTCCATCATCACCAACTTAGAGCGGTTCTCTTTGTATTTCTGAAGTGTGTGACTACCACAGTAAGTTGCCACGAATGCCTGGAGGTCTTTCCAGATATGATCCAGTTCACTGTTCAGATCTTCAAAAGAATAGCCATCAAACCACTTATAGCAATGCGGGAGACGAAGATGAATCGCCATACCTAGATCAAGTACCCGGCGGGAAACATGATCAAGCAACCCGTCATTACCTGTTATGTATACCACACGGTTGCTAAGCACATGGATTTCAAAGACCCAAAATGTGTCAGTGGTTTCGATATCTTGTTTCATGGAGATGTTGAGGGTTCGACCTGTAAAGTTCATTTTCATTACCTTTGTTTTGGGTGCCGCACTCGGCTGGGGTGTGGGAAGTTTGCCCGCTTCACCTTCGGGTACAAATTCTTTTCCTTTGCATGAACAAAAGAAAAGCATCTGAGAAAAGGGAGTTACCGAAGTAACTCCCGATTCAACTATCTACTACTCGCTTAGGTTAGATCTTATTTTTCCGGAATGAGAAGTGACCGAGCGGGTTAATGGATAGGGTTAGTTGTTACTTCTTACCACCGAACAGGGCTTTGGCCTTGCTCGCGATGTCTGCACGCACGGCTTTCGCCTGCGCACCCAGTTCGCCAGTGAATTCAGTGTGCACTGAAGACACCACGTGACCGAATACATCTTTCTCGCCAATGGCTGTTTTGCCCTGGAAGATATTGCTGATCGTGGTGGCACCGAAGTCCAGCACGCCAGTGAATTCAGAATGGTCTTCGTTCTCGGCCAGCACACCGCTGCCGATCTGGGAAGTCGCCAGTTCGGACGCCAGGGTCAGTTCACCCAGGAAGTTCTGATACTGCTGTGCCTGCTCGAAGTTCAGACCTTCTGGCAGTGCCGCTTTCACAGTGTCCAGATCGTAAACGGTTTTCGCGTTGGTCGCATCAGTCTTCGCGGTTTCAACCAGGGAAGCAGACAGGGCCAGGATACGATCGTTAACAGTTGCTTTAGACATTTGATACTCCATTTGATGAATGAGTGAGAACGCAATTAAAAAGGGGTTACTGCAAAGGGACTGCTAAGCAATACAGATTATTTACGAATCAGAAAAACACGCACCGCAGCGACGTTGTTATCTTTACTCGCTTTACGATAAATCGTTTTACGCACCAGACGACAAATCATTTCTCAATACCTCTCAACCATTAGAATTAAGACGTCACGTATGTGTCGTCCCCAGACTGGTGTGTCTGTTGTCATATGGGTGATATAGGTTTGTGATTATTTAGCTTTGCGCCTTTTCAGCCAACGCATCGTCCATGGTGCGTGCAACGGCTGTCACGACGGCATCGACGGTGTCGTGATGATAGAACTGGTCTTCTTTCTTCGCAGCATCATCCGACAGGTAACGGCCTTCCAGGGCATCCGCAGTCAGGTTCAGCAGATAGATTAATGCTTCCATGTTACACCTCTTTCTCGTCAGCGATTGCCACGGCTTCGACCATGTTACCTTGGTACTGCTTTACCGGCGTCGGACGCGGTAAGCTGCGCAGGATGTCTTTGTGCGCTGAGACACCAATCGAGTAAATCAGCTGACGGAATTCGTTGATGAAATCTTTGTTGAAGTTTACCGCACCCGTGTCCAGGTCGACGTAGTTGACGATCAACATATTGACTCGCACGATATCGGTGTTGGGGGCATACACAGACGCCACGAAACGGAACAGGTCAACCAACTGGATTTGTTCCAGCAGGAACAGTTCGTTGGTGTAGATCTTAAACCGCTCAATCACCGTGGTGGTGTCATGGCGCACATACGGGATCGGTTCCATGGCCACGATCTTGCGGTTGATTTCACCAACCACACCCATGGTCAGGTCGTTACGGGCGGACGACGGTTTCTTCAGCAATTCGGCTTCGTGCTCCTGCCACAGCTGACGGGCTTGCACCATGATGCGCTGGAAGCAGTTGAGGAAATCAGCGAACTGACGCAGGTCATTCACAAAGTACGCTTCGGGTTTGGTAAGCTTTACATTCATGTGGGGATAATCCAGTTAAAGGAATTACGGTCAAAGAATACGGTCACATGTATAAAAATAACAGCAGAACAAAGAAGGCTCCCGCCGAAGCAGGAGCCAGAGGGGTGTAACTACCAACGCATTGACGGCGGTAAGATGATCCCGGTTTTCGCACCGGAGTGCGTTAACGCACCGACCAGGGCTTGCAGCTCATGAATGTTATCATTCGCCTCCAGGCCGGTTCCGTTACGCTGGAACTCCTGGATAATGCGGATGTCTTCTTCAATGGCTGCGACCGACATCTCACCCGCTTCCAGTGACTCCAGTCCTGGTGCGTGGTATTTGGTGGCGATCTTGATACCCGGTTCGTTGACCCAGTCGAAGGTGGCGATGTACTGCACTTCTTTACGGTCACGGAAGCTGTTGGGTAATGGGGTGTCTGCGGTGATACTGCGGATACTGAACGCAGTGTCTTCATCTTTGTTATCGAAAGACGATTGCAGACCCGGACCAAACACACCGGAAGGTTTCACTTCAGCCAGGATAGGAACGATGTTTTGTCCATTCTTCCCGACCTGTGAGAAATCCAGCACCACACTTTTGAAATGGTGGCTAACACGATCCAGGCGGATTTTACGCAGACGCGCAAACCACTGCTGTTGGGTCATGCCGGCTTCCGGTGCCGGGTGTTCACACTCACCCCGCAACTGATGGGTTTTGATACGACGTTGGAATTCCGCCCCCGAATCAAACATCTCTTTGATCTGGTTAGTGAGCGGGTAGAAATCTTTGTGGAAGTTGTGGATGTTGAAGGCACCGACACAGGTTTTGTAATAGCCATCGCTGTCAGGTGTCAATATCCCTTGCTTGTTCATTCCACGCAGAACTTCACATGCATACGACACGGAAGACATGGTGCAACTCCTTTATTTACGCATGATGATCTCACCGCCCTCTGCGCGTTCGGACGGGTCAATGATCGCAGAACGAATCGTGTCGCTAAGGTACGACCCCAGCAGACGTGGCAAGGTACCTGACGAGGTGATGTTGATGGCACTCAGTGCCACAATCACCGGCTGAACACGGGCAACGTCCGCTTCCGTTTTCACCGCCTGACGCCAGGGACGACGAATGTTGTCCGGGTCACGGTTACGGATAGCGTGCAGCATACGGTAGATTTGCGGGTTGTCCCCGATGTACCCACCGCAGAAATGCTTGGCGTTGTCAAACAACCGCCCATTTAAATCCCGGTCCATGAACCAGGGCATTTTGCCTTTGGCGTCGAACTCACTGTACATGTAGTACGTGATGATCTCTTCCTGCACCACCGTGGTCGATTCAATCACGGTGTCCCCTTTGGCAAACTCAAACTCGAAGTAACCTTCCCCTTCAATTTTGATTTCACGGATGGCATTGGGTTTCAAGTACACCCGGCACGGAGCCAAGCTCACCATGTAATGTCCATCGTTGGTGAGCAAGGCGTACACCGCCAAGGTTGACACGCGGTCACCGATCGCAGCCAGACCGCGATCCAGGTAACGGTTGGGGATATGAATACGTACTGGCTCCAGGGCAATCACACTGCGGTCTTCCATGACCTTCAGTGCGCCCATCACTCGCGTTTTATCGCGCTTGTAGGTGCTGATGTCCAAGGGACACCTCCGTTATTAAAGACGTTTAACTGTGGTGGCTTCAGAGAACAGTTTGGTCAGCATGATGATGGCGGTATACGCCGCACGCTCACGGATGCTCTCTTCTTCGTTGTTTCTCGCCACACCGTACATTTCGGTGGTGTTGAAAATACGCAGGAAGTCACCCAGTGACGGGTTGATGAAAATACGTTCAGCAAACAACGTGGTCAGGTATTCCTGAATGTTGTTTTCCAGCACACGGGTGTGATACAGGTCATCACGCACCTTGTTCAGGACCAACAGACGCAACTCGCCTTTGTTAGCCAGTTCCTGTGCCTTCACGGTCGGTTCCAGAATCGCCGGGTCCACGTCATCAAAGTAGTTGCTGATTTGCTCAACCAGGGCGGAGTTCAGGAACTGCTGACGGTTGATGGTGCGGTTCACCATGGCTTGGTCACGGTGGGCTCTGTAGATTTCAACCAGACGGTCTTTGTTGATCAGCAGTTCATCGAGCGAGGTGTAACGCGAGGACAGTGCGGAACCAATCAGTTCATCCATGCTGATGCCTGAACCGTAGAAGCTTGACGTCATGTCATCGTTCAGCACCATTTTGCCGTTCACACGCCCGGTGGACGAGCTGATCATTGGGTATTCCAATACCAGGATTTTCTGCTCAATGGCAAAGGCGCGCTCATCGCTCACCATTTTCACTGCATTGGCCAGCGCACTCATGACACGGCTAACCAGACCGTTGTAGACATCCACATCCAGCGTGGTGCCTTCCGGCGGGTTGTCAACCAACGCCGCGGCAATGATCAGACCCACCGCCGGAACAGCCGTATCGCTACCGCTGCCGAGGTTCACCATGTTGTCACCTTGACGGGTGGTGTAGATCGACGCGCTCAGTGGATTGGGACCGCCGCTCTGACGGAAGAACAGGTCATACACATAAACCAGACCATCTGCGTATTTCTGCTGGAAAGTCGCCAGACCCGAGTTGATGCTGGCATTGGCTGTCTTCACCAGGTTTTCCAGCTGGGTGTTGTTCATCGCTGGCAGATTCACCGTTGGCAGTGGCAGAGCCTGCGCCGTGTTGATGCCACTGATCAGGCCTTCCACCACACCACTGTTGTAAATCGGGTTGTAAGCACGTGTCTCATAACCAAAATCAGTGATGTCCGAATAGGCATTGCCATCCAGCACGCGGTAAACCGCCTGAGCGATGTTTGCCACGTTCGGGTTGATGTGGGTGCGGACCAGGTTAGAGATCACCGTGATCGCCGACGCCGCTGCCGTGGTCAGTTCATCCATGGCCTGGGTGTGGGCGTTGGGAATCAGCACCGGCGTTTCTTCGCCGTCTTCCAGAGCCACCCCATCCACCACACGCATAGCTGAACGGTTCACCAACACATCTTCCAGTGAATCGGTTGCCACCACGTAGTTGACTTCGTTGGCACGCATAACAGCGTCCAGCAAGGTGAACTTTGGATTCAGGGTTAACTGGTAGCCACGGTCCTGCAACTGTTGCGCTAAGGACACCACACTGGCGACGTTACTTTTCTTAAGCATGGGGAATTATCCTTTCGCGTTATATGCAGCAATACCGGCTTGCAGACGCGCAGTGATATAAGCCTGCTGTTTGTCTGCGTCCAGTGGTTTAAATTCTTCGCTACCCAGCTTCGCCATGGTTTGTTCCACCGCAGCATGGATATTGGCCAGCAGTTGTACTGTGCCGTAATTCAGTTGTTCGCCCATGATTAACCCTTAATCACTTTTCGGTACTCAGGTCGTAACCCTTTCGCATGTTTAGAACGGATAATCGAACAAATCTCCGCAACGGTGATCTGTCCGTCTTTATTCAGGTCGAGCCCGCTGTTCTGCTTGTACGCCAGCGAGGTCTTCGCCAGGTCACGGTAGAACAACACGGTGCTGTCTGGTTTACCCATAGCAGCCGGATAGAAAATAGCCAGGTACACATCATCGAGCGACGTGATTTTACCGGTGAACCGTTTGAAATACAGGTAGACGTAATCCAGCTGTTGAAGGGCTGTCATGACTTTCAGTTGGTCCAGGGTCACACCCATGTCGGATGCGGCACCTTTCATAAACTGAATCAGGCCATAGGCTTGCGCCCCGGCACCGTTCTGAATAGAGGGACTGAATGTCTCACCCGTTTCAAACGCCATACAACTCATCAGCCAGCCTGCACCTGCGTTGTCATTCATTGGCAATAACAGTTTGGTGGCGATCTCTTTTACCTTGGCCACAAACGCATCGTTCACGTTCTTCGAGCCTGACCAGGCAATGTCGTACTGCACAGCACCGGTGTCTGTAACGGGGGCCGGTTGGCCCCCTTTCTTCAACAGACTCACCGCACTGTTCCACGCAGCCTGCGACTTCGGTCCCCATGCGCCGTCGTTCTGTCCTTTCGGTAACAGGCCGAGTGCAATCAGGTCCTCTTGCAGGTCTTTGATGGTTTGAGGTGTCATCGTTTAATTATCCCAGGTTTTTGGCTTTACGGAAGATGTCCTTGGCCCCCTCAGTGTACGTCCGCAACAACGGGTTCGTCATTGCCTGGATGATCGCTGACAAGACCACACGGTTCAACTCAGATTTAAAGCTGAAGATTGAGTCAACCGTTAAACCGGATTCAGTGACAGTCTCGTTATCCATGATGTAGCCAAAGGTCGACTTCATCTGGTTACCGAATACACCTTTCCCCCCGATACCGGCGGGCACAGGTACTTCGATATACACAAAGATAACGGCTTTATTGGGATCAACAGTGTTCCCATCGACACGAAGTCCTTCTAACACCTGACCTGTGGTGGCTCCGCCTTTACGAAGTTGCTTCGCCACCCGACCGCGTTTACGGTCAGAGGCGTTTGCAACCAGCGCCAGGGATTCTGACATGTTGTCAATGTCCCCGTTATACAGCACGTCGATCTTGGAGATACGCCCGTGTGTCTTCGCTGTCTTACCGAAGGCTGACAAATTACTCAGCCCACTGTAGTCTTCGTCGGAGTACGCCCCGAGGTTGGCGGTGATAGGGTCTTCTATCGTACATAAAATGCTGTCGTACTGAACTTCCATGCCTTCACTGATCAGGTTACGCACCTCCTGACGGAAGTCGACCGTAATCGGAACCCGCTTAATGATCTTGGTCCCGAGCTTTTCAGCCAGCGCCTTGGAGATAATCGAGGAGTCCTCATACGTGAACTCATCCTCCATAAAGGCCACACGTGCCAATACCCCCGCTTTCCACACCACCTGTGATGGATTGATCTGGTCCCGTTCAAAGTAGTTGGTGTTCCAGGCAATGATGTCGTTCTTCATTACCGAATCACCCACCTTGAGGTCGGTTACCAGGGTGTGGGTAAAGTAGGTACCGGATGCGGAGCCGATACGGGTGCCGAGTTCCACCGCCTTCACCGTGCCGTCCGTGTATTCCACGGCGATGTGGTTCTTCGTCACCTCAATCACTTTCCCGTCCTGATCCGCTTTACCGGAGTAGAGTTCATCAGTACGTTGGGCAATCAAGGTTTCGTAACCGGTGCGCAGTGGCGTCGGGCGGTACCCATCCGCGTACATCGCCTGAGCATGCTGGATAGACGCAAACACCGTACGTTTGGGATCATCACGGTCACAGCCATAGTTCAACAGTGACACCGAGGAGGCAAACTGACTGGTCTGGTCGTAGTTCTCCAGCTGTGCCACATTCCCCCGCAGGTCGACAAAGTTCGGGTTCGCGGTCAGGAACGAGATATACGCCACGTTGGCGTTATCCACGGTCGCTTCCGAGATGGTCCCGATATAGTCTTCCAGGTATTCACGGGTGCGACGCACCATAGTGGTTGCTGTACGGCCACCGTCACCGCCGCTGGTCACACGTTCTTTCAGCTTGAGGTTCTGAATCGGGTTGGCTTCATCCATTGGCATCGCAGCGGTATCGGTTAAGATACGTAGCCACACGGCTTCGGGGTTCAGGTCCACACCCTGCTTGGTGTTCACTGCACGGCTCCGGTAAGAGCGCACGGCTTTCACCATCTCTTTATACACCGCACCTGAGAAACGTTCGTAACCCACGATACGTTGCTCCTGCATCGAGGTTTCTTTACGGTGTTCATCGGACAGCAGCATTTTCGCCGCATGGATTAACAGCGCATCGAACTTGGTGGGGGCATTGAGCTTGATCAGTTCCTCTTTGGTGATCGGGTCCACGAACAAGTCCAACATCAGTCCCATCTCTTTATACCAATTGGCTGTCACGTTCTGACGACTGGTCATGGAGAGGAAGATGTTTGGGTTGTCGAGGTTGCTGCGGTTGAAGGCCCGTAACTCATCCTTGTAGGTGTTTAACCCGCCGAGGATCAATGAGCTCAACCGGTCATTACGGCTGTACACCAGGAACTCGTCAGCAAAGCCAATCGCGACTTCTTCACTGGTCAACTGTAACCGTTCACCCCGTGGGACATAACGTACCGAGGTTTCCAGGAGTTTCAGCAAACGGGTCAAACCGTAGTAATAGCAGAGAATGATCACCATCGGGACATAGCGCCCATTGATTTTCACTTCCACGATCTCAACCGGCGCATCCTTGACATTTAACCCCACCATGTTCTCAATGGTGTCCAGCATCTGGAAAGACGGCAACGCTGGCGGATACGCATACACCATCCCGGCCGTGTCCATCACCAGTAAATCATCACCCCGTTTCCCGCAGACCACGAAATCGCGGCTTAGCAATTCACGGAAGCGTTCTTTACCAACCGACTCCTCCAGGTCATGGGTGTTGAACAGGAACGCACAGTCACCCACTTGGAACTGACGGAAACGCCGACTCAGCATCGCAAAGGTGTGCGGGGTTTTGATGGTGGGATCAAAGTGACGACCCAGTACCAACCCTTGCACCTGTGACGGCACATCACTACCCGGGGTCGGTTGTGACTCCGCGATGATGTTGCGATGCAACCAGTCCTCATAACTGTTCACCTTCTTGGTGGAACGGTCAATGAAGACTTTCTTACCGTAGTAGCTGTTGAGGGCAACACGGCTTGGGTTGATCTTGCGAATCGGTTTGTCCATACGCTGCCAGCTCAGCACCGACTTCACCGAGTTCACGGTGTAGGTGTTGTCTTCCTGGACTTTCGGAATACGGAAACGACGGGTGGTGGTCAACCCCCCAACCGGCTGGAACTGGATGGTGTACGAATCGTAAGCCGACAACGCATCGACGACCTCATCCACTTCATAGTTGGTGATCGCAATCCCGGCTTGCTGCACACCCATCACCATGTTCGCCACATCTTTCTGCATGACATGTTTGATGTACTGCGTGTTGACGTGGGTCACGGTCGAGTCCAGCATCGACTTGTCCAGAATGGTGTCACTGTCCTGGCCGATTGCTTTTGGCACGGTGTTTAACACCACCGGGTCATAGGTAATCAGGTCTTCCAGGGTGCCTTCACCAAACGGGTTCTTGATCCGGCGATATGAACTGGAGACTTTCTCCATGCGACGAAACTCACTGGCGGAGATCTGACCCGATTCCGCCATCTCAATGGCTTTGATCATCACCCCGTCTTCTGGCGCACCGCCGCCTTCAAACATCAGGTCATCGGCATCGTCGAGATGTTGCGCAGCCTGCGGGAGTTCCAGCAGGGCGTCGTCCACGTCATCACTCAGCTGGGCAATGGTGGCGTCCTCCACATCACTGGCAACAGGCTCAGAAGGCTCCGGCACCAACTGTGGTTCATCCGGTTGATGGACTTGCTTATCGATGTCATCAAACGGGTTTACCGGGACATCCACCCCGTAGACGTTACGGGTGTCGATCTCCGTGCCATCGTCTTCTTCGTCAAAGATGTCATCCGGGAGCTCAGGACTGGATATCACCTCGGGCTTGCGTTTATCACGCAACGGGGTAGAGGCCTCATCGCTTTGCTCATCGGCGGTATCCGGTTGGAAACCCCCTTCGGTTTTCATCATGAACTGCTTGTTAAAGAACAACAGCAGTTGCTTGGCGTAGTTTTCCTTGGCCACTGGGTTAACGACTTCCTCACCCCCACGCTGGACTTTTGGCATCTCATTGAGCCAGTCCATCAGTCGACCCAGATTGAGAATGGCAAACGACCCCATGTTCTCAATCAGCAGGTTGACTTTGTGCAGCTGGTTGTGATCCATCAGGCTCATCACCGACGTTTCACGCTCACCGGCTAACCACTGCCAGAAATCCAACATCCAATAGGAGTTGGCCGCCTGGAACGGGCGCAGGGCAGTTTGGTCAAGACGTGGTGTGGTTAACGTAATCCGGGATTCCATTGCCCCGAGGTCTTCGACACCCCAGTTGTAGATCCCTTCCATCCCCCCGTCAAAGTCACCGCCATCGCCCTCAGTCTCGTCGTAATCGTCATCGTCGTCATCCATTTCTGGATAGGTTGTTTGATCGCCGAGCGGAGAATTATGGTAGTACTGCGCCGCGTTGTACTGGCTACGCGGGTCGTAGACAAACTCGGCTTTACGGCGACGACTGTTGCTGCCGTACTTCTTGATCTTCAGCAGGCTACGGGTCAGATTGACGAACATCTGCTGGAACGGGGTGGACTGTGCCATCTCCGCTTGCAGCTCGGCTTCGTCTTCCGCAGTCCATTGGGCGTCCAGGGTGTCCATGGGGTGTGCTTGCTCATCTTCCATCCCGCTGCCCATTTTCTTGCTGCTGTTACGCAGCTGGGTCAGGCTTGGCAGGATAGCCGGCAGGCTCAGAGGAATAAACTGGCTGCGGGTGCTGTCCTGTTGCAAATGAGCGACTTGCTCCCACATGGTGTAATACTGGTTGAACCAACGCTGGTACGACACAAACACCGACGGACGGTACCGGTAGAACTGCTGAGCGATGCCGTAGTTCCACACCAGCAGATTGCGCGGTTGCTGATTGGTGGTGGCAAAGTTACGCAGGTACAGGAACCGGCGATGGGTTTTGCGGTATTGGTCGATCAGGGCCCGCGGGTTGGCGGTCACACGCTGTGGGTTACCGATCTTGTTCACCATCTCAGTCAGGTGGTTAACAAAGATGGGTTCCGGGTAATTGATGAGGGTGATCTCATTGACATCCGGGCCGATGTCCGTGGGGTCGGTGGGAAGATAATGTAAGATCGCGTTAGCCGGTAACTCCAGTGACGCCAAAGCATGAAACTTCGGCGACAGGATCTGGTTCTTACGCAGCACACTAAAACGCTTTTCAAACTGCTCAAGACGTAACATAGCACACCTTATTGAGAGATATGGGTCATGGCATGCATGACAAAATCCAATGTGTCCGTGGTCACATCAATATAGAAATCACCGGTACCTGAGATATAGGTTTCACGGCGGGCTAACGAATCCGCACACTCGCGCATCGCTTCATCCGATTGAATCCCGTTACAACTCATACGGTCACCGTCGTAGTCACCGCCAGCCAGGCCGAGACGGGTGGGGTGTACCGCCATGGCATCAAAGAACTGGGCATCCAATGCATTGTCCGGAAACGCAGTGGCTAACCGTCCGGTGCGCTGCCAGTCCTCATCCAACATCTCTTTGATCGAGTCGTTGACGGTGGTCTTGACAAACGGACGGGCCGGATAGATCGACCCCATCCCGGTAATCGGGTAACGGGTGTTCTGCACAAAGCGGTTGTTCCACACATCAAACCCGGCCAAATAGAACAGCTCGGTGTAGGTGATAGGACGGACGTTCTTTTTATCTAGGTAACTCGGTAACTCATTGATGTCACCGAAAATCTTAAAGTATTTCCGGTCAACATAGATAAGACCAAGATAGTAACCTTTTATGATTATTGGCTTATTACGCACCCCGGTGTCGTTATAGCCGTTGATCAGTTTGTTGATCCCTTCCTCGGACGTCCACTTGTCAATGGTCGGTAAGTCCACCTCAACGTGCTCGTAACGCAGCGTCTCACGGTCAACCAACCGGGCGGTCAATGAGCCTTTGGTAAACACTTCCCCCAGGTAACCCTGACTCAGCTTATGAAAGAAGAAGTGGAACATCACTTTCATATACTGACGTAACCCCACCAACGTGGTGTTGATATCGGGATAGGCGGGTGAGCGTAAGTCACGGTTGGTGATGGGGGCTGCCGTGATCACGTTGGCGGTGGCGTTGAACACCGCACGGCGACCGTATTTCTGTTGCAGGAAACCGCGCTTGCCTTTCAGGAAGTTCTCGAAGAAGTTATAGATCTCCATAAAGGAGTTCTGCAATGACCAGCGGATGTTGTCGTACATCGGGTTGTTATCCACCCCTTGTGTCAAGACCACGGTCTTGGCAATTGACAGCATGCGACGGTACAGCGGGTTGACTTCGGTTTCAATCGTCCGGCCGTCTTCATCGATCTGCACTTCACGCAACCCTGCCGGCAGGATTAATACCCGGCGGGTCATGGCAATCCCTTTGAATTTCTCCACCACCCGGATTTTGTCATCACGCTTGCTGGACTTGTTAGCAGGGAATTCAATGTCACGCCAGTGCTTCAGAAAAAAGCTGAAACCGGTCTGTCCCACTAACGCATCGGATTTTATGAAATCTTTTACATTGTCGTCCCAGGTCGCAAACAATTTGCCACTCATGATGCCGCGATAAAGCTGCTTCAGAGAACACAGGGCGTCAAAGATCTGGGGGTGAATAATGTTGAGTCCCACATCAATGTAGGAAAAGCGTTCATCGCGTTCTTCAGAACCGACCCGACCAAAGATGGGGATGGAGTATAACCCCTCATCATGAAGGTTATTGGTGATCCCATCGAAGATGTCAGTGACCGTAACAGGCCGCATGGTCTGCCAGGGTACGGTTTTGGGATTCAGAATTGTTATATTTAGGGGTTTCATTCATAACCTCGTAAAGATCGGGAACCACATTATGGCCAAAGATGTCGAATTAGATTTTGACGATAACTGGGACAGCGACTTCGATTTAGGTTTCGACTTCGACAGTGACTTCTCAGGCTCGCCAAAGAAAAAAGGGAGTGTGGTCAAACGTTTTCTGAGTGGTGCCGCAACAGGCGCTGGGATGTCGATTCGGGACAGTCAGAAAATACGCCAGCTTTCCAGTGCACTTTTACCGCGTTCTTATACACCCGCCTTCGACCTGTACGATCGGGTGGACCGAGAAACACGACAGCTATACGATAGATTCCGCCGGGGTACTTACGATGGTGTTCGTGCGTTGCAGGATGCTGCACACGCGGTGAACACGGACGGTGGGAAATACATCCCGAAATCGGTGCTGAAACAGATCGAGCGGTTTGCCGAATCTGACCAGTCGATGTACGCCCCAGGTGATGCCAGTCAAAAGGGTATTGGAACGCTGGAACAAGCCGGGGACAATGAAGTCGCCAGTTACCTGAAAGAGTCGTTGCTGCAACAGGCCAACCTCTCTGAAGGGCAACACCGCGAAACCCTGGGTGCCATGAATGCCGGCAATGCCCAGACCGGGATGTTACTTGGCATCGGTAACCGTGACCTGCGCAATATCTCACAAGGGATCTCGCGTCTCGTTGGCTTTAATGAGGACTTCATTGGTAAGGCACAACGCCGCAGCCTGGATCTTCAGTTCCGCCATTTCAACCTGATGCAGGGTTACGCCAAACTGTCCGAACGTTACATGCATGCCTCGATGGATCAGTTCCGTGAAATCGCCAAGCAAACGGCGATGGCTGACTTTGAGAAAATGTCATCCTCAGCGACTGCAAAGAAAATGTTGCGGGAACGGACGTTCACCACGGTTGGACGAGCCGTGGGTGGCGTAGGTGGGGTATTACAGCGTCTGGTTGACCCGAACTGGCAAGATGCCAAGATCGCCGGGGTGGATAGCCACATGCAGAACGCTGGGGCGGCGATTAGCTTAGCGTCTCTGGCGGGCAGCATGGGTGGCGGTAGCGACATGGTGTCGATGCTGGGACAGATGGCTGGCGGTAAAGCTGTCGACATGCTACCGATCTTGTTGCAGATGGGGATGAACAGTTCGCAAGCACAACAGTACCTGCGTCAGAACCGTAACGTGGGACGTCGTGTCCAACAGGCAAACCGTCGGGTTAACCAAGTGGGTAACGCTGTCAACTACCTGGTTAACAACGGTGCAGGCATTGCGAACCGCTACCTGCGTAACCGTACCGACCTGGAAGAAGGCACCATGAGTTGGGAAGAGTACCAGATGGTATTCGAGGCCGACCCACGGAACGCTGGACAGCAACCGACCAAACGTGGCTGGATGGCGATGAATGCCAAACGGGGTTTCTTGAACCCGCTTATCAACAACCGCCTGCGTGACATACCCATTGACAACGGCCATCGGATTGATATCCAGACCCGTAAGCTCAGTGACCTGACCCAACCTGCACAGTGGGACAACCTGGCACACCGCACCTTGACCGAAGTGATTCCGGGTTGGTTCTCGCGGATCCACTTAAGTCTGGAACAAATGCGTACCGGACGGGATGATGTGCAAGCCACCACGTACAACTACCAGCGCGGGCAGTTTGTTTCCCAGCGGAACAACACCAACCTGTTACGCGGTCAGTTGTTTAACCGTCGTGAGTACAGCGGCTTAGCCACGATGAGTAACAACATCGTTGACGAGCTGGACCCGGAGAAGAAACTCTCGGCGTCTGCACGTAAGGCGTTGTCCATGCGTTTCTTGCGTGACCAGGACCGGGGTGAGAGCTTTGACCCGATTCATTATGCCCGGGAAGAAGGCTGGGGTGACACTGATAAAGCCGACAGTGCTGAACTGGCGCGTTTCATCCAACAGCGTTTCCGCATTACCCCGGAGTTAATGGCGAAAGCCAACTCAACCACCCTGAAGGGGATTCGTAATTCACTGGTGTTACCAAGTCAGCGGGCCAACCAGTTGCGTAACCAGATCTCTGAGCGAGTGAGTTCCCTGCGTGGGTACATCCCGGATGTGGCGGAACAACTGGATATCCTGCGGGCCACGGGTAATGAGGATGCCCTGCGTCAGCTCGGGGTGATTCAAAACACCAACGGGGTTGATACCTTCAACAATGACATGCGCTGGGAGATCATGCGCAAGTTCATCGAGAACCCGGATAACAAGGAGTTGTCTGGCGGAATCACCCCCGAGACGTTACTCCCCACACGGGGTGCTAATAAAGGCCGTATGGGACGTGGGCGTCCAGCACCGGGCTTTACGGGTGATGTCAGTGGCTTAGCGGATGCCATTGGTAAACTTACCGATCGGCTGGATAACCGCAGTACCGCCGGGATGGACCTTGACCCGTTGGTTGTTCAGGCAACCCAGGCGAACACGTACCTGGGTGAACTGGTCAGTAAGACCGATCAGTTACTGCTGGCCAACCATGAGTTTGCGAAAATGCAACTCAGTCTGCTCCATGATCGTCAACCCCCAACGGTTACCCCGGAAGAAGGTGCCGCAGGTAACACGTCCGGCGGTCGGATGCGCAGCTGGTTAGAACGGATGCGCAGCAGCAACCTCAGTGGCCGGGCCCGTGACATGCTGAAAGGCCTGGCGTCTAATCCGGCTGTGTTGTACGGTGCCGGTGCCGCTGGGTTAGCAGGGCTGACCGCCATGGCGCCGCGTTTGGGCGGTGTGGCCGCAGCCGGTGTGATCGGTTACCAAGCGTACAAGTTCCTGCAAGGACGGGCGCAAGGTGCAGAGGGTGACAGTGCCAGTGACAACGACGACATTTACCAGGAAGGGAACAGTGAGCCGTTGTTGCAATCCGTTAAATTAAAAGCCGGTCAGTATTATGACCAGGTCAGCGGACGCGTCATCACGTCGTACAAATACATCAAAGGTGCTGTCGTCGATGCAGCGGGTGTGGTCATTGCCCGCGCGAGTGATCTGAAAGGCAAGTTATTCAACCAGCGCAACAAACGTATCGTACTCATTAATATCGAGCGACTGAAACGGGGAGCAATTGGGCTGTTTAATAAGCTGGATCCGGTAAGCCGTTTACGCGCACTGAAAGACACCGTGGTGGGACGTATCCAAACCATGGACGTTTACGTCAAAGGAGAACGTGAACCGCGTCTGACAGGCACTGGCTTACGTAGCGGGGCATACCTGGATGAAGAGGGCCACCCGGTCACGAAATGGAGCGAGATCAAGGGGACGGTTTACGATGCTGACGGTGAAGTGGTCTTGAGTGAAGCCGATATTGAGAAAGGTCTTACCAACCGCTTTGGTGTGCAGATCAATACCCTGACACGTTATGCCCGGGTGTATACCCGTCGTCTGCGTCGGACTGCGGCCAACTTGTTTGCGGGTGTCCCCGGTTTAGCCGAGCGTATCCGTGGAGGTGCAGCACGCGGTGCCGGGGCGGTACGTGACAGCATCGGTGGTAACGGTGGTGTGGTAACAGCCATTGATCGGGTGTATGACCTGCTGGATGCGCGTCTGCCTGGCCAACGTCGTCCGAAACAAGATGGGGGAATGGGTGGGTTCTCAACCAACCCTCTGGATGAAGACGGTGACGGTGTACGGGATAACTCGGCCCAGGACATCCAAAACAAACGTGCCCGCAAAGCCGCCAGTTCCAAAGAAGACCGCCTGATTGATGCCATTGAAGCCCTCAAAGGAAACCAGGCCAAGAAAGACGAAGAGAAAACCGCGTCGATCTTTGGTCCGATCATGGGGGTGATTGGTAAAGCAGCCACCGCCGTATTGGCAGGGTGGTCAGCGATTCGTCGTCTCGGTATCCTCGGTTCACTGAAAGGGTTCTTAACCTTGAAGTGGTTAAAACCGTTAGCCGCTATCATTATGGGGAAACGCACCCGTGATGAAGCCCTGGCCCATGCACGCGGTGGACCAGACGTTGGGGGTGGCCGTGCGCGGGGTAAATGGGGACGTCGTCTCGGTAAGGTTGGGAAGTGGGGTGCAATCGCTGCGGGCGGGACTGCGTTGTACAGCATGTTCAGTGGATCAGCCCACGCATCAGAAGCCACCCCGGATATTGGCGGGATGGATGGGATGGATCCGTCACTGGGTGATGAACACCTGGATGTGGGAACCGACCAGGATGAAGGGACCGATTGGGGTGGGTTGGCTGACGATGCTTTAACCTATGGTAGCCTCGGGGCAGCCGGGTACGGGGCGGTACGTCGCCGCGCTCGTCGTCGGACAGCTGCTGATGCAGCATCGGATGCCGCCAGTGAAGCCGCAGACCTGGGTGATGCCGGGCGGACCGCGCGTCAAACCCGTGCCGGGAAATGGGCGGGTCGTGCCTGGAAAGGTGCGAAGGCTGCGGGTAACCTGGTGCGCCCACGTCTGGGTCTGGCCGGTAAGGTAGTAGGGGGTGCACTGAAGGGTGTGGGGAAAGCGGTGGGTGTGGCAGCCCGTCTCGGTCGTTTCTTGCCGTTCCTGGCAGGCGGTGCTGCACTCCTGGGTGGACCTATCACGGCAGGTATCATTACTGCCATCTCGGTGGGATCATTACTCTGGGATGCGGGCAGTGCCATCAGTGACTGGATCAACCGGCCAAGTAAACTGCGTCAGGTACGCATGACAATGTACGGTGTTGACCCAACCGGGAAAGACGCTGAACGCATTGCCAAAGTCGAGATGCTGTTGAAAGACCATGTGACGGTCAGAGGGGGTGATGCCTCCTTTACGGAAGACACCCCAATCGACCAGGCACTGCGTCTCCTGATCACGGACACCAATGACCCGGAGCAAGTCCAGGGATGGGTGGGTTGGTTTACTAACCGTTTCAAACCGGTGTTCTTAACTTCTGTGGCCATGCTCAACAAATACATGGGTAACACCCGCTTCGAGGATGTGGATAAATCCAACGACGTGAGTGCCTTGTATCTGGTGGCCAGCAACACCAATGACATGATGAGTCATATCGAGCCTAACCCGTACAGTATCGCACCGGAAGCGATTGGTGAGTCACCAATGTACGACGAAGGACAGACCAGCTCACGTGTCTCAGCGGTGTTGAAAGCGATGGGGAAAGAAGCGGACAAGAAACCGAGTGCAGTACCTGGTACCATGATCAATGATTTTGGTGGGACCGTCACCGGGGCTATTGATCCGGGTAAACGCCAAACCGCTGGCGGGTATTTCTCTACCGAGGATAACGGGATTCGTCGTCGGGGTCGGGACAGTATCCGTCCAGAGCGTCCGCTTGATCTCGGGATGAACCTGGCCAGCATCAGTGTGGATGCATCAGATAACGATGTGTCATCGATGTTGCCAAAGCCAGGTGAGTCTCTGGATGAACTCACCATGGTGCGCATGAAGGCGTATGGCTTGAAGAAGCTGGAGTACGCCAAGATTGCCACCTTCCTGCGTATGGAGAAAGTGGTGGAGAGTAACATTGCCCGCAATGGTAATGCGCTGCGCTTCACCGGTAAGAGCGGAGATCTCTATCGCCTGACAGCGGTTCAGTTTGGCCGCAAGCTCAACAACCAGGCGGACTTCATGGAGTGGGGTCAGTGGTTCCTGAAACGCTTCCTGCCAACCTATTTTATTTACCACCGGATGGTAACCGATACCGTACAAGGCGGACTCCCGTCAGCCACGTACACGTCGTTGAATGCGCAGCAGCGGTACACTATCGGACAAGCGGTAGTCGCAGCCACGTATAAGGAAGGACGAGCAGAAGAAGTGTCGGTGTGGACGGTGGATGTATCACCGTTCAAAGGTGAGCACGCAGAAACCGACCCTGACAGTGTGAAACTGGCGATGAACAACCTGCAAGCCAAAGCCAAGCAGGGTGAGGTCAAAGCGCCGACTGATGTTGCGACCACCGGACAACAGGGGAACGGGACGTCACCGGTGCCGGACACGGTCAAGCAGCAGTTCGATGACAAGTACTCCTTTACTGCCAGAGCTCCTGGCCAGTCGAAGAGTCGTTATCAAGTCACCACCGCCAACACTGTTAAGGACCAGGCGTTGTCAGGCAGCTTTGGCAGCAACCCAGGGACGACCGGAGCCGGTGCTTACATGGGTGCTGGGGACAGCTTACCGAGCGTGGATAAGACCGGGAAGGTCGAACCTATGGCGGTGGGTCCCGGTAAACAGAAAGGCATCGACACGGTGCTGAAAATGGCGAAGAAAGAAGGCATCACCGACAAGAAGGAATTGGCGGCGTTGCTGGCGAACTTGGATCACGAATCGGGTGGGTTTACTCGCACTGAGGAGAACCTGAACTACAAACCGGCGCGACTGCTCCAAGTGTTCCCAAAACGTATCGGCTCGATGGACCGTGCACAACAGATTGCGTCGGCAGGTCCGGCAGCGATCGGTAACGCGGTGTACGGCGGACGCATGGGGAACGACAAGCCAGGGGATGGTTATAACTACCGTGGGGGTGGATTGATTCAGCTCACCGGTAAGGATAACTACGAAGCCTTCTCGAAGGACACCGGGATTGATATTGTCTCCAACCCAGACCGGGTCAGGAAAGATCCACAGACCGCCGCCTTGGCAGCCTTGTGGTTCTGGAAGAACCGGAAAGGACTCTCTGACGCCGCCAAAGCCGGTAACATTGACAAGGCCTCCTACCTGATCAACGGTGGGACCAATGGGCTTGAAGATCGCCGGATGAAGTATCAGCAGTACCTCGGGATGTTCAACGACGGGGTATTGGATACCAACGACGTCAGCACGGACGATACCAAGACCGAGCCAACACCGGCTCCGGGTGCAGATGCTCCGAGCCAGGTTGCAGCCAACGTACCGGGTGGAAACGACAACAGTGGGGTCGCAGGACCGGCCACCACCGCATCCCTGTCGGATCCGGCCAGCGGGTCACCGAACATGACCACCAGTTTCAGTGAACCGGCTGCCACCCCGGCACCACAACAATCTTCTGTGAGCTCTGCGTCCAGTGCAGCAGCACCGTCTGCTAACATGAACACGAGCTTCCGTGAACCGGCACCCGCCCCTGCGTCCGCCCCGTCCTCGGATGGATCGGGTCAGACCAACACCATCCTGAGTTCGATTCACGATGTGTTGAGCCAGATGCTGACGGTATTGCAAAACAGTAGCAATGCCCCAAGCGGTGGAACCGGTGCACAGGCGAAACCTGCACAGAAGAATGCCAACCCGGCAAATAGCTCGATGAACATCGGTATGGATCGCAGTTTTTCATAACGGTAAATAAGGGAGGGTGGGCAACCCCCTCCCTCCCTTTTAATGAGGTACAACATGGCGACGACCAGTCTTCGTGACCGCGATTATCTTCAACAAGCGTTCCGTATCGCTGACGCGAACGTGGACAAGGTGATTCTGAATCGCCGTTCTTATTCTTCGGCTATGCACAAATTCACCGATACCACGTTAGGTGGGAATCTGTGGATTAACCCCCCGCCCCAATTCAGTCCGGTGGCTGATCCCCGGGTGAGTCGTTTCTTTAATGACCAGTACGGTGGGATGGGTCGGTTTTACAGTGATGTGATTGATGACAATGCCAACGTCATCTATTTACAGTTCGGGGTGCCGGAGTTTAACGGCATCTTGACGTTCTTCATGAACATGTTTGATCCTAAGCAGTCGGTGCTGGCCCGTAAAGGCCGTATGGATGACTGGTTCTTTGCCGCTGGGGAAGCGTTGGGTGCGATCACCTTTTGGCCGCTCCAGTTAGCGTCGATCGGGGTGAACACCATCCGTTACTTCATGGGGATGCCAAAAACCCAGTATTACTACATGAAGTCCACCATGCCGTTGTACTGGAAAACCGCCGAGTCGATGTTGAACCAGCTGTTGATCAACTCCGGTTGGGTCAAGACCTTGTTCCGTACCAAACACGGTGGTGAGAAAGTCACCGAAGGGTTACAGGCAGGACAGAACCTCTCGACCTGGGATTACGGTGGTGACAACGTCAACAGCTTTAAGAAAGTGGCGAGCCTCTACCCGAACATCTACCGGGAAGACGGGACGGTGGACCTGCTGTACGTGGCAAACCGCGGTGCCCGTAAATACCGCTCCTGGCTCAGTGCGTTGAAAACCCGACTGGACTCCACGTCCGCACAGGGTTATGACCAGATGAGCAAGCTGTTCACCAACCATCAGCAGAACTGGACGTACAACAGCAACAACGAGTCACAGAAAGCCAACAAGTCAGACGGGTACTTGTCCTCTTACTTGCAGGCGGGCCTCGGGAAGCTGGATGAGAACGAACTGAACACCCCGGAACCGGCCGGACAGTACACCATCGATGAATCGGGTAACATGGGATCGGGCTTTACTTATTCTGAAGAGAAAAAAGAAACCTCGTTCACCACCAAACTCTATCAACATCTGTTGGACGAACTGCACAACGGCGGGAACTACGTGGGCTTTAAAGTCGACAACGTGGGATCGATTGGCGAGACGTTCAGTAACAGTGCCGCAGAGTCGCAGTTATCCCAGCAATTGAACGGGGTGACGTCTCAGGTGTCGGAAGCGGCGTTTACGTTCTCGGGCGGTAACACCGGGATTGGGGTCATCGATGCGTTTAAAGATTCGGTGATGTCAGTCGTCAACGGGTTTATCTCGGGCTCGGTGATCGGCGGTCTGCCGATGATGTTAGCCGGTCAGTCGTATGTGGACATCCCCAAACACTGGAACGGGTCAAACTGTGACTTGCCGAGCGAGTCCTACACCTTCCAGCTCAGGGCCACCTACGCACACCCCATTAGCATCATCAACAAGATCTATGTACCACTGTGCTTGTTGTTAGCCGGGGCGATGCCGCGAGCCACCGGTGCTGCGTCTTATACCGCACCGTTCTTGTGTTCGTTGTTCAGTCAGGGGCGTTGGATCTCGAACCTCTCCATGATCTCCAGCATCCGTGTAGAACGTGGTACCGGGAATGTGGGGTGGTCAAAGGACAAGAAACCGCTGGCAGTGGATGTGACGATTCAGGTGATGGACCTGTCCTCTATCATCACGGTGCCGACCACCAACATTATCAAGCCGTCAGATATTGCCGGTCCTGCCCGTGTGGTGTCCCAACAGATCTTTGGTGATGATACCAAGTACAACGACTACATGAACACCATCGCAGCGACGTCATTCAATGACAACCTGCTGAAATCCATTAACCTCGGTAAACGGTTGAGTAAGCTCTCCCTGGATATCGAGAAATGGGTGGACCCGCGTCAGATGGCCTCAAGCTTTGCAGGCTCGATCAGTGGGGATGTGTTGCGGGCGTTTAGCGATTACATACCGCGTTAATAGAGGAGCCCGTGTGGGCTCCTCTTTTTTAGGTTTCTGATTGGTTGGCGGCAATGGCCAGTAACGGGTACTGCGCCCGCACTAAACTGATCTGTGACTGGGTGCGGTAATTAGGGGCCAGCACACAGGCTGCGGCAAAACGTTGCTCGGTGCGCAACAGTAACAATGCATCCGGTGAGATGTTCTGGAAAATCGCATAGTTAACCATGGGTTCACCCATGAAGTTAATGATCCACCAGTTTGGGTCAATCTTCGCCAGGGTAGCGAGTAACTCGCTGGCCAGTGCCGGGTAGTCGCTTGCCAGGGTACCCACCTTAAACGCATAACCGGTCAGAATGCTGTTGATGGTGTCCGGGTTCTTGGCTACCATCGCCGGCGAGCCAATCTGGTCCACGATAGCACTGATGGTGGGGATATCAGCCTGCTGCACGGCGTAATAGGAATACTTCGCAATGGCTTTCTTGGCGTCGCTCTCCCGGTAGTAATTGTTGGCGATCGTCCCAATCCCATCGAACAAGCCGACTTTGATCGTCTGCCCCATCAAGGCATCAAAGAACGATGACGTGGCCGGGTTGTCCACCACTTTACTGATAGCGTCATCATCGCCCGAGATTCGACCGAGGAAACCCAGTACCCCGTTGGTGACGTTTTCTCGCCATTGGCCATTGAGTGCAATGCTACCACCGTTATTGGTGACCACACTCCCCACCAAGCCATTGCTCAGGCTGTCCATCTTTTGCAGCAATGAATCCTTGATGCTGTCACCAAACCCGTCCACACTGGATACCGGGAACCCCAGCGCAGAGCTCACGCGGTTCAGTAATACATCCTTATCAACTTTCAAACCGTCTTTAAAATCCACGGCTTGGGCAATGGTGCTGAGGTTCACCGACCCGTTTTTAAGCTTGTCCAGGGTCTGACTGAGTAACCCGCGCTGTTGGTCAATGAAATTGGTCAGCTGTGTAGTGGCCGCCAGGGATTCTTTATCCACTAACGCCAGCGTGTCTTTGGCGACACTGTTAAATGTGCCACTGGCTTTGTCCAGGGTGGTGTTGGCAAGATCCTGAGCCCCTTTCATGGCAGAGGACAATCCGTTGCTGAGATCGCTGGTTAAGAGCTTCCCCGGCAGGTCAAAAATGGAACTGGCAAAATCCGTCATGATTGCGACTCCGAAACCAAAAAAAATAAAGCAGAAGGAAGTCAGACCGCCGAAGCAGTCTGACTCATCCTGGGCATACCATTATTTGTTGAACTTGACTTTCTCGGTGTACTCGGAAACTTTGTTGCCTTTCTTTAACCGCAACACAATCTCCATTTCGTCGAAGCCAAGAAACTGAATACCACGCTTTAACGTGTTAAACGTCATTTTGGGTTTCTCAATAAAGGCTTTATTGAGGTTGCCACGGATGGTGCCTGCTTTGTGTGAGTCCAATGTCCGGAAGTTTTCCATCTTGCGAAGGTAACGTTCGATGAGGAGGTTCCATCGGTCCGGGGTAATGGCTTCGCCTTGCAGGATCATGCGAAAGATCCGCGTAAGAATGTCCGTCGTGTCAGTGCTACCTTTCAGCGGATGACTGAGTAAATCAATCATTTTCTCACGGGGGGTTTTCTTGTCCATAAAAGGGTTACCTATGTTTGTATTATAAGCTGTTCTTCATGAGCGATAAATACAGATGGGCCACGCGCAGTAGCTCACCGACAACATAACTGACGGTTCCCTGGTTAAGGCGTTGTCGGATGCGTTTATGCTGCTCATTCTCTTTTGAAAGTAATTGTACTATGTAGCGGAACTCAGAACGCACACTATCGATGAACTCGTAGAAGTCCAGGATATAATTATCTTCAGAAGTACACCAGTCATAAATGGTGCTGTCGTGAGGAGCTTTTCTGCTTGTGACTTTACTGAGATCGATTTCTCCAGTTTCAATGAAATGACGAATCATGGTGAGTTGGGTTAAGAACTCGCCGGCGGTTTGGGAATACAACGTGAATGTCTCACCGTACAACAATTGGTTGCGAATGGGGACATGCACCAGGTTTACCGACAGATCATATAGGCCTTCTAATGCCTTTTGATTATTGAGGTTGACTCGATGGTCAGCCATGGTGGTTTCCAACTGCTCCAGCTTACGCCTGAGCATGCGGTTGTTCACCCATTTACCAACTGAAAATAAGCCCATCACTGGAATACTCCGTTACCTATTACATAACAGTAATATAGGTCTAATTTTATTTAACGAGGTGTGTTATGTCTGAATCAGCTTTAGACGACGACGCGATCCTGAAAAGGATGCAGAACAAGCGGCTAGGGCTGCTTGATGTCCTGGAACCATCGGCGTACGTCGACCCCAAAGTGGCCAAGGTCTATCTCGGTGGCTTAAAGGATGCCGAGAGCATCGTGATGTCCAAGAAGAAACTGGCGCAGGATGCACAGAACTCCCAGGATGTCCAGGCAGCCGCCGCGGTACTGTTGGCCGCCGCTTCCATGGCGACCGGTGCAATTCTCGACCAAGCCCGCAACCCGCACGATACTGTCGAGGTCCAGGCGATTCCGGTCCCGGTGGATATTGACGGGGTGCTGGATGAAATCGATGTTCCGGAACACGAAATCTACATCGGCACCGAAGTCATCACCTTTGAACAAATCGTTGGCCATGATTAGCAGACCAGAGGGAGGGCAAACGCCCTCCCTATTTAAGTCGGTTTTGCGGAGTAGAGTTCGGGCTCAACATAGTTCAGCTGAAACACCCCCACCATTAACTGCACCTGGAAGTCAAACGGCGAGATACTGCTGAGGCGTTCACGGGAGTTTGCGATCTCCTCCAGTGTCTTGCTGCTTTTGTAAAGCTTGGGAATGTAGAAGTTGACCCCCGGTAAGGGCGTGGACTTCAAAGCCTCCAGGTGTGGGCCGACCCAACCGTCGAAGTCGTACATAAAGACATGTTGCCATTGGGCTTTGACTTTAGCCGGGGTGATCTCCTCAGGCGACAGGTACACCGCATGAAGTTGCACCACCTGACTGGTGTAAGCGCCAATGCATGACAACACGAACTCTTTGTCTTCATCGCTCATCTGGTACGGGTAGAAATTGACATCCAGGTCGATGACCTGTGTGGTCACCGGCATCCCCAATACCCCGGCCCGGTTTAACACCAGGTGGGTAAGCTGGTTGGCCAGCGGGGTCATGTCCATGTGCTGGAACAAGTCGGTGCCACGGGTTTCGTACAGTGCTTCGTACGCGGCCTGGCTCACGTTGGTGTTGACCCGTTCAAAGTTGTCACTGGTGCGTTCCCGGTACCAACTACCGAACAATGCCTGCCAGTTATCTGGCTCCATGGATTTCAACACCGCCAGACGCGCATCCAGAAACACGTCAAGCTCAGCCAGGATCCCGATTTGATTGTCGTTCATGTCACACCTCGGTGAACAGTTTGGTGTAACGACAGCGCATGATCACATACAACGTGACCATCCACGGGTAGTTTTCCAGCAGGGTTTTCACCAGGGTGAGGTTCGGCAACAGTTCCAGGTTCTCGCTGCGGGACGCGTCATCGACGGTCTTGGAGTCACTCAGTGCTGATTCTGCCCGACTGATCTCATCGATCAAGGTCGCCCAACCGGTTGAGTCGATTGTGGCAATCTGGTTGGACAGGTACGATGAGGCTGCGTGCACGAAGTTAAACTTGATGGGGCTGGCAGAGAGCTCGCGCCACAAGGTCTTGACCACGTCGTCTTTTAAGAAGCGCACACTGTTGATCCCATGGACCTTTTCCAGCACCAGACCCCGGACGGCTTTGTATTCGTCGTCCTCATCCAGTTTCTTGGGTTCGTTGAGATAGCTGAGCCTGATGTCGGTGTACCACTCAGAGCAAAACTGGCACATTGCGGCTTTAGCCCGGTCTAACTGGGTGCCGGGCGCGGAACGTGTAGGTTGGATCAGCTGGAGCAATGCCCCTAATTGTTCTCGGCTCATAACAGACCTTATGCGAAGTTGTTGGCCAGGTGCATGGCGTTAAACACAGCAGCCACCGTTTTAGCGGATTTCGGCTTGCTGCCTTCAGCCTTCACGGCATTGATAGACACCCCACCGTTGTTCACCAGTTCTTTGGTGTACGCACGGAACGCTTTCTCATCCCCACCACGAACCGAGAATATCTCCTCGATGGTGTATTTCAATCCCATGGTGTACAGTACCTGGAATTCAGGATAAGACAGCGAGCCACCTTTGGACTCCCCACGAGGTTGGTTAGTCAAGTCATCGACCTCGTTGTTGTCACGGGCTTCTGATTGCTTTTTCACCAACAGCTGTTGCTGGATACGCAGGGGAATCTCACCAACCAGATACGGGATGGGGGTGAGGTGACGCAACCCGGTGGTGTGGTCGTTCATCCACAGACGTTGCATGTATTCGAGGTTCACCTCGTCAGCCAGTTTAAACAGGCGATCTGGGGTGAGCTTCTCTTTATCGAAGTTCGGAGAATAGAATGGAAACACGTCGTCATCACGGATCATCTTTTCCATCATTGCATCGAACTCGGCATCGCTGAGTTTGGCGAAGTAATTGATGTAGATCTCGCGGTTACCCGACCCAGGGATCAGATTACCGTATTTCTCAATGATCCATTCCTGGATTTCTTTGCGGTAAGCGGGCATAGCCATGGTAATACCTCAATTGCATATTTGTCACACGATTGACATGACTCAATAGCCGTAGACTTTGCCTGAGATATGGTGGTCCAAGGATTTGCTCAACACCGCATTGAGTACCGAGTTGTTGTGCTTGCCAAAGATCACCAGCAGATCGATGTCGTAGAACAGGTTTTCCACACAGTCCACAAACGTGGTTTTGGTGCGGTCTTCGATATCGTGGATCACCAGGCTGCGATACGCCTCGTGCACTTCATGCCCAGCACGGATACCGTATTTCCCACTCACGGTCTGGAACTGAAGCTCCAGGCTGTCGTATTGTTCGCTTAATCCCTCAGCGATCTTGGCCAATAAAGGGATGGGTTCGGCACGGTTAAACTCCGGCTCACAGATGACCATCACGTTGAAAGCGGTTTTGCCCGGGGGCTGAAACTCGTCGCTCATAAATAAAAACCTCAATAAAAGATGTGGGGGTATTAACCCCCACACCAAAACATTATTTCGCTAACGGTGCCATCCAATACGGATGGTACTCACCGGTATACATGCGCAGGAGGTCCATGGTGCTCAGGAAGTTCAGCGGGTGCTTATCTTCTTCATAGGTCCACCATGACCGTGTTTGGGTGAGGATCACATCCCAGTCATACCCTTTATCTTTCAGTGTGTTATACAGATCCACTGGGTCGATGTTGTATTTTGGGTCGCGCTCGTACCAATACAATTGCATCACCGCCATGTCCATCAGGAACTCTAATGCACGCTCCAGCTTTGGCTCTTTGTTCAGCAGTTCACGCACGGTGGTACGGCCAAACTTCTTGCCCGGCAGGAAAGCACACTCATGGGTGGTGTTGTTCCCCGGCAGACCGAAGTAGTTGGTTGACTTACAGAAGTGGTACGCAGTCAGACCCGGCAGATACCCTTCACGCTGTGAAGCAATGAACGACCAGGCCACACCGGCCCCGTTCCCTTTACTGCGCAGTGGACGAACCGAGTACTCCATCAGATCCGGGTTGTTCTTACCGTCATCCCCAACAAAAGAGTCTTTGCCGTACGGTGACGGGTACATCCAGGATTTATTATCACTGGCTAACACTGGCGCACCGGTTTCAATGATCCAGGTGATATTCGGTAGGCGATAGAAAGCTGGCGGGCATTTGTCCAGCTTCTCACCTTGTTTCATAAAGGTGGTTTTCTTTTTCTGGGGTTTGCCATCGATCGAGATCTCTTTACCCACCTGCGCGGTCATGGTGACGTAAATACCCCCACGGTTGGTGTACATCGGGATATCTTCGATCAGCACACGCTTGGCGTTACTGATGCGCATGTCACGGGTGTTGGACTCGCTGGCACCGATGTCATTATCTTCAAAGCGAGCATCCACCAAGCGGAAACGCATCTCGGTTAAGGAGTCTGCAAAGTTGGCGGTCGGGTGCGGGTATTTGTACGGGGTGCCATCCAGGTTCCTGAACGGGGTGGTACCCATCGCCCCTTTGTGTTCGACCTTCATGTCGCTGTACTCTTTGACGGTGGTTTCAAACCACTGATCACCGGTCATAGCAGAACGGTCAAACATGTTAAAACGACCTTCGTGCTCCAGCGCTTCACCGGCACCCGTCTGATTAGACACACGGTCGTACAAACGGTAGAAACGACTGCGGACAAAGGTTTCCTCAGCGTCATAGAACACAGAGTTACTGTTGACATAACGGTGCAGCACACGGCTCATCCAGTGAGCGAGAATACCCGTTTTAAAACTGTTGGTGCCACCGGCCACACCGGTGAACGGAAACATACCGCCGTTCAGGATCATCTCACCGTGCACGCCTTCGACGTACTCACCGGACATGATATCCCAACCTGGGCCAAGGTTAAGAGCAGGACGAATAGGGGCTGCACGTTTAATAGCAGCAGAGAAGCTTGGCAGTAACATTGATTAGATTCCTTGACTGGAAAAAGTTCTTTTTGACCTATAGAAAGAGATTCTATGTTTAAAACTACAGTTGACCTATTAGGGACTATTTACAATGAACGAATTGCAATCTCTTGAACAACAGTTACAGACTATTTTCCAACCGAACACCGGGATGGAAGACATGGCCTGGAAAGACAGCATGAAGGGGTTGCTCTTCGATCTGTCCTCATACATCCGCAAAGGATTGGATGTGTTTCGTAAACCCTTAGTGGTGGCTGACCTCGGTCCTGCCCGCGGGATTGAAGACCGCAAGAACTACATGGATCTGATGCCGAAGTTCATCATCACACCAGACGGCTTCCAAGGCAACATGACCGACTTTGTGGTCACACTGACCGAATGTCTGTGGTTGGTAAATAAAACCACCTCAAGCGAGCTGGATGCGTTTAATCGCTGGTTAGGTAAAGTGATCTCCGACGGCAACCTGAACATCAGCATGGCCCCGAATTTTAAGACCATGTTGGCAAAACAGGATGCGCTGAAAACCTGGATCACCGACAAACCCACCACGGTAACCTTTGGCCAAGCATTTACCTCACTGGGTGCGTTCCCAGCAACGGTAGAGAAATTCAACCAGGGTGTGCGTTCTGTCAAGATCACGGCCCCGGCTGAGTTCCATCGTCGTGTGGCGCGTACGGACGAACTGAGCGATATCCTGTACAAACTCATGGAGTCGGGTGAAGTGGACCTGGGTGACACCACCGGGAACAAGTTCATTGCCGAGAAGCTGATGGAAATGGCCCGGTTTGTGACCTTTGCCGGCTCGGTGTTTGCTCTGACGATCCAGACCGGTAACGCCCTGACCGAAACCGCCAAACGTCTGGCAAAATAAAAAGCGCTGAAATAAGAGGAGCCCGTGTGGGCTCCTCTTTTAAGGTTACATCAATGTCGCGTAGCAAACTGGATAATGTCCCGGCGTAGCTGGTTGGTATTGTGGTACACCAGCCACTCCGGTAAACTTTCGATCACATTGTCGGGCTTGCGGAAATCCACCTTCTCAAACACCGTATCCAACTGGTCATGCAGAAAAACTGACAAGTCGTAATAGCGTTTAAGCTGGCTGGCGTCAGCGGTCAGGGAGTAGCGGCGATTCAGGTCATTGAGATTAACCTCACGGTCGCGGTAGCGGGCTAACGCCACCACTAACAAACACCGACGATCGGCATCCTGATCCACCACTTCTTCCTGTAGATATGCTCTGACGCGATCCACCATGCCTTGCAAGCTGTGTATCAACGTACCCATCATTTCCTCCCAAGCTCCTCCAGCGATAAGACGCGCAGATTTGCATGTACGGATGCTGTTGCACTCCAGTCCTGCTTGGTCTTCACGATCGTACCGTAGCGATAGCCGCCGGTACCTTCCTTCGCAATGAACAACAGGATCTGGGGGTCCTCTCCCTTGATGGCATTGAATACCGATCGAGAAGGGCAGTCGATTTCAAACGTTAAGCGGGTTTTCACAGGCTTCACTGCACCTGGGAAATCCACCATCACATCGACGTACTTCGTAATCGGTGTGATGTCTTTGCGCACTTCAAAGGTTTTCTTTCCTTTGGCTTCTTTCTCGGTAAAGAATGACGCCGTGATATCCTGGAAAGTCAACTGGTCAGAAGTCCGGCCGTGGAAGGCTTCACGCAAAATCGCTTCAACGTTGTGCAGACACTCCATTACCCGGTAAGAGATCCCCGGTGGATTGCGCACTTCCATCACTACCTCATCGGACGTGTTCACCAGATACACCCCATCCTTCAGGTCATACACTGGTTGCGCGCCCCCGACCAAATCACGGTGTTGTGTAGCCAACTTCGCACGCTGCAAGTTACCCACACACAGATTGCCTTTTGGATTCGGCAAGTGTTTCCGACTGTAGTCAAACAGTTTATCGATAATCGGTTCACCACCATGCGACCACAGCACCGAAAAGGTCACATCAGGCGTTGGTTTACCGTAATACTCTTTATCGTCTGGTTGACGTCCCAGGTAATACACCCGGAAACCTTCATCATTCCGTTCAAAGAAATCTTCTCGCTCGGAATTATAAAACCACCGCGGGGTAAATGCTAATGCCGACATGCCATGACTCGACTTGTCGTAATCAGCAAATTCATAGGTGTTACGCACCGGTGTGAAGTCTTGCTTGCGAGCCAGGTACACCCCTTTGGTTGCTTGCGCATCCGCTTCAGAGTTCCCCTTGTGCCCGTTGTGCCCCTTGATCCAGCTGATGTCAACAATGGTGCCGCGTTCTTTCAGCTGCTGCACGACTGTATCCAACTTGATCCAAATGTCTTTGTTCGGACGGTCTTCACCGGTTTTGGTTTTCCAGTTGTCCTTTTTCCATTTAGGGATGCCTTCACGTACACCTTTGCCGGTGTATTCTGAATCACTGATGATGTTAACGCTATGCGCACCCACTTCCAAGGCCAATTCCAGCCCATTAAGGGTAGCCGTCATTTCACCCTGGTTGTTGGTGCCGTTGGTAGAGATGCCGCCCGCGAACTCATAAATGCGCTCAGGCCGGACGACATCATCTTCACTGACTTTCTGGTTCACGTAGTACCCGATTTTGGTCGGGACACCGGTGGCCAGTTTCTTCTTCTTACGTTTGTCGTTGTCAACCAATGGGTATGAATACCCGTGCAACCCCCACCCGGCATTGCCAGGATTCGGGCGTGCGCCACCATCGGTATAAAGCACCAAACATGTCTTTGACGCTTCAACGTCATCGGGTTTTACATCACTCATTTTTTGACCTCTGGAAATATTCAGCAATCCGTTTACAAACAATACGGTACTGCGTTATTTTTTACTTGTTCAACGGATTGCCTTCGTCATCGATACCCAGCTTCCAACGATACGTTTTGTTTTCGTTGCTGAGTTTCAGGTTCTGGTCTTGCAGATCCCGGTTCAAGGTGATCAGGTCGGTAATGTTGTGCAGCAGTTTTTGGTTCTGTCCCACAACGTCCGCCGCCAGTTTGCTGTCTGGTTGGGCCCGGCGCAAATCCGCCACTGACTCTTCCAACACGCGCTGACTCTTGAACAGGATATAATAACGGTAGCCACCGTAACCAAACCCCATGATAACGATCATGACCAAAGCAACAATAATGAAATACGCTTTACGTAACTTGTCCGACACCGTGTGATGAGAACGCCCGTCGCTCATAAACCGCTTGGAGTTCTTCACGAGGTACGGCAACAAAAAATACAGCAAGCGAATGAAAACAGTGCCCACAGTAATACCTCTATTCTTATATACCGATTGTCAGTGAATCGTATGTTTAGTTTAATCGTTTCAAAAAGGAATACGCCATGAGTAACGCCGTATTGGGTTTCTGCGCAATACCTGCTCTTTTCGATAACACCAAACTCACGACCTCACCGCTCGGTGAGTTGTCCAGCCAATCTGTGTCGTTCTCAAAAGATATCGGGGTGTATGACAACACCACGTACCCAAATGTCACCTTGATGGCATTTGTTTCTGAGATCGGCAACGACCACGCAGCCTTGCCGGATGCTCTGTCAGATGGCATTCTAAAGTTGTGTTCGTGGATCTATAATCAAGCCAACGCGGGTAACCTGACGGATTCCGGTGCCACTGCGCTCCAGCAACTCAAAGCGGAGTTCGACAGTGTCTGGGATAACCTGACCATTGGGGAAATGGAAACCAACGGGACGATCTGGATGCCTGCTTGGTTCTCGGGTAACCTGAAGACCAACAGCGAGATCAATGTCAAGATCTGGTTCGCTGACGGTGCCTTTTCAGTACAGTACCCACGTCGGGAATACCTGGTCGTAGGCCCTGTGCCAGACAGTGAAATCGACGCCTTGTTTCAAAACTACAAGAATGTCGCCACCCGGTTGGCACAGGAAACCCAGGACAAGTTTGTCACCCGACTGAATGCTGCCCGATCAAAGTACCCAGAGTCTGGCCTGAAGACGTATGGTTTTGCTGTGCATGATACGGTAAACAAACCCAATACCAACGATGCATACTGGACAATTGTCTATTATGGCGGTAGTGCGGTGAGCGAAGACGATATCTACGAAGCGATTCGCAATACCATCCTGGGGAGTTCAAAACACACACGGGAAGAATGGGAAGAGGTCCTGCCTGATCTTTTTAATCCCATGGAGTTCTATCTGTTGCCGAACTGGTTAGAGAACGGGATTCCTAACAAGACCACCCAACAGGCGCAGTACTCACCTGTAGGCGATTATGAAACCCTGCTCGACCAACCGACAAAGGTCTTTCGTAATTTTGAACAAACTCACATCATAAAATCCCTTCAGACTTTTCCGAGTCTGTACAAGTCGATCAATATCCTGACCTTGGGGAAACCGACGAACCGGGATGGGTTGATCAAACTGCGCACCTTGTACCCGGATTACAGCCTGATTCCAAGCCGTGACAAAGACTTTGATCTCATGACCAAAGCCACCACGGATTTCATTCTGGCGGTTGAACAGATGTTGCTGGCAGCGGAAACCATGACCGAAGACACCGAGGTACCGATCGAGGTATCGCGGGCCGAGCGTGATGGGGTGCTGTACACCACTAAGACGATCAACGGGGTCAAATACCTGATGGTCACCAAAGGGTACCTGCAATCGATTCAAACCGCTTCGTAAGTAAGGAGGGCCTGTGGCCACCAGTATTACTCCCCCGCTACGTGTCACAGGTAAGTTCACTGCCAAGACACCGTTTGATGCACTGCTCGACCCTAACACCCGCTACACGGTTTCTGCCACGCGCACGATTCCAGAGATGCTGGGCGAAGACGTTGATGTGGTGGCGCAGGTTTACACCCCGGCCGGCTTAACCGCGGTGCAATACCAGGTGGACCTGGACGCCAATGCGGACATCATCACCTTAACCTCCGGTACCCGTGCACCGGTGTACATCCCGTCCACGTACATCGACACCTATCCGGATGATAACGGGGTTCTGCAAGAGCGTTTAATCCTGGGCATTGATTGTGGTCTGGTGCCGGCTGAGTTGCGAGACACCCTCACCACATTAAAGCAACGGCTAATCGATGAGACGTTAGCCACCATCGGGGTAACCGCCACGGTCACGGTTGGGGTCATTCCCAGTACCGGGTTTATCAGCGCAGAGCAGTACCGCCTGAATGAAGCCGCCCGGTTGGAAAAGATCACCAACGCTTCCACTGATAAAGCCCGTATTCTTCAATTGGAAGCGCAGGTGAGTCAACTGCAAGCGACCATTGATTACTACGAGGACCAAGCCAAAAGTAAATGACTGAAAAGGGAGAGGCGCAAGCCTCTCCCTCTTTAGGCTATTTTGCAAACAACGTCGTTTGGTATAACGCGCGGTGCACCACCACCCCCTGACGGGTTTTAAAGACCACCGCATGCGCCAGTGGGGTGTGGTTCTCAACCAACTCCATTTGCAACCGATAGATCGGGTCATTGGTTAAGTAATCCAGTTTGGTCTTGACACCCATCACCGTCACCGGGTCCGGACTGTCATGGATATAGTTGTCGAGATATGTCAGTGAATAAAACACGTTCTGTCCGATGGTGTTGTTAAACACCGTCGAATAAGCCTCCAGTCGACCCACGACGAAACGCACCATTAAAACGAATAACAAAACCAGCACCACAAAAACGAACAATAGAAGAATGGCGTTATGGCCCATGATGGCTACCTATTCTAAATGAGAATCTCTTTCGAATGAAACACGAAGTAGTACAGTTCATACGTAGGTTCACGGATGACCAGTTCCATCGCTCCTTTGTCATTGATAAACACACTGGTAGACACCTTGTGTTCAAGCCGAATGCATTCTGCCAGGGTCGACAGAATCAAAAACGGTTCGCGCAATTCGATGGTGACCGCACACAACAACCCCATGGCCAGCGTGTCCATCACCGCTTCCCGTTGTGGGGTGAGTTGCAATGCGAGGGGTGACCGGTAGCGGGTCTTCAATGACCCGTAGATCACGTGGTAAGCACACGACTCCTTAAGCGCCGGGTTGTGGTAGCGTAACGAACTCATTAAGTTTTTCTGACTCAGAGATTCCACCACACGTTCTGCTTGCACCCGGTGCCGATAAACAATGAACCATCCCAGCAGCCCAATCGCCGCGGTGAGGATGATCCGCAGTACAGCTTCAGTTAGCATGATGCAGCCCTTTATTTATTCTCACTGTCAGAAAATAGGCAAAAAAAAGAGCCGAATGAAGAGGAGCCCGAAGGCTCCTCATTTAATCAGATCTCTTCTGCATCGTTTACAGTGAGATTCGGTACGCCGTCCTGCTGACGCTGGTAATAGCGGTAGCCGACATAACCGGCCACACCCAACAGCGCCAGACCCGCAGCAATCCCACCGACCAGTTTCCAGTTAGGGCTGTTCCCGGTGACCAGGTTGGCTTGCAGTTCCGCACCGTGATCCGCCACGTAGGCTTCTTCTTTGGCACGCAACTCTTCCAGGCTTTCTTCGACTGACGCTTCTGGCAGATGAGCTTCGCTGCCGTCCCGTACTATCATATCTATTATCGCCTGCTGGTTTGATGTAGGTTCTGTACTCCGCACGCCCTGCTGAACAGCTTCGCTAACCGGGGTCAGGTTCAGGGTGTTGCTGTTGGTGTTGGTTTGTTCTGACATGGTGACTACCTCGTTAGGCGTGTGAACGGTGGTTTCGATAATGGAGGTTAAGATTAACTGCAAGGCGTCGTCATTCGACAGCTGCGGTTGTTCTTTCCGGAGGGCGATGATTTGCTGTGCGATTTTCTCACGGGTATCATCGTCGAATTGGTCAAGGTCCAGTTGGACTTCAACGAATTCAGGCTGCTTCGGAACCAGGACATCATCGAGTGCATCGGTCAGACTCATGTGACGTTTGGTAACCCGGGTGAGTACCGCGTAGGCTGCTTTCTCCAGCTCGCTTTCATCAGCCAGTGGGGTGTGTGAGAGAATCGCTTCTTTCACGCCGGCTAAAGTTAACTGTGGTGCAGCTTTGTCGGTACGGTTCTGTGGCTTGTTGTTTGGACGGCCCATGGTTTTATTTCCTTGTACTAAGTTCGATGTGTTAATCCCGTTGGTACCGGGACGGGTATAAGCATAGGGAAGCGCGTAATAGCACAGCGTAAACCGGAGTTCACGCATCGGGGGTGTATTCAATTTCTCATGCAACGCTTCGCGCAGTTGCTGGCGGAATACGTCTCCGTTACCTTTGCTTTGTTGGGCGATGCTGGCGAATTCTTCATTAGACAGCAACGTCGGGAACCCGGCGTGAACATTGATATTACTGATCTGCACTATGGCTCCTAAGAGAACTACGTTTCCTATTCACATGGGTAATATAGACCTCAACCACACTGCAATCTAAATTGCGTAAAAAGAGCCTACTGCCGAAGCAGTAGGCTCGCTCCCCTGGTGTTGGGAGGTTCGGTGTTATTCGGTTTCTTCGGCGACCGGTGCGTCGTAACCTTCTTTCACTGGCGGGTTGACCGGACGCTTGGTATCTTTCTGATCAATGATACCTTGTTCGATTAACTGCTCAACCAGTTTCATTTCAGCCTGTACCCAGACACGCATTGGGGTACGACGTGCCAACACCTTCAATGCGTCCTGATCTGCACAATCAATCGCATAGTCGTTGGCGGTGTAATACAGTAGGAAGTTGCTGTCGATACGCAGGCCGGTGATCGGGTAGTCGTACGGTTCCGCGGCTTTGGCTTTCATCTCTTCGTCGTCACGGATTTCCGCAATCAGACGCAGGGCTTCAGCGACGGTTTCTTCGACGTACTTCGGCAGCTCTTCGTTAGAGACAGTCTGTACGGTTTCCCAGCCACGGTTGTGCAGCTGTTCAAAGATTTGACCGACCATGTAGTCAAAGAACAGGTGTTCTTCGGCTACAACCTTCGCACGGGTCTTTGGCACCACATTGCGCAGGGTATCGATCTCAATGGCAGTGGCCATGTTGTCGATGTACGGGCGCTCTTCGTCAGACTTCGCCGTACCCAGTAACACCTGCTTATCGGAGTTGACCTGGATCACGACACCGATCAACCCATCTTCACCACGGTAGAGGTGAGCACCGACTTCTTTACCGGCCAGGCTCGCTTCGCTTTTCACGTAGTCACGCAGGTTGTCCAGTTTATCACCGTACAGGTTCAGTAACACTTTGAAACTGTCCCAGGCCAGGTCGTGCGCTTCACGGGTGGCATCAGTAATGAAATTAAACTCGCCTTCACATTTGATCTCGGGGATCAGGTACGGCAGGTACGTGGGTTGGAACTGACCTTTAAAGGTGTTCGGGTTGAGGCTGTAGTTCGCGCTCTGGAGTTCAGCACCGGCATGGTTGAACTTGCAATACACCGAGGCATAGAAACGGTCTTCTTCGTGGTTATAGATCGCATCAGCGCCATACACCACCACACGGATCTGCTCACCGCGTTCTTGACCGAGCTGTTCGGCCAGACGTTTAGCCTGGTGTTCCATATAGGACGCCAGACTCTGTTTGATATCGAGGCGGAGTTCTTCACGCTGACGCTGGAATTCTTTGCGTTCTTGCTTCAGGTTCTTTTTCTTTGGGGCTGTGTCTTTCATTGTAATTTCCTGTTGTATGGATCAGTGTCACATAGTAATACGTGAACACGTAATTCTTTACATAAAAAAAAGAGATGAAAAAGATGGAGGCCCGAAGGCCTCCGAAGTGGTGCACTTACTCAGGGTTAATTGGGTTCGCCGAAAAACACCCACGCTTTCGCGCGGGTGCCAGGGCTGGGTTCGTTTGGTTCAGGTATGACATTAGAAGGTACCTCTCTTAGCTTTGGCCACAACCCAGGATGAGTCCCGCCAGGAAGAACCCGGCCAGGATACTGGGTGATGCGCGCCCGAGGCGTAATGCCCCGGCACAATAACCGGTTAACAGAATCAGTAGAAGGATCACAGGAAAAGGCAGACGTGTCAGGTGTAGCGGGTTGGAGTAAACACAGTACAAATAGAGTGCAGCGTAGCCGGCCATTAACCCCCACCAGTAATCACTCTCTGTCCGCTGACGTGCGGTCATCCACAACCACCCTGCGGCGGTGCAGAGCAACACGATGAATGAAATACAACCAATTACCATTGCGCCCATGCCCACTCCTCATCTTTTTTCTGACGGCTTCTGCTGTTATTGCTAAGCAACATTTCAAATTCTTTCTTTACCTGGCAACGGATCAGCAGGTTTCGCATATCCCGGTAATCCACGTACGTACGGACACCGCTGTACCCATCATCGTTATTGATGTGTTCAGACAGCGCTTCTAACAGGATTTCCCGTTTGGTCTTGGCATTCAATAGCGGTTGGGCAATCACCCGACACTGGTTAATGAAGGCACTCAGGATAGCTTCTTTCTTAACTTTTGATTTAAGAGAGAGGGTATAACTGTCGTGCTTCTTATTAGGTGTAAACGTCATCTTGACTTCGTACACACCCAACTTGTTATTCACCAGCTCAAAGCTTTGCACCACTGCGATGTCTGCACCAAACCCCGCTTGCTTTAACAGGTTAATGGCCCGTCCCACTAACGAGGTGTGCACGCGGCACACCATGTCACTCAGGGAATCGTGTTCTTCATTCAGGGTTAATTCTAGCGCGCGTTGCAATTGGATCTCAATTGACATGGGTTACAGTCCTTTCTTTGGGGTGATGATGATGCTCAACGGGTAATCAGTGGCTTCTGGACAATACTTGTCCACACTGACATCCAACAGTCGTACCGTGACGTAACGCCCGGTCAGACGATTAACCAAATTGAACGCTGCGTTCAAGAAAGCCGTTTTGCGATCCACCTCATTTTTAGCATTGGAAAGAGGGATACTCTGAAAGGCTGTGCGGAACAGCGCTAACAAACGATCCCCGTCATGGTTGCCGAGGTCATGGCGATCGGCGTCGCCCTGAAACAACACCAGGTTAATTTCGTGCGGGATGCCACGAAGTGTCCCCATTACGGCTTCTTTCATCAGGTCACGGGTGCCCGTGTAATCGCGGCTCATGGCATGGTGACCATTAAACGCCAGGCGAACAGCCCGATCAATACCAGACACAGGAAGGCTGCCAGCGCACCCTCTCCCATTTTGTTTCGTTTCATGAATGCATTTCCTTATCAGCAAACAGGTCAAACAGCAGATGACTGATTTTCTGGTCAGCCGGGGTTTCGACTTTAAACTCCTCTTTCACAATGAACGGGACCGGTTTCTCACTGAAACCAATCTCGATGCCTTTGGATTTGAGGAAAGAAGGGGTGACGTTATACTTGATAACGAATTCACGTCGGGTCAGTACACAGCTTAAATGTACTGTCTTAGGATCTGCTTCAAAAGCGTAACGGCGATCACAGAACATTGCGCTGTGCGGATAACGCACAACGAAATCGTCTTTATCTAAACCGTGGGTGGCCAGCAGGTTGGTCAAGTGATCAACCGCACAGATACGTGGCATCTGAGCTTGTAACGCAGGGGACATCTGTAACATGGGTTATTCCTTCTTAGCGAGTTCGTTGTGTTGTGCCAGAATGGCGTTAATTTTAATTCCTCAAAGAGATAAAAATTGTTGCTTCTATTGCTTGTCATCATGGTGATATAGGTTTTGCGGCTTCTGCAATCTAATTCTCTGACTGTAAAAACTTTTTCTTTCTTCTAAAGGCTGCGACCCCACCTATGAACCTTAAACGCCTGATTGGCATGATCACAGTGACCGAGCGGGGACAGAACATTGAAGTCACCGGAATCTCCACTGATTGGTTCGTGCGCGACATCACCCACATTTGGGAAACCTCGGTAGTCGGTAAATACATGTTTACGTCTATTGGGCGTAATCGTTTCACCTTACCCAGTTTCTTTGCCCTCGAACTGCATTACATTATCAGTAAGATGATTGATGATACGTCGATCATTACAAACCGCCGCAGTCTGATCCAGTTACTGAAACTGCTGGAGTCGGAAACCTGGCTGCGTAGCATTGAATCCACCCTGAGCCTGGACTTTAATTACCAGCAACTGGCCCGTGAAATGAACGTCCAGTGGTTCGAAGACCAGACCGGGTTCTTCAAGTATTACCAGAAAGCCAAACCCAGCCATCGTCTGAAAGGGTTGCTGTTGGACGGGAAAGCCGGTTCCGGTAAGACATTGATTGGTTACGGCCTGTCAGTATTGCTGGATTACAAACGCACGGTGATCGTGTGCCCCAAGAACGTGATCCAGAAATCCTGGCTCTCGGACATGGACAAAGGCTTTCGCAAGACCCAGTCGGTGTGGGTGGCCGATAACGACCAGCCGTGGGATCCGGATGCCCGTTGGCACATCTTCCACTATGAACGCCTGGAGCAGTTGTTAGCCATGCTGCCAAAGTTCAAGAAGGACGGGTTTAACATCGTCATTGACGAGTCCCATAACTTCACCCGATTGGAAGCCCAACAGACCCAGAACCTGATTGAGTTCTGTCAGACCTCAGACTGCCAGGACATCCTCTTTATGTCCGGTACCCCGATCAAAGCCCTGGGGTCAGAGTCCATCCCTATCTTTATGTGCATCGACCCCTTCTTTACCCCGAGTGTGGCCGAGCGCTTTAAAAAGATCTGGGGACGCAACGCCAAACGCGCCAATGACATCCTGGCCAACCGTATGGGGCGAGTGAAATACAAGATCGAGCGATTACAGGGATTGGGTAAAGATCCCGACATTGTGTCGGTACCCGTGAAAATGCCAAACGGGGACAAATATACCCTGGACTCGATTGGTGCCTTGATGCAGGCGTTTATTGCAGAGCGTATCCAGTATTACACTTTGCACAAAGCCGAGTTCCGCAGTTTCTACGATTTGTGTGTCGATCGTTATGAAGCGGTGATGAAGAAGAAGGGTGCAACCAAAGCCCTGGAAGACCTGGCAACGTACAAGACGTATGTGGCGATGTTTATCCGCTTAGGCTTTGACGGGGCAACCATGTCGGCGCAATCGAAATACTGCAACGAGTTTGAAGAGAAAGAAATCAACACGGTGCTGAACAACGAGGAGAAGAAACAATTCCGGGATGTGAAGTCGGTGGTGAAATACGTTGACCTCAAAATCCGGGGTGAGTGTCTGGGCCGCGTGTTGGGGCGTGAACGTATCAACTGTCATGTGGATATGGTGGAGCACCTTGACCTCGCCAAGTACATCGACAACTCCGAAGCCAAGACCCTGGTCTTTACGTCCTACGTGGAAGTCCTGCGTCAGGTGACCGTGCATTTGAAACAAGAGGGGTATAACCCGCTTGAGATCTACGGTGACACCAACAAGAACTTCAACGCCTTAATTGAGTTGTTCCGTAATGACCCGAACCTGAACCCCTGCAATGCCACCTTTGACTCACTCTCGACCGGGGTACCGATGTTGATGGCCAACACCATTTTCATGATTAACTCCCCGTTCCGTGACTACGAGATCAAACAAACCATTGCCCGGGTGTTCCGTGTGGGACAAACCCAACCGGTGTGGATCTGGCTGGCGCAGTTGGATACCGGTAATAAGCCGAATATCTCGACCCGTTCCCGCGACATCATGGAATGGAGCCGTGAGCAGGTCCAGATGATCATGGGTGCCCGTCACATGCCAGACATGGGGTTGGAAGCCATTGACGAGATTCACTTCTCAAAACGCTCGGCCTGGTCGTTTGAAGACCTGGAAGAGTTGGAACTGATGCGTGAAGCAGACTACGACAGTCTGCGGACACTTGAAACCGTTAAACGTAAACTGCCTGCGTCAATGGGGTGGTGAGGAATGACAATGGATATCGAACACAAAGGCACCCCGTTTGCCTCAGCCGCGTTAATCAAAGAACGTCACGTCCAACTCCAGGCGTTGCTTCACGAGGGCTTAGAGGCCCTGTACGGCGATGCGGATAACCTGTCTGATCCGTACGTCACTGAGTACACCCAGAAAGTCACCGCACTGACTGGCGACCTGGGTAAGGTGGCTGCCGGACTGGAAAGCGCTGACAGCTTCTTCATCATTGAACCTGAACTGCGCTTGAAAGCCAGCTGTGAAGGATTGGCTGAAGTCACCAAACGTTTCCTGGCCCCGATCAAAGCAATCCTCGGGGGTACAAAGCAGGCACAGGTGGATAAGCAGTTAAAAGAGCTGTCCAAGAAAATCCAGGATGAATACGGGAATGAAGAGTGGCTCAAGGAACGCAAGTGGCATTCGCCGTTCCGGGATATCGACACCAAAGGACTGACCGCATTAGCGATCAACGGGGAACTGGACAAGGACAAGGTGTTCCACACCGCGTTGAGTGATGCCAATGTCCTGTTAAGTCAAGCCAAGCGTTTTGCCCAGCAGTTGGATAAAGCCGTGCGGGAGATGGTGACGGTGCAGGGTTGGATTCGTCAGCAAAAAGAATTCACCCCAGAGATCATTGCCGCCGGGCGCAAGAAGATCGATGCCATTAAGGTCCCGACCATCCCAACACCGAAAGTGACCGAGCCAGGGTCGGTACCTGAGGCCTGTAAGTCGCTGAGCAAGAAAGAAGTGTTGGATGTGGCGGATACCATGTCGAAACTCCTTACTGCTTACCAGAGCTTCTACGATGCGTTTGATGCCCGTACGTTGCTGGAGCTGGAAGATGCGGCGGATCTGTACATGGAGGTGAAGGATAAGGAAGGAAACAAAGCGGAGATCAAAGCGCTGTGTCAGGCAACCGACTGGAGCAAACTCAAGCCGGCGGCTGACCACCTGGATAAATACGCGGATGTGGTGATGCAATGGCTGCGGGCCATGGATACCTGGGTGACGCGGTCACACAGCTAAACCGCCTTAATTGGGGAGAGCTTCGGCTCTCCCCTTTTTTAGTTATTGTTCATAGCCATCCTGAGTAAAGCGTAAATGCCTTTCGTGTTGTTGTCTCCTGTACTTCATGGTTGACCAGGTCGCCCCCAACGAACAATGCATGGGCACCACCAACACCCACACGAGGACTAAGTGAAACCTGATCCAGAACAGCCTTTTGAGTTTCATTTTTGATGTCCCCTACAACTGGTTCTCTGTGTTACCGACCGAAGTCACATGATGAGGACAAAAAAAAAGAAATGCAAAAAAGAGGAGAGCCGAAGCTCTCCAGGAAATTTCCTATTATGGACTGCCGTCATTCCGGCAAAGACTTCACACAGCATAGTGGTTGGCGCTTTTGGCGTGACAGAGATTCCACCAGGAAGGAAGCTTACGCATTTGAGGTACGTGAACCAAAAGCGCCAAAGGGGTTTGGTCGTGTGGTGGCGACAGGCAAGTCTTGAGGCGGAGAACCTCTTTTACCACACAACCAAATACGGAATAAAAAGATGGATCGGGACATACAGCGAACCCGATCCAAAAATGATGATAGCTTAAATCAATGTTGACTATTGCGCGGCAGCATCTACAGCTGTCAGATAATACCTGATGGTAAGTATTTATTTACGAACGTACCAGCCGCACCACTTCTAATTCCCCTGACACCAATCCCCGGTATTCCGCGATCCGTTCCCGTAACTCCGGTACCAGGGCGTATTTCTTCTGGAGGGCTTCCAGGGTGATGATCAATTCGGGGTTACGGGTCTGCTTTAAATGCCGCTTGATGATCTGTCGGCAGATCTGGGTCAGGTTGGTGCCTTTGACCCGCAGCGCTATTTCAATATCGGTGTAGAACGCCCCGATTGCCTGTGAGCCAGCATCATCAAACGTGAACCCGTGTTTGACTTCTTTTACCATTGGAATGTACCTCAGTAAGTCTGTTGAATAATGAAGTCTTTGGCCTGTTGCTGGAACATCGCCAGGAAGGCTTCATGTTTATTTGGGATAACCAGTTGTTTCTGGGAGAACCGGCCTTTGACCAGGTCGGTGAAATACAACGACCGATACCCATTGCAAATATGGTAGCGTGTCCGGCGGTCAACCCGCAGGTTATTGAACACGTTGATCTGACCATACGGCAGCTGCAACAACTCAATCAATGCGCGTTGCAGGATACGGGTGTCGGTACGTCTGTCCGGAGGTGAGGTCACCCAGATAGCGTAGAGGTGGTGGTTGGTTTTCAGAATCACCAGAGCATGGCAGGGGTTGTCGCCGTGCACGGGTTCCGAGTGGAGGTAGAACTCGCCGGGTCGGATTTTTGAGGCCACAAACTTGACGGTTTCACCCTTGAGGGTGCTGTCCTCTATTCGGTCCCAGGCGGTGTTGTAATCCAGGATCATGTTAATTCACCTGCGTATTCAAAAGGAATATCGTTGCGCTCACAGATTTTCCTGAAGATGTCTACGAGCAATAAACGGTGACAGAACGCACCCGGTGTACAGAAGCACCCAATGGCTGCGCTGGGCTGATCGCGTAAAAAAGCCAACCACCATTGGCGATTGGCTCGATAGCGTTGGCGCATCAGGTCGTAATACATCTCGGTGTAACGTTCTTCACTGACAGTACCTTGCTTGTACCCCATCACCATGTCCCAGGTCGGCATGAATTCTGACTTCCCGGTTTTGATGGAGGTGTCCACAAACGGGACACCCAGGGCCAATGCTTTACGATACCGGGCGATTTGAACGGTGTATAGCTGCAAGGTGATCTCCATCAGCCAGGTATTCAATGAGGTCGCGTTGAACCGAAGTCAGGCGTACGCCCATCAGGACTTCAACTTGACGCGCACGGGACAGGTTAGCAAATTTCTTGGCATCTTTAACGTGTGATTTGGTCGTGGACATTGTAATAAAACCTTTTTGAGTGTGTAGATCGATGAGAAGATGGAATTCATAAGCACAGGTAACGCCTGTTGTTTTTATAAACTACGCATCTGATTTAGCTTTTTCGTTAAAAAATAAATCAGGTGAATAGTCGGGAGGCATACCTACTGGTAGCCTCCCGCTATGGATTACTTTGCATCAGCGACCATGCCAACGATATGGTTAAACTCGACTTCGACATCAGCGGCTTCTTTATAGACACCGGTGACGACCCACAGTTTTTCCAATGCGTTAGCAGTGATGTATGCACGATAGTTACTCCAGGTTAAAGCCGCTTTGCTAGACTGTTTACGAATCCAGCTGTACACGTTGGCCAGGCGGTCAAAACGTGCGTCTTCGTTCTTCGCGATGCTCAGCGCGCGGTTCACATCAGACTCATCGATATCGATGTCTTCAGTGGCCTTCGGGTTAGCGAAGACATAACGACGTTCAGCCAGGCGGATAACCGTCGCCATACCACGGTCGATATTTGCAGCACACAGTTCGATGAACTCTTTAGACAGGACAAAGCGCAGTTTGGTCAGTTTCATGAGGATATCTCCAATAGGTACAAAGCACTATTGCTCTGTATTCATATTGGTTATATAGACTTAAACTGACCTGCATTCTAAATTATCAATGCAACGTTACCTTGAAGTTTTCTTTCGGCAATGCAAAGACCTCGACCAGGAAGTCGCTGATCTCTTCGCTGGGGTTGGCCACCGCAAAGTTGTAATTGCTGAGTGCATTATCAAACCGGTTTTTCAGCTCATCCAGTTCCCAATAGATCTTCCGGCCTTCTTCATCATGCGCATAGTCAATACCAAACCGCACAGATAACATGGCACGCTGGGACAGGGACTTCTCGATGTCCGATTTCGCCTGCTCGAACTCTTCCAGGTATTCGGTCACCCGGAAACCTTGCAACAGGCCATCGCCCACAATAACGGGCTCAATTGTTGACTGCGGGGCGGCGCCATCGTCAGGGGTGTCACCCGCCGTGACTTTCTCCATGGTCATGCTGTCAACCCAGGCGGTATTGCTGCGGTTCAGGATATCGGCTTCCACCCGGATACCAGCAACCTCCAGGTTACGGCAGAACGCATACACATCAAAACTGTCGGCATCAAACCCCGGGGCGTTAGCTTCAATACGCAGTTGTTCCTGGAACTCGGTACTGAAGTGACCCATGAGGTCTTCAGTCACGGGACCTGCGGCATACAGTTTGAGTTTCATCACGGCACCGCAGATATTGGTGACTTCATCTTCCAGCCGCACCAGGTAACGAGAAATCTCGGGGGTGAGTTCGCTAACCGGGGTGAGTTCGCGGGTGGTCAGTACACCCGGTCCGTTTGCCGGGGTTTCCGGTGGGGTTACGGCGGTCGGGGGTGTATCTTGCATGGCCGCATCCAGCTTTTCTGCATAGGTCAGCACTGCACCCGGCATCTGTAATGCGACTTCAATCCGACGGATACGTTCTTCCAGGGCGCTTACTGAGTGATTGGACTCGCGGTGTTCGTTGACCATCAAACGGTAGGCTTCCAACGCCCACAGTTGATCAAACGCACGTTTACGGGCCACCTGACGCGCTTTTGCCGGGTCGCTGGTTTCCGGGTACATTGCACTGCACGGTTCACCCACAATTGCGTGTGTCGGGGCCACCCAGAGATAGCAGCTTAACCAGACCTTGCCACCCACGGTGTTCTCAACATACTCTTCTTTGATAATCAGGGAATTGAGGTGCTCGGGGGTAAGAATAGTTTTTGACATGATAACAGTCCAAAAAAGAAAGAAAAGGATATGGCCCCGAAGGGCCATGGTTTAGTTGACCCGCACGATCACCACGTTCTCGGTGACATGCGGTGCTAATGCACGGTGGAAAGGGGCGTGTTTGATTTGGTTAGCAAACACATGGGACGCATCTTCGATATAGACATAACGGTAGGTGTGGTGGAGGTTGGCCAGGTTGGCCTTGTCCGCAACAATCACATGGGGTCGACTGTGTTTGAACGCATCCCGTTCATCCAGGCGTGTCAGAAAGAGCTGGCGCATCGGTCTGTTCGCCACCACCACCAACGCTTCGCCTAATGGATGACGGATGAACTGATTGACCAACCAACCGGAAGCACCTAACTGTCTGGGGACACTGAACCCCACGGTGCGCAACTCCGAGTAATAACGCCAGTCGGTTTTATCCAATCCCAAACGCGGCGCCATGTCACGATTATCGTTGATCTGTATACCTTTAATAAGTTCTTGCACAACTGCATCATAATTGATGATTGTCGTAGACATCTTATTTTTCCTTTCCTGTTAAACTTTGCCGCGTAGCGACAGGTACTCCGGCGTCAACCCGTACTTCTTGTACAGTGCAATTGCCGGTTCATTAGCGGGGATGGTGTTCACGGTGAACTCAATACTCCCGCGGCGCTTCATATACTCTTTCGTGCTCTGCATCAGCAGGTCACCCACCCCACGACGGCGATACACCGGTTTGACATACAGCCGATAGATGATCCCCATCAGGCCGGGGGTAAAAGAAATCATGCCAGCGACATCACCCTTTTCCATTGCCAGCAGAATGCACATGTCACGGTCACGAAACTCCTGATGATAGGGTTTCGCACGCTCCACCTTTTTGGTGTTCGTCATGACATTCTCTTCGGTGCGCAGGGCCTTCATCATTGCGGTGATTTCAGGAGCATAGCTCGCACCACTGTCAACAGTCAGCCAGAGCAGCTCCATTACGCCACTTCCAGCGCAGGTTTCATGCTCATATCTTTCACCCAGTACACAAACTTGCCTTTGCGGGTTTCCAGGCGATAGGTCACCGTGTTGGTGGACATATCAAGGTTGCTCTTCAGGTGGTCCAGGATTTGCAACTTACGGTTTGCGGCTTCAGCCATCACTTCACCAAGGTCAGTGCCATTGGTCAGGTGCTTCTCAGCGAACTCGCGCAGCTCCGCAACCAGACGCACGATATCGGCATGCACACCGTCACCCTTCATGTTGTTGCCCAGGGTGTAATCTTTGTTGTCACGAATCAGGCGAGACATTTCCAGCTTTTTCAGGTTGTCAAAGAATGCGTTCAGGGTTTTACGTTTCATTTAGAAAGGGTATCCAGTTTATGAGGTTGGTCAGAGCACAAGCCAAGGTCGATCAGTTTATCGACTTCAGCAATCAGGGTATTTATTACGGTAACAATCACAGCCAGCTTACGGATGTCTTTCTTACGCTTGGCGTTGTCAGAACACAGTGAGCCTTCAAACACAATTTTGGTCGTACAATCCGCCATCTCAAACCGGTATTTGTCCCGGTTGATGGAGTACGCGACAGACCCGGTATAACGCGGGTTTAATCCCAACTGTTCATTCAGCCAGATACGGCTGGTGATCTGTCGGGGTTCGTCGATGTGGCAGGCGTATTCCAGTTCCGTCAGGAACGCGGTGATGTTGCGGCGCAAGGAGACGATTTTCTCCATGTATTCGCGCATCCCTTTTACAGTGTTGTTACCGGAATGCAACCGGACTTGTTCACCGTAGTTGTAGATGCCGAGGCACGCATGCGGATAATTGATGTCCTTTTCCACCACTGACCACCCGACTGCTGTCAGTGAGGGGCCCGGGGATAACCAACGTCGTCCGTGACGTTCGTACAGCTTCCTGGGTTTCTTCATTACGTAAACCACCAGTGTGTTGAAACCTCAAGTTGCTCACGCAGCCACTTGTAGGTGTGTTTGTCGGAATCGAACTCAATAAGGATGGGTGTCTTATCAAGGGGGTTATATAGGTTTTCATTGCTGATGGTGCAGACAACCCGCTCTTTATTCCCGGGGTGTTGGAGATACGCCATCACCTGGTTGGGGGTCAACCACATCTGGCGATACCGGGAGAACTGCCAGGAGCGTCGAATAGAGCGGTGCTTTAACAACCGCTCCAGGTGCTCAGGAATTTCGATGTTTAACATTGGAAGTCTATGCTCTCATTAAGGACATAGGAAGGCGGACCAAAAGTATCGACACGCCAGTACGGGGAGTTCTGCAAAAACTGCTCAGTTGTGCCACCACCGTTGTAACCACACACCGTGACAATACAGATCTCGTCCGGGTCGTAGGTCAGCCCCTCGGTTGTGATACGAACCAGTTTACCGTTCTGTGCCAGCAACGTTTGGTGGGCTTCTTCGGGTGTCAACCAGTCCACACCGTCTTTATGGATGGGCATGCGGGTTCCTCTATGAAAAACCCAGTTGCTCGCGCAGCACAAAGGGTGGGGTTGGGGGTTCGGTGATAAACCGCCAGTACGGTTCCATGTCCAGGGTGTTGTGAATCAGGTAGTAACCCATGGACCCCTGGTTGTTTAAGCCTTTGGTGCGAAGGTTTACCTCTTTACCGTCCTCCCATCCAGCGGTGGTGATGCGGATAGGCACTTGCGGTGCGGCCAGAATTACTGGCCAGATTTCATCCGGGGTAAACCATTCAAACCCGTTTTTGGTGATTGGCATAATCCAGTTCCCCAATAAACAAGTTGATCTCAGTCGGGACCGTGTCTTCCAGAATGCGCATAATCTCTTCACGGGTACCCCCGGCATTGTAGGTACCAATCCAGGGGATGATGAGACTGTAACGCTCACGGATGCTCATGTCGAAAAACACCCGTAGCAGCGCGATTTGGAAAGCACGAGGGGCAAAGTATTTCTTGTCCCGACCATACTTGTACTGCGAATACAAATTGTAGATACGTTTACTACCCACATCAGCATAGGTAAACTTACCCAGCTTGGTGTGATCCCCTTTCACGGTTTGACAGTCGGCGTGGTATACCTGAGGCCAGCGGTCACGCAACCCCTTAGCAATACCGGCACCCATTGTGGTCATGCAGTTACAACCATGTGCCAGGTCAACGTCGTGTTGGTCGAAGTACTTCAGGACATTGGTGTTCGGTAAAACGGTGATCATGTTCACCTTCCAGAATAACAACATCAGGATAAGGTCTGATGGGGTGGTTAGCGACAAAGACAGTTATTAGATGGGCTACATCCGTCTGTAAAAACGGATAGGATTTCATCGCAAACTGACTGATACACTGTCGCCCGAGCGGTGTTACGCGTTGCGTCAATTGACAACGCGGCAACGTCTCTTTTAACGCTTTAAACGGGTTGGTCAGGTATTCCTGATGAAAAACAGTAACGAGCATGCGGTCGTCATAAATCGTGACGCGAACCCGTTCAACACCGTCAAGCTTGGCTAATTGTGTTTTGATACGACCAATCACTTGGAGCATACACACCCTCCTGAAAAAGAGAGGCCGCCGCAGCAGCCCCTCTTGGGATTTAAAGGTACACGAAATCGAAGGTCACGACTTCGCGGGTAACCGGCCGACGTCGGGTCTTGGCGTAACGCTCGATGATGCGGGGCTCAAAGCGGAACACCGCCTCGGGCAAACGCAGCAACCGTTCCATCACCCCCGGGTAATTGCTTTCATCTGGCAACACCCGTCCAATCAACTCACCACTGGATAAGAAGCGCAGGTCGTCGATACGGCACACCACCGCGTTCGGGTCGGTGGAGATAAACCGCAGAAACACCTCCTGGGGTACCAGCTTCTTATAATCGAGTGGCTCCAGCGCCCCTTTCTCTACCTTCAGGTAATTCCGTTTCAGCACTCGGCTGAATGCATCGTGATCCCCAATCGCTTTGCACTGCTCCGCGGTGAGGATGGTCATGCGGCGGAAGAACACCCCTTTTCCCTTGCTGTCCTTATTTGGCATGCCTGTCCCCTTCTGGTGCGTTCATCGCGATCTGGTACTTCACATACACCGGTTTGAACCCCAGACGTTCGTAGATCTCAATCGCCGGGGTACCCACGGTCGCACCCAGTTCAATATCCGTAATCCCGTTTTCCCGACAGATTGACAGAATCGCTTCATACATGAAGTTGAACCCACCTTGATTCCGGTAGGCTTCACGTACATAGATATTGTCGATGGCCAGTAGCACGTTGGCCACCGGCATGCTGTATTCGATGAACCCGATTGGAATCCCGTCACCCAGCAGTACACAGACACGACAACGACTGGTTTGTTCGTCTGCCTGCACTTCCGCGATATCACGCAGGTCTTGATCTGACCAGGTGTAGAAATGCCGACGCACGTTTTTCCAGATCGGTTCCAGGCCACGCGTTAACTCTTTGTACATCTCCGCGAACACAGGGAAGTAACTGTGCTCCGGGCCGTCAACTGTGATCAATTCAAAATTCATTGTAAACCGCCCTCTGCGATTAAACGGTAGCCGACAATCTTAATATCACCCGGCTGTTGGTCGATGAAAAATTCGATGTGTTTTAAGACTTTGTTTTTACCATAAAGCTCAAGTGCTTCTTTATTAGCACGCAAACTTACAAATGTCATGTTGTTACCAGCATCTCGGCTAATGCGTCCGTCAGCAGAGATATACGTGCTGTAGTCGATATCGACCCGGCCTTCGTGGTCACACTCCAATACATCGTTCGCGATGTTGTCGAGCAGGATACCAAGGCCCCTGTCTGCGTTCTTCACCGCCAGTTTCACTGCACGGAAGCCAATGCCTTCGGAAGGGGCAGGACCGACGAAAACAATACGGGCATCGGTTTTAACAGTTTTGATGGTGTTCAGTTTCATGGTTTACTCCACTTGGGTTGTAATGTGTGGCGGCACAATGGCTCATCGCACACGGGGGTTGGTGGTACTTACTTCAAGTAATACTGCGGGCCATGGGTGATTAACACATCCAGGCTGATCGCCACGTTTTTCGCGTCGCTGTAATCAATGAGAAACGCCAGGTGGTCATTGAACCGTTTGGTGTCCCACTGTGACTTGGTCATGGTGTACACTTGGTGGCAGGTGTTTCCCTTTAAGGTGATCAACAGCGCATCGTGCTTGTCGGTACGTTGACTGTGCAACGGTAATGACCGGGTGGGTTTACCATCGTCAATCAACTCAATGCGCAACGCATCCAGTGCTTTCTTCGTTATGAAGAAATACTCAGGCAACTGACGGATCAGGGCCAGGGCATCTTTGTTTTCAATTGAGGTTACAATCCGGCTGGTTTTCTTCAACGGTACCAGATCCGCGATACGATGATCATGACCACGTTCACGATCAGTGCCCAGTATAATACGGTTTTGTCCATACAGTGCGAAATAGCTTGGCATGTTAGTCGTCCGAAGGATAAGGATGCTTTGCCTGGTGAAAGCCATACAGTCGCCAATGACACACTTTCATCAACCAATTGATGACACGGTTCAGGTCTTTATCTAAGCCGACTGTGTAGTGAAACGACAGGACATCACCCGTGACAACATTAGACGGGCTAAACCCCTCTTCGGTGTTTTTCTCCAACAGTTCATCACTGAGGTCTTTTAAAACGGCCTGAACATCCAGACCGTTATCGCAATCGTAATTGCAGACACCTTGAAGCTGGGGAGCACCGTCATCATTGTGAGCGTAGAACGTCACAGTGAAGGGCATAATTACTCCTTGGTGGGGTTAAGCTCCACCGGGTGGGTCGCACTGACAGCGGGGGCATCCGCTACGCCATTTTGATTGAGGTTGCCCTGGGCCGGGAACAGGATATCACCCAACGTGTCCGTATTGGTCTTCTTCACGAAAACATCGAACTGGACAAGCTGGGTGTCCCTAAACGCGTCCTGGTAGTCCGTGTCGTCTGACTCCTTTTTATACACGTAGTCGACATCATGGAAAGTGGGTTCGCCCAGGGGTTTGTAATCAGCCTTGTTTCGACGTGTGACCATAAACAATGGACGCACCATCACCGCCAGTTCACTGTAACTGTTGGTTTGCACGCTGACCAGACTGCGGGCCGTGTCGGCACGGATTTTCAGCGGCACCACCACGATGCGATTGGTACCATCGGTAGCAAACCGGGTGGCCGGGACATAAGCATGATAATTCAGATCCACTTCCGGCAGGGTGGTTGGGAGGTTCGGTGGATTTTCATCCGCTTCTAACACCTTGATCTTGGCAACCCTGAAACCGTCAGCCGCAAACTTACCCACAAGACCTTCTGTTTCATCGTGGATGATCAATTGCGCATTGATAAACAAACTGCCGAGCGTCTGACTCGACGGAACACTGCTTAAACGTAATACTGCGTTCATTGTTGACTCCTAATCATGCATGCTTGATGACGGGGTGTCTCAAGTCATGTGTTGGGTTCAATGGATTGATAAATAATGTTTTTATTTAGTTTTCGGGGTCTTGAACATGCCGTTGATTTGGTCGATGGCTTTCCAACGAGCGACCGCTTCGGTGTTGGCACTGAGGACTAACGAAAACATCATGTTAAACGCGGCGGTATCCAGGTTAACGAACTCCAGCATCACAGAGTCATACACCATGTTACCGCTCGGGCGATGCAGGACATCTGGACGGTGCAACAACCGAACGTCGCGCGGGTTCAGCACATACTGGTTCTCCCCCACGTTACCCAGGCGGCCCAATGACTCCAGGATATCGCGATAGATGACATGCAGCAGCTCGTTCCCCATGTCGTTACAGAGCATGCCAAACACCACCTTTTGCTTGCCATCAACGTCGGTGTTATAGGTGATGTTCGTTACACAAATTCCCACTTGTGAATTGAAAGCGGTGATTAATGTCTGGAGCATGGGGTCGTCAGACTGGGTGGGGCTGACAGCTAACACACCCTTGACATTTTCGTATACCGTTGTTTGATTCATAAGGTCCTCACAGCAGGCTTAAAAAGAGGCCCCTCGCGGAGCCCCAAATATTTACAGGTATTTTTTCAGGAACGCAGCAAATCGGCGATAGTTGTCAGAAACCTCATGACCGACGGTACCGAAGACCAGGGCAACTTTCTCTGGCATCTCCTTTTCGTCTTTGGTCATGGTGTTAGCGATTTCCACCGCTTCATCCCAACCATCATGGATGGTGTCGTTCGCTTCCGTCAGCATCAGTTTGAGCCGATCCATCAGGGTATTCGAACTTTCTGCAACCTGGTTTACTGCTTTGTCGATCTCATCGATCACTTCACCTTTCACTTGCTCCCCCACATCCTTTACTTCTTCCTGAACCAGTTGTTGAACCGCGGCTGCTGCCTCCGTGACGACCTCGGTCGCCTGGGTGGCAATCGCATCTGGCAGAGTGCCATTTGCAGCAGCAATGGTCACGCCTTCGCTGACGTGCTGGAGCTTCTGGGCCGCACTTTGCAATTGCGCAGTGGACACCGGAGTGGCGCTACGGACAGGCCCGATAGGCTCCGCAGAAGCGACAACAGGCGTAGCGGCCGGGGCCACTACATCAGCGACTGGTTGATCATTGGAAGTGCTGGTTGCCGGCGCTGCTTGAGTATCGATCACAGGCGCTGCATCAGCAGAGGTGGTAGGTGTGGCATTGGAAGAGGTCTGGTTTGGGTCAGACATGGTTGGTTCCTCTCTATGAAATAAATGGTCAAACCATTTCATGGTTGCGCTTCCTAGAGTGTTAACGGACACAAGTGCCGCCCAGAGGTTTATAATCAATTATACTTGCGACAGGATGTTGTCTCTTGTCCTATAATTAAGCAAAAACCCAATAGACCAATACCGTTGTGAATGCCACCAATGTGAGGGTGATGATCGTTGCTTCAAAGTCAGCCTCAAATGCTTTGTATTCCGCAACCAGTTCCTCAAAAGTCTTCAGCTCAGGTTCCTGCTTGAGCCAATGACTCTTTACAGAACTTACCAGAGCGGTGGCTCGTAAATATAGATGGCGTAACCGAGCACAGCAAATGCCATGATCAGCAGCAGGTTTAGAATTCGGTCGATCCACTTTACCATTTGCATTTCTCTCTGCTCAGCCTCCGTCAGTTCCCGGTGAAACGGTTTCATTATGTAACTCCTCTCGAATACGAGTGTAGATAGTGCACAGCCAGTCCTCCTCAGATTCATACACCACATATTTACCTGGGCGTTTACCGTAGTAATAGAAGTGTCTGAATGGCAAAGTGCTGTTGCGTAAGAGTTCTTTTAGCTCTGGGTGTTGCGCAACCTTGAGGCGGTTTGCTTCGTCCATCAGCTCGATTAAGTTATCAACATACACGGCCGGTAATGTACGGCCGTGTTTCTTAGCTTCCCAGCCATCGAGTCGACGCAGTGACTCATCCTTGACCTCGGCAATCAACCAGTAGTACAACCCCTCCAGGGATTTGAAATAACCAAAGCGGGGGTGGTCAATCGGGGTGTTGGCGAAGTGCGTGGCGAGTCGCCCCAAACGGGTTTTACCGCCGGAGAATATATTGAAAAACTCCACCCCATCATTCGCGATGAGGTGATCGGCTTCACTTCCTGTGTAACGACGAATACGCTTGGTCTTGACCGCAGAAACGTTTTTCATCGGGTATCTCCTTATAAAGGACTGTGTGCCAACTCAATGGCACCGGTTTCAGATTTCACAACCAAACGCAGGGTGAACCCTGCGCGGTTATGGTGTACAGCTTTCTCAAATGAACGCAGCGCTGTTGCCAAGGAAAGCGTTGGCAAAGTCACCGGGGTCTGGTTCTTGTACAGAACGTAGACTTTTGCGGGTTCTGCTTTCAACGGGTCGGGTGTCCTTCTTTAGGGTTAGGGTTAAGGTACAGGTGAGGGACGGGGAGTGCGCCACTTTGGCTGGCAACCAAACGGTGTCACCCAGACGTGCCTCGCAATTCGGCAGGTAATGGAGTAATGCGCTTTGGAACTGATGGACAAAACCACCGCCATTGCAATTAACCCATGTACCATACGACGAAATGTCCAGTTTTAAACTGGTTGCGGAGTGCACTTCAAAGATGAATTCCGTGCCGAGTCGGTGACTGTAATACGCCCCGATGTAAGGGTAGTTCTCTGGCTGCATCATGCAATCCGGGTACTGACCGGGGTTAAGGCGTGTTGCCACCTGATCACGCACACTTTTTGCCAGTTCATCGACAAAGTAATCAAGCGCCAGTACAGCGGGTTTGGGTTCACTCGTCATGGAAGCTGCCTCGTTCTTTAATAATGATGCAGTAGAGGGTGAAGGTCGGGTTACCTTGTTCGGCAAGCACTTTGCCGATTTCTTCGTTACGGTATTCCACGGTGTGGCCATGCTCTTTCACATGGAACACGTAGTCCGCGTCAGTGACGTTTACAAAGAAAGGGTTAAACGACCGGAAAGTCAGCGATGCCACTGACCCGTCTTGTTGGACGTAGATGTCCGTCACGTTCACACCACCCAGGATTTGACCCGGGTTGCAGATACGTGTCAGTCCGTCCTCGTGTTCCGTCTGGTTGCGTTGGACAACGGGAAAGAACACCTGGTCACCGCGCAATTGCTCAACAACAAGAGAGAGCGCGGCAACCACAGGCTTGGACTGGGAAACAAACAATGTTTCTTTCATGGTAAACCTCTCTGTTGGAAGGATGGGGTTAGTCGTTCAGGCGTCTTACCAGACGGCGAAACGTGTCAATGGAAGTGCTCATGATGCTTGGGTGTGTTTTGCTGGGATCAGTCAGACTGAAATGCACCATGTCCAGCGGTTGCGAATAACTCAGTGAGATACGGGCAAACATGGGTGTTTGATGTTCGGCTTTAATGTACGCCGGGGTAAGCACCACGGGTAGATCAGGCCGCTCAGCAAACTCTTCTAAACGCACCCGGTCATCAGTGTTAATCACCAAGTCGATATGTCCACTGTCCTGGCAATTGAACACCGTGGGGGTGCGTTCATCGATAATGTCTTTCTTAAAGAAACGCACTGCAAACGCATTCTTGATTAGCATTGGAAAGTCCTTCTTATTACAGTCAACCATTAAAAAGGCTTCCCACCGAAGCAGGAAGCCTGAGGAGATATTACTCTTCAACGATTTCGCTGTAGCCGCTTTCAAATGGCTCAGCCGGTGAATACGACAGATAACCGTTGGGATAACGCACCAGGTAACCGCCGATTGCCGGTTTGTGCTGGTCGAGAAAAAGCTGCTCGACTTTCACTTCACTACCATCGGTATCCGTAATCACCGCCGCAAACGGGCCGCTTTGTGGATTGATGATCTTGACGATTTTACCGGCTTCAACTTGCTTGTGACATTGATAATTACGCATGGTCGCTCCTTAGCGATCGAAAAGTTCAGGAACATCCAGGTCGCCGGCGACGTTTAGACTGCCCGCTTTGGCTGACGCCAACACCTGGTCAAGAGTGAGACAAAACCCTTCCGTGGTTTGGTAGATCCGATCACCGAGCTGCACACCCGGTGCATAGATTTGGCAAGCACCGGCCGGAGAGAGGGTCAGGGTGCTGAATTCTCTGCCACTCCCGTCATGTTGGACGACAGCCACCGAGTAGACGCCAGCAATGGTCGGCGTCTGATACATGGAAGGGTGGATACGTTTGAGATTGTTAGGGGCGACTACCTCAACGCGCTCCCCCAACCGCCAGCTAAAGTCAAGAGGTACATGGTGACTGGAATTGTCACTCAGTACGACTAACGTAGTGGTCCCATTAAGCTGTACCGTGTTGATGACCTTTAATAAGTCGGTAGAACCAAAACCACCTTCACCGCGTTGACCCGCCGACTCCAGCGAATCCACCACATTCAACGAGGCCTGGATAACGGGCACCACCACGTACTGGGCAATGCTGTCACCCGGGTTGATCACCACATCGTTGCCAATCGGCAGCCAGTTCGGGTAATCCGGAGAATCCGGCGGTGCAGGAACAGAACCGGTTGGAGTCCGGTTCCACAGCGACACCATCAATTGGCCTTCATAGTCCGAATCAATGACACCAGTAAGGTTACCCAGCACCAGACCTTTCTTGTGACCCAGACCAGAACGCGGGAACACCAGACCGACAAACTGCGGATTACGAATGGCGAGTTTCAGACCCGTTGGAATCAGCGTCGTTTCACCCGGACTGAGCGTGATAGGTTTGTCGATGGCCGCGATTAAGTCCATGCCCGCAGACCCTTCGGTCTTGTAGCACGGCATCTGGAACTCGCCGGTTTTGTAACGGGGGTCGAGGATCTCTACATCGATTTCTAACTGTGACATGGTTTTCGTCCTGTGTGAATTTACGTACTATCATTGAAAGATGTATGTGATTACACAGGGATAATGTAGATGTTCAAATATCTCTAACTCAATTGCCTGAAAGGGACCCACCGCAGTGAGTCCCGGTTATCAGTTGTAATACAGGTTCAGACAACCTGTGAGGTTCTTGCTGTAATCGTCGCTTAAACGGATGCTGACAACGTTTTTGTACGCCAGGTTATTGTTGGGTACAGATTCGTCGTTGATCCCCGCATACTCAACGGTAGCCCCGTTCAGGTTGAAGTCCACCAATTGCTCGCTGACCACCCAGGCGTAATCCGGGAAAGCTTTCAGGACTTCGTCCCGCAGTTCTTCTTCGTCAAGGATATCGCCGACGTTCAGGGTGATGAGGTACGGTTTGATCACGGAGCTGTCTGTATCAAACGAGAAAATCTCCGCAGAGGTTTTACCGTTGTCTTCCGGCTGGATCATTTTCAGGCCATCGAGCTCGACGTTCTTGATGACATCGGCCAGATCAATCCCGAGGTCTTGTGACGGACCGACCAACACAACCAGTTCACCAATCCACGCCAGGGACACATCGGTACGGATACGGATCACCACGGTAGGGACAGAACCGTCCACCGGGTACTCGATCTCTTCGTCGTAGATCTCATACGGTTTAATGGTGATGCCGGTTAAGGCTTCAAACTTCGGCAGCAGGTCGGACAACATCACCGCATTGGGAACGTCCAGTGCTTTGATGGTGTCACCCCAGATTTCAGTCATGTCCAGGCGGCGGTAGTTAACCCGACGACGGTACTTGAAACCTTTGCCGGGGATCGGTTCGATATAACACTGGGAGGGGCGGTGGACCAAGCCGGTCACCGGGTCATAAGACGAGCTCAGATCAACCAGGTCGATCGTTTGTTTGCTGAGCAAGTCCACGTTTTCATTGTGAGCCACGTCACCGTTAATGCGGCTCTCACGTTTGATCAGGTTTAACACCAAATCAAATGAATCACGAGGGGTTAAATCGGCCATGGGTAATCCTAATCGGTCATTATTAAAAGGGGGTGTGCGAACATAGAATTAGCAATGGCGTTCGCATTAAAGAGGAGAGGCACTGCCTCTCCTCGGGTTTACTGATTACTCAAGGATCTCAGGGATCGTTGGCATGCTGGCGATATCCGCCGCCGCCGTGATCTCATTACGCAGGGTCCAGACATGGTCCAGCACCGCCTGGTACTTGGTGGTCACATCGTAGACCAGGTCGTACATCGCACTGGGTTCCAGATCAAAGACATTGCCCTCGATGGTGCGGATAGACAATTTGTCGTCAATGGACTTTTCCATGCGGTATTTGGCCTGGAAGCCCAACGCCACGACATTGCCCCGTTCACCGTTATCCACCGCGATGTGCAGGGTGGTGGTGGACTCACCGTCCGTGAAGTCGTGCTTGATACCTTGAGCAAAGGTGTCGACTTGAGCACGGGTCAGGTTGTTGTTGGCATTGTCCTTGGCGATTTGCAACCGCGACGCGATCTCTTCGTCATTGAACGGGCGGGTTTCCCAGGTGCGGTACCACAGACCGTCGTCACCGAGCACCGGCTGACCTTCTGTTACGACTTGTTGCTCTTCAGAAGGTCGGTCGGTTTCGTAGACCGGGGCATAACCAAAATCCAGCAGGTTTTTCGCCGACACTTGTTGTGGTGGCATGACGTTGCTGAACTCACGGTCTGTCCCAAAAACATCGCTGAAATATTTCGGGTAGGTGTGCAGCGGAACTTCATAAGCAGGGGTGAACATGTCACTGGCTGCTTCAACTTTGATCAACGGGGTGTTGCCGTAAACCAACGGTTGTTTGGATGGATCAATTGTATCAGCCATAATGGCTCCTTAAAAAGAGAGTGGGTCGTACAGACCCCACCTCATTACGGTTAACCGACGTGCATGGAATCCGTCGCGGTGTAGTTGGTGCCATCCCAGTACACAACAATGACAGTACGCGTTGCTGCGTACGTCGGGGTCGTGCCATCGGACCAAGCCACACTGGTCGGCCAGCCGATTGTGCCGGCGTTGCCTTTGAAGGTTACCACCAACATTTGTGAACGACCCGCTGGGGCATTCTTAAAGGTGATGGAACGGTTAGCACTCGCATCAATCTCAAAAGAGTTACCCAGAGACATATCGAGTTCACCGGTGGAGGCAATGACCTTCAGATCGTAGTGATCCAAACGCACCCAACCGTTCTTGGTGAGCAGGTACTGACCCGCGGCATCCGCATTCGCTGGCAACGTGCCCGCGATCAGCGTTTGTGACAGTGCCAGTTTGACCCAACCATTATCCTGACGGACGTACGGTGTGCCATCTTTCACTGCATCGCTGTCGATCGCCACCGCTACCCAGGCACCGTTCTGCAACACACGCTTCACATCATCGTGCGCCGCATCGTACAGGTTACCACCCCCAATGTGACCCAGGCTTGACCAGGCCGTAGCCGAAGTCTTAACGTACACCTGTTGATCGACCATGTTGAAGTAGTAGTCACCCTTACGACCGTCGGTTGCCTGTGGATCACGGCTCAGTACGATCCAGATAGTACCTTGCTCACCTTTATCCCCCGGGTTACCTTTCAGCGACACCAACCAGTCGGCTTCGCTGCCGGTGAAGCCGTTAGCCTGCGCCACTTCATACGCGGACTTGCCGTCATCACCCGGATCACCTTTACCACCCTTCTCACCGCGGATAGGCCCTGCGTTCTGCCAGGTGGAATCCGAACGACGGTAGTACCAGTAATCCCCATTGATCAGGTAACCATGACCGAGGTCAGCCCCGCCTGCCGGCAGATCACTTTCCTGTGCCACTTCCCCGTCGATGTAGATGCCCGGACTCGGCTCACCATCATCACCTTTGTCGCCTTTGACTTTCAGGCTATCCAACCACGCTGCACGGTCACCGGTAAAGCCTTCCTTCAGCGCAACCTGATACGCATCTTCACCCTGTTTACCAACCAGGGTCTTCAGCCAATCCGCTTCAGTACCAGTATAACCGTTGTCCACCGCACTCTGGTAGGCCGATTTACCGGTAGCACCGACCAACGACGCCAGCCACTGCGCTTCGGTTCCCTGGAAGCCATTGTCAAGCGCGGTCTGGTACGCCGTCTTGCCATTCAGTGACGCCAACCACTGTGCACGTGTACCTTGGAAACCTTCGGCTACTGCTGCGTCATACGCAGACGGACCTGGATCGCCTTTGACTTTCAGGCTGGCTAACCAGGCTGTAACATCACCCTGGAAGCCGTTCTTAACGGCAACTTCATACGCACTGTCACCGTCATCGCCTTTATCCCCTTTCACCTTCAGGGAGTCAAACCAGGCTTGCTGATCACCCACGAACCCGGCAGCCACCGCCAGCTCATAAGCTGACTCACCGGCAGGACCCGACAGGTCACCGAAACTCACCCACGCACCATTACGCCAGACATACAACTCTTTATTGACGAAGTACGCATCGTTAGTATTATTGCCGGTCGCTGGCAGATCGTTCTTGTCGGTGATGCGGTCAATCAGGTTCACCGCCGGAGCAGGGTCGCCCGGGTTACCTTTCAGAGACAACAACCACGCAGCCTCATCCCCTGTGAATCCATTCGCCACTGCGACTTGGTAGGCAGAGTCACCTTGGTCGCCTTTCACTTTGAGTGAGGCTAACCACTGCGCTTCCGTGCCGACAAACCCGTTTTTGACAGCCAACTGGTAAGCCGAAGCACCGTCGTCACCGTCATCACCTTTACCACCCTTAAGGGAGGCCAGCCATTCAGCGGTGGTGCCTTTGTAACCTTCCGCAACAGCTACTTCAAAGGCACTCAGACCGTTTTCACCTTTGATGCTGCCGAGGTTTTCCCAGTCCGTACCGTCCCAGACATGCAGGTCGGTGCCGATCCAGTACGCATCGCCCAGTGCCTGGCTACCGTCACGCGGCAGTTCAGACTCATCGGCTTTCTTCCCGAGGGTCCGGATGGCGTACGACGGTTCGCCCTGGTCACCTTTGACTTTCAATGACTGGAGCCAAGCAGCTTCATCACCGACGAAACCTTCTTTCACAGCGACCTCATAGGCGCTGTCACCGTCATCACCCTTGTCACCCTTGATCTTCATGGCGGTTAACCAATCTGATTCACTGCCGGTGAAGCCGTTATCGAGGGCCGTCTGGTAGGCGGATTTACCGATCAGGGTTTTCAGCCACTGAGCCTCAGTCCCCTGGAAACCTGCGGACACCGCAGACTGGTAAGCAGACTTACCTTGCGGACCGACCTGACCCACTGTCGACCACTGGGTGCCGTCCCAGACATACATCTTCTCTTTGATGATGTACGTGTCACCGTTGTTGGTGCCCGGCTGTGGCAGGTTGCTCACGTCCTGGAAAGACCCCAGGATACGCAGACCAATACCGTCCTGACCACGGATGCTGTCAAGCCATTCCAGTTCGGTGCCCTGGAAACCGTTGTCCACGGCAACCTGGTAAGCAGATGCACCCACTGGTCCCAGGAAGTTACCGATGTCCTGCCAGGCGAGCTGGTTTTGGTTGTTCTTCACAATCGACCAGAAGTGACCCTGGATAACGTAGGTGTCACCCTCAACCTGTTTGGTTGGGTCAGGTAAATCGGAGACTTTGTTCAGCGGGCCGAGGATACGAACACCGGCTTTCCCCACCAGGGATTTCAGCCAGTCGGCTTCAGTACCCACGAAGCCTTCTTTTACAGCCACCTGGTAAGCACTTTCACCGGGATCACCCACATCACCTTTCAGGCTGGTCAGGAAGTCCGCTTCGGTGCCTTGGAAGCCCTGCTCGACCGCGATCTCGTATGAGCTTTTCCCTTTTAAAGATGCCAGCCATTCTTGCGCGGTACCTTTATAGCCATTAAGTTTGGCCACCTCATAGGCGTTGGCACCCAGAATGGAATCAAGCCATTCCTGTTCGGTACCCACAAAGCCGTTATCCACTGCCAGCTCATACGCCGATTTGCCGTTCAATCCTTTTAACAGATCGAGTTTGAAATTGGTGTTGATCCATTTCCCGGTGGCCGGGTCTTTCTGCAAACCCTGGACGGTGTCGTCGGGATTGAGCACCGTAGCTAAAGGGTACTTAGATGTTTCGGACATGTGTCGTCACTCCGTTAAACAATGATTTCTTCAAACATGGGGTTGCCGGTGTTCTCTTCGAACATAGGCTGGCCGTCTTCCATGAGCATTACCCCACGCAAGAATTCGAACCCAAGAACAATATCGACCGAACCGATATAGCACAGCGCTTCAGGTTGAGCAGTGAGCGTCACTGTGTCACCACGGGCACCGGTAATGGTTTGCACCACAATGTCATCGGGTGACAATTGCAGGCCAAACTTCTTGTTCAGTCGGGGGAGCAAATCGGATGTCGAGGTTGGATGACGGACATCTAACCGCACCTGGTTTAATTTACTGAAAAGCACTGACAATGAAAGTCGATCATAGCTCACAGGCACCGAGTTATAAAACCCACCACCCACGACCGAATTCACCACGATCTTCGTGTTATGCTTAGCAGGTTCCTCATTGGCCGAAGGGGTGCCAAGTGAAATGTTTCCTTCGGTCAAATCTTTCAGCTTTAAGGCGTCCAGATACTCACGGTTGCTCTCGTTGAGGAGATCAATGATGAGATCCTTGGCCGGTTTGTTGAGATTGACCATAATGGTTCCTATAACAAATAAAGAAGGCGGTAACTCTCGCTACCGCCATCAGACTTGCACGAGTGTCGAAACACATACGATGTTCAAAAATACATGCTACTGCCAGTCAAAGACGCCGGTCATCACCCCGTTGCCTAACCCGGGAATCAATGTTCCTTCCCACGGGTTCGCCGGGACGTTGTCTTTGGTCAACGCACTGCAACCCCGGAACATGGCATCCACGTTTAACAGCAGTGGGGAGTTGGCCACGAAGCGGGGCTGAACCACCGTGATGGTCGGGCAATTCCTGAACATCGACGTGGCGGACTTCAGGTTCACCAGTGGGGCAAACAACCCGGCTGGTAACCCCTGTAACATCGTGCACCCCTCAAACCACCCATCGGTCCCGGTCAGGGGACCACAATACTGAAACATGTCCGAGGGGATCTTGCGCAACAGGGTGCACCCTGCCAGTTTACTCACGGTGTTGGTTCCCCCGACCAATCCCAACACCGACGTGGTGATCGGAATTTTCCAGGGTGACAACAACTCCACCAGTTTGGTGGTGGTGCAGAGCATGTCATAAGGTCCGCCGGCTGTTGCCCGAACGGACACGGTGTACCGCCCGGCCGGGTAACTGGCCGTGGTGGTGACCGTCTTGGTGGTGGTGTTAATAACCGGGGTCACTTTCACCCCGTTGATGTAATACGCCAGGCTGGTCAGGTTACCTTTATTAGGGTAAGGAAGGTTCAGCACCGCAGGGGTGGTGGTTTCCATGACCCCGTTCCAGAAGGCATTCACATCGGTTGGGTAAGGGACCGGTTCGTACAGAGTGACCTTCACCGGCAACGTCCCCTTCCAGGTCATGGAGTTGGTGTTATCCAGTTCTACGTTCACCATGACGGTGTCACCGTAACGAAAATTCACGGTGGTGCTCCCACCCCCTACCACCATCCCGTCCATTGCAATGCGGTACTTCGCCAGGGTCGCCTGCAAGATTTCGGTCATGGTGGTGTTTGCTCGGGAGGTCGCGGTGTACGTTTGCTGCACCCCGAGAAAAAACTTGGCAATGTCACGTCGACGATAACGAATCAGTTTAGTGCCACCGTATTCGTTCACGTTGCTCATCGGTTGGATGGTGATGCGGGTCATATCCTGCAAGGTGGTATTGTCGGGGCTTGTGAATTGCACCCCTTCAGGTTTGATCTTACTCATGTTCACGCGATTGATCAAATCCACCAACTCCTGCACCGGTGTCATGATCATCAGGCTCATACTGACATCCTCTTAGCCGAAGGTAAAGAAAGCGGTGTCGCCACCGCTGTCAGTTAAGGCCCGATAATCACACGTTGTAGTGGAACATGAAATTACCGTAGAACTTGCCGTTGGTGCAGCGGGCGACCACCACGTTGCTGTACGCGGTATTTGCGTTGGCATACCCGCTGGTTGGTCCGTTGTACTGCACGTTGGCTGAAGTGATGTCAGCCTGCACAAACGGGGCGTCCCCACTTTGCATCGGGGTGAGTGCCAGTAACGCATCCGCCAGGGTCGCACTGATAGTGCCAGCACCCGTGGCCACGGTTTTCAACGCGGTGGTTTGCGGGGAGTAGTTGTTCGGGTAAGTGCGGACCGCCGCAGACGGCAAGGTACCGTCGCCCCCGTCGGCGTACTTCAGGCCGTCCATCTGGGTCGTGGTGATGATCATGTCGAGCTGCGAGCCTGGGTCCACAGACAACACGGTCAATGCCCCGACCCACCCCATGGAGTTGGCTTCGTCAATCTGGATGCTGAGGTTCAGCTGGCTCTGTGATCCGTAAGTCACTTTCTGGTTACGGACACTGGCCGAGAAATCGTTGTCGGTGAACTGCAAACCGTAGCGGGTGTTCAGGAGGGTAATCACATCGCCGAAAGTACTGGCTTCTGCTGCATCCACACGCACCGTGATTCCGGTAAACCATTTGGCGATATCACGACGGTGATACTGCACTTTTTTCTGGTTGGTGTAACGCGAGCCGGTCGCCGGGGAAACCACAAGATCGGTGTTCACCGCACTGCCCGGGTTCGACATGGTTAACTTCACATCGGCTGCGGTCAAAGTGGTGTTGTTCTTGGTATTGATTTCCGCCAAGATCTCAGCAAATGGAGATTTAGTTAGTAAAGGCATGGTCCATTCCTCAGAGGTTGGTAGTGATGTTTGTAGCCTATGTAAAATACTACATACGATTTCAGCAAAAAAAAATAAACGCATTAAAAGAGGCTCCCATTACGGGAGCCTCTGGCAGGTTACATTGGAACGGTAATGAAATTGGAAGTTGGACGACCTGGCACCCATTTCAATAACTCCGGTGGGGCATCCTTAGCAAAGCTCATGCGGACCGGTTGATCACGTAAATGGTCAATCAACCAGATCTCACTGATGAATCCATTGAACTCTGGCTCACTGCCCACGAAACCCATCCTGACCGCGTGTTGATAAGCAGTGATCTCTTTCATTAGAAGTCTCCGTAGTACCGGTGTGTGGCGGCGATCATGACCAGCATGAGGCACGCCCAATAGCAAAAGAACTTCACAGTGGTCATGGAGGGACACCAAAAAAAATAACACATGAATGGAAAGGGACCGACAGGTTTCCCCATCGGCCCCTAATAGATTGTTATGTTGGCAGATTTTGATCGATGAACAGCTGGTAGCGTTCTTCGGTTAACACAAACATTGGAAGGCCCAGACGGTGATCCGGAATAATAACGTAGTTACCGACTGACGGGATATCCACGATCAGGTTCGGGCGACTCAGACGCAGACGCCCGTTGGTGCAGATGACGTCGTACTCGCCGTTGTCCATGGGAACAACCTGGACAATTGGCATAACAGTAACTTGTGCTTTTAAAAGGGGAATACCAATCATGCCGAGATAGCTCCGTGTCGTTTCAGGTTAATGTGGGTGCGGATGGTTTCTTCCAGCGAAGGCATGATGACATCGACCTGGTCACCTTCCGCTTCGAACTCCAGATGAAAGCCGCTGTGACCGACACCGGCATGGTTACGGCCCAGCCAGATGGTTGCCCGTTGTAAACGGTTCACAAACTTTGGTCCCGGGGGATTGGGTTTCACCATCAGTTCGGTTTTCTTCGGCGAGGCAGGAATACCCTGCAACCGCGCTTTCTTTTCAGACGACTTCTTACCCATGGTTATTTACCTTTGATATTCGCTGATTCAAAGTTGGAGACTGACATGCCGTGTGCGATTGAACGCCCAACGACCAGGTTAGCCGCAATTGTAACCGCGTCCAGTGTGTCTTGGTCAATTGGCACACATTGCTTATCCAACGCGAGCTTCTGTTCAATGGCATTGAGCTGACCCACCACCCAACGGAGTTCAAGGCGGAGTTGCTCATCATCAAGCTTGGTCAATCGCAAAGACAACGCCCGTGACCGGGTTGGGAAGTGATTGATGTCTAATTCCACACAACGTTCATAGACACGATTGATCAGGGTGATGAGGTCACTGCGGTCGATGGCAGCTACCGCGTTATCAATAGGGGCCGGTACTTCAAACAACCCACCCGGACCTTTCATCTTGCTGTTATCGATAAAGAACGCTTCCAGGAAGTTGAAAACAGCGTCATGGTCTTCCAGACGATGCAGGTATGCTGAATAAGTGCCACCCAGGTTTTCGAATTGCATGGTCCCGGTCAGGCTGTTTTCGAAACAAATATGTGAAAGGCCGGCGCGAAATAACAGGGCCTGATGCGGTGAAGGGGGTAGTAAGATGTCTTGCAACATCCCGATGACCTGATCGTTTTCGTCTGTCAATTGATAAACGGCGCAAGGTTCATCTGATGTCAGCACAGCCTGTTCTACGATCTCCAGGATACTGCGCATCTCAAAACCTTCAGTGATGTCACCTTGCTCTGCGGTTTTAAGGAAGTTAAACCCCCGGACCTTATACTCACTGGTCATACTAATAATCCTTTTGTAAATTGCATCATATCTCCCTAGCTACGCTTTGTTCACGTTAGCGTTAGCTCGCTTAGTAACAAAGAATAAGGAAAGGGAGACGTCAGTCTATACCATCGTTAACGATGTCCGGGATTACAGATTACCACCCACGACCGTTGAACATCCCGCCGTTGTTCGTGTTCCAGGAACCATGGCTACCGCCAGGGCGCTCCCCTGTGTACTGAGCGCCTGCATGGGCTTGTGCCCCACCAAAGCTTTCCAGCTCTTGACGCACCACATCGGGCACACCGTAGATTGCTGTAGCGGGTACGCGGTAGACGGGAGACTGGGACAGATCGTGCTGCATGTAGTTATGCGGGCCAACCTGAGGGTATACCGCCAGCTGACCTTCACCCAGTTGACCCCGTACCGCAGTGAACACAGGCGTGCAACCTTTTAACTGTTCTTCGGTAAACAGAGTTTCGCGACCGTTAACGATATGACGACGGAATGCGTTGGGACGGATTTCAGTCATCGCCACGAGGTAGTCATTATCGATTTTACCGATCAGTCGGAAAAGCACCGGCATCACCGCTGATGTCAGCTGACCGCCTGCCCCAGCCACTGCCATATCGATAAAACCCATCGCCAGCATCATGCCAGCGCCAACAGCGCGGCCGGAAACCGCAGGAATATTATCCAGGTGATCAGCACTGTGGAAACTTAAAACGGTACCGGAGTGCTGAAGCTGGGTTAGTTGGGTTTTGACCATACCCGTTACAACGTCCGCCAGGCGGTCAGTGTTATAACCCGCTACGGCTTCCAGCGCCAGCAGATCAGTGTGAGACAGTTGCAGAGACAGGGTAGTTTTCGTTGACATGAGAAGTCCTCTTCATTAGAAAGTAGATGGGTGAGATTACACACAGGTAATATAGGTCTGTGAATATTTACGCTTGGCCTGAAAAGAGGAGCCATTGGCTCCTCTGGATTACATCAGCCCAGCAATGAGGTTAGACACGTGTTGGCTACGCTGTGCGTCCAGCGTGGTGGGTAAGGGTTCGAATGAGGGGTCGACTTCACGTAGCCGACGTACCAGTCTCTCCACGCCTGCTGCTTCCGATTTAATGGCTTCATAAGCGGCACTGACATCCTGAAATTTGGTGTGTTCACGGGGACCGGTAACACCGGTCATCTGTAAAGAATTTAACGTATGAGTTAACTGCTGTTCACGGTGGCGCAGGCTGTCATAGATCTTTTGCAACTCAGCCAGACTGTACTGCTTTTCATTGCTCATAGGGCGTCCTAAAGGTTTGTTAGGGTTAGCGATATCGTTGATCACCAGGATATCGAAGATCTGTTCATGGGCTAACTCACCGCTGTTGTTTTTAATGCCCATCACTTGATGTTGTTGAGAGCTTGCATCGGTGAACAGGAAGTGCTTGTCGCGGTCGCTGTTGCGTCGCATGGGGTTACGGGCATCAATACGGCGCAGCTCTGTCACGAGCTCACGACGACCCCCATGACGCCCTTGACGGAAGATGTCGAGGTACACCATTGCACCACGGTCATCTCGGGTGAAATCAATTTGATAATGACGGGCATTGAAAGGTTTACTGAACATAGTAGAAGGTTCCCTGCAAAACATACAACCAATCACAGTTGTATAAACTTTCTCAAACGGGGAGAGACTCACGCCTCTCCCCTTCAGGTGTTTTATCCTACTGTGTGACAATGATGTCGACAGCGAATAACTCAGACAAATGAGTACCGGAGATATCTGAAGATGTGGTACGGGGTACGATGCGACACGACTGCTTTTGCTGAAGAACCTTTTGCGCGGATTGACCGACGGCATTGTCCAGGAATTCGACATCGCCGATCACCACCCAAAATGAGTCCGCACCAATACGACGCAGTGACATATCCCAATCAACCAGTTTCCAGCACTGTCGTTCATCGCTGATCTCAGCAAAGCGCGAGTTGTACTGTTCCAGGGTTTCTTGTGGTTTACGTCGTCGGTCAGGATTGAGTTCACCCAGCGGGCGATCCAGTAAAGCTTCCATTGCATCGTGGACAACTTGCTGGTTGCCGTTAATAGCCCGTACATTACAGATTTCCAGTTTCATGTGACCCCCTAGACTTGCGGGGAGAAATCAAGAGCAATCAGGTTATTGACCTGTTGGCTCTCAATGTCTGATGATAGAAGGCGGGCGGCAATGCGCCAGGCATTGACGGCATGGGTGGCGATGAATTCTTTCACCATCCGCCCATAACGCCCGTCAGTGACCTCAAGATCACCTGACACATGAATGAACTCTTTGCCATCCGCATCCGGCACAATCATTGCGTAGAACGCCAGCAGCTTAAAGCAACCACGTTCTTGATTGACCCGGCTGAAGTCCTGACGGAACTTTTCGCTGGACTGGCCGCGGCCTTGTGTCGGGATCTGGGCTTCACCAACCAGATGGCCAACCATTGCTGCGAGATCGTTTTTGAGTAAAGAAAGGTTGTGCGGTGTATTAGGCACACGCACTAAATGTACATTTTCAACTTTCATTGGAATTGATCCTTGATTGATAAGGCTTGCTGTAGGTCCGGTAGGAACCATCGAGAATCTCTTCGTGGCTAACTAACCGGTAACCGCTCGCCTCCAGAGAAACGTTAATGAAACGACGATCTGGGATAATGACTTCATGAAGGTGGCCGTGGATGTTCAGGCGGTTACGCAAGTGGTGGGGATGTAATGGCGCATGACTGAGCCAAAAATGCTTCCACTTACGCACGCCGTCGATCCGGTCCATGATACCGACTAAATCATTGAATCGAACCCCTTTTTCGAAACAATGGTTTCCTGCGACTAATTCTTTTTTGAACGGCAATTTACGCAGGATGTCCAGGGTATGCGGTTTAATAAAGCAATCCCCGACAAACGTGACGATATCATTCTTCGTAGCGGATGCCAATAATTCCCAAATCATAGCATCATGTTCTTCGACCGTTTCAAACTGCTTTCGGTACTTAGTAATGCTTGGATCACCCGCGTGGATATCTGCAACGAAATAACGCATACAAACCTCAATTGGTCGACCCGGACTGAATACAGCCGAGCCATCAAAGGATATTGAGATATGTGCAAATGAACATCAAAAAAAAGAGACGAATAAAAGAGGCCCCCGTTAGGAGGCCTCGTTTTTATGCGGTGGTGGGTTCTTTGACTGTTACGGGTTCGGAGAAGAGGGCATTGAAAGCATAGTTGTGAAAAATCATGTCGGGACTTTTCATCAAGGTGTCGAAGCGTTGTATATCCGGAAACTGCACCGGTACAGGGTGAGTGTAAGGCGCCATGACATCACCCAACTCCGTCAGGTATGCAATCTCTGACCGACAAGTGTTGCATTTACCGCAGGACACCGCTGTGTAAGGATGATGACCAAGTCGCATCGGGTTGGTTTGGATAAACATCCCTGCACGCCGCGGTTTAACTTCCCCCGTGTCCAGCCGACGAATGAAGGGGTCTTCACATTTCCAGTACAGGTGTACCAGCTCACCCGGTAACTCTTTTAACATCTGTGCTTTAGTGGTGGAACGCAACGGAAACGCCAGCGGTGGGACATGCTCATCACGCTGATCCCGCACTAAGCGAAACTCCGCACTGATCTCCAGTAACGAGTTATAGGCGATTTGCATGTGCTCGAAGAAGGCGTCCGTGTACTCCGTGAGGGCTGGGTGTTTCTGGGTGTCGTCTGCCCCGTAAGCCACGTTGTAAGAATGGTGGTTCGGCGATAAATAAGGAATAAACCCGGTTACCCAGTTTAACGCCTGCACCTGACAACGGTTTTTGGCCACCGTATTGACAGCGGACCAGTGATGGGTACGGATAACCAGCACGTTATTCACAGACCCCTTGAGCTCGCCCCGACGCCACATCCCGTTGAAAATATCAACCATCCGATGAATGGTACCCAACTCCATCATCAGTTTGACCCCGCCTTGCCCGGCCAGATAATACACCACCGTAACGTTGCGCTCCTGCAACAGCTTCCACACCAGGTAGGTGGAATCCAATCCACCTGAAAACGCCACGATGGCGGTTTTGTCATCGATCACCATGTTACCATCCCGTTCGGTAGCCGCAGCACCCCGTTATTATTCGCCGTCGGACGATAGGTCGCCCAGGTGTCTGTCAACCCGTGTTCCTTTAATGCTGTGTTAAATGCCATCACCGTCACGGGGTCAGTTAAATGCACCCCGGCGGTATTACGAATCCGCTTCAGGCTACGGCGTAGGCTGTTGCTGTACTCGTAGTTGTTGATGATATCGCACAGATTCTCCATCGGTGCGGTGGGGAGCTCATCGCTGGTGACCACCCGTTGGATATTGGTGATCAGTTTCTTCATTTCGGGGAATAACACGTCTGACATTGGAAGGTCCTTAATACTTGATCGCCAGGATTGCTTCTGCCAGGGACTCCACATCCCAGTACAGAATGTAATACAGTTCGTCTTCTTTGAAATGGCGGTCAGGAACGACCGCCAGATAACCATGCAACAACGCGATGGACCACGTCCGCAGCGGGAACCGCTCGGCCAGCGCAGTGCGGAGGCAGTCTTTCACCGCCTCGCGCTGGGTTTGGGTGTAATCGCGTAGCCGTTGTGCTGACGGGGTGATGTCAGCGCGGATGCCGTACTCTTCCAATAAGGAAAGCAGCGCGGTGTCGCTGACCGGTAATGTCGGTGTAAACCACGCACGAATTCGCTCTAACATAAATCACCCTTAACGACGGTGTTGTTTCATGACTGCCTTACGGCGTTTCTTTTTCTTTTTAACCGCAGCACGATCGGGATGGCTTCGGTCGTTCCAGTAACGTTCACTTGAACCTTTGATACGGCCTTTCACCATGTCCAGTTGACGTTCTGCATGGGTGCGGTCAACCCGACCCCAGTTGTTGATGCGATCCATCGTTTCCCGGGTGAACTCGTCGTACGTACCCTGGTACCCGTCTTCCCGGACTTTCATCTCGTACATCTTTCTAAAAGGTTCGCGATGATTGAAGTCGTGTGACACTATGATGCTGCCTTTTTCTTCTTCCACTTGGCTTTCTCCTTCAAAGAGTCGTTAATACGTCGGATGCGTTTCTCTACTCTGGCTATTTCTGCATCGCCATCACCGAGTAAATAGGGGTGATTGAACAGCGCACTGATTCCAGACTGCTGCCAGTAATAAGCCCGAATAATGATCGGTTCATTACCGTCACGTTTCAGTACAATGCGGAAGCCGTACTCCAGCACGTTCTGCACCTGGATGTCATAGCGATACACCTTGCGCAGGCGGGACACATTCGCAGCGGCCTGGAGTTCACGGCAGTAACGGGTGCGTCCTCGTTTGGTGTAGGTGTATGCACCCCGCACCGGCTTGCCGACCAAGTCCTCCTTTTTGAGGCGGTTGATCATCATCACCCGTTCACCCGGTGTACCTATCTGTAGTAGGTCATGTAACCATTGACCGATCATTTCAGGCTCCGACGAAAACGTTGAGCGTTCGCCCAAATCCGGCAACGGAACTGCCAGGCCATGATGCGTGCACGCCAAGGACGTTTACGCCCGAGGTCAGTGATGGTCACTGACCAGCGACACAGTGCAGCAACCAGATCATTGTCACCGTCACGCAACCGATAAATGAACCCTGGACCTTGCACTTGTGGCACCCCGTTGTAAACATGGCACGTCCAACCCATGTTCACCGCAGCCTGGGTAAACAGGATGGGGTCCATTAAGTGATCTTCGTACAGTCGCAACGCCAGGTATCCAAGCTCACGCTGATCGATGACCGCCGTATCGCGACGACGATTACCCCGCAGTAAATGAACATAGTGATCCAACGAGTTCAGCGAACGCAACGTGAAGTGTTCAGGCATTTAAGTTACCTCGGCCAGATAAAAGTAGGGGTGAGTACAGCAATCATGACAACCACCAACGCGATGGCGGTCCAGTTGATACGGCGCTTGATTTTACGCGCGGTGAAGCGATCACCGGCAGCATGGTTCGCCATATAGGAAAACACCAGGTACAGGGTATAAAGAATCAGGACGATAAGAACACCGATCCCGATTCCGCCAAACAATTGAAGGTGATTCATTTGAGTTGTCCAAAATAATAAATGTGGCATCCCATCAGCAACGCGACAACCAGTGCGAGTAACATCCAGTATGACGAGTGACGCCGGGCGACTTTCATTACCGCTTTTGACTCTTGGTTGATGTCATGTGTCCAGAGTGTTGCGGAGCTGTACAACATACCAATCAGTGTGATAACACCGAACAGTGACAATATAGCAATCGAAATTGTTTCGTTCATTTTGGATACCAACCCCACCATTGACCATCGGTATAGACCACAATCCGACCGAGAATATCAATATCCCTGTCGAAATCACACGGACCGCCCAATCGTGAGATCGGGGGTTTGATTAGTCGCACAGCATTAATTGGAATAACGCTGGCTTTACGCTTTGCCATAATTACTTTCCTTTCCGGTGGCGACGTTTACGTTTCGTAGCCTTACCTTTGGCATGTTTCCCCCCTTTCCTGGGGCTGAACAAATCCGGCACGATTTCTTTCCATCGTTTCTTATCGATGGTTTCAGCAGGGGTGGTCGTAAACTCGCGCATCGCTTCGTACCAAGCTGCAAGACGTGGGGTATCTTCCATATCACCTCCCCTTACGGTGACGGTGTTTACGCTTGACCGCTTTGCCCAGGGTGTGTTTACCCGTTTTGTTTTTGGTCACCCACTGCCACTGACCCCGCACTCGCTTCCATTCCTTTGGTTCAGACTGTTCCATCGGACCGGGTTCGCCAGTTGGGTGTTCTTTTACTACCGGTGGGGTCATGTCAAGAAACGAGTCAACCCATTTCGGGATCGTCATCGGTCCAACATGGTCGATGCGTTTGGGCTTGGCCACGTCGATTTCGAGTTTGTCAGCAGCGCGTTTGATCCGGGCAAGACTTTCATCTGACAAACCCAATTCGGTATCCATGCACATCACCTTACCACCGTTACGAAGCAGTTCTTGAGCCCAACGCAAATGGAAGTCAGGACCGTTCAACGGGCGTATCAGGTGGAACTCGTGTAACTTGCTGGGATCACGACCTTTAACAATGTTCATCACGGGTTTTTCAAAACCCCGTTTTTCTGTTAACGAAAGCATGATCTCACGTTCCACTTCAGCTACTTTGTCCATGTCGTACACCGTGGTTAATTTAGGCAGGAAAATAGGTTTCGATTCTTTTGACATGTTAACCTCACTTGTGTTTTTTCAACACCGTTTTGCGACGCTTGGCTTTCACCTTGGTTTTGTTCTGCACTTTCGGTGTAGCAGACTTACCGTAGGCCTGGCGGTGCTCGTAAGAGAAAGCGTGATGCCAATCTGTCACTATGTTGGTTTTACTCACCATGGTAAGTTCTTTACCGGTGTCGATACCGATGATTTCATCATCCTCATGCATTTATTTGTGCCTCTTCAAGATAGCCTTACGGCGTTTACTTTTAACGTCCGACTTTTTCTTCCGTAACCCTTTCTGCACATCGGTCAGTTTGGGTTTGCCACGTAAGTAACGTTCATACACCAGAGAACGTGCCGCTTGGGCTTTACGCTCTGTTTCATCGATCACCGGCTCGGGTTTCACTTCTTTCACCCGCACTTTGGGGTGGAGATCGGTGCAGTTCATTAACAGACCCAGTACCTCCTGCTGCTGATCGGACAGCGTCATCGGTAAGTGCGGGGTACTGGTGACCGTCAACCAACCATCCAGCAGGGTCAGGGTGTTATCCGCCGATTTGTCAACGACTTCAACACAGGGGTTCAATCCAGTGTTATCTTTTTCAGTGGACATGGTTTGTACGTTCCTGCCAATGCTGCGTTAAAATGTCGGCGACACACACTGATGTAATTGTCATTACCAATCACCACCTGTGCACCGTCCTGTAATACTTGACCGTCTTTGTCAACCCGCACGACATGCGTGGCTTTGGAGCCGCAGTTACAAAGGGTCTTTATTTCCGAGAGTTTCTCTGCATTGGCTAATAACGCCGCAGAGCCAGGAAACAACTTACCCTGGAAGTCCGTACGCAAACCGTAGCAGAGCACCGGGATATTCAGGACGTCCACCACTTTACATAACTGGTCCACTTGCTCAGGAGTCAGGAACTGGGCTTCATCGATCAGTACGCAATTGACCATGCTCACACCGGGTAAGAAATTCCCACCGTGGTCCAGCACCCACTGATAAAGGTCTTGTGTCGGGGAAAACAAACCACACGCGATATTACCACCACCCCGCGACTCGATCTGACCGATGGCTTCGTATACCCCGGTGACACCTGCTGGTTTATTCAGTATCCGGGTGTCCGTCGACGATTTACCAATCAACGGCCTCATGTTTTGTTCCAGGTAATTAAACGCCGCCTGAATCAGGTGCGCGGATTTACCCGCATTCATGGTGCTGTAACGAAAATACAGGTTTGCCATTAGAAATATTCCTGAAAAGAGGAGGGTTTCCCCTCCTGTAATTAAAGGCCGAGATGTGCGTTGACTAAATCGCGGTACCTCTGTTCTGAATCCGGGCTATCCGTATACAGGGTTTCGCCATGATCCCAGATATAAACAATCTTGCTGTTTTCAATAACCAGCATGTATTCTTTCCAGGTTCCATCCGCGAGGTCGCCGTACAGCACGATGATCCCGTTATAATGTCCGGATTTGAATTCAAGGGCTTCATCTTCATCCAAATAGAATTCACCCTGCCAGGCATTACACTCTGTCGGTTTTATTACTCCATCGTCACCAATTTGGTAAAGAATCAGATTTTTACCTAAGTCTTTAGTTTGGTATTCGTCCTTGGGTACAGGTAAGTTAAGTTTGTTATTCTCACCCACCTTGAAAGAATCAAAGCAACCCATGGCTTACTCCTTAAAGTCAACCAGTTCCCACAACTCATACACCCGCCGGGATTCAGACACTGGCGGTTCCCAGGTCTGTGAACCCGGATGCACGAAATAACGCGAACCGGTGTGGGTTTCCACATAGGCGCCGGTGGAGTGCATTTCGATTTTGGTAAGGCCGCTGGTGTCGATTTGACCACCTGCGTTATTACCTTCTGCGGGAATAGACCCACGCAGACGTTTACCGATTTGCAACTGGTCACGGTACATAATCCCGATCGCGGCTTTAATAGGCTTGTGTTCAGTAGACATAATTACTCCGGTTCTGCGCCGTCTAAAAGAATCTCTAGTTCACTGCGCTCAGCAGCGAACTGCGACACCACGTGAATGTTTGACCAACCTGAACCGTCCGTAACAATACGGATTTTCAGTGGGCGTCCTTCGGGGTCTGTTTCCGGTGCGGTCGCTAATACCGCTTTGAGTTCAGCGACCGTAATACCGTCGGGGAAATGATACCGCCCAAATGGTTTATTTAACATAATCAATCCCAATAGAAAAGGAGTTGGCTGTCTTCGTCGCATTCAGCAAAGAACTGGTCAACATCACAAATGAATTTATCGGCATAGGGAATAAGTAATGTACCCCATTTCCCGTCCACTAACGCCTTTCGCATACGTCCCCATAACTCCGGGGTAAACAGCACAAATTCGAATTGACTGGTACTCAGCTCTGGCGTTTTACCAATGACCTCGGCGACCGCATGGAAATACTTGCGGAATTCCCCGATTTCACACAGGCTTCTGTCCGGGTTTTTAATCCGAACAATGCGGGCACCCTCGGACAGCGAAGGTATTTCCTTTTTATCGACCTGATAAATCGTGATATCAATTCCCACGACACACTCCTACTGAGAGACAATAATAGCAACGCATTCAGAGGCGAAATCACTTTGGTGCAAGTAACCCTCTATCTCACGCGCTATTGTTGCATGGATTTCCCAACCTTCAACAAACTTCGCCGCTTCACGGTCTAATAACCCAATGAAATCACGAAGTTGTTTTTCGGTTAGTCGGTGGTAGGTGAGGTTTTCTAATTCCACACCCACTTCACGCATTAAAGGAAAAATAGGCCAGAACTTTCGGTAGCTAAGAGAAGAGACTTTTAGGGCCGGTGTTTCTGTCAACACACCCGTTTCATCAACCACCACTTCTTCTTTCGCAAACCAATAAAAATCAATATCCAGTCCCACACTTCACCCCTTATGACTTAAACGTGAAGGTTTCTTCCACGGTGTATTGCACCTTGGTACGCTTTGGCTTGGCGTTCATGTCATTAATGACAATGCGCTCAGCACGGATGTGGTTCAGCAACGGCTGTTCTTTCTGAAACGCCATGGCTTTCTCCAAATCACGACCTTGGTTATGCACCACGATTTCTTTGCCCGGTACCGCCACCTGGATGAGTTCCACAATGGCCGCAGTCAAGAGGGTTTTCCCCACTTGGTCATCCGGTGACTGAATATCAATGGTGATGGTTTTTGGTGTGGTACTTTTCTTACTCATCTTTCTTCTCCAGCTTAACGGGAATTTGTTCCTGAGGGATGACGTTATCTGCCGCTTTTCAGCATCGCAACCCATTCCTCTTTGCTACCCGTGAACCCGAGGCGACACGCCAGCTCATAGGCAGACAACCCGGACGGTTGGTCACTCATGATGACGCTCCGGTGTCAGGGGGAAATGTACAATGCTATCAACATCGGTGTCAGCTTTTGAAAACACCTGACCCATCACCGGAATGGGGTGTTCTGTCACCAAAGTGCATTTACTCGGTGTCCAGCACCAGGTTTGCTCTTCGTCATCAAGGCTCACCCAGAGGAAGACCTCTTTCGGGTTAATGGTGAAATGCCATTCCAACTCCCCCAACGGCATCCCTTTATCCCGCCAGATATGTTCGATGTTTTCCAGGTAACGCTCAATAAAGAGACTGATACGCTGGATATCCACCTTACCCGCCTGCTGATGGTCTTTGTGAAGCGTCGATACCAGGTCATCCAGCTGACGCAGAAACGTTTGATTGGTCAGCAGTTCACGGTGACGCTGTGCCAGGCGATAAAGGAACCAGGACAACAACACGACAAAGAACGCCCCGACGATAATGCGAGGATAGTCAGTTACCCATTCGATCGTCATACCGCCACCTCTGTTGCCCGTGCATAGTTCTGCTTCAGGTATGCCACGCCTTCTTCTGACTCGTATTCCAGTTCATTGTCAAAGCAATGCTGAATCTGAGTGGGGTAAGGCTGACCCTGGGTATCACAGAACGCTTTCACCAGATACGCCCCGTGGGTGTCACACGGCATGCAGTCTTCACACAGTTGGTCGAGGGAGACTTCAGCCACCGGGTCGCGCCCGAGGAGGATGGCCTGGTTAACCCCGTAACCTTCCGGATGGATGGTGTCGTAGCGCACCCCGTCGATTTGGAGCCAGACGTGGCCGGTGTTGTGCAGGTAATGCACGTCCAGACCCTGTGCAGCCAGCACCGGACCGACAGCGATGGCGGTCACACCACAATCACCGCGGTTGATTTTGTCAGCGATACCGAGCACTGGCAGACCATTGAAACGGGCATAGACAGTTTTGAATTGTTCAAACAGATTGGTGATTTGCGCTTGCTGATTCATTTGCTTTCCTTTACAGGTGAAACAGAGAGGATGTTAACCATGGCAGGGTCGAATACGCGGTATTCATACCCGCCTCTGAATTCAGGCATCAACTGCATGATGGCGCAGTCATACCCCAGTGCTTTTAACTTGCCGATTTCTTCCGGGCAGTCAAAGAACGGGAACGCCCTAAAATAGAGCTTACTTAAATTGCTTTCATCCGCTTCGATGAACTCCTTCAACCGGATAATCCCAGACGCCACGGAGAGTTCTTCCCAGCAGTTGGTGTCGTAGATACGGGTTTCGAACTTCAGGGCAATCCGCACGGCTTCGTCCCGACCTAACCGCTTGATGATGTCAGCGAGTTCCAGCCAGGCACTGAACCCTTCCGGGACCCAGGCTTTCTGGTAGGTGATGCGGGCTTTGATTAACCGAGGACGACATGCTGTGGCGTTGTTCAGGGGTGAGCGAGCATATTCCAGTGCAACCGCTTGATTGGTCGTGAAGGTCAAGGACCCACGCAATGAACTGAGGTCGTCGGAGTCACCCGACTCCCCACGATAGAGAACGATAGATGACATTGGAAGTTGTTCCTAAAAAAGGGGTCACTAAACGACCCCAGGGATAATCACGCTAACCCGAACACATGCTTGACCAGACAAACCGGGAGGGTCACCACCGTGACATGGCGAGTGCTGCGACCGGAGTGGTGGTACACCTCAACACGACCATTGTTTAATCCAACACTGACACCCACACCTGGTAAAACATCGAGCAAGTAGTCGCACAGTACTTTCCTTACGTCACCCTGACGGGGCTCCGCCTCTTCACCGAGGTCGACAGTTTCCTGATTGATTAGCTCATGGATGACATCCTGGATTTTAATTTCATCCTTAACTTGCTGTGATTCGACCCCTTCGGCTTTAATAAGCGATTGGTTGATTTCTTCCCGTGACCGCGGTAAATCAACCCGGCGAATTTTGCTAAACTGGAATACCGGTAAGTTGTCGTTATTGACACCACTCACTTCCATGACAATGTCGGCTTCGATACCAAGACGGGTGGCGTCATCTTTGAAGACAACCACCACAACCAACCCGATTTCCTTTGCTAACGTACGAAGCATACGCAGCAGATGGGTCGCCGCCACGGTTGAGAAATCGGGTTTGACTTCTACAAAGAAAAAGAAATGGTCTTTGACTTCACGGCCTTTTTGATGATTATGAATGCTATTCGTAACTTCTTGGAAACGTGAGGGGGTGATATCATCCACACCCAGAGAAATCACCGGCAATGCAGGTGTCCAGTGTTGTTGAAGTTCCACCAGTTTGCGCAACACGATTTTCATGGTGATCGCGGCAACACGGCTATTCCAGATTAATGGGGTGGGGTGAACAATCACCAACTCGCCTGGTAATAACCCACCCAGGTATTTGTCGACACCTTCTACATGTAAAGGAAGATAAGTTTTCTCGGTCATGGCGCATTACCTCGTTAAAAAGAAATCACTGAAAAAGCTCCTCGTAAGAGGAGCTATTATGTTAAGAAAGAAGATACAACTTTTTCAGCTGGCGATCATTAAGACGGCGCAGGTGACGTTGTGACGCCCCGCGTTTCTGACAGACCGCTTGCATGAACTGACGTCGTTCCGGCGCAGCCAGCTTTAGTGCCATGCGTGGGAACTGTGTCGCCAGCTTGCGACAGAAATTACTCACTAAAGTACTTAAGGCCGCCTTCATCTTTTGGAAGCTGCTTTGCATCGCAAGCAGGGTTTCTGGTTCCAGGGTGGGTTGCATGTTTATCCTCCCGTAAAGGCATGTTACCAAAGTAATACACTTGGGTAGGTAAGGGGTTAGGTTTGACCTCAGGGTGAGGTGGGGTCAACGGTTTGTAGATCCGATCGATCCAGGGTGCAACGAGGTCACAAAGCACACTCACCACACCCAGGATCAAGAGGCCCTTCAGGATGAAGATCATCCCCCGCCTCCTTTATTTCGCCTGAGCCAAGCGTTTACGTTCACGTGCACCCAGACGTTTCTTTCCGGCTTTGCGCACACGCACACGCTCTTCGTAATGTTCCAGGGTTTCCAACCCACGTACCAGACTTTTCGGGAAGTACACCGCCGGGATCCACTGCAACGTGTCACTGGTTGCCGGACGCACGTACAACACATCGTCGACCTGGGCGAGGTGCTTCACCAGGGTGTAACGCTTGTCGGACATGTAACGCTCGGCTTCTGCTTTGAGCGCCGGATCCAATACCGGTTCAGGCTCAGCAAAACTTACCTGTTCAGCAATGGCGAGTGTGGGTTCAGGTTGTACGGTGTCGATGACCTGCGCATCTTCCGGACTGATCTCCGGGGCATCGTCATCCAGCTCATCGACTTTGGTCGGTTCCACCGGGATCAGCACAGGTTCGCCTTCACGCGGGACTGCACCGGTGGCAGGTACGGTTGGCGCAGCCGGTTCACTCGGTACACGCAGCGATTTCAGGAAAGCTTCTTCTGCTTCCCGTGCGACGTCATCAAAGATCGTCTTAGGAATCGGCATCCCACCGGTACGCATCACAATAAAGCTTTGCTTCTCCGTCAGGTTACCTTCCCGCACATCAAACGTCAGTTCCATGGTAACCCCGTCATCACGGGTCTGGTATTCTTCAGACAACTGACGGAACTCTTGCGTAGTGAACCGGCTGAGGTATTCGTCCACCTCTTCCAGGCTGGCTTCGCCCCCGTAGATACCGGCCGCTAAAGCAAGTTGTTCAGGTGCATTCTCCAGTGCCCGCCGTGTAGCCACTTGCGCTTTACGCAGGAACTTGTCACCGGGTTTCTCCGACTCCACTGGGGTGGTTGGGGCGTGGACGTGACGAACCGTTGGAGCAGGGGTGTTCATACCCAGAAGATGCTTAAAGAATTTGATCAAAGATTTCATTAGAATTAACCCTATTGAGATTTATGATGAATGGTGATCGTGATACGGTGTGGGTCTGCATCCACAACCACCCTGTCCGTACGAAAGCACGCCACAAACGCGGTGCTTAACGCCGGGATTAATCGCTGCATAGCATTCGCACCGCGGGTATAGACCACCATCGGTTTGATACGCACCGTAGATTTCTCCGGGGTCGCGTACGCACTGAAATTCTGAACATCAAACATACCAAGACGGGCCGTGACCCGTTTCAGTTCGTGGTATTCTTCACGCAAGTGTAAGTAAGTGATTTCAGTCTTTGCGCGTTCAGCAATACGCCGCGCCAGTTTCTCGATGCGGCCTTTCACCGCTGCGTCCTGTTGTTCCCCTGTGTACACCTGCGCCACACCCGCCATCAGCTATTCCTCCCACCCATAAACAAGGCGAAGTTCTGACCATCGCTCATCAGGTTATTTGCGACATCATGCTTGTAGTCTTGAAGTGTCTGGGTCACGGCGAGTGCATCGTTCAAAGAGAACATGTAAAACTCCCAACGCTTGAACTCATCATCCGCACATCCCACCACCTGGTTATCGCGATTCACCACGTAATGCTTTTCATCGTGCTCAACGATTTCACATCCCCGGCTGCGCAGATGGTGTTTAATCGCATCAGACGTCATGCTCTCCACCGCGTTCAAACTGAACCGGTAAAGGTGGGGAACTTCCTGATCATTGCGGATCTTTTCGGCTTTGACTTCTGCCAATAACGCGGCGAATTCGGCCGGACTGGACACCCCTATCCGCACGGCGGTGTTGTTCAAGTTCAGCGCCGGGTCATTCACCATCACACAGAGGTTAAACGGGAAGCGGGCTGGATGGGTCAGGTTCATACAGTCCTTAGCTTGCTCGACCAACAGATCGACCTCACCAATCACCACACGGTGATCCTTTTCAATCTTAAACAGCTTGGCGTCAATCGGGGAATCGGGGCTCATGAACAGGCCTAACCAATTGGTCTGGCCAAACAGACTGCGATAATGCGCCTCCACTCGATCTTTAGAAACAATCGGACCACGTCTTAATAAGCTGGTCATTGGAAGAGTAAAATGCATACAACACCTCATTAGCATTAGAATTTAGAATTGGTTTGTTACTGCACTCAGGTAATATAGGTCCGTGTTCTTTTAAGAGCGAAGAAAAGAGAGCCGCCGAAGCAGCTCTCGCAACATCACGGATTAGAACTCAATCGTTTCATCATCGAAACTGATGGTTTCAACAATCCCACCGGCGTTGGTGAACGCTTCGTGTGTGCTGCCGTTCAGGTCTTCAATCACGAACTTGGTGTCGTGATGCGTACAGGCTTCCTGCATGGCGCGGGTCAGGTCGGTTGACGGCATACCCGACAGCTTCTTATACACTTCACCCACGGTGTCGGTGTGGACCACCACGTTGGCATTTGGCAGGTGCTCTTTCAGTGCCTGTGCGACCAGGACTGATGCCATGGTTTTGCCAATCTGCGGGTGAGATGAACGGATGGAGATGGTAATCGATTTTGCTACGTCGGTGTTTTCAGGGGTAGACATGAGGCGCTTCTCTCTATTGATGAACATGGAAACGGGAGCGGAAATCACACTCGCGTAAAGTAAAGGTTGTGCCTGCCGGTAAATCGGTCGAGGTCAACAGGTGGTACGTTACATACTGCTGCTCGCAGTCAAACCCATCGCGGGTGATATTCGTCACCTCAACGAGCCGACCACGAGCACGGGTTTTATAGACACCGCCGACAATCAATTGAAACTTGTCCGCACGCATGCCTAAGGTGGCGAGCTTTTGCAACACCCGTCGCATTACTTCGCCACCGGGTACTTAATCGCGGCTTCGTGGGTGTAACCTTCAATCACGAAATCCTCGTATACAAAGTCGGTGACATGTTCGACCTTACGACCCTTGGTATCGATGCGGATACGCGGGGCTTTGTGCGGGGTGCGTTTCAGCTGTTCTTTGGCCAGTGCCACATGGTCGCTGTAGATATGGGTATCACCCGTGCTGTGGATGAATTCACGTGGGGTCATGTTCACCAGGTGGGCTACCATCAATAACAGGAAGCTGTAACCCATGATGTTGGTCGGTGCACCCACACAGACGTCCACACTGCGTTGGTAGAGCTGCACAGAGAGTTCATACACCGGAATGCCCATGGAGATCGCTTTGAGCTTCCAGGTGGCGGCTGGGTAGCTATTTTGCTCATAGTCATCCCCCAGGGCTTGGATCACATCGTCGATGATGTCTTCCAGTGGGCGGGCATTGGTAAAGAACTGCACAAACGCATGGCACGGGGCCAGTGCGGCTTTTCCTGCCAACACGTTTTCTTCCGGTGACAACCCCGGGATCGGCATGTCTTCCGGGTTCCAATAACTGATGATCTGACGACGGCTGTTGGGATCGGTGCGCAAGCCATCAATCACCAATTGTAATTGGTTGATACCGCCGCGACCCCAGCGTGCCATCTGCTTACCGTAGATCGGACCGAGATCCCCTTTACGGTGACGGATGTGTGTTTTGGATAAACAGATCCCTTTCTGTTTCATGTACTCGCGCATCCCGTCCATGTCGCGGCCGAAATCGTTAAAGCACTTATTGAACTCTTTGGAGTCCCACCCCATGAGTGTACACATTTCTTCTTTGAGTTCGGCGTCGGGTTTCATCCCCTCAACAGCGGCATCTTCTTTCAGTGCCCACTGATCCCAGATATGGATGTTCTTGTCGAGCAGGAACTGGATGTTGGTTTCACCCTTGGCAATCCAGATCATCTCCCAGAACGCAATCCGCGACCACACCTGGCGTGTTGTGACCATGGGGAACGCTTGCTTGCGCAGATCGTAACGGGTTTGGGTCCCGAACAGTTTGAGGGTGCCCGTGCCGGTTCTGTCGTCGGACGTCACACCTTCATCTAACACTTGTTGCATCACCGCTAAATAATTTTTCATTGGAAGGTAACCCTATTTTTTAGTGGACTCCAGGACCTGTTGTAATGCCCGGATCTCGTGGTCCCAATAACTGCGGTCATCAACACCGGATTCGGTGTCAACAAAACCATAATGTCGTGCGATCTGCATGGCGGTTAGAATAGGTTGATGATGGGTTTGAAGATAATGCGCAGCGTCCTCTTTAAAAGACGGGCGATCAACTAATACAAAGCGTTCAGTGGTATCAATGGAATCAGGTGTTTGGCTGTTATTCATAGTCGATATAAACCTCATGGTGGTTAATTGATTGGTGTCATATGTATTAATTGACAACCCGATCGTATAGTCACAACCACTTCTTAATAGGGCAGCAGCAGGCGGCCCAACATTATTCGTTTATGATTTTAGAGGACCGTCTTTATGTTAGAAGCCATGCTGATGTGCAAAAAGAAGGCGAGTGGCGTTAAAGGCCAGCCCGATGTGGGGTATAACTTTGACACCGACCGATCAACCGGGAAAACGGCGATTGCGGTGGCCAACCTCGCCGGTAACGTCGTTGCCCCGCCCGTAGCGCTGGCCGGTTACAGCAAAGCGCTGAATGAAGGCAACAACAACTTCGGGATTACCCCGCTTACGGCCATGGATGTGGGGACCGGTGATTTTACGTTGGAATTCGCGTTCTACATGACCAACACCACGTCCGGTTACAGTATCATGTTCTTTGGCGACAACAACGGGATCGGTTATGAAATCCGGTTTGCCAACAGTGGGTACGGGGACCGGTTGCAGGTCAGTTTACAACCGGGGGTGGGTAACTCCAATTTCTCCGTAAAAGCCACGCGGGCACAGCTCGCAAACAAATGGAACCACATCGCCTTCCAGCGCAGTAAAGGAAAGGTCATTGTGTACCTGAACGGGGTCAAGCAAGGCCTGGCAATCAACACCGGCATCGACTACAGCGTGTCAGAGCAACCTTCAGCACAGGATATCAGCGGCACCAAAACCTTGCGCTTTGGTTACACCGGGTTAGCAGGCAGTGCGTATATCCCTGAGTTCGCGTTCTATAAGGGTGTGAAATACGTTGCCGACTTTACGCCGTCTTACCCACTCGTTAAATGACGTCGGGAATTCCTTATGTTAGAAATGATGTTATCACTTAAAAAGAAAAAAGCGGCTGCCAAGGTCAGGAAGGTCATCGCTGGCACCAACACGTTGGGGGCACTCAGTGTCACTGACAACCTGTACATGCGCGGTGACGGGAATCAGGGAATCGGTAACGGGAGCACCGCGGCAGTTACCGGGATGTGGGCATTGGTCAACACCAACGTTGCCGACGTCTGGAACGCCGGAACAGCCACCGTGATCCTGAAACGCGACGGCACCTGGTGGTACACCGGCAACAGTTCGTTTACCGGGGTCAACAACGGAGTGAGCACCACCTGGGTTAACGTCACCGACAAGTTTACCGCAATCGCCGGTAAGAGCATCACCAAGGTCGTCCTGCACACCCGCTTTATCGCGATTCTGACCAGCGACGGATTAGTCTGGGGGATGGGCTTTAACAACACCGGACAGTTTGCCACCGGTGCCACGACCTCGCTTACCACCCTGACCCAGTTGACCGGGTTTACCACCGGGAACCTGGACATTGCGGCCGGGCCCAATGCGCAGACCTTGTTTGCCCTGAAAAACGACCAGGCGCTCTACGGGGCAGGAGACAGTTCTTACGGTGAATTGGGGAATACCAACGTCACCAACTCCACCCTGGTTAAAACCGCCACCGATGTCCTGAAATTCTGGCTGGGGTACAACTGTGTGTTTGCGGTGCGCACCGCGGGTCTGTCCGTCAGAGGCCGTACCTTTAGTGGTCAGCTGGGGAACAACATCACAGGCGCTGCATCCGACTACAGTACCGACCTGAAACAGATCACCACCCCACGGATTTATAACGCACCCAGCGCGATCTGGTCCGGGACGTATCAAACCCACATGCTGTTTGAGAAGCAGATGTACTTCACCGGGTCACAGGGTCCAGCGCAGTCATCCAGCACGGGCGCAGCACCGTGGAACACCGCACAGAAAACATTCAATGCCTTCCCAGCCGGAAGTTTCCCGTCAGGATCATTAAAACCCGAAGCCGAAGGTGGCGGTGTACTGATCAAGAGCCCAAACTCATATAGCCAGATGTACATGTTGTTTGGGGGGTTGTTGTACGGAGCCGGGAACTACAGTGCCACCTATGACTTGTTGCCGGGTCTGAAATCCAACTCACTCGGCATGAGTGTTCTTGATCTCACCGGCGTGGTATAAAAAAAAATCACTTAAAGGGGGAGAGGCTTGCGCCTCTCCCTTTTCTAGGTTTATTCCCCCACCAATTCCCTCAGTTCATCCAGGTCGATGACTTCCACCCCCAATGCCCGGGCTTTATCGATCTT